CTATAGCATAATTACCACTAATAGCTATAGATCTACCAAAATTATCATTAAGACTAGTACCATATGCATTAGGATTATTTAACGTATGCAACAAAGTACCAGTACTTACTTCAAATATATATACTTTACCACTATCATTACCACTAGCATCATCTTCTTGAATAGCACTAACTATAGCATAATTACCGCTAATAGCTACAGAATAACCAAAATAATCACTATCACTAGTACCATAAGGATTAGGATTATTTAATGTACTTAATAAAAATGGAAGTATATTAGATTTATATGGTATTGCTTCTATGTTACCTAATACACCATTTATAGTTATTCCTTGTTTAATATTACTTGGTATTAATAATGCTTTGTCAGCTGCAGATAAACCTCCGCTAGAATTTTGTCCTTTTACTATTCCTTTAGCCATAATATGTTACCTCCTTATATGATTCTATTTAAATAGATGTTCAGTAAAAATAGATATATAAAAAGCTTTTAACAGTTATTTAATAAAATAATAGAGGTGATTAATATGGACATACTTAGTGCTATAGTGAACTATCCAGCAATAGATACTGATAGATATGTATTCAATGGACGAAATGTCCCAAGAATTACTGCAATATTATCTCAAATGCTTCATGAAGATTTTCTTATGAGTTGGTCTAATTCATTAGGATTCAAAAGACAAAGTTATAAACAAACACTACAACGTGCTGCAGATATAGGACAGCATGTACATGATTCTATAGAAAAGTTTCTAATGTCTGGTTATGTAAGTTTAGAATCTGTCCAAGATGATATGCTATTTGAAGTAACTAATGGATTAGAAAGTTTTATATCATGGTATAAATATATGAAAAATAATTATGATATAAAAGTTATAGGAATGGAACAAAAATTAATATGCCCATACTATGGAGGCACATATGATTTACTATTAGAAGTAGATGGTAAATTATATTTGATTGATTTTAAGACATCCAATCACATAGGATATAAATACTTTATCCAAGGATCAGTATATAAAAAAATGCTAGAGGATATAGGTTATATAATAGAAGGAATAGTCATACTACAATTAAATAAGAATGAAATAAAATATAATCAATATTTTCTTCTAAGCAATAATATAGAACATTCTAAATATATGGATACATGTATCCAAACTTTTAATGGATTAGTTTATTCATACTATGGTAGATTACATTTAGAGCAAGGGTTTAACAATATATTAATGAAAGATCATGTAATAGAAATGAGGGAATAAAGTTGTTATTAGAATTTGTTGAAAAATACATTACAGTTAAAACAAAACATAAGAATGAAACAAAAGTTATTAGAAAATTAGTTTTAGAGTTGGAATTAAATAGATTAAAAAAAATAATAATACGTGATATATACAATGACTATGATGGATACATTTCTTCAAATAAATTAAAAGCAATATTCTTATTAATGATGATAAATTCTGATAAAAATATTCGCAGATGCTCTACATATACAATGGCATTACAATATGAATTAACTTTGGGAACTACATATATAGTATTTACTTATGGTCCTGAAAAAGATAGATATACCCTTAGAATAGTAGAAAAAAATGGAGCACAAATAATATTAGCCAAATCAAAATTTAAAAATATTGAGTTGAATAATGCTGCATACTATTTTAACACAGATGAATTAAATGCACGGGTTAACACTGTTATAGATAAAGATTATAATAGTACAAATAAATATTTTAAACATGTAACAGTATTACATAAATATATTAATGATATTATTAAATATATATTATAATTATAAGAGGAGGAATAAAAAATGAATACATTAAGAATAATATTTGAAATTGTAATAATACTATGCATAGTGTTTATTACAGTTGGAGGAAGGTATGAAAGTTTAGGAGACATTCTAAAACTATTAAAAAGATTAATAGTATTGTTTACTATGTATACGGTAGAGAAAATAGTTTTGCTACCGTTTACACCAGATAATAATATGAATATTAGGATAGTCGCCATAGTAACATTATTACTATTTTTAGTTTTATTAATAATGACTAGAATAAAAATTTTGAAAGAGTATAATAGAAGAATTAAGGAAAGATAAAATATTACGAGGTGATATAAATGAATCTATATTGTCCGTTTGACATCGTAGAAGATCAATATAAGATTGAAGAAGAATTATATAATCTTAATCAAGAACGAAGAATATCAAGAACTCCTTTGGTGAATATATCTATAGCAGATATTCACTTTGGAGCTATGGATCCAGAATATCAATATCAAATATTAAAAGACCAATTTTTAAATAGAATATCAAATATTTATTTTGATATAATATCTATAAATGGAGATTTATTCGATCATAAATTCATGTCGAATTCAGAAGTAATATTATATGCAATGAAATTTATTGATGATATATGTAATATATGTAGGACTAGAAATAATAGTCCTACATTAATTATCATCGCTGGAACATTATCACATGATTCAAATCAATTAAAATTATTTTATCATTATATAACAGATAATAGTGTAGATGTACGTATAGTAGAATCAACAAGATTTGAGTATTCGCATGGTGCAAAGATATTATGTATCCCAGAAGAATATTCTAAAGGTGAAAACTATTATAATAGTTTTCTATATCATTCTGGATTTTATGATATGGTATTAATGCATGGAACTTTAGATGGTGCTAAGTCATATCTAGCTCGTCAAGAATCAGGAATACATCTAGATAGAGCTCCGATATTTAATATAAGGCATTTTGATCAATGTACTGGGTATATATCTTCTGGGCATTATCACACTGCAATGTGTTTAAATAGATACTTCTATTATTCTGGTTCGCCATTAAGATGGAAGTTTGGTGAAGAAGAAGAAAAAGGATTTATGATATTTTTATTTAATCCAGATCAAGGTACACATCACATGCAGTTTATACCAATAATATCTAAGACTTATAAAACTATGGTAATAGATGATTTATTAAATATAAATGCTATGACAGCAATACAACAAATAAAAAGTTTTTATGAAAATAATGGTATAGATAACTTAAGACTACATGTCCTAAACCTATCTACAGACGAGCAATTAGCGAACATCGAGCTTATAAAAAAATATTTTAAACATAACAATAAGTTAAAAATATTAATAGACCGAAAGGCTATTGCTAGAAAAAATTTAGATGGGCAAATTGAAGTCGAAGAGAATAATGAAATGGATGAATATAAATTTCTATTAGAGAATAGACCTGCTGATGAAAAATTGGTAGAGTATATAAACTATAAAAAAGGATATGAATATATTTCATTAGAAGATTTCAGAAAAATACTTGCAGAGGGATAATGGTGATCATATGTTAGACATATCAAGACGGCAGAAATATTCAAATACTGGAAGTACAATTAATAAGTCACAAAAATACATTGATCTTAATTTTGATTTAGAATCATTGAATTTGATGTGTACATATGTAATATCAGAGAATGCAGCTATTAGACGTTCTCATTTATTAAATATGAGAAATTTATTCGCCATACTAAATCCAGATTTATATATGTCCGATAGAGATAAAATGTCAAGATATCAGTTTATTATAAAAGGGTTAGAAGCTAGACTTGTAGCTAATATATCTGGATCTTTTCTAATAATAAAATATGTTAATGGTGGACTATTAGATAATAATTTAATAGATCCTGATAACTTAAAATACTTGTTATCCACTTCAGAAGTCGAATGGATACACCATACAATATCAAAATCATTGACCCATAGCTATTTGTATTATGGTATAAGTACTATGAGAAGCTTAGTTTCTAGATTTGATGCAGCTGATCCTTCTACTAGACATGAATTAGATAATGAATATGTAGAATTTATAATGGGTGCATCTCACAGTATACGTCATTCTAGAGTAGAAGACAGATCAGAAGCAATGTTTTCATTAAGAGATAATTTTGATGATAATATGAGAGATATCCATGCAGATCTATCGTCACCATCTAGCATACTTTATACAGGAATTCAGGGATTTAATGAAATTACTGGTGGAGGATTTCATAGCGCTAGAGCATATATGTTATTCGGGTTACCAGCTGCTGGAAAATCAATAACATTATTAGATTTTGCAGTGCAAATTAAAAGACACAACAAAGGTATTAAAACCAAAGATCCAACAAAAATACCATGTGTAGTATTATTAACCCAAGAGAATACAGTTAAAGAGTCAGTAGAACGTTTATTTAATCTAACTGTAATGGGTGATAATATTAGAAATTATAGTGCAGATGAAGTAATAAGACTATTAAAGCAAGATGGAGAATTATATCTTAGCGATGGTTCACCGATAGATATAATAATAAAATTCAAACCAAGTGGTTCTATAGATACTTCATATTTATATACATTAACAGAAGATTTGGAAGAAGATGGTTATGAATGCATATGTATGTTTCATGATTATATTAAGCATATTCGCCCTATTAATAAAAAGGGAGACCTTCGCTTAGATCTTGGAGAAATTGTAAATGAGTATAAAGTATTTGCATCTATTAAAGATATTCCATTAATCGGTGTATCACAATTAAATAGAGATGCCGCTAAGAATATAGATGCAGCCGCTGAGAATAATAAAGCTGATATGACTAGATTATTGGGTAGATCAAATATTGGAGAATCTATGATTATGTTAGAAAATCTAGATTGGGCATGTATTATAAATAGAGATTATGATCAATATGGAAATATGTATATGGTATTTAAACGTATTAAGATACGATATGCTGCAACTGAACGTGATTATATATGTCAACCATTTGTAAATGGTAGCAAAATACGATTGATAGAAGATATACATCTTCCTGTACCTTTATTTAAGGAAACATTAAAAGCTGGAGCTGCAGAAAGTAATCTATATAACGGAACTGTAACTGCTAAAAAGATTATTACTAATACTGTGCGTCGCGATATATCTGAACTTATAAGCGATCAGCGTAAGCATATTGAAGATACTAATGTATTTGATAAAAAGTTTCAGAGTATGGCCAGCTTTTCAGAATTTGATGATAATTATAATACCCAGCAATATATACAACCTCAACATCAAATGATAGAGATGTATTGTCCATTTTCAATAGCATAATAAAAAGAAGAAGTATAGCGCAAGCTATACTTCTAAATTTTTTATGTAATTAATATTATTAGTTAGATAATTAACTTCAGCATTTATAATCCTTCCAAGAAGATCTATATTCTTTGGATGTAATAATTTTATAATTTTAAATTCAAAATCTTTTACATCGCATATATTATTTAAAATCATAATTATAAAATATAGATCAGTATAACCATAGACATCAAATGCTAATCTTCTTGGATTAAATTGATATTTCATAAAATCCGCATCTGTTAATTTTACGCTAACTGAAGCATCAAGCAATTCAGCTTTGTAATCATGAAATATGTTATGAGATGCTATATAAACATCTGTGGCTATTTTTTCTAATATCGCAGCTTTGTTATAAGATATATCATAACTTTTACCAACTGAAATAAATTGTTCTATTGTATATGTATCTGCAGGATTTGCCATTTTTAATACCTCCCAATTACTCGTATATGGTTAATATCTCCACCTATAAACGTTATAATTATTTTTTTATTACCACTAACATTTCCATACTCATCTTCAGATGGAAAGTACCGTCTTATCCATTGTGGTACATCTATGTATAAGTAATTGCATGTTGCTATTTTACCATTAGTCTTAATATCACTCTTTACTTTATTCAATAAACTTGATGTTGATATTCTGGTATTCAATTCAATTATGCCATCACTAGGTATACCAGGCATTAATACAGGAATTCTGCACTTTAATTCACCTGAACTATTTATATTAAATTGTTCTAATATGATAGCTATATGACTAGCATTCATATCTAGACCTTCCACATAATTCATAATTTACACCTCCTACAACTATTATTTAAATAAGTGTTACGACATTAAATACATAACGAAAGGTAGAATACTACTATGGGAAACATGTACGCAAGAAATCAAGATGATGTAATAGAGATAGTAATGGGTCTTATGAACCTAGATTTTAACGAACAAGAATTTTTAATCGATGAAGATTATTTAATGGAGATTCAATTAAAGAGTAAGAAGATAACGTCAAAATACTCTACGCTAGTCGGCCCTCAATATATTCCATTTGACTTGATAAAAAATAAGTTATTAATGAAAACAATATTTGATTATTTTATTGAAAAGATCCATAAACAAAATGGGGTATATGTAACTTCTATAACTTCTCAATCTAATAAAGAACAAAGAACTATATCTACAACAGTATCAATAGCAAGAGAAAATAATGAGATGCCTATACGAATTACTAGCAACTACTTTAACAATATTAATCTATCCTACATAGATCTAATATGCAAATTATCTAATATTGAATTGTCTATAGCTGAAGGTATAGACGGATTTACAAATGATATTTGATAAAGACCAAGAAAAAATTATTAATGAAGCGGTAAACCATATCAAGTATGATACAGGTAGGCAAGTATATGAGTTTGCCGGCAGAGCCGGTACTGGTAAATCTACAGTATTTGCAGAGATATTAAGAAGAAGTAATGTTCCACGTCATAGAGTTATAGCTATGGCATATATTGGGCAGGCGGCTATAAATATGAGAATGAAAGGATTCCCTACAGCAAAAACTATACATTCTCATATTTACGATCCAATGCTTTTACCTTTATTAAAAAATGGGTTACCTGTAATGGATACAGTATATAATAGACCTATAATGACTTTACAATTTGTGCCAAAAGCAGTTGATGGAGATTTAATGTTTATTGATGAAGCTGGTACTGTTCCTGAGGATATGAAGGCTGATATATTGAGTAAAGGTATAAAAATAATAGCCACAGGAGACCTTGCTCAATTACCGCCAGTAATTGGTAAATCTGCATTTTTAAACGATCCAAACATTCCTGAACTAACTAAGATAATGCGTCAGGGTGAAGGATCAGATATATTATATATAGCAGATAGAGCTCGCAGAGGGTTACCAATACACCCTGGGGTATATGGAAATGTACTAGTTATATATCCACAGCAATTAAATAATAGAATGATAATGAGTTCTAATGTTATACTTTGTGGTACTAATAAGACTAGGGATGCCATGAATAAACGAGTTAGAGAAGATTTGTTAGGCATTAACTCAGACTTACCAGTAAATAATGATAGAGTAGTTTGTAGAAATAATAATTGGCAAATAGCTGTAGATGGAATCAATCTAGCCAATGGTCTTGCAGGTATTGTAACAAATAATCCAACTGTAAGAGGGTATAAGAATGAAGTATTTACAATGGATTTTAGACCTTTTTTATTAGATTCTTCTTTTAAAGATTTAGAATGTGATTATAAATATTTAAATGCAAAACATATTGATAGACAAACTTTAAAGATGGATAGATATCGTCAAGGTGAAAAGTTTGAATATGGATATGCTTTAACTACACATATGGCCCAAGGTGCTCAATATAATAATGGTATATATATCTCTGAATATATGGGAAAAGATATACAAAAGAATATTGATTATACTGGACCGACAAGATTTATAAAATCTATGATATACGTTATACCAAATAATGGTAAAACGTATTTTTAATCATATATTATAACAATGTAAATATTATAAATTTTAATTAAAAGGAGGACTTATATGTCAGATATTAAGAAACAACAAGTACTAGAAAAGGAACTATATCAACCATTTGAGATAGTTCCTAAAGAACCAATGCGTCAACCATTTGAAATTGTAGAGAAAAAAGATCCTGAAGAAATCGAGTACCTTGTATTATACATAGGTGATTTCGATGGAGAAGAAATTAAATCTTTTGAAAAAGTTATAGGTAGGCTTAAGGTCTATGAATTTATCAAATCTATTATAGATCATATCGATATCGAAGAATCTATGATACTAGCAGAAACGTCAATGCTTAAAGAAGCAATAACTATTCACATGTTCATGGGATATATTAAAGATACGTATTATAAAAACGATAACTTTGATATCTCTGATTATGTGGTAGAATAAATAGGGGGTATTTTTAATGGCAAGAAAACCGCATACACAAAGTAACGGTAGATCAAATAATTATTTTGAAAAGCAAAAGCAAAGATTTGGTCCTAATTTTCTAGAATCAACAAATGCAAGAAATTACCAGATAGAAGCACCTATGCTATTCAGAGATATAGCCAAAGGGAATATAGATACTCAATTCTATAATAATTATTTCTCTGATCCTGTGTTTTTAGATGCACTTATTGCGGTATCTTACAATAACTTTACATTCCATACTATTTCGCATCGATCTATAATGGAAACAATGGCTAATTTAAATTACTCTGGTGCGGTATATGATTACAAATCATATCAAGCTGCATCGGAAAAACATCGACTATCTTCAGAGGCATATAATATCTTATATTCTCATCTAGCGATGTTTAAACAACAGAACTGTAATCCGTCAGTATTAATTCCAATGGTTGCTAAACTTAGAAATTACAAATACGATATCTAACTATTAGATAAGTGTATTTATTTACTAAGTACAAAACATCTATATACTAGAGGAGGAATTAATAAATGAATAAAGAAAATATCAGTAGAGTCGTAGCTATGCTAGGCGGAGTAAGTAATATAGAACTTTTTGCAGATAACGGAAGACTATTTGTTTCTGATGATGCAAAAGGTGCTATAATATTTGATGATGTAAATGAAATTGCATATGTAGTAGAGACCAATAATACAGCAATACAAAATGGCAAACCAACAGTAGCCGCATTAGAGTACGGTATATTACAATTTATAGATGCTACTTTGGAACCATCAGAACTTGAACATTTCTTTACAGAGCTCGGCACCAATATATCAGATTTTGATAAATTAAGATTGCGAGCTGCTTATAACTACATACCAAAAGTAGAGGCCATTACACAATTAGAATTATTAGGCCTTCCAGTATATGAGCAACTTAGATACTCTATACTATGGAAATTAAAAGATAAGAAAACTCTTGGTAGAGAAATTGAGGAGGCTATAGAAGTAATAGACATTGTAGCCGATCAAGCGGAATACTTGTATCAACTATTAAAACGGTAGTAGAAAAATAAACTTAAAACATAAAAATAACTATATATTATACTAGTGATTGGTATGAATAGTTTTATGCTTTAAGTAAAATAAACTAGTCTGAGTCGATTAGATTCAGACTAATATTCATACACAAAATTAAAAATTATTTTCATGAGATGGAAGGAGAAACAAATTATGACTCAATTTTACAACAATCAATACGGGAACCAACCTTATCCACAGCAACAACAGTATGGGGCTATGAACTATAATGCACGTCCTATTATTCAACCTAAGATGACACAACAGTCAAAAGATGAGATCGAATTGTTACGTCGCGATGGAGAAAGTAAATTCTCTTTAGCATTGACAGATCTTGAAATGACCAGATCAGGTTGCCCTCATAGGGAAAATGGCCGTTTAACTTATACTGATAATGCAGATGGTACCGTTACATGCTCGATTTGTAGAGAGACATTTAATTTAGTAGACGCATCAGCAGCTGATGTCGGAATGAAAGTTGCAGATATTATTGACGTTCTGCAAAGTGTTAAAGCTTTACACTTAGACATCCCAGAGGATGTATTAAGATCATTCATGCCAATCATTGAAATGCTTAAAAAGGTACCAAGACTTTACGAAATGGCTGTTAATACTTTCCAAAAATACGATGTACCTATTCACCAAAATGCAAATGATCAATATGGATTTTCTCAATTTGCTAACATTATGGGTGCAGGTTTTGGTATGCCACCAATGCAAATGCCACAATACCCAGCATATGGTCAACAACCATACATGGGTCAAATGCAACAACAACCAATGGGTAATTATGGTCAACAACCACAATTCTATCAACAACCACAAACTGGTTATGGTGTTGGTAATCCATTTGGCAATAATGGTGGTGATCCCACAATGTATCAACAACCACAATATCAACAAGCACCACCAAGTTATCAAACAGCACCAGTTAATATCGGACAACCAGTGGATCCATCTATGATCCCTCCACAACCAGGTGCACCAACATTAGAAAGTACTAAGACTTACCAAGTATAGTTTTTAGTCAATCTATAAAAAAATATAATATAACAAACTTATGAGTGTAGAGAATTATATTCTCTACACTCATATTTATCAATAAAATTTTTTTAGTGAGGTGACTAGATTTGGTAGTGGTAAACAATATTAATAATGATATGATGAAAAAAATTAAAAACTATGAGAATGAAATAAAATCATTAGAAGGATTTCATCTTGTAGTACGCCGTACTCCTGCTAGATATATAGGTGGAGTAGGTAACAAAGGATTCTTAAATCTATTTAGAGAGATACTTCAAAACTCTCTAGATGAAATAATGAAAAAGAATTCTCTTACTAACGTAGTAAGAGTTTCATTTGACGTTAGAACACTTGCATCTATTATACAAGATACAGGTAGAGGTATACCATTTGCTAAGATGATAAAAATCTTTACAGATGATAAGACATCTTCAAATTATGAAAAACAAAAAGGCGAATTTAGTTCAGGTGCTCATGGTACAGGTTCTACTATAGCCAATGCATTATGTACGTTATTTATGGTTGAAAGTTTTATTACAAGTATTGATGATAAAACAAAAACTGTAGAGTATAATGGTAGAAAGATTACATTTGATAATTTTATACCAACTACACCAGAACCTGAAGTTATTGAAAATCCACAGCTACAAGGAACTAGAGTTACATTTATACCATCAACAGATGTTTTAGGTATGATTACTATAGACCATAAAGAAATAATCCATATGATTAGATCTTTATTACCATTAACAGATATAGGCACCACAGTAGAATTTTCTTATATTGATAAGAATGGTAAAGCTGGAAGAGAAATAATTACAAATAAAGATGGTATACTAAGTATACTTATATCAAATACAAAGTCGCCATTGATGATGCCAATATCAATAAAAGCAAATAATGGTGATGTAATGACTGATATATTATTAACCTATGATACTGATGAAAATGAAGGCGAAAGTGTTATATCATTTAGCAACTATTGCCATACAGTCTATGGTGGAACACATGTAGATGGATTCATGGAAGGTATTAGAAAATTCTTTAAGAATTATATGAATAAGATTTATTTAAAGAATAATGCAAAGCTATCTATATCTAATGCTGATATATCATCAGGGTTAAAAGCTGTTGTAAGTGTATTAGTTCTCGACCCACAATTTACTTCACAATCTAAAGATGCACTAGGTAATCCAGAGATTGTTGATTATATGCGAGACTTAGTATATGATTCATTAGAAGAATGGTCTAAACGTCAACCAAATGATTTACAGAAAGCTTGTAAGTATTTAAAAGGTATGGCAGAAATTAGACTTAAATCTGAAGCTGGAAAAGTTAAAATGAATAAGTTTACAGCATCGACTATTACAGGGCTACCTGCAAAGTATGATGCACCTTCAGATATGTCCCTACCCGGATTAGAATTCATAATGTGTGAAGGAGACTCTGCGGCAGGTAAAGCTAGAACTAATAAAGGTAAAAATCAAGGAATACTTCCATTACGTGGAAAGATTTCTAATGCGTTTACTACAACTAGAGAAATGCTACTTGCAAATACAGAAGTCCAGGCTATTATAAATATAATAGGTGCTGGATATGGTAGATCCTTTGATATCTCTAAATGTAGATACGAGAAGATAATAATAATGGCCGATGCCGACCCTAAACTTATTGGGGCATAATAGAGTGATCTATTATGGAAACACTTTTTGAATTGCTGGGAATCCCTTAGAGCCTATGTAACTACAACGTGACCTGTAAAGGTGAGCGTGAATGTTTGAAAATATATAGGATTGGGTTATCTATAGCAGCGAAGCTTAAATAATCATAGTCTCCTAAATTAATATAAGGAGGTGATATCATGAAAGAATTATATACACCTTTTACTATAAAACCTTTTGAGTACTATAAAAAATGTACTTATCCGGGAGTGAAAGAAGATTTATATATTATATCAGATGAAGGAAACATAATAAATACGAAGACAAACAAAACTAGAAAAACTAATATACTGGACAAAAATGGTTACCCTAGGCTAGAAATGGCCTGTAAAGAAAAAGGAAGACACATTCAGTTACATATATTAGTCGCACATGAATTTATAGGAATTCGACCAGAAGGACTTGTGATTAATCACAAGGATGGCGATCCTACCAGATCATTTGCGGAAAATCTAGAATACATAACACAAAGCGAGAATGTAAAACATGCATATCGAATTGGATTGGCTACACCTCTTGCAGGTGAAAACGCCAATGGTAATGTATATAAAGAAAGTATGATTCGTGAAATATGTAAAATGTTTCAAGATGGTATAGATATAAAAGATATAAGAAAAACTTTTGGTGCTAGTAGAACTAATAATAGATCTACATACTCACTAATAGATGATATCAGAGCTAAAAGAACTTGGAAGTACGTTATACAAGATTATGATTATTAAGAACGTTCAACGACTATCGAAAGCTACACTATTTAAGAAATTAAATAATTAATGACACTGATGCTGTAATAATTCGGTGGGTATAGAAATATACTTAAAGCTAGTAGAGTACACTCAAGTGAGTGGAAGCGGAAAGTATCTATTATATAAGCATAATAGATAATGATATAGTCTAGACTATAATGAAAATTATAGAAGTTCATAAGAGAACTGGTTAGGATTAACGAACCTAATTGAATTGCCTCGGATGGGGCGCATATCGCTACTTTGCTATTGTCATTCTTTGTGTTATACATGCCCGATTTAATTCGGCACGGAAGATTATATAAAGCGGTCCCTCCATTATATGGAATACCAAAAGGTAAAGATAAGATGCAATACTTTACTAACAGAATAGAATACATCTCATTTTTACAGAAAACATTTTCTCAGAAGAATGAAATTTCTAATTTAAGTAAAACTAAATTAGCTAAGAGTGAGATGTTAAACTTCATATACAAAAATGATGATTATGTATATGAATTAGAAGCAATAGCTAATAGATTTGCACTTGATCCCAATCTACTAGAACTGGTACTATTTAATAAAGATTTACCAGTTGCTAAACTATCTAGTGTAGTTAATAAAGAATTTAGATTTGTTAATGCACATTATGATAAGACTACTAAATGTATCATCGTAGAGGGGTTGATTGGAAGTAAGTATCAGTATTTATTCTTAAATGATAAACTGATAAACGATTCAAAATTAATATTAGATTATATCTACACCACAAATGGTGGAGAACTTCACTATATCATGAATGATAAAATAGCATCAATATATGATATAATGAAAGCATTTGAATTAGCTAGCCCTAATGGTCTTAAACGATTTAAGGGTTTAGGAGAAATGAATGGAATACAATTAAAAACCAGTACACTAGATCCTGATGGAGATAGAACACTGATTAGGTACATGCTTGAAAATGCAAAAGAAGAGATAGAAGAAATTAGAGTTATACAATCTAATAAATCTAGACTTCTAAAAGAAATCGGACGTGTAACGCGTTCTGAATTAAGATAGGAGAGCGGAATCTATGTCGGAAATAATAGAAGTTTCTGCTTTAGAGCAGTATAAAAAAGATAGTATTGAATATGCTATAATGGTAAACCGCGTCAGGATGATACCTGACGTGAGGGATGGTTTAAAGACAATACATAGAAGAATAGAAACTGCTATGTATTTTGACAATCCAAGAACACATACTGGCCATGTAAAATCTGCTAAAATTGTTGGAGATGTCATGGGTAAATATCACCCACACGGCGATGTTGGTATATATGGAGCATTTAAACCTATGGCCAATTGGTTCGAGATAAAACTTCCATTAATTGACCCTCAAGGAAATTTTGGTAACTTCTTAGGAGATGGAGCTTCCGCTCCTAGATATACGGAAGTAAGGTTATCTCAATATTCTATGGAATGTATTATAGGTAGTTTAAAAGAAACAAAGAATGCAGTTGATTGGTATCCTAACTATGATAATACCGAAGTTCAACCAGAGTTTATGCCTGTAGAAGTTCCTAATCTACTAATAAATGGTGGCTTTGGTATTGGGTTTGGAATCAAAACTGATATACCAAAACATAATGTTGGAGAAGTAATAGATGCTACTATAGCATTAATGAAAAATCCAAATACAAAGATATTATTATATCCAGATCAGTGTATGCCTGTAGATATATTAAGTACAGAATTTAAACAGATATGTAATACTGGCCATGGTAGCTATGCTGCAAGGGCTGTTATAGATGTTGAAGACTTTAAGGGTGGAAGACAAGCTCTAGTAATAAAGTCTGTACCTGATATGGTATTTTTCGATTCAGTAAAAGAAAAGATTGAAAAATTAATGCAGGATAAAGTTCTAAGCCAAGTATCAGATATAATTGGAGAATCCTCAGACAATGAAATGAGATCACTTATTGTTCTTAAAAAAGGATCTGACCCGGAATTTGTAAAACAAATATTATATCAGAAAACAGAGTTAGAGAAGAGATACACTGTAAACTTTGAAGTATTGATGGGTACAGAAAATATTAGATTATCCTATAAAGCATATTTAGAATCATTTATTGATTTTAGAAGAATGACTAAGTTTAGGGTATATTGCAATAGACTTCAACCATTACAAACTAGACTACATCGTATAGATGCTTATATCAAAGCTCTAGAAAGTGGAGATATAGATATGATAATGGATACAATTAGAAAACAGAAGCAGGTAAATGATAATGAACTTGTAGATTTTCTAATTAAGAAGTTGAAGATTACAGACATGCAAGCGTCATATATAATCAATGCACCTAATAAGACATTATCTATTGGATACTTCAAGAAATATAAAGAGGAATCTGCAGAGATTCTGGAAACTATAGATGGTATTATGAAAATTATTAATGATACTGATGCTATAGATTTAGAGATCATACAAGAGTTACAGATGTATAAGAAGAAATATGGTTCACCAAGGATATCAAGATTAGTCGATTCTGATACAGTCAGCGATATACCAAAAGGAGATTTTAACATTGTTATTACAGATGATAACTTTATTAAAAAGATGCCTGCAAGTATTGATATGGTAGGATCTGGGGCTGCACCTAAGTTCTTTATTAAAGGATGCAATAGCCAGAATATACTTTTGTTCAATGAAATGGGTAAAGTATTTAAATTACCTATAAGCAAAATTCCTATGAGCGATAAGTCTAGTGTGGGTACAGATATGAGATTTCTCATCAAGAACTCCACTGCTAATTTGATCTCTGTAGTCTATGAGCCTGTATTAGAAGACCTTGCTGGAAGAGTAACTAAGCATTTCTTGACTATAGTAACTGTATCTGGATTGATTAAAAAGATTGATCTGGACGATATAACAAATACACCTCCTAGCGGAATAATATTTATAAAGCTAGATAAAAATGATAGAGTTGCTGCAACTAAGTTAACAGGATTAAATTCTGATGTCATAGTATACTCTGATCATAGTGCACTTAGAATTAAAGTTAAAGACGTACCACATCAAAAGCGTAATACTAAAGGTGTACGATCAATGGCTATGGGTGAGAAAATAGATGGAATGTCTATTGTTCATCCAGATACTAATAATATAATCGTCGTTACAGATAAAGGTTATGTTAATAGGTTCGATAGTGTTGCATTACCAGTAGTTGGTAGAAATAAATCAGGTTCTAAAGTTATTAAGCTAAAACAAGGTGATAGTATAAAATCTATTATTGCCATAGATGAGAGTGATAACATAATTATAAGAACCACCAAAGAAATTATTAAAATTCCAGTTAAAGACATTGCTAAAGGTAGCAGCGTATCAAGCGGGGATAAAATAATAACTTTGAAAAATGATACGATACTAAGTGTTGGTAAACAGAAAGAGGTGGACTAAATGTCAGCAGCAGATGAAAACAGGAAAGTCACTGGAGCCTATAATAAAGGTCTTAGAGACGGCCGAGAAGAAATGAAAATTGCTATTCTTAAGAATATCAAATCTGATATTAAATGGGTTGGAGATTCTAGAATGGCCGAGTTATCAGCATATGTTAATGCTATCTATAGCTCGATGAATTTATCTAATATCTAAAACAAAATAAAAGTGTAGACCATAACGGTCTACACTTTTTATTTTTTATTTAGAAGGTCTTTTATCTTGATATGTTTTATCTAGTAAGTTATATGATTGAGCTCCTAGATATGTAAATAATGCATTTCTAAAGTCTCCACCAAAGTTATCAGCCATCCAAAGATTATAAGATTTTAGAATAAAATCTGGATCATCTAAATTTGTTATATCTGTAGATACATTGAGAGCTTTCCTTAAATCTACTAAATCTTCTTTAATAGCAGAAACCATCTTTTTGTCCATATCAGAACGATTCAATTCAGCCTCTAACATATCAATTTGATTTAATGTTCTAGCTACCGTTTCTGGATGAGATGATATCGGATGTAGGACAAATGACATTACAGATTCAGTTACATCTCCAAGTTGTTTAAACACTGGAACACTTCTATATATTTTATTAGTCATATATCCATGATCGCTAAAAGTCATTTTGTTAAGTGCTGAAGATAAGTCTGCACCATAACCATATGCTGTAGCAAAGTTATCAGAAAGTTGTTCATTTCTGAAAGAAGGTATTGCTGCTAATTTATTAATAATACCAGTACTTAAAAGTCGCATAATAATATTATATCCTATAAATATTGGATTGAAAATTGCTAGAGTTTTTACCACATTATTTATTCCAACAAATACCTCTTTTATAAGGTTTCCAATAAAAGTATAACCAAAATTAATAGACTGTATCAGTGTTGTTAATAATACATTTTTTCTTATTGCATTGTCTATAGGGCTTAATACAAATTCTATAGCATTAATAGACCATACAGCAGAAGAAAATTTAGCAATATCTAATTCCTTATTAACAACAACATTTATTATTATTTCTTCAAGTAATGCGGCAAGTAATAAAACTTTATATGCACTACCAATAAGACTATTATTAGTATATGCCGTAGTAAATGAATGACCAACTTCATGTAATAGTATTGCTAATATTTCTCTATCTGTAAACTCTTTTCGCATAATTAATCCAGAAGTTATGTATGTAGAGACACAGTATATATTATTACTTTTAAATTTGAAACCTTTATCACTAACTTCTAATTTCTTTCCTGGATTAATTATATCTAGTCTATTAGATACAGGCATAGTGAATGCATTAAATGTTCTATCTGGCAGAATATTTAATGTAAAAACTCTAAACCCAAACATCTTTTCAATCTTTCTGCTAAGTTCCAATACCTCAGGCATTGAATTTGCTTTTACTACATTTAGCATAGTAAGTTTAGATCTAATTACTGTTACGAGTTTCTGTAATTCTTGAATCTCTGGAGTCTCGCCAAAATATACTTCTTGTATTATCTGTTGCGATTCTAATATTTGTTTTGCAGCATCTGGCATGTATATACTCATTATTGTACGCTCCTTCACATAGTTTTATTTAATTATATGTTTATCATGAAAACATATAATTAATATAAATAAAAGGAGGTAAATAAAATGCCTAAAGTAGATATAGAGGTAATATTAAAAGAACTTTACCCCAAAGTTAAAGCAAAGGCTACTCCAGCTATGCTTAAGAATTTTAAGAAATTAATGGGAGATTTTATCGAGACAAGATATATACAGCTATATGACATAGCTCCTTGCGATAGAATAGTATTTTCTAAGGAAGATGAATTGAAATTTTTTACAGCTATAGATATATCTGAAGAAGAGGTTGATGATATTATAAAGAAAACCTATTATGGAAATATATCAGCGTTCAGACCAAAAGCAGCAAAAGATCCATTTACAGTATTATTACTGACATTTATTAGATATCTTATATTAGTAGATAAAGACAAGAAGAATATAGATTTAGCATTAATCTATATTTCATTCTCTGGAAAGTTCTATCCAAGTATTCATTATGGTAGTTATCCAACATTCACTCCATCTGAATATAGACATGTAATGGAATATGTTGTAAATAATGAGCTATCTCAAAAGTATGATATTAAAAGAGAAGGTTCTATTATAAAGGCAGTTGTCTCTGTAGCTAAAACATGGATGGAAACATATATGGATAGAATCAAAGACTTTAATGATGAAGATATAGTATACCTTATTCAACAGCTTCATAATCGAATATCTTCGTTTACTCATAATATAGCTGAAATATATTATGATGTATATGAGAATAAAAAAGATTATATGACATATGATTCTGACAGTATGGATGAAGAAAATTATAGATTAGCTGATAGTGATTCACTTATGTTAGAACGTGCAGTTGAATCTACAATGATTATGCTTACAAGTTCTAATGTAGATTATGCAAGATGCAAAACAGCAGCTAATGGTAGAGTTAAAACAGATGAGTTAAAAGGTATTATAGAATCAATACTTCAAGATAGTAAAAATATACCATTAATGCGTGAATTAGTGACATCTATAATTGCAGATTACTTTACTGTAAGTAAGACTAAAGATTTAAAAGATCAAAACTTTTTAGCCACAGCAATGACAGCTAAACCTAATAGTAAGAATCCTAGAGTTGAAAGACAAAAAGAGATTTTAGAAGAATTTTTAGATGTCAATTCACCAGCTTATAGAAAAAAGAAAAATCGTTTAGCTACTAAATTAGCATATAATAAATCATTGCATTATTATATAATACTAACAATACATAAGGCTGCATAGAAGGAGTTGACTAATAATGGCAATAACAAAAGCTGCAAGGGATAGAAGTGAAAAATTAATATATGAAGTAATGGATGCCCTTGATAAAACTAAAACCAATTCAGATGCATATAAAAAACAGTTTTCTAAAATGGATGATGCTGCATTTGAAAAATTATTTAAAGGTAGATTTCCATTAAGATTTTATACAGATACATTTAATATAGAGCCAAAGCAACAAGATTTAGAAAGAGCTGCAAAGGTTTTAAAGATACCTTTATTAGAAAAAGTAAATCTTCCTCATATATATAGAAATGAAGAAGGTGTAGCAGTACAATCTAAGATCTGTCATGTAGGTTATATTCATATTAAGAAAGTTCAGCAATTTCTAACCAAAAAGAATAGTATGTCTACAAATATAGATTCTAGAGATATGAAAACTGGTTTGCTAATTAATTACGATAAAAATGGTAAAACATCAGATAAAGAGGCAGAGGCATTAATTACCATGGGATTAGATGCAACAGTTGCAGAATTTACAGGATTTAAAGCAGACTCAATTAATGCTAAAAATATAGCATATAATACTATAAATACCACTGGGCAGTTAAGTCTAAAAGATATTCCTTTTGATCAAGAGGATTCTCTAGCTAAGAAATTAATGGATGTATATATGATTGGTGCTATGCTTAAAACTAATGTAATTACCGATTCATATTTATTACCATATTATGCTAAAGAAAAGAAAAATGCGGTTCAGAGAGCTTAAAGCTCTCTGAATTTATTTTTTAATCCTTGGGTAACAGTATATTAAATAATATTCAATGAGGTGCCTATTATGAAAATTTTAGAATGCTCTACTAAAGGAGATAAAAGATTCTCAGCATTACATGCAAAGGTATCTGTTAGTAACAAAATAGATACTATAGAAAATTGGTATCAATTAAGTAAATCATTTAATGACGTAAGGCCAAAAGATTATAAAGAAGCCAAGTATTTACAGCATAGAGGTCATGAAGTAACATCTATATTTATAGGAGGAAAAGAATTACCTCCAGTATTTCTTACACAATGGTATACAATACTATGGCTTGGATATCTTGATAGTAATCCAGACCTAGTTGCATATGCATCTACTTTTGATGATTTTACAGATTCTTTCTGTACACCAGATACTATTAATAATCAAGCTAATATAATAAAAGCTTATATAAAAGATAGACGTAGTTTGGTAAATAGTTCAATTGGTTTAATAGATATATTATTTCCAAATAAGGTACCTCAGATATGATGACTAGAGTTGTTAATATAAACAGTGAGTCTTATGATGTATATATTGGCAGAGGTAGTAAATGGGGTAATCCGTACAGAATTGGTATTGATGGTACGAGAGATGAAGTTATAGCAAAATTTAGAAGATACATAATGAATCATATGTCATTAATGAACTCGTTATACGAACTTGAAGGTAAGGTTTTAGGTTGCCATTGCAAACCAGAGGCTTGTCATGGAGATGTATTAGTATCGTTACTCGATGATTTATCAACATTTATTTAAATTATATATTATATAAATGTAGATATAAATTTTAACTTAAGGAGAAAGTTTATTATGAAAGTACAAATCAGTTTTGCAGCAAATACAGATTTAGTTGCGGTAAAAGAACGTTTAATTGAATTGGTAGAGAAAACAGATTATGAATTCGTATCTTGTTTCTTACCAAGACATATAGTAAAAGAGAAAGGGTTTACAACTGATATAGTTGATATGCTCGATGAAGTTTTAGGAGATCGTCATAAATATGCTGGAATAGCAATGGAAAATTTTGATGATTTTATGGCAAACATTTATCAACTTAGATTTACTGTAGGTAAATCTGTTGATGTTGTATATCTTATCGGTTCTGGCATTGTTGGTGGAATCAAAGATGAAATCAATATCGCATCAAATGGTAAAATTATTTTATTATAAAAGGAGGAAATAATATGGCAGAGGAAATTAAATATGGCATTATTAATGAGATTGGGGATATGGGTCTTGGTTATGATGATCTCACTCCAGAAGAAAACAAAAAAGTAAACGAGGCTGTAGATAATAAGCAGACTAAAAAAGATAAAAAAGAAGAGCGATAAGCTCTTCTTTTTAAATTTAGGAGGAAGTAAAATTATGACAGAACGTAACGATGGTAAAAAATTAAATGCAATAGAAGATGCCCTGAAAAGTGGCAGCTCTCAACCGAAAAGTGTAGTCGAGACTTTTGAAAACAGAATAAGGGAAATAAAAAATTCCAATTATACAGAGTTACCTCCAGAAGAAAATGAAGATATAGTGGAAGACTCAAAAGAAACTACATTAGATGATTCTAATACCAAATACTATGAAGCAAGGGTAGGCGAATCTATTAGATATTTAGAACCATCAGTGTTAAAAGTTGAAAATTCCAAAGCAGGAATTACTTTTAGAGTAAATAAATTTACATTAATACTATTAGTAGTATCAATGTTTGCATTAGGATTTAAAGTTGGCGAGTATATGACTAACGCCGAAAATACAAAATCTAGACTACAAGAAATACAAACGGAATATGATAAAGTAGGAGTTGTATTGGATGAATTAACTTTGGTTAAGGAATCCTCAGCAGCCCAAATAAATGAGCTTACGGAAGTTAATGCTAGTTTAAACGAACAATTAAATACTAGCAATCTAATGGTAGTGGAGAGAGATAATATTATCTCTCTCTTTACTCAACGTGAAGAATTATTTGATAAGTATGAACATGCATTATATTTTGGTGATAAAAGAACCGATATAACTTATGATAAATTAGTATTTGGAATAAATGAAATGAAAGAAAGAGGATTAGATCCAGACCTTATGTTTGGATTGTTTAAATTGGAATCTGGATTTAGAGAAAAGAGTTTTAGTAAACTATCAAGTGCTAGAGGATTTGGTGCTTTCTTAAAATCAAGCGGAGAATTTGTATATGAAGAATTATTAAAATATGGTGAATATAACCATGATATGGCATTTGATGGTTATATAAATATGGAAATGACAGCAGAGTTATTAGACTATAATATGAAGAAATACGATGGAGATATCATGAAATCATTGATAGCTTATAACGGTAATGAATTAGGTCCAAGGTACTATGATATTATAGATACCTTTTTAAATACAGAAACTAATAAAACTTTAGCAAAAATGGAAGATGAATATAAGATAGGATTATCGACGAATGGAGGCTAATAAAAATGAAAATTATGGAACAACAGGTCGAAGAGATATATAATGATTTTAAAAATTATCCTTATAAACCTGGGATGTCAATTAAAGATACCATTAAAGGTAAAGGTGTTCTTTAAAGCAGAATCTATTACTGCATTTTTAGGATATGATAACAAGCCAGAAGATTTTATGAGATCAATAATATCATCATTAAATTATGATGATATTAATGTAAAAGAACTATGTAACACGCCAAAGAATATACTATATATTTATACAGATTTCACCAACCTATGTAAAAGATCCTAATACAAAAATAATTCTATTTGATTTAGAGTATATTGTAGAAGATCCTAATATCGATATATTTAGCAATAGACTTGAAGTAAATATGATATTAAATAGAATGCGTCATCGGTATATGCAATAGAGATATATCTATTTTTATCTATGATAATTATAGGAACTTTCAACAAGTCGGATTTTTCAAATATGAAAGATATACAAGAATTACATATATTTCAACTACAGTATTTACATGTGATATAAACGGTACTAAAATAATTAAGTCTGAAGTTGCAGATATAATCAAATTATAATATAATAATATATTATATAAATGAAGTACATTAAATAAAAATTTAAATATGAAATTAAAAGGAGATTATTAATTATGGTAAAATTTATTGGTATCGGTGCATGTGGAAACAAGGCTATTGCGGATTTGGTAACTAACAATGTTATAGCTAAAAAAGATGCACTAATGTTAAACAGCACAAAAGATGACATTCCAGTTGACTTTCAAGACATTGCAGTCAAAGTTGGTTCAGGTCTTGGTGGCTGCGGTAAAGAAAGATCAAAAGGTAAAGAAGTATTTCTTACAGCAATACAAAAAGATCAATTAGATCATTTAGATGAATTCATCACAACTGCAGATACAGTATATGTTATAGCTTCATCAGAAGGTGGAACAGGTTCTGGAGCAGCACCAGTTATTGCATCATATTACAAATCAGTATATGGTATTGAAGTACATATTGTAGTATTTACAGGATTTGAAGATGATGCAAGAGGATTAGCAAACACAATAGAATTCTTCCAAGAGATTCCAGAAAACACTGTTGTACATGCTATCTCTAATAAGAAATTCTTAGCTGAAGCTAATGGCAATAAACTTAAGGCTGAAAAGAAAGCAAATCAGCATTTAAGAAATATGATTACCGTTTTGCTAGGTTCCATGATAGTTAATTCTGATCAGAATATTGATGAGACTGACCTATTCAAGGTTGTTAACACTCCTGGTTACTCTATTGTAGAAACAGCGATTATTAATAGGGAGATTAAAAATCACGAAGCATTTAACAAATTATTATCAGATACAATCGATGGCACAAAAGCTATCGATATAGAAGATCCAGCATGTAAAAGGATTGCATTTATTCTTAATATAAGTGACAAGACTGCAGATGCTATAGATTTTACATTTGATGTAGTAAAGCACAAACTTGGTACTCCATATGAAATATTCTATCATGTTCAAAATGAAGGCGATGCTGAATATGTATCAATGATTATTACCGGTATGGATATGCCTACTACTGAGCTTAAAGAGATTCATAAACGATATCTTGAAGCTACTAGTAGGGTTAATCGAGAAGTTGATATATTCTCAAAAGTTGTTGGTAGTATGCTTACAGATAACAACGAGTTTAATGTTACAGCAAATACTTCCAAACCTAAGATGGATAAATCTGCATTTCTAAATGGCTTTACGGAAACCAAAACAAATGATGTAGTTGTTAAAAAGGATGCATTTAAAAAATTCTAAGGAGTGGTTACCAATGAGCGGATTTGAAGAGGTTCTTCGCCAAGTTAAAGAAGAAGCTAAGCATGTAAAAGAAGAACAAAAAACCAAAATCAACTTAAGAACAAATCCTGCATTGAATGTCAGCTATGCAAAAAATATGATAATTTATCATATAGAAGAATTAGATGATAATGAGTTGCATGATTTACTTAGGCAATCCTACAAGCTATTATTACAAGATATATTCGAGAAGGATGAAACATCCTATCTAGATGTAATGATTAGCGAAAGATTATTAACTCAGTTTATACGAGTTATAAATTCTGTTAATATCGATAATCTTGAAACTATGTATTGCAATAAGCTTGCATATGATTATCTAACAAGGAGTAGTAAAACTGATGGTATTAGAAAATTAATGCTAAGCATGTCTAAAGCAGTTAATAAGACGATGATTTCACAACTACACTCTATTGGGTTATCAGATGAAATATCATCATACTTGGCATTATCTAGATCTAGCTCATTAAAAGAATTTGTTAATGTTAGAAGAGTAAATCATATACTCTTGAACTATAGTGTAGATATGATGACACCTCAAATGATAATTAATATATTTGAGAAATTATTTGATGTGTTTTCTGATTTATTCTGTGCTACAATGTTTGATGTGTATGAAAGAGAAGTCCTTCATAACATAAGTTCTGATGCTAGTGAGATTTATTCAAATATAAACCTAGCATTGGTAACAATGCTAGAAGGGCAAGAATCTCAAGTTATACGAAAAGTATTTCTTTCATATATTGGAAACTATTCGGTTAAAGATTTTACCGAAGTAAGATTCCCAATTAGATCTTTAGCTGTAGCGGATTTTAAAAGAATCCTACAAGTTGTTGATGATCTAGAAAGATATGAGATGCTATTAGTGCCATAAAAAAATAATAAAGAGGAGAGTTATCTCCTCTTTATTTTTTTATCTATACATACTTGTAATGGTACTAATATTTATTTTTTATATATTATATAACAATTATTTAATAAACTATAAAGGAGGAACTATATCATGGTAGATATAACGTTTTTAATATTAACGATTTTATGCGGAGCATTTTATGATTGGATATTTCAATTAGAATGGGTATTTAATAATAAGAATAATATGCTGTCAAAACGATTTATAAGAATTTATACATTGCATCTACATTCTGCAGTATATGCTACACTTACTTATCTTACAGTATCTGTGTTGATTGGACATGGATTACCTTTGTATGTTTGGGTGGTATTATTATTGTCTCATATATTTATAGATTCAAGACTTCCTATAAATGCCATACTAAAACTTAAAGGTATACCTGAAGAAGATTATTTGAATTGTGATCGCTATGGATATCTAATTACAAATGTAGATAATAGATTACATGAGTTAGTAATAATTATTTTAGCGATATTAGTATAATATATCGAAGGGAGAAACACAATGTCAATATTAGCACAAAAGTTTAGAGAAAAAGTTTCAAAAATGAAAGACTATAATATGAAGGTTGAATCAGAGGCGAATGTAGGTTATTCAACAGGATTCTTGGTATTTGACTTTCTAAATGGTACAATGATTCATGGTAAGGACGCTAATGGAGAACCAAATCCTTATTACTCTATTGGTATAACTGATGGTTCTATGGTAATGATTATTGGACGTTCTGGTTCTGGTAAGACTACTTGGGCTGTACAAGCTGCTGCAAATATTGTGAGAAAATATACTACATCATGTATATATCATGATGATATTGAATCTGGTGTATCGCACGACAGGATACGAACATTAAGCAAATTCAGTCCTGATAATATTAAAGATAGATATATTCATAGAAATACTGGAATTACTGCAGAGAATTTCTATGAACGTTTAAAATTAATCCATGACCTTAAAATGGAAAATCGTTCAGATTATGAATATGATACAAAATTATATGATGAGCATGGAAATAGAATAATCAAGCTAGAGCCTACGGTATATCTATTAGATTCGCTTGCATTATTAATGCCATCAAAATATACAGAAGAAGAAGAGATGTCTGGGCAAATGGCAGCTACTGCAGCAGCTAAGATGAACTCTGCTTTATTTAGAAGAGTTATTCCTTTGTTAAAGAGCAGTAATATAATTCTTATGATAATCAATCATATCAATCAAAATGTAAATATCAATCCAATGGCACCTAAGAAAGCTCAAGTATCATACTTAAAACAAGATGAGACTTTGCCCGGTGGTAATATGGCTATATATCTTTCAAACTTAATGCTTAAGTTTGAAGATCATAGTAAGCTTAAAGAAGAAGAGACTTTTGGTTTCTCAGGAAATCTTGTTAATCTATTAATAATTAAATCTAGAAATAGTAGAGCCAATCAATCTGCTACATTAGTATTTAATCAGGTTGAAGGTTATGATGCTGAACTATCGATGTTTATGTTGCTTAAAGAAGCAGATAGGATTAATGGTGCTGGTGTAGGTTTATATTTAAGAGATAGAAGTGATATTAAATTTAGGCAAAAGAACTTTAAAGAAAAACTTCGAGAAAATAAAGAATTTAGAGATATCTTTATGGAAGAATGTAGAGAAGTTCTAGAGACATTATTAACAAATTCTCTAAAATCTGAAGAGACTGAAGAATTCAATCTATCAGATGATATGCTATCTCGCATCGCATGTTAAATTAGTTTCTAAATATATATTATATATCTGATAGTATTTATTTACTATCAGATATTTTATTAAATCTAGGAGGGTTATTAATGGCAAAAAACATTTCATCATTAGGTATAATGGAAAAAGTAGAAAATGTTGCACAATCTGTAACAAAGATAGAAAAGATATTAGGTAAAGGATTATTACAGCCATTCAACAATACCAATTCAGCATCTAGAAAGTTGATGTATTCTTCTCAACTAGAACAAATATTACCAATCATGGATTCAGATATTCCTGATGTAACTACAGGGTATGAAGTAGAATTTGCAAGTTATGCTTCATCTTTAATTACCGCAGAAGAAGACTATGAAGTTATTGCAATAGTTCCTAAATATTTGTATGATGAAAAAAGTCATTATACTATGGTAGTTAAAACCTCTGATAATCGTTATACGATAATCGAACGTATCGGATATGGTCATATATCCGAGTCTTATGGTTATATTTTAGATAATCGAGAATTAGATTGTTTAAATGTTGGAGGGCGAATAAGAGCCGGCAAGACTGTACAGAAGAGTCAATCATTTGATAAGTATGGTAATAGACAAGATGGGGTAAATATGCGAGTAGCATATATGGCCCACAATAAAACAACAGAGGATGGAATAATAATTTCAGCATCTGCAGCTAAAAGGTTAGCTTCGCCATTTGTTCATCAAATTTCTGTAGTAATAAATGACAATGATATACCTTTAAATTTATATGGTAATTCCGATATATATAAATCATTTCCAAATGTTGGTGAAAATATTAAAAATGGAATACTATGTGCTATACGAAGGGACAGAAAAGAAGAAAGTTTATATACACAATCATTTAATAGACTTTCTGAAATAATGATATCTGATGAAAAGTATCCTGTATCAGGTAAAGTTGTTGATATAAATATTAGATGTAATAATCCAGAAGGATTAGAAGCATCTTATTATAATGGACAACTAAAACACATCTATGATGAAAATATGGATTACCATAGAAGATTATTAGATGTACTAGATCCAATCATGGAGAATCCAGATAAATGTAGTTATGAATTAAAGAAACTCTTTATGCTTAGTGATAAAACATATAAAGGCGTAAAGCATATGAACGACAAAGTATTCTCTAATACTATATTAGAGATTACAGTATTACAAATTGACGAACTAGCTGTAGGGGACAAACTTACAGATAGGTATGGTGGAAAAGGGGTTGTATCTGAGATTAGACCAGATGAACTCATGCCTCAACTTAATACTGCAAAATCTATAGATATCATATTCAATATCTTTGGTTGTGTAAATAGAGAGAATCCAGGTCAGTTATTTGAAGTTAGTACTACATCTATGTCTAGTAGATTAGTAGACTTATTCAGACATATTCAATATAATCCAGGAAGTAATACTGATGAGCTATTAGAGATGTATTATGACTTTATGTCGCAATTCTCACCAGCTATGAGTAACTGGGCTAGAAAATATAATGAAGATATATCTGACGATGAGAGAGCAATCTTTATGGACCACATAATTGCAGATGAGGTTATAAAACTTACATTAGAACCAATTTCAGAATCATTAAATGTAAATGCTCTAGATCGTATCTATACTAAATATGATTGGATGTGGATGGAGCCCTATACCATGACAGTTCCAATATTAGGCAGCGATGGCCAATATAGATTCGTAGAAGCAAGAAGAAAAGTATATTCTGGTAGAAAATATATTCATAGACTTAAACAATATCCTAAGGATAAATTTAGTGCTACTAGCTTATCTTCAACTAATATACGAAGTGAACCAACTAAATCAAAAGCTAATAAAAATTATAAGTTTCCATATACCAAAACACCTATACGATTTGGAGAGATGGAAACTGGAGACTTTGAGCATATTGATGTATTGACTGTAGTTAAAAATCTTATGCTGCATTCTAGTTCTCCTATAGGAAGAAAACAAACTAAGAATTTATATACCGATGATCCATTCAATGTAAATATAGAATTAACAGACGATGCTAGAAATAGAAACGTAGAAATTCTAAATGTATATTTGAAAACTATGGGGTTGAAGTTGGTATTCAAAACAATCGCAAAGAAATTATATACACCATTCACAGTTCATCCATTTACAATATCTAACCCTGAACTTACCTATTATACTCCATTTGAGATAGAAGGTGCACCAGAAGATGAAAAGGTAAATGCAGTTTGTTTAAAGAATGAAGATGGATTATACTGTCCATTTTATGTAACACCATTTACAATAGTATAAATGAGTATATATTATAATAGTAGAAAGGAGTGTGATTTTAGGATGAAATCTAAAAATTATATCGACAAAATGCTATACGAGATTAAAGATAGGTTATTACTAGGTGACCTAACAGCAATTCTCAGCTCTAAGGTTGTAGATGATATTAATCTACGATCCGTTGAGATTATACAAAAAAGAGACCTAGATAAAATAGAGATTGATGAACTAAAACTAATATTAGAAATATCTAATATCGTTTATGAAAACTCAATCAAAGACTGTCCTTTAGAAGACGGAATATATGATTTGTTAATAGAATTATATAGAACGTATAATCCTAATATACCTATAGGTGCACAATATGTGGATTTTCAATCTTACGATAATGCTGCAAACTTTATCGAGAAAGAACCATATGTACCTTTTACTATATTAGAAAATAGGGATAATATGTTATTTGATAAGTCTATATTGGGAGAATCCTATGCCATTCCAATAGACTATCAAATACAAATAACAAGATCGCCATTTACGATAGATGGCAAAGAACCGCAAATTAAGTATGAGACAGTAAAGAAACGAATTGTTGGGGAATCTATTCATGAATACCCTAAACTTGTTGGGACTTTGGACAAATGTAAATTTGTCCTTAATTCCCAAGCAGAAGAAAAAGGTGTACTTAAAGATCCAACAGTAAAAATCTTTGAACGCGATTTTATTCATAAGCATATTAATATGGGAATTATACATCCCACAAGCAGAATAAAATTAATGTTAATGCTTAAGTATGATGGAATATCTGTTCCATCAGAAGTGTCAAATAGAGTCTTATCGGCTACAACTAGAGGAGATACGACAGATAATGTTGGTGCTGATTTAACACCAATACTTAAAGACTATCCCTTCCCAAAAGCTTTTAAGGCAGGAATACCAGATAATAATATATTTGGTATGAAATTTGAAGCTATAATGACGTATGAAGATTTATATAGATTTAATATCTTCAGAACAGATAAAGCATCAGATTATAAAAATGCTAGAACAGCAATAATAGGTTTATTTGGAGCGGGAGATGCGCCAAGCTATAGAGATTTTATAACTCTAGTACCATTGGCTACATCTATCGAAATGGATAGACAGACTGAAGCGGATTTTATGAACAAGTATTATTCTACTAAAGAATCTTTACGCTATGAAATAATTGAAGGTGATCTTACCGAGATAATGTTTATGGTCAAGAGATATGTAGAAGAAGCAGATTACATGAGAAGTTTTATGCCTTTCATGTATGATGGAGTAGTTGTATCATATGTCGATTTAGACATAATAAATAAGTTAGGACGTATTGGAAGTATTAATCAATACGAAATAGCAATAAAGTTTAACCCTATGAAAAAGCAAACGACCTTTAGAGGTTATACGTTTAATGTAGGGCAAGATGGAACGATAACACCAATGATACATTATACTCCAGTAGAATTTTATGGAACTATACACCCTGTATCTAGTGGACATTCGTATAACAAGTTTAAAGAATTAGATCTGCATATAGGTGATATATTAGACATAACGTATGTAAATGAAGTTATGCCATATGTATCTAAACCAGATAATTCATTTAATGCAGAAAATGCTAGAAATACACCAGCTGTAATATTCCCAATACGATGCCCTGAATGTGGCATGGAATTGATAGAATCTGAATCTGGTAAAACAATGTTATGTACTAATATGGAATGTCCTGGACGTACAATATCTAGGATAGTAAACATGCTTAAAAAACTTAACTTTAAAGATTTTGCAGAGGAAAATCTACGCAAAATTAATAAGTATAGTTTAGATGAACTTATCAATATATCTATTGAGGATATAGAAGCGATCGAATTCGGTCCTTTAATTAAAGAAAAGTTTATTGAAAGAATTCAAACTATGAAAACCGAACCTACAGAAGATTTTAGAATTGTTGGTTCACTTGGATTTAATAATATAGGACGCCGTAATTGGAAGATTATATTAAATGCAATATCATTAGAAGAAATTATTAATGATACAGCTGAAGTATTAAAGAGCAAACTTACATCTATTAAAGGTATTGGTAAATTAAAGGCTGATACTATAATAGAAGAAAGATCTTTCTTCATGAAAGACCTAAAAACTATTTCAAATATGAACAATATTATACGTACTAAAGGAACTTATCTAGGCAAATCTGTCAGATATACTGGTGTGCGAAATAGTGCTTTAGATGAAATATTAAATGATTTAGGATTCGATGCCGATGGAGAAGGTTCAATTACTAAATCCACAGACATTGTAATTGTACCGTATGCAGGATATCAAAGTGCTAAACTTTCCAAGATATCCGATACATGCATAGTCGTGCCTATAACTGATATTATGGCAAACCCTAGTAGCTACTTATAGGCAGAAAATTAAATGTTTACAATGTATTAAACATTTAATTAAAGTGTATTATAATTATATATTATTAATATGTATAATTTTAATAATTATATCAAAAAACATAATAAAAAGATTCAGAGGAGGACATTATGAAGTTAATGGAAACAAGTATCCCAGTGCAATTTACAGAAATTATTAAGGTGAGAGCGTTCAGTATATCCCCAACATTTGTTGAGCCTATTTATCAAATCGCTTTTACAACTATCGCGCATTTTCTTCAGCTTACTAAGGAGAAGAAAAAAGTAGCATTAAAGATTTTTGATGAGAATGGAACATTCTTATTTGCAGCTGTAACTAATTATCATCCTAACGAAGATCCAGAAATGCCAGGTAACTATACCATGGAATTCACATTTGATGAAGATGATCTAGACGGAGCAACCATCTATCAAGATTCAGATCAAAACTTTATAAAACTTTTAAAGCATACTGCATTTGACATTGCAAACATGAACTTTAAGTTTGAAACCGATGTACTTGCTATGTTCCGTTACGCGTACAAAGCTTTACATGATTGGTTAAAGGTTAATACTGGAGAAGTAGTTGCTAGCACGTTTGTAGCTTCTGCTGGTGAAGAAGAAGGCGAAAGATTTATGTCTATCGTTCCAGATGGTATTCTGAAAAGATTAATCAAAGATGATGCGTCATTAGAATCTGACGTTTCGGCATAAAATACTAGTAAACCACAAAACTTCATATGAATTAATTTTCATATGAAGTTTTCTTTTTTTAATTAAATAAAAATGAGGTGATAGTAGATGGATTTAAAGAAGGCTAAAGCTGACAACAAGATATATGAGGTTGTCAAAGAGGATGAGTTTGTAAAAGCAAAATCAGGATTTGCAGGAGCTACACTGGCTGTGGAGCAAGGCGAATTCTTCTACCCTGAAAGAAATATGGAAGATGCATTAACAAAGAAGCCAGGAATCTACGATTACGAGACATTCTTTTATTATGAGAAACCTACAAAACCAGAAGACATTGAAGAGTTGTCTATAAATAATATTATAGATTTCAATGGCAAGAATATAAAAGATATTATATTAAGTGATAAGTTATTGAAAGATAAGGAGCGCGAAATATTAATATCATCCGATAATATAGACATACTTACAATATCGGATAATGATGAACCTGAAATGAAAGGTCTTAAACTTGCTATAAATGCCAAAAAGATGGACATAGATACTTATGAAAGTAGATTTGGAGCAAACTTCAACAATGATAAAAGATTAATTACTAAGAATACTATAAGTATGAAGAAACTTAAATCTATATGTGAAAATTTAGATATTAACGTTAAGATCGTACTAGAAGATTCTAATGATAATGTAGTTAATCCTATTGGAAAACCAATAGAAATATATCTAGTAAATGGGGAGAGTGAATAATACTGCATGGATCAATCTAAATTAGTATACGAATACTCAAAGGCCACGAGAGGTAAATTTAATCAAGAATTATTAGACTTCTCGCATAATGACGAAAAAACTATAAATGAAATTATAAACATAATACGTGTATGCCAAAGAGATAGAGTTTACTCTATAAAATTAGTAGGATATTATATAATGGAAGATCCTATTAAAATAGATATATATCTAAAAACATATACTGATATTAGAACCAAAAAGACAACAAGAAAAAACAAAGATAATATGTATGATTATATACAATTAAAAGATACAGACGTTGTATTATTAATCGTTAGATATTATATTGAAGCTAGAGGAGAATCTAAAACAATAGAGGTTCCTATAGCTATACCAAAAACAGTTAACAAATATTATTATAGAATCGATGGTAACTGGTATTATTCTATGTACCAGATAGTAGATGGTTCTACTTATAATAACTCTGGAGTTAATAGTAAGAAAAGCACTATTACACAAAAGACAGTATTTCAACCTATAAAAGTCTATAGAGAAATACTAGATTTAAAAACACATAATCATGGTAAGAAACCTGCAACGGTGTATAAGACAAATGTATTTACAAAACCTTTATTGGGAATGGTATATATATTTGCTAAGAAGACTTTATTGCATGGATTAGATTATCTAGGAATATCTAGATGCATTAGTTTCTCAGAGACAGCTCCTGTTGATGATGATACATATGCATTTGAAACTGGCAATGGTTTCTTTGTAACAACTCCCAAAATGTTATATGACAAAGAACCATTTATTCAATCTGCAGTTTATACTATAGTAAAATCTATTGGTAAGCAAACTCATTTTGAAGATATATTTAAAAATGATTATTGGCTTAAAGTATTAGGCTATACTTTTAATAATAAGTATAGTATTGAAAAAGGTATGGAATTATGTTATTCTCTTGAAGGGTTATATGATATAACTACAAGGGAGACTATTAATTTGCCTGATAATCAAAAAGAAGATATCTATGCTATCCTTAGATGGATATTTAGAGAATATTCTCAACTCAAAGTTAAGGATAATCTTAATATTAGAGCTAAGAAAATTAGAAAGTCTGCCTACATAGCTTCAATATATGCAATGAAGTTGGCGACAGGATTACATCGTATATCAAAGCAAGGTAAAAATGTTAAAGTAGAAGATATTGAAACTATGCTTAATATTGCACCTATGCATATAGTAAAAAATGTAATCAAAACAAAACTTGTCACATATCGAAATGCAGTTAATGATATGGATGCATTTGTAGCATTAAAGTATACATTTAAAGGACCTAGCGGTATTGCGGATAAATCTGCAGCATCCGTTCCAGATTCTTTAAAACTTATTGACCCTAGTATGATAGAAGTTATAGATATGGACACCTCTAGTAATTCAGATCCTGGATTATCTGGTATGTTGGCTCCATATGCTAATATAAACGAAAAGGGTTATCTAGATGGAACGTATGAAGAACCTAATACTTGGGAACAGGATTTCAATGACCTTATGAACCAATATAATGATATCAAAGGTATAGAACAAGTTCTTAAGTTTAAACAATTATCTGGCGATCATACACCTATAGAAGAAGAACAGATTATTATTGATACCTTGAATACTTTTAAAGGTATGGGCGATACTCTACAAGAAGCAGATGCTACAGAAGAAGTTATATTAAGACAACCATTCACCATTACATATGGTATGGACTTATTAGATGGATTCATATATCTGGATGAAGACTCGCAAGGAGGAAATTAATAATGATTAATAAAGGTTTTGGTTATTTTCATTTCTCTAAACAACAACTAGACGAAAGAACAGTTGCTGAAGCTAAACTGGGTAATAAGTATTACCCAGGAACTGTAATTGTGAAAGGTAAAGAAAAATCTTTCACGGATATTATAGCAACTCCAGTATCAAGATATAATGATGCTATACTCATTACTCAAGGTGAACTGGACAAGATCAAATATAATAAACCATACGCAGATTAATAATATTTAACATAATATTAATCAAATTATGGAGGTGAAGTATGGAGAGTAATTTATACTGTCCATTTTCTATTAGTCCATTAGGTTCGTGCCCAAATTGTTTTGGTACTGACATGGTATTATTAGAAAAAGACATAGAAGCTTCAATGTTGTCACCACAAGGTGTTATAGAAAAGACCGTAAATATATCTAATGAATCTAAATTATTCTGTACTACATGTAATGAAGAATTTGACTATATTAGAAGAGGACTATTCTATCAACCTATAAGTGAGTCTGGTAAAAGGCTCAATGAAATAATAAAAAATGATAATATAGACAAATCAACCAAAAACCCATTCTCTATATAGAGAATGGGTTACCTTTATTATTTTCTTAGGAGGAAAATAAAATGTTAAAAAATGTAGAAGAAATAACAGAACCAACACTTTCAGTAGAAGATACTATAATAATTAAAGAATCATATTGCCCATTTACAATAGACGAAAAACCTCGTTTTGTTGAAGATAAATATACTGCATCTAATGGCATGGTTCTATCGTATAAGAAATTCAAAAATGCAAGAGCTATTGATACTAAGTCTGGCGATGGCGGAGGATTTATGCTAATTGATATTAATAGCTTTATCGTTGGTGATACTAAAACTCCGGCGATAGAATCGTTAGAAGATACAGAAATAATATGGATAATATCAGGAGGTGCTAATTCTAATGGTGTAAAGATTATATCCGGTAATACAGGAGAATATACTGTAGCTCTAAAAGAATTTGCTGCGCTACATCAAGATGCTTTAATATTAACTATTTCCGGAATTGTTGCAGAAGAGTCTTGTCATATTACTATTGACGATATTGCGGCTGATAATTTATATTATATTAGGGCCGGATTTGATAATGTAAATGATCACATTGCCCAATATGAATGCGGATATGTATATCTATATCATAATTTACAAGGTGTTGAACTTAAATATAATCTAGATAAAAATGCTATATTAAAGTATGGTAACGATGTGATAAGAATGCGAGCAATCTGCATCTAAGGAGGTACTAAATGTTTAATAATATTTTAGAAGAAGTAAAAACAGTTATAAAAACAGCTGAGGGTAATCCTCTAAAAACAAAGATCCCTAATTATATTGAAGATTGGGTGTTTAATGATTTAGGTATATCTTTAACCGACACAGAGTATTACAAAATTATTATACCAAATAATCCAAATAGAGTATATTTGATTATTAGGGATTTAGTAAAATACACGACATTAAAGAAAATGCTAGTGTATGAAATTCCACATACTGAAAGTATAAAACTTACAGATGTGGTAATATTAGATCGGTCTACTCTTTTAAATGGAGATAGAGATTCATTTATATTTATGATGTATTTCTTGAATAAAATGTTAGTTGAAAAGGATATTAATTTTAAGACAACAAACCCATTGTCTAAAGTAGTATTAAATCCAGCATTAATATCATTAAGAAATACGATACTTCTAGCGGCAGAATGTTTTCCGGATTTACCGGTAACTGGAACTAATTTTGAAAACTTATGTAAATCGTTGCCTGAATTGGGATTAAACTTAAGTCAGAACCATTTATTATTACTAGTAGATGAATTAGTAGATGATCCTAACATGCTATACACTGGAAGGATTAAAAGCGTAATTGTTGATCTGAAAAAAGAACAATAAAGCCTTCGGGCTTTATTTTTTATGTCGTGGAGGATTATAATATGTTTAATATAGAAAGACCTGATTTTTGTCCACATTGCAAAACACAGCGATGTATAGAACTATATGATAGATTTGATAATCCTATTAGGTACACATTATTTCTCAATTTATTTTTCGAGAAAAAAGTTACAGAATTGAGCAAAGGTTTCTATTATTTAAAATGTCGTAATTGTGGAGTATATACCGATACACCATTGTACACTTCAGATAGATTGCCATTTATGCCGATATCTAATATTAATTATAAATTATTTCTACTACAATATCATAAGGATAAAGGAGATACAATATGAAAAAGTATTACTATTTTTATTTACGTGGACACAGTGAGCTTCAATGGAAATTGAATGCACTGGTACAATTGGCGAGGCATTCACTTATAGGGCATGGAGATGATTCTAGCTTAGATGATATAATCAAAGCAATAAAACATGCTGGTAGTATACGATCGGTTATCAGTTCAGAATTAATGGAAAAAATTGTATCTGCATTTTTTATATATTTTGAGCATAATGAAAGTTATAAATCTTTTCCAAGAGAAAAGATAGATTTCGAATACCTAGAAACTAAAGAATCTTTAGAAGCTATTGGTAATGCCATAAATGGAGGATATCAATATAGACGCACAGGAAAATTTATAGTACTGGAAGGTACTGATGGAATTGGAAAGAGTACAGTACAAGGTCTTGTTCCATTATTATATGCATCGAATATGATAGAAACAAGAGAACCTGGAGGAACTCCTTTGAGTGAAGACATAAGAGATATGCTTCTTAGTAAAAAATATATTGATACATTTTCTAATAAGGCTGAACTATTATTGTACTATGCATCCAGAGTACAACATATTGAAGAAAAGATTATTCCAGCTAGAGAAGCAGGATATGATATATTCTCCTCTAGATTTTATGATTCATCGTATGCATATCAAGTTGCAGGTAGAGGATTAGATAAAATACATGTTGATAATCTTACTGAATTTGTATGTGATCATTTATTAAGTTATCCTACGTTAGTTATATCTATGTATGTTGATGATATTCAGACTGTACTGGATAGAACAGATATGCGTGGAGATGAAAGAGATAGATTAGAATCTGCCGGATTAGATTTCTTAAAAAACACAAATGAATATTATAAGACACTACGCCGTCCATATGGCAGATCTTCAAGTCTTGTTGAATTAAATTATGAGATTATTCCTATAGAATGTTCAGGCTCTAAAGAAAGTATTAGTGAAGCTGCTAGAACTTGTATAGATTGTCATTTAAGAATAAGAAGATAATAAATATGTAGAATACATACCTCTATTAGAGGTATGTATTTTTATTTTTATAAGTATAATAACTCTATATTAATATATAAAGAGGTGATTAGAATGAAAATAGAATATATAAAATTAATAAATTATGTTGGAATTTATAATGGTCTCGGTTTAGAGGATATAGAAATAAATCTATCTAAAGCTAAATCTAAAATAATATTAATTAGAGGATTGAATGGTAGCGGTAAGACTACTATACTAAATTCTTTGTCTCCACTTCCAGATAATAATGACAGTATACTTAAGAATAGAGAAGGAGTTAAACTTATAAAAATATCTCATAATGATTTTTTATATAGTATTAGGATAGATCATCCTGTTAAGACTAATGGTGAGCGTGGAATCATTAGAGCAACTATACAAAAAAGCTATGACGGCGGAAAAGATGTGGAACTAAATCCAAATGGAAATATAACCACATATAAAGAAATCATAAGTTCAGAATTTGGATTAGATTCTAATTTCGAAATATTAAGTAGATTAAGTACTGAAGATAAAGGGATAGCTAGTAAGACTCCATCTGAAAGAAAATTATTTGTTAATAATATACTTGAAGAATTGAATGATTATAATAATATTCATAAGACTATCGTTAAGCGTTCATCAATGTTTAAATCAATGGTCAATAGATTGGAATCTAAGATTGAGCGTATTGGTAACCCAGAAGAGTTAAAGTTAACTTTACAATCTATAGAGCATCGATTAGATTCTATGAATTCAGAGAGAGATAATATTAATAAAAGTATTGCGAATATATCTGCAGAAATAAATATGGTAGACCCAGGTGGTAATGTACAAGCTAGGTCTCAAGATATTTATAATAAAATAGAAATTTTAAACAAAGCATTAGTAACCAACGATAAAGCTCTTTCCAAGTATACAGATTTAAAAGATATAGATAATATTCAAATGATTAAAGAAACAGATAGAATATCTAGACAGCTTACAATACTTGAAAATCAAATAAATAATATGGAAGAAGTAATTACAAGAAATCTTAGAGAACGAGAAGAAGATATGAAAGAAATACAAATAAAAACTTCTAAATTAAATTCACTATATGATCAAAGTAATTATACTGTATTATTAAATGGTATAAATGAATTAGAAGAAAATATTAAGGAATGGAATTCTATACTCATTGAAATAGGTTATGATATAAAGGGAGAAATTAATTTAACGAAAGATGAGTATCTTTTAGGTATAAACACCTTGAGAGATATAAAAGAGATTATTGATACATTTAGATCTGGCATGGAGTATAATGTAATAGAAACTACAATAAATGAATTTGTATTAAATGGTTTAAATCCTGATAAAGAGTATTATTCTAAGATGGATGATTTAGATAAAATCAAATTATCTATTGAATCTTATAATTTAGAATTAAGCGGATGGAAAGCCAAACTTAATATAATGAAATCTTTAGAACTCAGACCAACTAATTGTAAAATAGATTCTTGTGCATTTATAAAGGAATCTCTAGATATATCAAAAGAAAATCCAGAATCTAGAATTGCTAAGCTTGAGGATCTGATTTATAATGTCACAAATGATAAGATATTATGTGAAAATAATATAAGTATTATACGTTCGATATTAGAATGCTATAATTATATATCTAGAATAGTAAGACTTATCAATAGTAATAAGAGTATATTATTAAAATTGCCTACAGCTGAGATGTTTACAGATTCTAATGAATTCTTAAAAAGAATACTTAGAAATGATAAGTTTAAAGAGATTGAAACTATACAGCAATATATACAATATTGTGACATATTTTCAATGTATAATATTTCTAAGAATAAGCTATATAGATTAAAATCCGATCTTAAGGTTTTCGAATCCAAAGAAGAATTGATAAATGAAATTTTATTAGATTTGGATAAACTTAATTCTAGAGTAGATACTATGAGTAAAGATATAGAATCTATAAGAAATTCTATATTTGAAAAAAGAAAGTTGTATCAAGATACCGATGATAAGATTAAAATATATAAATCTATTATAGAAATAGTAGCTTCTAATGAAACAATAATTAGTGAAAAGAATTTATTATTAACAGAGTTTAAACTAATTAAAGACTCTATAGAAGCAGTATCCTCATTAAAAAATACATTAAATCTACATATGAATAGATTGAAGTCTATAGACTCTGATATACCATCTGTAACTGAAGATAGGGATACTATAAAATATAATTTAAGACAATTAAAAGAATTCAAGATCGAGTACGATGAATATTTATTAAAGTATAATAAAATACAAGAAATTAAATTTCATTCATCTCCTACAACTGGCATTCAATTAATATTCATTAAATTATATATGAGTAATACTATAAATCTAGCTAATAACTTATTAGCCATGCTATTTGATGGAGAGTATTTTATAGAACCTTTTATTATAAATGATAGAGAATTTAGAATACCGTGTAGAGGTAATGGTGCACTTAATGATGATATATCTTCTATGTCAACTGGTCAAATATCTATGATAGCAATGGTATTAAGTTTTGTAATGCTTAAACAAGCCGCCACAGATTATAATATAATCAGATTAGATGAAATAGATGCTGGGTTAGATAGTATAAATAGGGTTAAGATTCTATTACTTCTAGAAAAACAAATGGATTTACTACAAGTAGAACAATGTAACATGATTTCACATAATCAAGAACTAGATATATCCAACTGTTCTATTATAATGCTTAAAATGGATGAAAGTGAGAAGGCTAGTATACACAATTCTGGAGCAAATATTATTTATGAGTACTAACATATTATTACATAAAACCAACTAGTAGTGTGTATTATAAAACATAAATTATTAGACCTCCTTCCTTCTCATATATTACCTTTCATGTGTTTTGATGATTTTCATGTGGGTTTTATAATGCACACTATTTTGATATAGAACATGGACCTAGGGTATTTCCCTAGGTCCATAAATTTGATCTTATAACATACCTATAAGGAATTTGACATATGTTCCTTAACATTGGTTAGGATTTTCTTCTCATGAAAAGGGTGTTGCTATTAGCAACACCCTCCTTTTTATGTTTAATATTTTTCTAATGAACCGTCATTACCCACTACAATTAGTTTATATGTTGTATCTAGATTAGTATTACGTGCAATCATGTTATTAACATCGATCATTGTATCTTCTAGGAACATATTGTCTGGACGTTCTACGTCTGGAATAGATGCCCCAGTTCGTAAGTCCATAACATCAAACCATCTTCGTCCACTTGACCTATCATAAACCACTACAGTTTTAATATTAGGGTCGGATTCATATCTCATAGTTTTCAATACAGGTGTCATATTTTGTTGATATTGTTGATAACCATATGCGCTATCTCCTAGAGGCGAGTTGTATACACCGTATCCTCCTGTAATATCCATAATGGATGGAGCGTTAAACGCTTGTGTTCCTCCTGGTGTAGATATAAATGCATTGTACATATCCAATATAGCACCATCATCATTTTTCTTTTCAGATTGAATGGTATTGAGATCTTTAAGTCTTTTAAGTTCAAGATTATGTGCCTGACTAATAGAGCTATTCATTTCACGAATAGCTGTAATTTTCGTGCTCATAAGACTACTGAGTGTATTGGCTAATTGTGGTATATAAACATACTTACCTTTAATTGTTTTTGATGCCCTTACAGTATCTAGATCGTGTTTAACCTCTCCGGCTATCTGATCTATTTGGCCTACAGCATTTCGCAGCAAAGCAGAAGTCTCATCATATGTATCCCCATAAGATGCATTTGTTTCCACCATACCAAGAACTCTTGAACTTGTATGGTCCTCTGTATCTTCAACTGTAACTATTTCTGCTCCACTTGGAAGAGTCTTAGTAGTTTTTTTCTTTTTCGGTTTTGTTTCTTCTACTCTTGGCTCTACCGAAGTAGATGCTATTCGTCTAAAGTCTATTGGCGCTCTTTCAATTGTTATCTCTTCATTTGGACTGTTCTCGATTACTATTTCAAACGGTTGTCTTGGTACCATAATGTATTACCTCCTTATAGATTTCATTTATATGTATGTTTAAAATATTAAATTTAATATATGCAAAAACATATATATAATGAGTAATTGTACCATTTTAGGTATTATTAGATATATCTTTGGTATATGGTTTAAATATAATTTTATGTATTATACAAAACATAAAAGTAATAGATATTATAGAAAGAGGTGGCATATTTTATGAAAGATTTAATTCCAGGTTATCCGGCCGGTTCGGAATTAATTTTATTAGATACGATATACTATAAATCAAAAAGACAGGAAGATGGAAAATATAGTAAAGATGCACTTACCTTAATACTGAAAGATCCAAATAAAAACATTAAATTTCAGCATACAATGATTGAGCCTACATATGAATTTTATGTAGCAAAAGATGATGTTCCAATAGATCATAATATGTTATTTATTGAGTATAGTAAGGTAAATTTAGTTACTGTAAAATATAATAATTTGCTTAAAGAATTGGCAACTATTAGTGACAACTTAGAATTCTATTATGATAACTTGAAAAGTAGAAACTCTAGAGCTAATAATATATTATTCACATATAAAAGAGTATTCAATGCAGATATGGATATTGAAGATAATATTAGGTTTAGATTCAATAGAACTTATAGACAACCTATAGTACCTATAACAAAATCTTATTTTGACATCGAGGTAGATACAAAACATATGGCTTTAGACTTTCCAGAATTAGGGGAATGTCCTATAAACGCTGTAACTATTTTAAATGATAATACTGGAAGTAAGCGTACAGACGTTTATACCTTATTATTAAGAGAAGATACTAATCCTCTAATAGCAGAGTTTGAGAGAAGTATAGGTACCGCTAGTGGATTTAGAAAATTTATGGGATATGTAAAAAATAAATTATTGGCATCCTGTGATAATAATCCTGATACAATTAAAAAATTAGGACTAGATGATTTAAATATCAAAGTTAGATTCTATGATGATGAAATGGAATTAATTCAGGATACAATAGGATTATTTCATATGATTAATGCTGATTATATTTTAGCTTGGAATATGTCTTTCGATATTCCATATATAATTGAACGTATAAGAGCATTAGGATACATTCCTGAAGATATTATGTCTCATCCAGACTTTCCAATTAAATCTGCATATTATTTTGAAGATAAATTTACGATGGAAGGTGAAATGAAGAATCATGAAGATCGAGGAGACTTTGCCAGAATAAGTTCTTACTCAGTATTTCTTGATCAACTTATACATTTTACAAGTAGACGTAAAGGTACATCTAAATTTAAAACTAATAAATTAGATTATATCGGTGAAGTTATTGCTGGTATTAAGAAATTGGATTATAGTCATATAACAAGAAATATTGCTACACTTTGTTATGACAATTACAAGATATTTACAGTATATAATATTATAGATACATTGGTATTAAAAGGTATTGAAAAGAAGACTGGAGATATAGAATTCGTTGCAAGAAAGTCTGCAATGAATAACACAAGATATTCTAAAGTTCACAGGCAGACAATATACTTAACAAATAGAACTATTAAAGAATTCTATGCAGAAGGATTTGTTATTGGTAATAATGTCAATAAGTTTAAACCTAAACCTACAGAGAAATTTGTTGGCGCAGTAGTTGGAGACCCATTGAATTTCGAACAAGATTACATGTTAACAATTCATGGAATAGATACAAGACTATTGGCAAATGCGGATGACTTTGACTTCTCATCTCTATATCCAAGTATTATGGATGAATTTAATCTTGCACCTAATACAGAGATAGCTAGAATAATCATGGTAGAACATCTCAATTCCGATTTCAATCCATTTGGAAATGATAAGTATACCACAGGCGGTTCATTTATTGAAGATTATATTTCTGAAAATATAATAGAATTCTGTAGGAGATGGTTTGGTGCTCCTGATATTAAAGAAATGATATGTTTAGTAAAAGAGTATTTTGATAATACTGGTAATAAAGATCAATATGGATATTATGATTATAAGACTGGATTGGTATCTCCATTTTATATTGATAGTGCTGGATATTCTCCATTTGAAATAATTAAAGAAGAGTATAATCCATTCTTTATAAGCACTCAAATACCAGAAAGAGGTTATGTATGATAATATTAGAAACTCAAAAAGTATTATTAGAAATAATTAAGCTATCTAATTCAGGGATAGTCATCTTTAAAGATGACGAATCCCTTTTAGTAAACTTTATTGATGTAGCATTTAATTCTTGCATGATACAAAAATTAAATGTAAATCCATTTAAAGGTTTATCTAATATAATATCTTTTACTACAGATAGTTTAGATTTATTAAAGTCACAAAAATCTGATATATATTTTGATGGACGTAATATAATATCAGGAGATTACATGGCTAAACCATTATCTGATAATAATAGTGTAGTTCTTAAATATATACATAATTTTAATATTGATTATAGTCTGAGATCATTAGATGCAACTATTGAAGATATTAAAGCAGATAATGCATTCGTAGAAATAATTGGTGGTAGAGCCGACGATGGGGCCACTATGTATCGAGTTCAAGGAAAAAATAGATTATATTATATGTCTATATATTCAAATATGCTCCCGATAAATAAACCAGATAAAGCCTCTTTAGATATTTATGATGATGGAAATATATCATTTATAACTAAATTCACCATTAAAAAGAAATTATTTACGATAAGTGTATACGTTAGATATGCACATATAAGAAGATAAGGATATTCCTTATCTTCTTATTAACACCATTATAATTAATGTCAATAACATCATATTAAGATTATAAAATAAAAAGGAGTTGATTATTTTGGCGGATAAGAAGGATAATAAATCCAATAGTAATGGTTTAGTTGGACGAGCTAATAATATCATAGCCATGCTAAATAATATCAGCAGAAAGACGTATTATGCTAATAACGATGCTAAAGATGCATTAGAAGTTATTAGGCGTAATTCTGACGACGCTATAGATAGGATTATAGATAAGACCATTGATAATAATGGTACGCGTATAGCTGATCTGTATACAAGAGTAGAATTGAAGAATGGTACTAAGAATAAAGAAGTAGTTAAACAAATGGAAGCTCTCTTCGAAGATAAAGCTTCTATGGATAGTATTATGTCTACATATATGGAAAATAAATATATTAGAAATATGGATGCAGAGATTGATACTATTTTGAGATACATGCCGCAATTACAAGAAGCATTAGATGCTAAGAAAGATAGTATATTAGCATCAGATAGTTTTTCAAAAGATTTTATTAATATAAATAGTGATACTATTATCGGTAAAGATAATGACCTTAATAGAAATGTAGATGAAATAAAAAATACTTATAAACTATCTGAACTCTTTGAAAATGCATATGATAATATAAGTAAATATGGAGAAGAGTTTATATATACTGTGCCTTATGAAAAAGCCATATCTCAAATAATTAAGAATACTACCAATGGCAAATTCCAACCATATAAGGATAGGACTTCTATTAAAACAGAATCTGTAGATGTAATGTTTGAAACTTCAACTATTAAGAATAATACAGAATTAATAACTGATGTAGCTGGAAAAATAACACTTAATTTTAACAAATCTGGATTTGTAGATTCCATTTTAAATGAGAGTACAGCTAAAGAAACGATTAAAAATGCACTTGTTAAAAAGGGTAAAGGAGATGATGCATTTGACTTTAAATCATTTTCGAACACTCCTGATGGTATCATAGACGCAGGCTCCAAACAACCAGAAATAAAAGTTAATGGTTGTGTTGTTAAAAAACTTAAGCGTGAAAATGTTATTCCTCTATATATTGATGAACTTTGTATTGGTTATTATTATATAGAAACAGATGGTAAAGATCTATTTGATTACATTGAAAATATTCATGATCCATTTAGTGGTATGAAAAATAATATGAAAAATGCCACATTTAGTACTAATAATATTAAAGATGATATTATTAAGAATCTTGCAAAAGACATATCTGAAAAGATAGATGCAGAATTCATCAATGCTAATCAAGATCTACGAAAAGAAATATATCTTATTCTTAAACATAATAAACTTAGTCAAAATCAAGCGAATAATATTACAGTTACTTATATACCAGCTAATGAAATAAATCATATGTACTTTAAGAAAGATCCAAAAACAAACAGAGGTATATCTGATTTGATGGGAGCATTTATTCCTGCTAAGTTATATGTAGCTATATATATTTCTAATGTAATAGGTATATTAACAAGGAGTCATGACAAGAGAGCATATTTTGTTAAACAGTTTGTAGATACAAATATATCTCAAAGTCTAATGAGTGTAATAAATCAAATTAAGTTATCTAACTTTGGTCGTAGAGAACTGGATAATCTTGATAATATCTTTAACATTGCCGGTAAATATAATGACTTTGTAATTCCTACATCTCAGGGTGGAGAACGACCTATAGAATTTGAAGTTATTGCAGGTCAAGAGATCAATACAAATGATGAGTTGATGGAAAAACTTGAAGATATGTCGATAAAAACTCTTAATGTACCAAAAGAGATATTAGATGCAAGTCAAGCTGTAGATTTTGCCACTAGACTTGTTATGTCTAATGCAAAATTCCTAAGACATGTATTAAAACGTCAATCAAGACTTGAAGATTTATATAGTATTGTAGCTACTAGAATATATAATGCTCATTATGCTACTAATGAAGAGATAACTATAACGTTGCCACCACCATCTCATTTACATTTAGGTAATATTAATGAATTATGGGTAAGTGCATCTACATTCATCGATGGTATTATTGAATTAGAAATGACTGATAAAGATGCTGAAAATGCAAGTTTTGAAAAGACTTTCAGAAAGAATCTGATGAGATACTATTTATCTACATATGTAAATTGGAAGATGATAGAGTCTATAAAGAAACGCTCGATCCTAGAGGCTGCTATAATTAATGGTCCAACGGAAGCAGAAGAAGAATAAAAAACATAAATAAGCCTATACCGTAATGGTATAGGCTTTTTATTGTATTATTTAGATACAGTAGTTCCAGTGTAGATGAATTTATCAGCATTTTTAACGATACTCATAGATCCTATCAAATCTTTTGCCATTGCATTAACAGCATCGCCTTGAACTACGAAACAGCTCATTTCCATTGTAACTTCCTTAGCATCATGAGCTCCTCTTTCAGAGTTATAGATGTTAAGTTCAGCTTTTGTTGGTTGAGCAGCTAAGATTAAGAATGCTTTTTCTACATCAAGACCAGTACTGTCAGTTACCCAGTAGATTAATGTAAATATTTCATTCTCGAAACCAGCGTCTATAATACCATCTTCAATCAAACCATGATAATGTTTGAAACTTGAACGTGGGTCATATAAACCTGTTAAGAATAATTGGTTAAATTTAGTAAGAGGCGCACCTGATTTCTCAGTATATCTCATACTAATAGTAGATGCGGATTGCTCTTTAACTTTGTTAATCAAGTTAAGTGTATTTAAACCGTCGTTGATTTCTAAAGTTTCAGAACTGATATCTTCGATACCATCCATACCTTTAAACTCATTTTGCATAATATGGACAGCATTATCGATTATAGCTTTGTACGCTGCATCTTTTGAACCTAACTTTTCTAAGAAAGTAGGTATAGCTAATACCGTCAGAAAGGAATGACCAGATTCGTAGATATCGAATTGCTCCAAATTACCAAAGTCAGTAATTCCTCTAAATAGGTTATATTTAGTTAACGATTTAGGTTGTTTTGAATTATTAAACATAGTCTATGTTCCTCCTTTCTAGTTTATAGCATAGATAGTGAAGTATTCACTCTCAGCGTAATCTTTGAATGATACCTGGATAGAAGCTTTAAATATTTTGTTCTGTAATGCAGTTGGATCTTTAATATATTCGAAAGTAATAGTTTTAAAGTTATCTGTAAATTTATTGATTACAGACTCAACATCTTTTCTATATGTTTCAAGATCTTCTCCATTTAAGAAGCTGTATCTGATTTTAGGACACTTAGTTCTAATAGCTTTAATAACTTCTTGAACTGCTAATACGTTATTAATGTATGAGAATTGACTAAGTTTATCTTGTGAAGTATATTGAGACTCGATAACAAGCTCATTATCAAAATATGATGCATAGTTGACTCTAAGATCAACTAAATCTTCTTTTTGATTTACTCCAGGTGTAATTCTAGGTAAATAGTTGATAGTACCTTTTATAGCATCAGCTATAATAGCACCATTAATTTTACCAGCAAGTGGTCGATGTCTACCATTTTTAAAATGCTCAACAACGATTTTAGATAATGTATACCCAACAGTAACTTGAACTTGTTTCTTTGAATAAGGATCGATAACATCATAAGATAACATGTTTGATGAAGAGTACATAGAAGGATTAACCCCTAACTCTACAGCAGCAATTTCATCGAATGTATTTACGAAACCAGAGTCTCTGAAATAGAATAAATCTTGTCTGAATTCAACAAAATCTTCAATAGCTCTTTTAACTGGTTCTGGATAATTAGCATCTACGATTGCGTCGATTTTGTATTCGTCTAAATCATAGATATTGTTTGTGATTTGACCTGTGAAGAATTTTACTAATTCTTCTTCTAATGCAACAGTATTGATAGGCTTAGATCCAAATGTACCATTAGATCCGTTAGCTAAACTAATACCATATACATGAGATAAAGATACAGATGCAGCAGATAAAGAAATAGCTTGAAGAGCTTTGTTAGCTTTAGTCTTGCCAAATAAAATATCTGTTGAATAAGGACTTTCCAATCCTGATATTTCTGTAATTTCATCAATAAAGCTTTCAGTATAAACTTCTAATACTGAACAACGAACTTGGTTCGAGTAAGTATTTACTACTGAAGCTATAGAAATATTTCTATTTCCAGTGATTTGTGATGGGTTGAAGCTGAAGTTTAGAGTTTCTAAAACACTTGTGTTTTCGATAATCTCTAATTGGTATTGGACATAATCATATCTTTTACTTTCAGCATAATCTGGAGAAATTCTAAATTTCTTATCTGAATCTCCACGACCAATATCAGTAACAACTATTAATGGGAATGTTTTATATCCATTAATATCTGGGGTGTCGCTGTACATAGCTTCAGCAGAAGCCATAACCTCAGTAATAGTTTTGATATTAGTTACAGATCTAACCTCGAATTTTAGATCTACTACATCTACCATTATAGCTGTTGCTCCAGTTGGAACAGTTGTTTCTGCTCCATCTAAAAGATATAAAGGTTGATTTAAAGAGTTTAATTTTTGTTGTTGAATAGCTTTTGTTTTTGCAACAATAACTGCATTAGCTAATAATGCATCTGGCGCTACTAATCTGTTAACTAAAACATTTGCTCCTGCCTGTAGCGATCTAGCTGTTTGCAGCATAGGTTGGCCATGTTTAACAAATGATACATTACCATATAGCTCTTGGAATTTAGCCCAAGCTACAGTATTTAATCCTTCTGGCCCTTTATCTGCTGTAATTGCATACATCATTAACGGTGCCCCAAGATTAGAATCAGCAGATTGACTAAACTCAGTGTTATCAATTACTTTGAACTCTGAATGAGGATACATTGTCCTACCTCCTTTATTTGTATTTGCTTATAGATTAATCCTAAGCTTTATTATTATGTTACTATCTACTTACTCATGAATAACTTTTCTAATGGGCTATATTTATGGTTTTTGTTGGTAATTGCATTGGCCATAGACTCATCCCAATTTTCACTAGTCACTGCTGTGTAAGGCGATATAATATTTGGAATCTCAACAATATTAATATTTTTGTATGCCGTCATATCTGTATTTTTAGAAAGTCTAAAAGGTACAGATAAATCATTTGGAGATCTGCTTAATTCTCCTGAAACTATACCAACAAGAGATGCTGGAACTTGATAATTTTTACCATTAATTTCAGCATTTCTTAAAATATATTCATGCTTCTTATCATATGGTATATTGTTAGGCAGCACTCCAGTTATCATCATTCTAAAGAATACTTCTACATAGTCTGGAAGTTTTGGAACTTTAGTAGATACTATAACCTTATCGCCTTTTCTAAATACCAGCAATCTATAATCAGCAACTTCATTATTTTTAGTCAATTTCAAATTAGTCTGTTTTCTGATTTCACTAGGTTGACAATTGAATACACTTGGAAAATTAAATAACTTTAATCCTCCAATAGGTTTATCATTTGCATCATAGATAGCATATGTAAATATACCAACTAATTTCATTAACTCTCCATCTTGTTCAGCATATCCACTATCAAAATATCTTTCTGGTATATAATAAATAATAGATCCTTCATTGGCAAATAATATAGAATTCTTTTCTCCCTCTTTAAGAAAACTTGGTAAATTAGTCATTTAAGATCACCTCCTTTATAATTATATGATAGTTAAACAAATAAAATAGAAGTACACCTAAACGGTGTACTTCTTATTTAATTAGTTATTTTTCATATCAAGTATAGTCTTCTCGATATTAGATACAAGAGTTTTTGAAAACTCTGTTTTCATTATATCGATATGATCTAATGTAGCAATACTGTTTATAAAGTAATACATGTAAGTATGCTCATGTATTCTTGATGACTGCATTCTTTCACAAGTTTTACAGAATAAAATTACAAACTTCTTAATGTCATCTGAAGTTATACCTGATTCCATAGAGATCTTTCTTTCAAGTATTGGAGCTACTATTCTAATATCACTGATATTGAATTTTGATATAGCATATTCTCTACTAAAGTGATTGCAGAATTTATTGTATTTCTTAAGATCACCATTAAGAATACCATTTAATCTACCACGACGACGATCAATTTCTCGATGTAATAATTCCATAGTATAGCTATACTCAAAGTATTTAGATACTAGTCTAAGCTGTGCGGCTTTTTCTGCAGCACCATTAGCTTCGATAATATCAGCCTTTTCTAGTAATTGTATTCCCATAATATCAGAAATATTTTGTGTATATAAATCTAAATATTCCGGTATATCCATCTCTACTGCAATGGCTTTTTGTAGGTCAATATAAGCCTGGTCCAATTTCAATTCAGTTTTCATCATATCTAAAAATGAATTAGCCATCATATCTCTAGCCATAGGAGTATTTTGATCTCTTGGTATTACTTCCATTATTTGTTTTTGTATTGGTTCTGGCATTCTAGAGTAAAGATTCTTAACTTTAGTTTCACTATCATCATTTATTAATGTTAATATAGATAGCATTTTTTCTAAATCGCTATCTTTTAAACCCTGCTCTTCAAAATAAGATTTCAATGTATCTTCATCTATTTTTACTGGATCTTGTGGTTGTTCTTCGCCATCTATAATATCTGATAAAGATACGCTCTCTACTGTATCTGCCTTTTCATCGATAGAAGTTATATGAGAAATTCCAGTAATAGGATCTACAACTATAGTTGCTTCCATCTCTTTAGACTCATATTCTTTTTTACTATCTTCTATAGATTGTAATTGTTCTGGTGACATATCTCTACCAGAATTTGATGGTAGTTCTTGATATTTTTTATCTTCTGGAGATATAGAATCTTCAATAAAATCTGCAATTTTATTTAAATCCTGATCCATAGCTGTTGGTATAATTGGACCATTCAAGACTTCATTAATAACTCCTGTATCTATGGTCATACCTAATTTATTTGCCATTTCTCTTACATCTTTTTCATTCATAGTTAGTCTTCTCCTAAACTTTTTATTATTCTATATTATCTTCTAATGATTCATCTTCAGCTTGTGGTTGAGATGAAAACATAATAGATTGTTTATCAGATTCTACCATAATATAATGTATTCTTAATCTAATGGCATTTATTAGATTAATCTTATTTGCAAAATTATTAACAGTGAATGGTCTAACAAATATTTCTCTAAACATATCTCCTTTAGATTCTACAATCATAGATAGATGCCTAGCAATATTTTTATCATCACATACGATATTTAAGATATCATCAAATTTAATATCATATGTAAATAGATAATCAATAACAGATTCCAGATTAGACTGGATTACAGCAATCTTTACATTGTTGTATGATTTCTTACCATAGATAGTTGAAGAGTCTTTATTTCTTTTCAATGCAGCCATCTCAAGGGCATTATATAAATTATTTTTTTCCTTTATTATTACGCCAGCATAGAATGAAATTAAATTCTCTTTAAATTTAGCAACAAAGAAATCAAATAAAGCCCAAGCTACAGAATAGTTATCAGTTATATCTGCTGTGGGTATTATTGCTAGATTATGCGCCTCACATATAATCTTTATTATAGTATCATATGTACTTTGTCTTGCAATTCTTAATTCTTCTGCAATACTTGGATTATTGGCCATTTCGCTATTAAATCCAAATTCTAATGACTGCACCGTATTTGGTAGCCCTATAAGATTATGACTGCATTTATTGATTATATTATCCTGAACAATATTCAGAATAAGATCTCTGTCAAAGTGCGCTAATATTATAGCAGACTCACCTTCACTTACCATATTGTAATTCTGCAAATTACTAAGCATGATGTATTGCCTCCTTTTTAATGTCTTTATTTTTACTATATTGTTACAAGCATAATAAATTCTGACATAGCCTAAACTATGTCAGAATGTTATTTAGTTATCATTGTAAAAATCTGTAAATAAATTGGTTGGTAATTGGACAATTCCAGTATCACGTTCACTTAGATCTATATGATATTTATCCTCATATATTTTTCTACCGAGTTTAGTGTTTAAAAGGTTCTCCATAGCCTGATTATCTTTTGTAGTTTCTTCTGCTAAGAACTTATCATACAATTTAGATTTATCTTTTAATATCTCTAATTGTCTTTGAACTACTTCATCAGATATTGTTTCTATTTCTACAGCAATATTAGTTTTATATCGCTCTTCAATCTTATCAATACCTTCTTCAAAATCGGCATCCGATTTAATAGATTGTTTTCTGACACCATATCGTTCCATGATATCTTTACCTTCATACCAAACATATAGTGCCATTAAGTATGAGAATATCTGGTCGTCATGTGATTGTGATGAATGTTCTATCTTACCGTTACGTTTTACTTCTAGACCTTCTAATTCGCTAAATATTATAGGAGCTATAAATTTATCTTTATGATGCTCCATACGCTCTCTTAGAATTTCCATTAATAAATTTCTTATTTCTTTACTAGAATCAAGACCATATACTTTGGTTCTTTGTGTAGTCTTAATAGTTGTTCCACCTTGACCAACACGTTCTTCAATAACTTTATCTTTGATCTCATAAAATAGATTTCTCTTAATGGATGTCTTCATTAATTTACTAGTAACTGATGCTCCATATCCGCCGTTTCGCTCTATATTAACTACAGCATTTGGCATATATCTTGTTACTAATTCATATATAACTCTTGCCAAATCATCTGTACTTATATAATTACAATTCAATGTAGCTACTATTTTAGTAGTAGTGGAATCAATTATAGTTATTGCAGATGAGTCTCTCATATATCCACCAGAAACGTCTACACCTATAATTGGAGGATATTGTAAATTCATTTCTTCATAAATATGCATTTGATAATAGTTTGCTAAAGTTATAGTTCGTATAGGTTCTTTAATCAACCCTTTAACTATATTTATATCTTCTTTCTTGAAAGGAGAGTTATCTGAAGTTTTGGACCACTCTAATAAAACTTCTCGGCGGATTGCACTCCAATCTTTTCTCATTGTAATACATAATTTTCTAAACCATTCTTCATTCTGTCCAAGTTGTTGATACGTATATCTAATATAAACAAAGTCACTATTAGTATTCTTACCAAGAAGATCTCGCAATTGATCTTCTCCTAAGTCATAGAATGATTCATCAAATCTAGTTGCTGATTCTTTAGTTTCATAAGCCTCTAGACCTTCAGTGGTAGTCATATCTCCAGGAGTTGTTGTTATCAAGATACCATATGGAGCATTGTTTCTAGCAGCATTTGATGCAGCTGTATTGAAGGCTGGTGTAGCTGATAAGTATACTATGCCTACATAAGGTATAAACGCATATTCATCGTACCATTGAATAGGTTGTGTACACGTGTTCTTCAGTTAGAGTCGTTAATTCTAACTCGTTCTCTTATGAACTGCTATATGTTACCATATAGACGAGACTATATCTTCACCCTAACATATCTCTTATAAATATGTTAGGGGCTTCCCATTTCCACTCACTTGAGTGTACTCTACTAGCTTTAAGTATATTTCTATACCCACCGAATTATTACAGCATCAGTGTCATTAGAGCATTCAGTTTCTTGAATGACGTAGCTTTCGATAGTCGTTGAACCTTATTCCTAATAATTATTAGGAATCTTGGCTGCTGATTGTCCCATTACATTTATTGGGAGTTCCCAGACAATTAAAGAAGTTTTTTACGCCGCATTACTACGACGAGAGGCAGTATTTAATTTACCTCGACCTAAACTATTTGCTAGTATTTTATTACGTGCAGACGCTAACGTTCTAATCTTATTCTTATTCGATGGATGTTCCAATGTCTCGACTGTATCTTTTGGTTTGGTATATTTTCCATTATCTCCAGGAATAGAATCCATTATTAGATAAGATGGTAATGATCCACGAAGCTCTTTAAATCTAGCTAAGTTCATTTTTGAGTCTTCATGCTTCTTATTAATAAACATAAACTCTGAGTTAGATGTACCAAAATTAAATACCCATAAATAACGTATCAATGCAGATACGGTCTTACCATTCTGTCTAGGGAACTCTACAAACATATTCCAGTTTCTTACAAATCCAAAGTTTAATGCTAAGTTTCCTCTAGTAAGTTTATACTTAGCACCAGAACCTATAGCACCCCCTTGATCGGGAACTCTTACTACTTCACGAATAAAATACCAATAATTTAGTATACATTCTCTAAGTATTCTTGCTTTCATTTGTTGATTTAATCTTGGATCTCTTGGATCTACACCTTCTAAGCCTTTATCTAATAATGCTAAAAAGAATGCATTCTTTTTGATACCTCTATCTTTTAGATAGTAGTGTATATCTAAGAATGATTGATTATTGGTCGAAAGATGGGTATGTACTACGTATTTATACTGTGGTGCGCCATTAATAGCCATATCATGTACCATCTCCTTTCATATGTTTAAATTACATATATGTTCGGATTAATAGTTTTGTAATAGTACCACATTTCAATGGTATATTATAGATATGAAACTAATAATATGTATAGCAATATACATCATTTTGCTATGATCCCGAAGATCTATAGCACACTTTCAAGGAGGACTTTAAAATGAAATATATTAACAAAATAAAATTAACATCAAAAATCATGGCTAGCGATAATGATTTATTTTATGAAGAAGCTAGGAAAATTAAAGATTTATTAGAAGAGTTTGCTGCGAATCAAAACATGTTCATTACTAAGTCTTCCGTTGAAGAAGATTTTGAAAAATTCATGAATGATAATTGCGATTTATCGCTAATATCGATCCGTGTAATAGATAATTTAATGTATGAATTTATAAATTCGTATGACGACAATCTATTCACTATGCCATCAACTCGACAAGTAATGATTATTCTTGCAAAAGTAGTTTATAGAGCTACTGCATAATTAGGAGGAATTTAAAATGAAAAAAAAATTCTTTTGAAGAAGAATTACAAAGATTTGATGTAGAAGTAAAAAATACCAATGATGAATTAGACATCAAACTCAGAATTAGTAGATATGCAACTTGCACTTGCTGTAAAGATTCAGCTAAGTGTAACGGAAACAGTAGGGTGCACTGATAGTGTATGCTATCAAGAAAAATTTGACCATTGTAAGAGAGGGAGGTTTAAAAATGAATTATATAAAAGAATTCATTAATGATAATCCATTAGACATTTTAAAAAATGCAATTCTTAAAAGAGATTTAATTATTTCCAAAATAATTAAATCTCTCTTAGAAGAAGTCAATATCCAAAATTATAGTGGTCACTCAATTGATTCTGATAATGATAATTTGGCTATATTTTTAAAAATAGAGCAACCGTCAGATGAATTATTAAAAGTGAAAAAGCTATTAATTAAAAGAGGCTCCGAATATAATAATGAAATTAATTCTTTAATTGTATTACCAAAAGAATTAAATTTCATAAAAGAATTAGCAGTAGATGGTTTAGAAATATCAACTATTATTGTTTCTACGATGGAAAAACCACCATCTAATATTCGCAATTACTATTTAAGAATACGTAATATATCATTAGTAAAATTTATCGAATATGCATTCGATAATATCAAGGAGGTATAAATAAAATGATAACGACACATTTAACAGGACACATGTATCGCAATTCGCCATATGAAACTGATAGTTCATGTGGAAATTGTAATGGGCAAGATGCGAAACCTGCACCAAAATATTCAAAGTCAATGGATTCAATAATAAATTTGATTCTATTGATAATGCAAAAAGATACGAAGAATCAATACACGCATTAATCCCAGAATGGGATACACATCGATATTTTGATGTAGATTTTAACAGATTCTTTATTAAAGATAAAGAATTACATGTTTTGGTATCTGCTAGATCTACAGAAAAATGCATTGAAATAAAATGCAATGTAACCAATTCAGATACTTATAAAGAGATTTATAAGGAAGCTGAAAAACGTAGACTTAGATATGAAGCTTGCGTATGCACAGACAAAGATTCTGAAGAAGAATACGAATGCTGTAAATGTGTAGGTTGCACCGATAGTTCTTGTTATTATGAAATGATAGATGGTAAAAGAACTAAAAAGAAATGGTATATGTAATAGCATAGTGTCAGGCATTTACAAACCTAATAATATAATTAGGTGTAAGAGCCCATCTTAAACCATTGTCTGACACTATATTATTTATAAATGTATTTACTCTGATATAATGCAGAAATGTATTATGTTAGAGATAAGTATATTTGCGTACTTAATAAACCAATTTTGCTATGATCCCGAAGATCTATAGCACACTTTTAAGGAGGACTTTAAATTATGAAAAGAACAATGAATGCAATTGATATGACTGTGACTGTAGTATCTTCAAAACCTGAATCAGATCTAAAAGATGAGTTTAGAAAACTAGTCGCTATTAAATTAGCGATTATGGCATCAAAAGAACGTAATAATGGCATGTCAATAATATTATAAGAAGGAGATAATAGAATGGCAACTTACATTAGATATGAAGGACGAGTGATGAGCATAGAGGAAATAGATATCCTCTATGCTAAATTATTTGCAGATAACAATGAATCAGATAATGAATATACCGAGGAGGTGGATGATGTTACTGTCCACTAAGATTCTAATATTACTTATTGCAACATCGACACTAATCATTTTACTAATCGGAATATTAATTTATGGTATAATAACTGAAATTATAATTCCAAGATTAAGAATATCCAGAATTAGATATATTTACTATATCTGTAAAAATGGATACACCAAAAGGAGAAGATAAAAATGGACACTACAGCAATGGATAAAATTATTAAAGAATGTGAAGAGATGGCTAATAGACCAATTGGTCGTAAATCTGCAAAGATGCAAGAATATGATAATCAATTAGCTAATCTTACACTTGGTTTCAATAAAGTAACATCCGAATTAAATCGTATGTTAATAAAGAGATAGGTATTTCCTATCTCTTTATTTTTTATAGAATCTAGTGTCAACTTGTAAATAACCAAAAATAAAAAGGAGAATGTATATGATGTCAACAATATTAGTATATTCAACAACTGATTGTGTAAATTGTAAACGACTTGAACATTATTTGGATAGTAAGGGGATCGATTACAAAATAGTAAATATTGACGATGATCCAGTAGAAAGAAGCTTTCTATTAAATGATCTTAAGGTTAGAAGTGTTCCCGTATTGTATAATAGCAATACACGTAACTATACTATAGGTTATGACGGATCCAAAGTGACACAGGATAAAATAGACAATCTGATTATAGATTTATAAAAAACAAAAGGGATGGTTGCCGTTAGGCAACCATCTTCTTTATTATTTTTTCTTTTTAAAATGTAAATAAATATCAGAAAGCTTTTTTTCAATAATCTCGTTATCATCATAAACTCTTTTACCATTGATATGACTAGTATCTCTAAGCGCCGGGGCACTACTGGTATACATCGCACCAGTTCCAGTTTTTACTAAATACATATTACCAGGTAATCTAAATACATTAGCTTCTAACATCTTAATCAAATACCTCCCATAAAAATTTTAATTATTTTATATTATCAATACCAAAGAACTTTTCAGTTAATAATATCAATGTAGCTGGAGTATACATATTGATATAAATATTATGCAATGCGGCATATGCAAAAGGTTTACCTTCACGCATTCTAAGTTGCATTGTTCTTAATAGTATGTTACTCATAGCAGTATATCCAGATTTTAAAAATATATTAACCATAATGCTATGAGTTTTATAATTTATAATCATTTGATGTTCCTCCCTATAGGTTAATCACGTTAGTATAATTTATAGATTTGTTAACTAATTTAATTCCTAACGATTCTAATATAGATGAAAAGTTAGTAAGGTTATCATTTATAATAGTATTATAATCTATAAATTCAAGTACCCAATCTGGAGTTGTAGTATTCAGCGGAATAGCTATAGCATTACAGTTTTTAAATTTATCATCACTCTTAAATAATTCAAGTATTCTTTGATAAAGTTCTGGATATTTATCTATAACGCATTCTGCTGTTTTTGGTGTTAGATTAATTTTGACAATATCTATAGCATTTCTTATATTCATGTCTATAGCTTCATCCTTTGGATCTCTAAGTATATTCCATACTAGCGAAGCCTTTATTCCAGCAGACCTCATAGGATCATCATAATTACTTAATGACTTTATAGTAGCTGGCTTATAGAAGTCTTTGCTTTTATTCGATAATGAGTTAAAGATATCTTTCTCTACCACCATAAGCTTTCTTATGACCTTTGTAGGACTCATGTTAGGATCTTTTAATATATCATCGTATAAAATAGCTTGTAATGCTTTTTGTGTAGTTTCATTAACAGAAGCCTTATCAATTGTCATTCCTTTTATATCTAGTAAATTATCTACTTTTACTCCTTCTTGTAGTTCTACAATAGAAGCATAGTTTTTCTTACCAGCAACAAGCAATAACGTTTTAAATAAGAATTCATTCTTCATATTTAATTTACAAACTTTACCGGGACGATATGTACCAGTACATTTTGTATATTCTACCATTGCACTATTAACCATCTTATTCAAACAAAATGCTAATATATTAATTATAGAATATCTTAATCCATCTTCTGCTAATATAGTTTCTTCGTCAAGAGATCTTCTTATCTCTAATATCTCATCATTAACGATATCATATTCTCTATCTATCTTTTCTAATGTAAATGGAACATAGGAATCTACCTCATTACCATCAATATTTACTGTAAATTTAAGGTCATGATTTTTTATTTCCATTGGAATATCTAATGTTCTCTCTCTCCAATATTTAAACCAAGGATCCAAAACAACTATATTAGAGTCTGTATCAATGATAGCTGTAACCTTTCTTGGAAGATATGTAAGTCTGTCTATTCTATCTATATAACCATGATTATAGAATACATACTCCTCTAACAATTCCCAGAATACTTCTAGTTCCACGCTTATCTCTTCTGGTATCTCATTAGGATTTAGATAAGGAGATTCTAGCATAGTTAATAATTTTATCATTGCAGTTTCCATAGAACTATTTTTCATAAATGCAAATAAATTACTTTTATAGAATAGTCTATTAAGATCTGTTTGTCCTAATTGGCACAACATCATCCATACAATAACTAAATCATCTTCTGTAGGTAAATAACCATGTCCACATGTTTCTATCAATTTTTCAAATACTATATCTCTAGAGATATCAGTATCTAGTATATTATGATCGAAAAATTGTCTTTTCTCTTCTATTACATTAGTTATATATTTAGTAATCTCGTTTAATCTTCGGAACTTAACATTATTCGCTAAAAACGATTCGAAAGCCATAGCAGCTACAGATATAGCACTTTGTCCAGCTGATGTTATACTAGCGGCAACATTAAGATTATAGAATAAACACGATGCATTTCCAATTGCTCCATATGTACCATTAGCATCAACTTTAGAAAGTGTCTGAAGTAGGTTATAATGATTAAACATATCTGAACCTTTTGGATATGTAAACATTGTCTTTTTATGAATTTTACGTTCTGCTAAGAATTTACTTACCGTCAATTTAACAAGAAGATTTTCTTCTTCTTCAGGTTTCTTAAACATAACTCCAAATGGTGTTACTATAGGATCCCTAGATAATATATATTCCATAGTATCTAGTAATGTGCTATCTATATTTTTATCTTTATATTTATTCTCTAATATAACTGCACTGTTTTTCATTTTACCAATCATTACACATTCTATAGCCTCTATAATTTTATCTGTAGTGGCTTCTGGGAATGCTAATCTCATAACTGTAAGCATCTCATCTTTAAATATTTGCATTATTCTGTATTCATTCATAGTAGTTACCCTCCTAATTATATTATTATTCTAAAGTTAACTATAGTATTAAATCCTATAATGATCTATATATGTATATACATGATTTGTAATACATTATATTTTCAAACATATATTATAGTCATGAATATAATATATTATTATATTCAAGTATTACCAAGTAGTTATTTTAAGGAGGAATTTTATGGTAGGTACTCTTAGTAAAAAAGAATTTGCAATAAAACTGATTAATAGCTTAGATATTAATGCTGTTAAAGTATTTTTATCAATGTTATCGCAACAACAAGATAGTTCTGAATTGGCTGCAGAACTATTTGAGGAATGTGGGTTACATAATGAAGGAGGAAATGAATGTTAAATTATTTAGAAGAACGATTAGGGCTAGAAATGATCAATCGACCCACAGTAGGATCTACAGTATTATTAAAAATTATCGGTTTTAATAATATAGGTTTATTATTAACTAATAATAATGTTGATGGGGAAGTAGTTGTACCCTGTGATATAAAAGATAACGCTATTACAAATATGCGTTTTAAAGAAATGCAGACTTTTGAAAATATTGATGATCTTGAAAAGATTATTAATATTTTAAAAGAAAAGAATTAATACTCTAATACATCTCTAAACCATAAAGTAGGTTATTAAATACCTACTTTATTTTTTGTAGCATTAACATATAATTAAAAATAAATCATTATGTTTATTAATAAAAGTCTAAGGAGGACAATGATATGTCAGTATTTGGTAGTGGTAGTGTTAATAATCAACCAGATTTAGTGTTAGAAGATGTAGAAGAGAAAGTGCTTCAGTCTATAGTTATGGCAGAAATAACTGCTGGTCTTAATGAAGAAGAAATGGGCGCGTTCTTAGAATCAGAAGAATATGCTGTTTTAGCAGAAGCTAATAGATTCAAAAAGAATACTTTAATCCGTTTAAACAAATCTGATGATTTGGAAAGACGTACAAGTATGGCAGCTTTAGCTTTAGCTAAAGAGTCGAATTCTACTGCATACAAGCAGTATGAAAAGTATATGAAGTTAGCTAAAAAAGCTAAGAAACAAATACTTTTAAAATATGATAGCAAAGGCGAGCGTATTGCTAAAAAAGCTCAACAAGTGTTTATTAAGAATCCAGGCCTCGAAATGACTGCAGAGAAATTCAAATCTGCTAAAGCGTAAATAAAAAAAGAAAAGTAATGGGGCGACCCATTACTTCTCTTTTTGTTTTTTAATTATATATTATATTAATGTAGATACTTGATTTTAGAATCTTATAGTATCACTAACTTACTATTAATAAGACAAGATGGAGGGTTAATATAATGCTTAATAAACTAAAGAATTATGGACCATACGCAGGATTTACAACAAGTGGTATAATGACAATAAATACTACTGAATTAAACATTGGAAATTGGAATTATCATTTCCAATCTATTTTAAATGTATTTAGAGATGGGTTGGGTGAAAAGAATACTGTACTAGACAATGGATTTATTACCGTCATATTCAATCACGCAGCAAGTATTCAACTTACCCCATATGATTATATTATTAATCTAATAATGTGGAGGCCTATACTATATATTGGACGTATTCAACCTAAGCATATAGTATTCGAGGAAAATATGACTCGAGGAGTTATTCGTGATTATATAAATAAATATATCATAGATACTCAAAGAAGTATTTTATCAAATACTAAAATAAATAATTTAATAGATGATACATTAGCAGCTATTAAATTTATAGATGAATTTAGTATGTGGATAGCCAATACAATAGATCTTGAAAGTGATGTAGCTCTAATGAGAAAGCATCCTGAAGTTAGAGATATATTAAATTCAACTATGGCTAATATCCCTATTGGCGAAGTCAATTCTAAAAGTATGGAATTAACTAATAGACTTATAGGATATATAACAGCTGAAGATAGTGACCATTGTATGAAGGATTATCTTCTTGCTCGTGAAGGTATAAAACCAAAGCAGTATAAGGAATATGCTGTAAATATAGGACCTAAGCCTGATGGACGACAAGGTATATTTCCAGCTATTATTGATGGTAGTTTCATCAATGGTGGATTACGAACAATATCAGATTACTTTATTGAAAGTAGTGCTGGCCGTATTGCTCAAATATTATCTAAAAATAATGTTGGGGATTCAGGCCACTTTGCTAGATTACTAGGTATCAACAATTCAGATACAATATTACATAAAGATCCTAATTATATATGTAATACTAGAAACTATGAAACAGTAATAATCCGTAATATAACTATGCTAAATAAGTTTAAGCATAGATATTATAAATTATCTGAAAATGGTGTTGAACGTAAAATAGTTCCAGAAGATGATAAAGATCTTATTGGAAGAGTAATTTATCTACGTTCCCCAATTACATGTGCGTCTAAATCCAGAGGTGAAGGTATCTGCTATAGATGTTATGGAGATTTAGCATATACTAACAGAGATATTAATGCTGGTAAAATTGCTGCGGAAGAACTATCTTCAATATTAACACAAATACTTTTATCTGCAAAACATTTATTAGAGGCAGCTGTAGAAGAGATTAAATGGCCAAGTAAATTCAGAGATGTATTTGATATCGATATTAATGTAATCAGTATCATTGAAGATCTGGAAGAGAAGTACGATATAGTAATTAATCATGATGCTATCACTGCAGAGAATGAAGAAGATGATTTTGATTTCAATGAATATTTGATTGATTTCAAAATTCAAGATAAGCGTGGTAAGTTATATGATATAGCTACATCAGATGGTAGTAAACTTTATATAACCAAAGAATTTAATGAAATCATTAGAACTCATATAGTTATAAATGAAGATACTATTATCATTCCAACCACTGAGCTAGCGGACTTATCATTATTTGTAGTTAAGATTACTAATAATGAACTTTCCAAGACTCTTGTTAAATTGCAAAACATCATCGACTTGGCTAGAGAGATTGTTCAATATGATAGAAATACTATATTGCAAGCTTTTATAGATACAGTTATAGATGGAGATTTAACACTAGATGCTATTCATTGTGAAATCATAATATCAAATCAGATTAGATCTGGAGATGATATACTTGAATTTCCTAATTGGGAATTGCCAGGTCTAGATAATCTAAATCCTAAAGATAAAGATTACCAGATACTTACATTAAAACAATCTTTAGCTAAACATCCAAGTTTGGTAGTAACACTATCATTCCAAGATGTATCTAGGCAACTATATAATCCACTTAGTTTCATAAAGCATAAGACGTCTTTAATGGATGTATTTTTCCAAGTATCACCGCAAGTAAATATAGCAGAAGCTAATAAAATGGAGGAAGAACTAAATGCTAAAAATAATAACAGATGAGGAAACATTGAGATCAAAATGTAGAGTTTGTATGCCATTTGAATATGAGAAGATTAAAAAAATCATAGCTCATCAAATGATAGAAACTATAAACTCAAGTGGTAATGGTGTTGGATTATCAGCACCTCAAATTGGACATAAGATGAGATTCTTTCTAGTTTATCTAGGAGAGAAACGCATCCCTACAATATTTATCAATCCAACTATATTATCTTATAGTGATGAAAAAGAAGCTGGCGTTGAAGGATGTTTATCTTTTCCAAATCATTTTGGAACTGTTACTAGATCTAAATCTATTAAGATGAAATATCTTAAAGGAACTAAGATGGTTATATCTGAATTTGAAGATTTTGACGCTAGGGTTATACAGCATGAATATGATCATTTAGATGGTATATTATGTATCGATAAAATGACAGATTCATTTATAGAAGAACCTTTAGCAGAGAAAGCCAAGATTCAGACATTTGAAGAGATCAATCCTATAAAACTTGAAGGTATCTCTGCAGATTTCGAATAGTATCTAAAGCAATGATAAAGAATAGGCCTGGGCCTATTCTTTTTTTATTTTTTATCTAATTGTCAACATCTATATAAATACATACAGGAGGAATAAATATGGAGATAAGAAGTGTAGACAAAGAATTGATACCAAAGATAAATAAAGCTATTGGCTTAGAACTAACCGCAGACCAGATAAATTTTATTACAAAAGGAATTAATACGTATCCTGTTAACACAAGACAATTAGGAAGAACTACTGCATATATTATAAAACTAGCTCTTGATGATATGGTTATAGATCTTAATGACATTAGATACTATGCAGATAGACGTGGGAATTATGAATACAATATGCATTTTAGACAAGAATTTGTTAGAATTTATTGTCTATTGCGAGATAATGGATTAAAAGTTTGTACTATATTAGATAGGGATATTAAACCATTAGAGCGAAGTGTATTATTTTTTGGAGGTGAAAAGATTGAGAAGGATAATAGTGAAACACAGTGCCATACACATTACAGATTATAATATGGGTGATAATCCTAGATTTGAACATGTGTTTTCAATATGGGATAAACTCACACACCAGTATCATATAATAGGCTTAATATATAATGCTGAAAAGAAACTATTAATAGTACCTAGAGGATTAGATATATTCTATTTAGAAAATACTTTTGGTATTAATGCTGAACTGGATACTGATCATGATCCAATGGAGGTACTAGATACAATACGAGTAAAATATAAACCTAGAGATACAGTACAAATATCAGCTATAAACTTTATGATTGGTTCCGAGAAATATAGAGCAAATGCCAGTAAATCTCAGCTATCCGTTAATCTTAGTACAGGTAAAGGTAAGTCTTATTGTTCTATAGTCACTAGTGCTATAATGAAATTAAGAACAATGATTATAACTTCATCTGTAGGGTGGTTAGAGCAATGGAGAGATTATATTGTTGAATATACAGATACTCTTCCTAAAGAAATATATATGTTGGTAGGATCATCGACTATACATAGATTACTTAAAAGTGATATATCTAAGTATAAATATATTCTTGCGTCACATGCAACTCTTAAATCTTATGCTTCTAAGTATGGATGGGATGCAGTAACTGAATTATTTAAATATACTAAGATTGGTATAAAAATATATGATGAAGCTCATCTTAATTTTGAGAATATGACCTATATAGATGCGCATACAAATACATATAAAACATTTTATGTTACTGCAACTCCAGCTAGAAGTGATGGAGATGAAAATATAATATATAAATATTATTTTAAGAATGTACCTTCAGTAAATCTATTCGATGCAGATGATGACCCTCATACTCATTATGTATCTTTGCATTATAACAGTAAACCAACTGTTCAAGATATATCGGGTTGTTCTAATGTATATGGATTTGATAAAAATAGCTATTCAAAATACGTAGTTAGACAGCCTAGTTTTTATAAGTTGTTACATGTAGTAATAGAATTAGGTATGCGTAATCCAGGCAAGGTTATATTATATATAGCAACTAATGATGCTATAAAAATTATATATGATTGGATGCATTACAATTATCCTGAGCTTAATGGTAATATTGGAATATATACGTCCATTATCAAAGAGAACAAAGAAAAACAGCTAGAAAATAAATTCATACTATCTACAACGTCGTCTTTAGGTGCAGCTATGGATGTAGATGGACTTCATATGGTAGTAGTTTTAGCAGAACCTTTTAAATCTCCTGTAATTACTAAACAGTCTATGGGACGTACTAGAGCATATGACACATTCTATATTGAAATAGTAGATAGAGGATTCCAAACAATAAGAAAGTATTTTCAATCTAAACTTCCTATATATGAGAAATATGCTCTATCAGTATCTAAGATAGATATTAGCGATAAAGAATTAGATGATAGAGTTAACGGTATCATGATAAATAGACATGGAGAACTATACCAACCATTCACTATATATAATAATATAAAATCATATGACACTGAGAATCTCAGATGTCCATTCACTATAGTAAATTAAAATAATGGATTGACTTAAATGTCAATCCATATTTTTTTGATTATATATTATAGTAATGAAACTTATAAATTGTATATGAATTTTGCTATGATCACAAAGATCTATAGTACACTTTTAAGGAGGAATTAAAATGTTTTCTGCAGTTAGTGAAATGTTTGATGATGCTAATGAGCACATTAAAGAATTAAAAATTTGTAATGAGATATTAGTAGCAATAATATCTGGGGGTACAGATTTTTATGAAATCTGTAAGACTTATAATTGTACTAATTTAGCTTCAGTAAAATTATTGATATGTATGAGTATGGGTTTATATACTAATATATATCATCCTGAAGAAAAATTTATAGCTTCACAATGCATTACATCGCCAGAGGTCTATAACTTAGCAATCCTGACAATGAAAGATAACTCAGATTTTCAATCATGCATAATGAATACTATTAAACATTGTATGAAATTTTCAGTAAATAAAGAGGAGGCAAAAAATAATGAACGTTAAATTTTATATTCATCACAACAATTTTGACAAATTCATGAATGGTGAACCTACACAGGTTCGTAGCGCTACTGATAAAAATACAGTAGAAATAAACGCTAATGCAGATGAGGTTAAATTAATTAATTATAATCCTATGATAGATGTGTGTCATGCTCATAGGATTATTACTAAACCCTCATATATTAAAGAGTAGTAAGGGGGTTATATTAATGAGAATGGAAACTCTCTTTATCCAAGAATGCTCCAGGACAGGAATAAAATTTTCTATAGTAATTGAGGGTCATACCATAGATTTTGAACCTATGATTTCTAATCTTACAAAGTTTAGAATAGATGGTATATCCTACGCAGTAAATAATAGCGATTATATTTTCAATACAAAAGTACTTATTGATTATATATTGAATGTATTAACTACTGAAGATTTAGCAAAGTACTTTGTAAAAATAAATAAGATTGGAGGAGATGATATGAATAACTCTAATGCTTATGAAGATGACAACAGTACCTATGGCGTAGATACTAGTGGTAAATAAATATAATAAGAGGTATAGCTATTAGCTATACCTCTTTTATTTTTTATACTTCTACATCTGAAAGATCATGTGATTCTTCCACTGTTGGAGTCTCAACCACTTCAGTAGTATCAATTGCAGCTACTTGTTCAGCTGCTATTTTATCAGCAAGCTCTTCAATATCAGCTAATCTCTTAGCTTCAATTTCATCAGCTAATTGTTGTTCTGCTGCGATTCTATTAGCTTCTTCTTCAATATCAGCTAATCTTTTAGCTTCAGCAGCAGCTTCCTCTTCAGCTAATCTTTTAGCTTTTTTAGCAGCTTCTTCAGCCTTTTTGTTATTTTTTTCAGATTTAATTTCAACTGCAGGATCAGCTAAAACAATAGGGTTTTTATAGTTAGATAAGTCTAATCTTACTGGATCTTTAACACCTTCCAATATTTCTTCTACTTTAACACCTTCTACTAAACAGCTTCTAATTTCTCCTGTAGTTAATTTAATACCTTTTACTACACCACTAATGGCTGGGGTAATTGACATAATAATACCTACGGATTGTAAATTTACTAATCTAGTTTGTGACATTTAAATGTCCTCCTTTAATTTTTATTAATTTGCTTCCAAGAATTCAAAGAATTCTGCATCTGATTCTGCTTCACTGATGAAAAATGCTGTTTCTAGCATATCTTCGTCGTCATCATCATGATATGATTTAAATCTATCATCATCTTCATAATCGTCACAGTCGAGATCATCATCATCGAGATCATCATCATCGAAATCATCATCATCGAAATCATCGTCTTCATAGTAATCGAGATCACTATCATCATCGATATCTTCACCAATAACAAATTCTGCTTCAAAAAATAATTGTGCATCTTCAGCTATAAGTTTATCTGCTCTACTATCTAGGTCTTGTTGATATAATTGAGCTTCGAAATCATGCATATAGATTAACCACCTTTCATCAAAAATATAATAAGTACTTTATAGATATGTTATAACGCATCAATTTTAGCTTGTATAGATAATAGCATTTGCTTCATCTGATCAACTGTTAAATTTGTGCTGTATAACTTAGTATAGCTATTATCGCTTTTTATTAATAGCGTATCTATTTTACCATTAATACCTGACATATTTTCTATCTTGGTAGATATAGCAGATATCTTATTTTCCAATTCAGTAGTATCTACATCTACTGTTAAGTTTCCTATCTTAGTACCAAATTTTTGTGTATTCATATCAATACGTTCTATTTTAGTATCTAAACTTCTAAGACTAGGATACCTTCCTGGAGTTGGATCTATAAGCATAGCATCACGTATAGCTTGTTCTTGTTGAGATGTATACAGTAATGAGGTTCTAATAAATTCTTCCATCATATCACTAAGAGCGGCTCGTTGAATTTCTCCATAGTTTATCGTGGTAGCTGTAACTAGTGGAACCATAGAAACTACAGTTACTGTATATTGTCCATCAGTACTAACTACTGGATTTGTTCCATTTGTAGCAAATAATAAACCTCTTACTATTAATTGGTGGTCGGCCTCTTTAGGTTTTATTTTCCAATCATTTATAAGAAAGAAGTATGGCTCTATTATTTCATTAGCTATTGTAGCTTCACCACCTATAACATTAAATGCTGGTAGATATTTACTATTATCATCCTCTAGAACCCATCGTTTCCATTCAGAATATAGATCTATTACTTTTAATTCTTCTACATGATCTAGGCATCGTATGACTTTAGAGGGACCATCAAAAAATACTTGATCCATAATTAATATCCTCCTTCCCTAGCTACTACAGCTGATTGGATCTAAAACTAATTCTTTGTACTTATTTCGTATTATTAATGTTTGATCAATTACAGCTTGTAGCTTAATATATTCATGCGGATTTCCAATATTTTTACTTTTCTCTTCTTCTAAGCGCAATAAATCTTTGTCTAGGAAATTTAAATATATTCCCCAATTCATTAATTTTACTGTTTCACTCATTGGTAGAAACCTCCTATACCAGTATTTTATATTACTTAGATGTTTACAGAATTTTCAAATTAAATAGGGTAGCCTTATAAGGCTACCCTATAATATTTTAGTTCATATAGTTACGTTCTAGATTACCAACCATTGAAAATACATTGTAAACTGATTTTTCAATAATACCTTCAGCTTTAGTATATTGAGTTGTACCTAAACCTTGAACTACTACTGTAACTGGAACTTGTTTGTCTGCAGAACCTGCACCACGTTGTTCATTATAGTTATAGTCGTAATCAAATGTAACCATAGAGTTTCCACCAACAGAACCAGTAATATCTACATTGCTATTGTCTTTAACTAATACAGCATTTACTGTACCATAGTTTTTACCAGTTGGAACTGAAGCAGCTGAATCATTGGTAAAGAACATCCAGTATTTAGCATTTGCATCATTTCTAATATTTTCATTAAATTTGATAGTTCCAGCAGCGATAAATGGATGAACTAATTCATTACCAAGATTGTCGCTAAATATGATACTATTGATATCAATAGATCTGTAGTTATCAATATATACTCCACCAAACATAGTTGTTTTAGTTTTAAGAGTATCAGCAACGAATGCTAATAATTCTTCTGCAGTGTCTCCACGTACAGATATACCCATAGTATTAGCATTGATATTTCCAGAACTTCTTAATTGGTATTGTACATATTCATAGATTTGTTCCAATGTACCGAAGTTACCATTGATGACAATACCGAAATTTTTCATAACGCCATTGATTTCTCTTTGTACTGGTGCATAAGTGATACTCATACCATCATATAGAGCATCAGTTAATATAACAGCATCTTCAGTATTTACTTTTGTATCCACTTTATTTGTTAAAGGTAAAGTATATGATTTAAAAGTAAGTGTACTGATATTTTGACTTACTACTAAGTCAACAGATCCGTAAGTTTTTCCTTGTTCTCTTAAGAATATTTGGAAGAAACCTCGATGATCTACTGCTCCATGTGTTACGTCGCCATAAATTTTAATAGCTTGATTTACAGCTCCTGTAGATGGTACATCAATAGGATTTTCAACGCCAAATGGATCTTGTAAATAGTATGCTGTATCAACATCTGCATCTTCGAAACTACCTAAAGATGTGATATTCATATACTCTTCTAAAGATGCCCCAGCTGCATTTTTAACAGCCCAACCGAAATCTTTTACAAGATTTATAGTTGATTGATTTTTGAATATCCAGCCATTGATAAGCTCATATTGCTCGCCATACGATTCAAATGGGAAATCTATTTTGATTAAAGTTACATCAGTGTTCCATTCTTTTTTGATAAAAGAATATAAACATTGTAAAGATACTCCAAACTCGGTCATTTCGCCAGTAACTACAAGTTCAATTGTTTTATTTGGAATACTTATTACTACTTCTTGACCTTGATGAAGTTTGCTTTGATCTACAATTTTCATTTAATTAATCCTCCTTAAATTTTTTATAATACTTGCATTAATACTATAGTTAAGATTTGGCTTACAAATCTTCTATATGGGCCATATGGATATTCTGCTGTAAAATTATATTCATACCCATTATTCATTACTCTTGTAACCTCTGCAGAGAGATCTTGTAATGTGAAATCTACTGGTAAATCCAAAATCGCACCAGTACATGTACCTCCAGTTGACATTGCTACTCTGTATTTTAGCATAGATTAGTCCCTCCTAAGTACAATTGTTAAGGTACTAGATACAGCTCTCTTATAAGGGCCATATGGGTATATTGCTTTAAAACCATACTCTTTTCCAAATTTAGATTTTACGGCATCGTTTACATCCGCTGCGGTGAAATCCTCTGGAAGGTCGATCGTTTGATACAAATACAAACTAGGTGAGCATAACACAATCGTATGTGTATTCATTTCGTAATCCTCCTTAAATTGATTTGTTATAAGATGCTAGAGCACCAAATATCATTATATAATAGTTAAATCAAATCCTAATAGGATTATCTACACATATGATAATATTTGACAATCTTGTAAAGATACAGGTTCAACATATGTAACAGCAACCTTCATATTATTTTCTTTAGTATACCTATTAACTATCCAAATACTATTATTAGTATCATCTCCAGCCAATACTCCAACGAAATAAGTATATAGTATATCGCTATATGTTGAAAGTACTTGGGTACCATATGTTACATTGGTTACATTCATATCCGAATTAAGTTTTGGTATTTTTGCTTTTCCTGTTAATATATCTTTTATAACTTGTTCTACAGCAAATATCATTAATGGTATCAAATAAAATAATCTTTTAGTATCTTCAAATACCATCTGATCAAATATTAGTAAATCTTCTCCATTATATACTTCTTTATTAAAATATTTTATGATTATATCTTCTATTGTAACTGTAGAATAATTATAATCATATGATATCGCATCATATAGATCCATATGATAAATCTCAAAGTTCTGAGCTTCTGGGATACCTGAAGTTTCTGGAAGATGTTTTACTTGATAATATGATTCTTGTCTATTATAAAAAATGGACAAAGGCTGATCTATCAATGTAGCATTTCCATGCAATGATTTGTTAAGTCTTCTAGCATCTCGTAATTCCATAGATCTTAGAAAACTTTTATCATAATCTAATGGAAAGGTTTTAGGTAAGGTAGTTTGATGCACTATGTTTACAAACTCATCTCCGCCTTCCATTAATCTATTCTTCATTATAAATTCTATCATGAAAGGATCATAGAATAAATCACCAGAATCTGTATATGTAAAGGTTTGTACCCTTGTATTATAGAACAAGTGTTTATAATACTTTTTTAATTTATTCAATATTTCTTCTAATCTAACAATGTATTCTTTCTCTCCAGATTCTATTATTACTTTAAAATCTGTACCAACATTATTGACTATCATGTCATAAGAACCTATTACTTGATCTAATATCGATTCATTAGACATTGCTGCATATTCATATTGAATCTTGAAGAAATTGGCTCCGGATTCTAATGTATCAGGAGTTGAATCGATTACTTTAAAAAGATAAGTCTTATTTAAATGATTAATCTCGAAATAATCATCAGGTATTGGAATAATACTATTAGGTAGAACTATAGCCTCTCCAGTAATTTCTGAAGATTGCATACCAAAATCGCCTATTTCCATTTCTGTAAGTATTTGAGATATGCCGTATAAAAAGAAATTGTTAATCTTATTAAAACGTATTGGCGAATTTGTTCCTCTTATAGATTCGGCAATTTTAAGCGCTTCATCTAAAGAAGATGCTTCTATATTTTGTTTGTAATAAGTTGTTATTGTTGCTACCTTTTCAGAAAAAACATAATATGGGTTATTTAGTTTTTTCTTAAATCCATTAATTAGTGAATCCACTGTATCTACATAATTAGTATTTATGAATTTACCACCCATTTATTACACCTCCTATAAATTCTCTATTACATGAATGTTCAAGTTACATTATACATATTTATAATCATTTCATCTAATACTAAGTAGTGTGGTTAAAATAAATAAAAAATAAAGAAGATAGCCTAAGCTATCTTCTATATTGTGTTTCACTAAAATATTCTGGAGCATGTAAACTTTCAGCACTTATTAATTCTGCTTTAATATCAAACAATTCAGCAGTTTCCATAAGCATTACAAATTTTATCCAAGAAAAATATTTCATCTTGTATATCACTCCATCTACATAAACATAATATGCTGAAACATATAGCTTTAATCCAGTTATAGGTTTATGTATCATTGTGTATACTGTAGCTTTAGGGGTTCTATTAAAATATAATTGATATGTCTTCTTTGGTAATGGATCTAATAGTATAACTAATTTGCTAAAGTTTATAGTTGTAACTTTTACTCCTTTAGACTGTGCATTTTTTATAGTCCCTAAGTAAATGCGATATTGATAACTAGACTGTAGAACGATATATATTACAATAGTAGTTATCAGTACTAAAATTATTATTGATTGATTTGTCACAATAATCTCCTAACGTATTCATTTATTTTGTTACATGGAACACCAAAATCTTTTTCACCTATATAGGTATTAGTATGTACATATAATGGTATGTTCAATCCATATAACTCATCAGCGATCTGTTTTATTTTTTCATCTGTCATGTCATTATCTTTATATATATGAATAACTACATTTACAAGTTTCACTATTAATATAAAGTATTTTATGACACCAATAAAACTAGAACCATTAACTGATGCATATATATTCTCTCCAACTGGTTTTGGTATATTAAAATATATTGATAATATATCGAATATACCTTCAGATAAATGAATATTTATAGGTAATCTAGAATTTAGATTTATTTGTGTTGGTATAACATAGGTTTTCTTAGTATTATCATATTTACCAAAGATATTATAATTTACATATCTGGTATTGATACTATCATGTACTTGCCCTTCACCTGTTATCATCCGTAGAGTAACAAATGCATTATCCTGAGAAATAAAACCTACAAAGTGTTTATCTAGATCTTTAACTATTTTTGGATGTCTTGTGATATCTTTAATATCATTAGCTTTAAGAAGATTTATTAAATTTGGTACTATTTTTAATGATACCAAATCATTATAACCTAATTCTACACCAATCCTATCAGATATATATTTAATTTTTGCTAGAGTCTTATCCGAATGCTCTATGTTTTTATTTACTATTCTATATACATCTGTATGTACGTATAGTCTATTTATAGGTAATGACAGAACTCTAGAATTATGTTTAATTATTGCAGACATAGATTCTATATCATGAACTCCAATTACATTTAGTATTTCAGAATTTAATATACCTTTAACTCCGCAAGATGCTCTAAAACATAAAAACATCATTGGTGCATCTTCTTTTAAACTTACATAGAATGATCTTTTATTTCTATCATGTTCTGAATCACCACAAAATGGACATCTTGACTGTAGCTCTGCACCGCCAGAGGCGATTTTAGCTAAAGGAAGGGATACTAGTAAGGATTGAGTTATTATCTCTTTTTCAGTCATAAAATCACCTCATTTCTAATATTATATTCTTTTTAATTTATTTAAAATACTGTTGATAGAAAAATGTTTTACTATAGAAAACCGATGATCTGGATAATTAGCGGTGCAATCCTCTATACAATCTGCACCTTTCATTACATTCTTATAGAGAACTTTTGTTGATGGTCTTCGTAATGTTGATAAAATATAAGTTCTATTCTCTTTCATTCTACACCTCCAGTACTTTTCTAATATTAACACTATCGTCAAATATACTATATCTAATATCATATAATTTTTCGATAGATGTAGAGTGTATATCGTCTGGTAATAATTCTGTAGATACTATAGGACAATTTTTGTTATTAATATGATATACTGCAAGCTCTCCAGGAACCTTATCTATATTAATATAACTTAATACTATTTTAGTTTCATTATCAACTCTAACATTTTTAATATCTAATAGTATTATCGATTCATTGTATTTAGTTTCTGCTGTATGTCCTGGTTCTAAAATTAAATGTTTATGCATAATTTCCTCCTTAAAAAAATATAATAGGTGTAGACTAATGTCTACACCTATTTGGTTGATTAGATCATTGCAATATATATGAGTAATTCTTCTAAAATTATATCTGGAATTATTGTCATATTTTCGCCATTAATAGTTTGATCATAGTAATCTACAATCTCGAAATCGCTAGAAATTATTGAAGCTATTATAGATAAAATTTCTTTTTCTATTTTTTCACTTCTATACTTATCTTTGATTTGTCGATAATACGCTGATCCAGTTAACTTACATTGCTCACGTTTATTTATAGATTTTCTATCTACTTGTTTCATTATTCTGCTAGATAGGATATATGGTAATATAACCAACCCAGAAGTTAATAATAATTTCTTAGCAGATATCATCAACTTAATATAATCTTCTTTATTAATTGCTTTGATACTCATTGGATCACCAAAGTATTTATAGAAAAGATTTAATACTAAGTTCTTTTGAAAGGCATTCATGATATTAACTTCATTCATATAGAACTCAATCTCTTTTTCATCGAATGGTCCAAACAACTGCTCTATGATGCCCATAGTATGTTCACTATTAACAACATTTTGCATATATAGACTTTCATCTTGTTTAGCAAGATAAGATTCAAATTTATCAAATTCTGAATTATTATCATCATCTCTATTAGATGCAGATAATTGAATAAAATTATATTGATATCCTATCTTGGTTACTTGATACTTTGTCGTGGTTGCAATAGAACGGTAATTGAAATTAATAATATTTTGAGAGTATTTATACTTAGGCATAATGTTTAGAATAATATTTCTAATACTATCTAAACTATGTGTAGTTGTATTCTTACCTCTAATATCTTGCTTATCCCATAGAGTTTTATGCTCTCTATAAGATTTCTCTGCACTAGATATACTTGTCTCATATAGTTTATTGTATATGTCTGTATCGAAACAACTAAACAGCATATCAAATATACTTAAAATAAAGTCATCTGTATTATTGATTCTCTTTACATAAATAAAATGAACCATTATCGGAATAATGATATTCATTAAAATACTTATTTGCATAAGTATCTTACCATGCTTATCTGTGTATTCTAATGATTCGTTGTCATCATTCTTGTACTTAAGTTTAATATTGTAATTGTCTTCATTCATGAAGTATACTTTAAGTCTCATATTGTTAGATAATAATAATCTTTGAATATCATATCTAAATGCAGCTTCAGTATAAGCTTCTTCACAATCTATCAAATATTTTAATCTTGAATAGATCATAAGTAATTCATTATCAGGATCATAGAAATTTACGAAGTAATTAAGATAATGACAAATATGTGGCCTAACTTTAGGTCCATTGTAACAGCGTTTCTTAATAATATTGAAATTGTTAAAGATGTGATAATTAGGTGTTCCTGGTGGTACGCCCATTATCTCTGAAATTGGTAACATGATAATGCCGTTATCATGTCTGAATATTTGTTGTGCTAATGTCGGTTTCCAATCATCGACGAATACTATTTCTGGTTTAGTTTCCACTACATCGAATGGACATCTTAATTCCATACTTTACACCATCCTTAAAATTTTTATTTTGCCCTATACATTTAAGTTAAGCATTAATTAAAACCGTAATAATATAATAAAATATATTATACACTATATATATAATATATTATTATTATATTTTTTTAACGGTCTTGGCCTTTTTAGCTGTACTGTTTGGTTGTATTACACTAGCCCTCTTAGCAACTATTGAATGGTCTGCTGCAATATTAATATTTTTTAATTGTTCGGCTTTACGAGCAGTTTTCTCTGCAGATGCATCTTTCTTTTTACGCTTACGTACTTTAGCACCTTCGGTTTTACGAGAAGCAATTTTAGTATCTGCATGTTCAACTTCGGCAAGTAATCCTTTCTTATTATATGGTTTGCCATAAGTAGTATATTGTATTTTATTGAAAAGTCCATACTTCTCAATTAATAAATATGCAAAGAATATAGACTTCACATACCCTACTTCATTCTTAGGATTCTTTTCAACTGCAACTTTCTTTACTGCTTCTTTAGACATTCGTGGTACAAGATCTCTAATAAACATATCATTGCTTAACATCGCATGAGCAAATGTATATACAAATGATGGATCATTAGAATAGAATTTTACATTGTAGTCCTTAAGACTAGAACCAACTGCATATGCTGGATTATCTGTAGTAAATTCTATTACAGTATCATAATAAAAATTTGGTACAACTTCTGATGGTATTTTCATATGGGCAACAAATTTATTTTTGTTATGATATAATTGATACTTTACTTTTCCTGCTTCCCGTACTAATATCTTATCTAGTTTTTCTTTATAAACAGTTCTGAGTATTTCTCTATTAGACATTACAGCATTTTTTCTACCCATTGGATTTTGGATATACTCTCTGAAAGACATATTCATATATTACCACCTCCTTATAAATAGATGTTGCGAAATAAGATAGAGGTATAATCCCTCTATCCTATCAAGCTTTAATTATACTTTATCTTTATCAATGTACACATTATACTGCACATCAGGGACAATAAATTGATTCGACGTTACCATTAGAGATATAATTTTACTAATAGTATCTAGAATATATATATCACTATAGATACTACTAATTATATTTTCACTAATTATTTCTTCTCTTACATCAAACGCCATACCCTTTTTAAGAATATCTTGAATGACGCAGTCTGTTTTGACTCTACTGTAATTAGTGTTTCTTTCTATTAATACCCTGACTAATTCCGAATAAGAATTAAATATAATCTCTGCAATATCATATTTTAAGCCAAAATCATTCGCATTTAATAATTCTTTACTATACCAATAACTGGCAATTAATCCTTCTACGTTAGCTGCATATCCATATCCATGCTCAGCTGCAGATCTACAATTCAATACTGCATCTTCTACTAGATCTTTTAATGCATCTCTATCCATCATAGTAGATCCACCAACTAGATATTCTACAAGACTTCCTTTTAGCGATTGAATTCTTTTTCTTAAAACATATCGCTCTTTTAAATCTGAACTGGTATCCACTGCAATTTTAAATTCTGCTTCTAAGAATGACAATAGGCTTGTATATTCATCGCTGTATGTATCATCTTTATTATACATAGCTGCAGGCCTAACTACTTTAGTCATCTTATTATCTGATTCTACCAACTCAGCATGTCCAGCAAATTCAAATATTGTACTTACAGTAGGAGCTAAACCCTTTTCAATATCAGATTCTTGAATCTTTGGATCAATATATTTTTTGATATACTTGGCACCTGTTAAGATTCTTAAATCATCATATTTCTCTGCATCTAAAACATTACCTAAAATAAGAATTGGAGCTTTTTCTCCTAACTCTTGTTGAGATAAGAAATTAGCAACTCTATTCATAAGAGTAGACATATCTACAGAAATCTTTGGAGCCATAATTACAGTAGGTTTAACTACACCATTATTTAAAGATTCCATAGTATCTGCAACTATTGCATCTAGAAATGAACCCATCTCTCTAGTATCAATAGGATCACTAAACATGAATATTCTAGGATTTCTAATATGTGATTTTCCATCACTGGTATTGATATAGCAAGATTCGTCAAAACCGCACTCAAGATTAAGCCCTTCATATTCTTTAATATAACTCAAATCAGAAGTTGATGTTCCTACTGAAATATAGATGTCATTACCAAATTTTTGATAAATGTCTTGGATTGTTTTCGCAACTTTATCATTACCATTGGTAGCAACATGTGCAATATCGTAAGCTTTAGCCGGAGTCAATTCAGAAGCACGTAATAATATATCAGCTTTAAGACGATCAACTACAGTCTGGAACATTCTGGAGAAATCATAAGAATTAACTTCTTTATGCTCTTTAAGATAAGCATCAATAGCACTATAGATAATCTCTGATAATATTACAGCAGATGTTGTACCATCTCCAACTTTCTGAACAATCTTCAATGTCAATTCATCAAGAGTTGATTTAATTGAAGACTCTATAGGATTCTGTAAGAATATTGCTTTTAAAATAGAGTGTCCATCTTTTGTATATGACACCACTCCATCACTTCGTAGTATTGCACTATTTGAACCTTTTGGTCCAAATGAATTTTCTAAATAGCCTCTTAATAATTTGAATGTTCTTAATTGAACATCTTTCATAATATCATGATCTGCAACATTGGTTAAAATAAATTTGTTAAACATTTAGTTTTTCTCCTTTTTAGTTGAATTTTCGTCTTTTAAAATATTCTGAGAATATTCTACACTAGATATAAAACAGTTTCTATTTGCAGGTCTATGTAGATAATCCATTAGTATAGGATAATCTTGTTTATTCATTATATCTCTCCTATCCAAATGTACTGTATTCTTCTGTCATATTAAACATCTCAAATAGATTTATATTATTTCTAATCATATCAAAATATAGATCATCTGGCAATCTAAACATTCCATCTTCTTCATCTTTTACTAAATTATATCTAGCTTTAGAAAGATAATATGTTTTGGCTGGATCGTTAATAATTTTAATTTGTTCTTTATTGGATAATATAAAAATATCATATATAGCTGGTTCTATCCTCATGACTGTAGAATATTCCGTATTGGTTCTAATGTATTGTTCTTCCACTAAATTATTACAGAATATATCTATTCTACCTTTAAGCACTTCGGTATCAGACATCTTTAATAATTCTAACAATTTACTAATATTTGTTTTTCTATAATGTTTTACCATAGCCGTATTAAACTCAATATCAGTTTTCATCTCTTTATGTAGAACATCTCGATTTATAATATTAGATGGATTATCTTCTAATATTAGATATAGAGGATTACTATTAGGTGCATTTAATAGTTGGAAGATAACATTTTCATCAGTATTATTTTTTAATATATCTACATAATTTTTTAAAGCTGGTATTCTACTATAAGTACTAATTGTTTTTATTATAGCTAAATCTTTATAAAATAATGAATTGAAATCTACTAGTATATTACTCATGATTTTCACCTCTAAAATAAAAAAAGAAGAGCTGGAAATAAATCCAACTCATCTTTTATATTATTTAAATCTCGTCTAACGAATAGCTCTTACCGACCGATGGACTTGAACCTGCGGCATCGAATCTTCTAGGTGCAGATGGTGTACTATTGTATGCGCCTTCTTGTGCCCATTCAATTCCAAGTTTTTTAGCAATACCATTTAATTTTGTTTGCATCCTAGAATTTTCGAATTTACCATACTCTAATACTGTATGAGCAATAGCTCCGTTAATTACATCTGCGAATTGAATTAATGATTGGTTAAATGCCTGGATCTCTACAAGATTATTATAAGTTTTCTTTTCATTTTGTAAAGAATCAAATTCTTTAAGGCTGTAATGAAAATCATTTTTAAACTCATATGCATATGAAGATTCTAATTGACCTGCATCGTTAAATGTTCTGATCGCTAAACAAGCTCCGTCTGAACCGGCAAGAGAATTATGGAATGATATTATCGAATTCTTTGATCTAACACCTTCATTAATTTCCAGTGAAGAATCTTCTAAATATTTAGATATTATACCTGCTAGTTGTCTAACCTTAATATGTGATAGATACATAGCCCCAGCGTTTTCATGGTCGTATGATGCATAATCGCCACTAGATTTTTCAGATTTTGGTGCTATACTTACTTTTAATAGATTACCCCAAAAATCAATTGAAATTTTAGTTTGGTCTACACCTGTTGGATTTGAAAAGTTTACTAATGAATATGTGAGTACATTAGTGCTTTTTTTCTTATTGTTGTTATATTGATCTCCTACTGCCATTATATGTTACCTCTCTTTCATTGTTTTGATTTATATGAGTGTTACACATATAATAAATATTTAATTTATCAATTATGATTAAAAATAAGCATAGGGAATTAACCCTATGCTTATTTATTATCTATCGTATCTTGATCTTATCTCTGGATGCTTAACAAATAAACCATACATACTATTTGTATATTTTGGATTTCTTGATAGCTCTTCTCTTATAGAGATATACTTATTCATTACAGAAGACATTCTTTTAATATCGTTAACACCGGCTCTTCCTGATTCGAGATAATCTGAAATTATGTCAATTCTATAATTAAGTTCTTTAAGAATATCAATAGCTTCAGCTTCACTCTCAATATGCTTCATTCTTATTGCATATTCATACAGGTCGCTTTCATATTTTCTAATATCACTATACTTAATATCTTCCATAATTCCTTCACTATAAGGATGTAATTGCACCTTGGATTTAGATATCGATTCATATCCTTTTTTATATAATCGTTTCATTGCTTGAGAACCTTCATAAGATTCTTGAGCTTTTAATTCATCGATTATAGCTTTTCTTCTAAATGCAAGATTTGTGTGTAATTGTAAACCCCATAATAAAGAAGCTACTTTAAATCTATTACCTTCTTTATTATATATGTCTTTATTACGAGTAATCTTATCATAAGCAGATTCTAATTCTTTACCAAATCCACACTCAACAACAAATGCATCAGCAATATATTCTTCGTCATTTTTACAAAAAATAGATGTAAGTTTACGAATAGTTCTCTGTACGCCAACTTCAAAGAATCCGTGATGTTTAATAAGTATATCTCTTTCAAGTTTTATACCATCTTCATATATAACAACATTTAGTATCTCTGACATGTCTTTTGATACTTTAACACTGTTAACCACATGACCAACTTCATGTAATAATATAGCTGTAATCTCGCTATCTGTCATTACTAGTAATGGATTAAATAATTTAGAATCAAGTTCTATAATATATCTTTTAAATCTATCATAATGACCATCAATACACTTAACTAAATAATTATGTTCTAGTACTGGCAATACTGCCATACCAAAAAATTGACCATCTGTATTAGCTGTATATATAACTTCTATACACTTCGCATCTCTAAAAAAATTATTTAATTCATCTCTTAGATCTGCTAAGTTAGTCCTGTTGGCTTTGTTTACTCGTATATCATGTATTATAGCTTTAAATCCATTAAAATCATACATATATACTTTTCTCCTTTCATTTCAATTTAAAGACCTACAGCTATTAAGCTGTAGGTCATTGTAATGCTAAGTATTAGTTTACATAACCGCCATCAGGATTTTCGATTGTGAAACGTCCTTGGATTGGTTGGTATTCGTTGAATATCCAACGTTCAAACGCATGAACTGCTGGTAATGTAGGATTAGCTGCATTACGAACATCATTTGATACGTATAGTTGGTAGTCATAGATTCTGTAAACGATTCTTTCGCTGTTTCTTGGATTTAAGATAATGATAAGTTCATCATCAGTAATCTTTTGTGAGCTAATGAATTGGTATACTCGTTTGTCAGATGTAACAACTGTTTTAGAGAACTCTAATTCAACTGGGCCGATAGCCGATGGAGATTTAAAGTCGTAAGTTGTTGGGTTTACTTTTCTAATGATGTCTGGACGACCGATAATGTTTACAGTCATGTTAGGATCATTAAGTTTTTGTAACAATTTAGTTACGAATGTATCAAGTACATCAAAGAAGGTTTCTCTTCTCCATGATACGAAATCTAATGCGTATCCTGTTGGAGGTTTGAAGTTGAATGATGCGCTTTCTTTAGAATCTGCAGGAAGATTAACGAATGATGTATCAATACATTCTTTGATAGTGTCATCTTTGTAATTTGCCATTACGTCTTTGATAATCGACATCAACTTAGTAAGTTGATCTTGATTGTAAAGAGCTGCAACGTCTTTTACTTCTTCTGGAGAAATAGTTGTGTTGATTGGTGTTGCTGCAGGGATTTCAATGATGTCAGATTTATGAGTCCATTTAACAGTAGGAGTATTAACCAAACCGTTTGATGTATCTTTCTTAGCACTGACAACAACTGATAATATGCCGCCTTTTAATGAAGAAATATTCAATTTGTTATTTTTCATAGTAAAGTTAAGTACATCACTGTGCTTAGTTACTACTGGATGTAATGGAACTGTGTTATCAACTTGATCCCATATTACTGGTACAGTAGCACCACGATCGAATTCACCATAAGTAGGTTTAGTTTCGATTTTAGTTGGGAAAGTTCCATGAGCTGTAGTGAAAGCTGAAATATGAGTAGTAATACTCAAATTGTCTTTTCTTGTAGCTCCCATTAAATCAAGAATATCGGTTGTGCCGATTTCTGGTAATGTTAATGTAAGTTGAGTGTATGGAGCAACTTGATCCATAGCAGCTTTGATAGCTCTTTGGTTTTTGTAAAGATCGATTTCGTTACCATTGATATCTACCAACATTCTAATTTCCATAGAAATATTGAATTTTGGAGAAACAGCAACTGCCTTATTGATTACGCCATTATCCCAGATAGTGCTCATCATTAAGTTTTTATGTAGTGGGAATACCATACCCATTACAGGGTTGAACGATCCGATTGGTGCATACTCGCGAATAGCTTCGATATCATTTAAGAAAGATTCTCTCATCATATCTTGGTGATCTTTGATTTGTGCTGGTGACATGTGCGCAACGTCACATGAATCCTCCAAATAGAATTGTTCTAATGTATCTCTTGCACTCTCATTAAGAATTACTCTTCCTGTTTCTGAGTAAATGTCTAAATTTGATTCTGTTAGGATACTATTAGCAACTTCATTAAATACCTTAGCAAATGGTGAAAGTTGGTGATTATTGTAACCAGTTCCTTTAATTGTTTGTCTTGAACCTACAACTGCCATAACGCAATCTCCTTTCGTTATTTAAATTTTTATCACAACCCCTAGAGGGGCCCTGATTTTTAATATATAGTTGACATACGGCAAAGAATAATGGGTATAAACTACTATTTTTTATCTTCCTTTTCCTTATTATTTGCCATATCTTCAAGCATCTTATTTATTTGATTGAAAGATGCGATGAATTCATAATAGTTTGCGTAGTTCTCTGTATAATTCTTTGTAGGATATGTATATATTATATAATCATATAACACATCTGTTAATTCTTTTATTTTATCTGTAGTGAAATCAAGATATACCATATTATTTCCATTTCTGGATACCTTGTCTAATTTAATAGAAAATTCAGAAGTCATAGCATATAGTTCAGAATAAAGCTTGAATAAAGATTTATCTCTAATAGCTTTTTGAGCATCTGTAAGATCTACAAATAATTCATCATCTTCTTCTGGAATTTCTTCCTCTGTAGTTTCTTCGCCATCAGTTTCAGTATCATCTGTAGTTTCTTCGTCTCCAGTATCTTCTTCATCTTCTGGCAAATCATAATCTCCAGTATCTTCATCATCTTCTGGTAGATCTTCTTCATCTCCTGGATCTTCTTCTGGATCTACATCTTCTTCATCTTCTGGTAAATCATAATCTCCAGCCTCATCATCTTCTTCTGGATCTTCTTCATCTTCTGGAGGGAGATCGTAGTCTCCCTCATCATCATTTCCAGTAGTTACATTTTTACTAGCAGGAGCATCTTCTTCACCTTCATCTGGGATATCATAATCTGCATCATCTGCTGTTGGAACATCTAACTCAAGAATAATTTTACGTACATTATTTCCATATAAACCCATAATAAATGCCTCCTATAAACTTGAACCAGTAGCTTGTTTATATTTAATTCGCTTCTGCTCGAGTTCTAATTTTTTCTGTAGACGAAGTAATTCTCTTAAAGCTTTAACATCATCATTACGCTCAGCTGTTTCTATTTCTTTTGCAACAATTTTCAACTCAACACTAATCTCATCTAGAATCATTTTTTGTTCTCTTGAATTTGCATTGGTAGCTAATGCCATAGCTCCAAGAGCACCTACAACAGCAACAACAGGGTTTATCGCCCATACAGCTCCTGTAGCTAAAGCAAATTTTAATAATTTAGATGCTGAAGGTATAATTTGTCCTTTGATAACGGCTTCGCGTCTATCATTTTTTGCTGCTTGCATTATTTTATTTTTTATATCATCTACTTTTTGGTCTAAGGTTTTAGATAATCTTCTATCTATCGCCCCAGCTTTACCAGCTGCAGCTTTACCTATATCTTTACCTTTATGAGCTAATACTTTAGCATTGCTAACTTCTAAGATTACTCTAGTATTTTCAGTGTCGTTAATAACTGCTTCTGATAAGGTATATATGAAAGCCATTTCAAATTCCATATCAAAATCATCATCTTCCCCACTGTCTATCCTTGTTCGTTCCTGATCAGAAATAAGAGAATCTTTATATTGAGTAACCTTAGTCTTCTGTTTATCTAGATCATGTAGATATTCTTTGTAGGCTCTTTCAATTTCTTTATCTTTTTCCTTTTCAAGTTTCTTTTCCATTTTTTTAATTTCTCGATCGAGTTGTTTCTCTAATCGTTCAGCTTCATCTCTATTAACTATTTGATGAATTAGATGATCTATTAATCCTACAAATATAGCTAGAAATGGATTTATTAACATTGCCCCACCGATAAGAAATACTCTTCTAAGTACATCTAATATAGTAGGGATATCATCTATAATGTCACCCAAAGGTTTAGCATATATTGTTATCATAAATTTTTTAGCAATTCTTTCAGGTTTTTCTTTAGAAGCCGAAACAGTAACTAAGAATTTTTTACTTAATTCCTTAATAGACTCTTTGCTATATACTTCAAGTACAACTGGCAAGAAATTAAACTCCTTAGAGAATTCTCCAACATATGATTCTGTTTTTGGCTTGTTTAGATACTTATACCACTCTGCATCTTTATTTACTTCCATCTTAAATTTTTTAGACTTCCATAAAATATTTCTGGCTAATTCAGGTTTTTCATCTTCTGTACACTTATTGAATAGTGCAATGGCTGCAGATACATGAGATTCATCATTCATTGGATATTTTCTTTCTTTTGGTAAACCAAATTCTGAATCATTCATAGCTTTTCTATCAGCAGACGTTAGCTTCTCTTCATCAACCAATCTTAATCCAAACTCTAATAATTTATTAGTTTTTAGTTTAGAATTTTCACTATATACAGATGATGCTGTAATAGCCTTGTTAAGTGCAGATACATCTAAACTAGTACTTTCACATAAGAAGTATTCAGTAACAGATAATAAAACATCTTCTTCTGGTAATTTGAATTTGTATTTCTCTAGAGCAATTTTTAAACTTTCCATCAATACACCAAATTTAACTGTTTCGGATAATCCATCATAATTCCTAGATGTTTCTCTACAAATTTCCAATATCATATCTGATGTGCCTTCAGAATTACTTCTAAGATTTATATTATTTTCTAATATTCCTGATAGATTAATCTTTTTATCCAATATAGTTAGATTGTTTTTTATACTTCTTTGTTTTTTGTATATGCTGCCTTCAGTTACAATATACGCTAGAACTCTATTAAAGGAACTTTCCTCATTAAAAGTCTTTGTATCATGTATAACGTCAACTACCGAATCAAATGAAGATGCCATTTCTCTAAATACATATTTAGAAAATGTTTTCGATAATTCGATTTCTTCTTCATTAGTTAATGAAGAATTTTCTGTAAATATTTTTATCTTGTTTAATAATGTTTTAGTAACCATCTGTTCATTTTTACCCAGTGCAGGCCAGGATTGTATATATTTTTTAATACCATCCATATCCTTTGTAGAGCCACGTTCTAGCGATTCTATATTAGATTCTTCTATAGGTACTAGTTTACTGCTTGTATTGAAATTCTTTTTTATGTCTAAATAGCTTATACCATTGTTCATGATTTTACCTCCATTCATTTATATATAATTATCTTACTATATAGTTAAAGTATTTATGCTCTATCATAACACATTATTAAAGAATAAAGGAGGTATGACTATGGATAATATAGGATACATTTTATGTGAAACCGCATCATCTCAACCAAGACCAGCAAAGATTATAAGTGAAGCAAATGGCGTCCCAACAATAGAAACAATATTACAAGATATGGAAGTTGAAAATAGAAACAAAAGATACTATGCTACTGAAGATTTAGCACCGGCTATAACTGCACCTAGAATGCTAGAATTATTAGCTGCAAGAAGTTTATTTGGTGAAGCTGGACATCCAACTAGTAAAGATATAGCTAGACAACAAACTATAGATCCTACTAATATGTCCCACTTAATAAAGAAATTATGGATAGAAGGTAACGACATTAAAGGTCATGTAGAACCAGCACAAACAAGAGTTGGTGACGATTTTAAAAGATTAATAGATGGCGGAACTTCATTAGCATTTTCTTTAAGAGCGCTTGGTTCTATAGAGAATACTAAGCGTGGTGCTGAAGTAAAAAATATAAGAATAGTTACTTGGGACTGGGTTATATTCCCTAGCCATAGACGTGCTTATATGCAAAGCATCGTTAATATATCAGAATCTGTTATGTCTGGTAATGATAATAACTTTATTTGTAGCGAAACAGATTCAGGATTAATTGTTCCTATCAATAGCCAAAAAGTTATTGATTATATTAAAGAATCTAGCAAGAATATCAGAACAGTTAAAGAGTCTTTTGATTTCATGTTTGAATCTATTATAATTAATGAAAATGCTAAATCTGTTATCTTAAAAGATAAGGATGGAACAATTATGACAGTTCGATTAGAAAACTTTATTACTAATGAACTTATGGATTATTGCTCTAAACTATAGGAGGTATTATTTATGTATGCCAATAATATGACTAAACTTTTAAATAAGATTGAACGTAGGCTTGGTACAAAATTAATGAATCTCCCTTCAGATATTGGGAAAGATAGTTGGGTCGAGATTATATGTGAAGATACTCTTGATACATTTTCCAGATTCTATCCTAATAAGATTCGATATACTGTAGATACATCTAGAGATAAAAACATTAAACGTGGTAATGGATTTTATCATATTGATGAAGATATTATTCCTGGAGATATTACAGTATATGGATTAAGAGATATCGACTTTACATCATTATACAATGCCAATTTAACAGGTACTCAGAATGGCAGTTATTTAAATCCTACTTATAATGATATGTATGGATATGAAGATATAGTTATGGCTCAAATGCGTGCTAATATGAATAGTGCTGTAAATTCAGGTGCATACGTTATTTATGAGCATCCTCATATGATAGCTGTTCAAGGTACAGGATATAAAGATTTAACAGCTGGCCTTAGTTCATTTACCGTAGAGCTATTTGTTAAACATGCAGATAATTTAACCACTATATCTCCAACTAAAATGGAAACATTTGAAGAACTTGCAATATTAGACGTTAAGATCTTCTTATATAATTCATTGAAATTATTTGAAGAGATAGAAACTGCATTTGGAATAGTTAAATTAAGAATTGATGATTGGTCCGGATCTTTAGATGAGAGAAAGACATTAGTAGACTATATTAAAGAGTCTTATGTTTCTGCAGATAATTTAAATCAACCTATAATGTATGTAGTATAAGACAAAAAATAAAGACGTATGCTAATAGCATACGTCTTTTATATTATTTTTTATCATCAATATAGAATGGACAATGTAATAGATTTATTTTAAATTCATCTCCATATTCTAATGGATACGGATCAACAGATAAATCTATACATAGTCTTCCATTCTCAACATGTTCTGCTTTAAGCTTGTCATATGTTTCTTTTTCTAGTATGATACTGCAGGCATAGTTAACCCATACTCTATCTTCTACACTGCAGAAATCTCCTCCTTCGTCATCATGCCTAACATCTAAAGTTGCATATTTATCAGATATAGATTCAACTCTAAAATCTGTAAGTAGTGCGTCTTCTCCACATAATGTAATTTCTGTTACTCCGATTCCTCTAGGGAATGCAAATCTTCTTGTAAGAATTGCTTTTTCCACTTCATCAATGTTCATTATATAACCTCCTTATAGTATATCAATATCATCTTTTTTGTATGTTCCAGGAATCATTCTAGATTTCTTTATACTAGAATTAGGTATAGCTTGCTGTGGTATATCTGGTCTTGGTATATTCTTTTTAGGAGCATTTGTGAAATCCATAGAATTATATCCAAACTTTGGTCTACCATTATAATTTATTAATAATTGTGCAGACTCATACATATTTATATTAGATACTAAATAAACAAGTCCTGCATATCGATCTAAAGTCATATCTACATAGTCATTCATTGAATTTATAAATAACCTAATGCCTTCATGCATAGAATCTTCATATTCTACTACTATAGGCTCTATAGCCATAAATCCATTAAAAGATAGTCTATCTACAACTATCATATCAACAGATCCTATTCTAATTAATTTACCTTCTTTAGTCATAAATAAATCTTTAAACTTATTATTATCAAACCAATCCATACCAGCATTTAATGCATCTATTACTCTACTTATGGATGTTGGACCTATTGATATATTAATAGTTTTAACTTTTGATGAATCTATAACTAGACTAAAATTAAATGCTCTCTTTACTGTATATAGTGTATTAGCATCTGTATATTTATCACTGTTATATCCATATTCAGAATGGAAACTTCTTCTAGTTCCGTCTTCATTCTTTCTATTAAGGATAACATTAAACTTTAATGTATAACCATTACCCAGGCTATATATTTCATCTACTAATTTTTCATAATCGATTATCTCTATAGGATTATACATATCGTCATCCTTTCTATTTTTATTATATGAATGTTTTTTATAATATAATATTCTATATAAAGACAAAAAAAAGAGTATGGATAATTCCATACTCTTTCTTTTATGCTGCTAAACTGCTTTACGAGCGTTTAAGTCGTAAAGGTTCATAAGCATGTGTTGAGAAATCATCTCGGGTTTTCCACCAGCTTTAAGTGACTTAGCTAAATCACTTATTGATTCTTTAGTTAAGGCATAGTGTGGTAAGTAACGCACATCGATGACATCAATCGTGTGCCCAAGATCCTTGATCATAAATCTAGGAAGCTTGTCACCCATTGCAAGACCTTCAAAATCGAAGCTTACTTGTAGAGCGTTATTTTTACCGAAGTGGGTTTTAATTGTTGGAAGATCTTTACCAGGAACAATCTCAGTCTTGATTTCATTATCTTTCATACAATCAAGTATGTCTAAGATATTGATTGGTTCATTTTTAGCAAGCCCAAGTGTTGTTGAAAGCGTAGATAACATCGACTCCATCATTGAATCCACTAGAGCTTTAATATCTTCTGGTTTGCCCACCTTTATTATAGGCATTAGAAGGTCAATCATTGTAACTACAATATCAGATATTGCAATTGCATGTTCAGATATTTCAGCAATATTATCTATTGCTACCCTAACAGACTCTTTAAGAGTTTCAGAGTAATCTTTTATTTTTGATAATGAGATCAGTCCTGCAATTAATACTGCACTGAATTCGGCGTCATCTTTTTCAGCTGCATCTACAACACTTGCTACAATGTTATTGATTTGTAGAGTTTTAGATTCCTCTACGTTTTCAGATTTAGTGGCAGGTTCAACTACAACTGCAGCTGCATTGATTTCCAAAGCAGCAAATGCTGATGGAAGTATTGTTAAAGCTTGGTTTGATTTTGCTACTTCTGATACTTTTCTGTTTGGGTTACGAAGTAATGAACGTTGATCATCATCAAATTCTACTATTGTTTTGTTGCTGAATGGAATGTCCATTGATTCTTTTACCTTTGATTTTAACACTTTTACTAATTGACTCATTTGTAAGTCCTCCTTAGAATATGGTGCTTTAACGGTATTGTTAAGCACATTAATTTATGATTACACATATATAATATATGATTGAAATTTCCTTTTATTACAATGTGTGTGTAACTGGTAATATACAGTTTTCATAAGAGCCAGTTTGTAACATTAATCCTTTACTAGATTCATGCATCTTATATAGTTTATTCAGATCAACTCTATCTCTAGTAAATTTAATGCACCAACCTTCTTGAGCCCAAGATTGTTGTTCTAAATAACATCTGGAATCAAAATTTATATTAGCACCATCTTCGTAATACATATTGTATCTATAACTATGCATACTCTGATCAGAACCAAAATTCTCATTAGATACAAAATTCCCTTCTAAACAAGCTTTATAAGCTTCTTTTAAATTCATTTTATTAGTCTCCTTTTAATTTAAATTAAATCCTCTTAAGAAAATTTTAAGTTCGTATTTACAAGATTCAATATCTGAGTACTTACCAAAATTAAATACTGGTATATTATAATGGTGGGCTATTCTAATTGCTTGCCCAGTACCTCCAGAGGTATTACCGTTATGCGTAAAGCATAAGATAAATTCACTCTTAGTATCTAGATCTAAACCTAGAACTTGATAACCATCTCTTGCTAATAACTTCTTAGTTCCTTGAGTTTGAGATTCCCATCTAGGATGAAATTTAGCAGCTAGGTTAAAAGCTTCTTCACTAATATTATATAACTTAGAAGGGTTATTCTCAAAATTAGCCCATGGTAAATAAATTTCTTTATTACCATTGTTTTCAACACATCCCAATTCAAAAGCTTGGTCTGCACCTTTAGCTCCACCGGAACGTAGAATATATCCATTTCCAGCTAAATACTTACCTATAAATCTTAATAGTTCCAAAATATCATTTGGCGTTTCCCTACTTCCAATCCCAGTATAATATTTATTCATTATTTAAATGCTCCTTTGGAAGGGTTATTTTTAGTTTTGTTTCACACCCTGGTGTTAATTCTATTACATGTGCAATAGAATTAGGCTCTGTATTTTCTTTTAATAATGCGATATACATAATTCCATCGTCACCGGGAATCAATGCTAATCTATCACTTATATCTTTTTGCGTAACAAATATAAATTCCATAATTTAATCCTCCGATTCTATTGGTAGTATAGGTTTAATAAGTTCAAATAAATAATCATCTGTTTCATTATCCATTATACCTAACCAACCAGCTGACATTGTACCAGAGTATACTGACCATATATATTGGCATTCGCTTAATAATAGATCGTATCCATTTATTCTACATACATTCTGTATTCTTAAAGAATCTTTTAGATAAAAATTATTATCTGTTATAGATTTTTCTGTTAATTCTACATCGGATTTATCAAATTTTCTACCTCTTGGTATAATACAGATATCTTGATCATTGGCTAAATTTTTCAATGATTTTTTATTATAATTATATAATAAATCTATATCACTAAATTTTACATCTTGAACTAAATATATTATACCTGGTACATCAATACTAACCTCTACACCTTCAGATTCTAACTCAAATACCGCAGAATTATCATATAATTTATTATTATTATCTTTTAATAATTTAAAATATATAGTTTTGTAATCTTCTGATACTACTAATATTCTATCCTTAATATCTTTTTCTGTAGTGAATATAAGTTCCATAATTTATTTCTCCTTAAAATATTATTTTTTATATCTACATTTATATAATATATTATTAAAAACAAAGATAAAAAATGCTATAGCCGTTAAGCTATAGCATTTTATTTTTTTAGAATTTAGGATCCACTAATATAGAAGGATCTAAAACTTTTGTCAAACTATAAATAGCTTGAATAACTTCATTTGAAGATGTACGTATATTTTCTCCAGATATAGAAAGATAATGATATTTGGAGTTCATATAGTCACCAAGTTCTTTATTTGCTTCTATACTATATGCAGCTTTTACAGTAACTTGGTCGCCGTCCTTTTTTAAATATTTTATTAAAATAGAATCGTTAGTTTCTATTTGATTAATTATAATCTCTATAACTTTCATTATAGTCTAGACTATATCTTCATCTTATACTACTATTACCATAGTACAAGAGCCACCCATTTCCACTTCACTTGAAGTGTACTCTACTAGCTTTAAATGTATTTCTACACCCACCAAATTATTACAGCATTGATGTCATTAAACCATTTAATTTCTTAAATGGTGTAGCTTTCGATAGTCGTTGAACCTTATTCCTAATAATTATACATATTCGATATATACTTCCATCTATGACCTTTTATAATATGAGATAAGTTAGATCTATTATTTTCATCAGGATCAATACCTTCTTTAATCAATGCATCAGTATAACTTAAACCTATTTCTACATTTTTACATAGTTTATGAACTAAATCTTCTGTCCATTTAGACATCCCATTATTACCACCATATGATTCTTTACCATTACCCCATAATCCTTTTTGTTTAGTAATTATAATATTATTTCCTAAATATTCATGAACTAATTCATGTTCAGATTTAGTCACAAACTCAAGAAATTTATAATAATTTTGACTGGGGATTAGTGTAGTATGATGAACTATTTCTTTATTTAAAGGGTTATCTATAAAAATGTTAGCTACAAGAATATGAACATAAAATGTTTTTCTAGAATTATCATTTAATTGTAATCCTATTGTTTCATGCCCACTAGATGTTATTGATTTTGAAAGTATTTTATTTAACTTATTATTTCTTATATTGCCAAAGGTACTTATATCATAAATTTTTTTTATATTAAATATATTTAATTCTTTCCATTCCTCATATACTATTTCAAATGGCGTATTTAGATGATTACTCATATAATCACCTCCATTTATATAATATATAATTATTAGGACTCTTGGCTGCTGATTACCCAATTATGAATATTTTTAACATTCACATCCGCTATTACTAGCAATGTTGTAGCTATTCAAACTTAAGGGACTCCCAGCAATTAAAGTGGTTTTTGTTTTAAGTGTATTTTAAACACTAATGAAGACTACAACGGCATTCTATAGTCTCCACCTATAGCTTTTAAATACAGATTGGCTATCTGTAGAGTATCTACAAACATATTACTAGTGTTGGTTCCAATCATTTCTTGTGTTATATATGGATAAAATTTATAAACTTTATCTTCTATAATCATAGGAACTGTTTGTTTAGTTGTAGATATAACTATCTTGGTTGGAAATTGGCCAAAATAATCTTCAAGAGGATATCGCGTAATAAGTACATGTTTATCTTCTGCAGATATATTGGCTGCTTGATATATTAGATCGCACCAAGTCAAGTCTCTATCATACATAGTTATATTTTTACCTGCTTTTTTTATTTCATTAGGATCAACACTGCGTCCTTTGAATCTCATTTTAACAATATTACCATTTTCCAATGGTATGTCTACAGGAATGAATCTATTTGAATATCCGTGTATATACCTATCGATCTGCTTCTTAATTTTCTCATCAGAAAACATTTCATTATAATCCTTTATTCTATGATATGTTATTGTACCATCTTTGCCCATTACAGGATATTGTCCTGATGATAATTCTTGTTCTAGTATTCTACGTAAATTGAATATTACATATGGATATAAATTTGCACATACAGAGGATAATGGTACTGCAGAGTAATCTAAATTTACCATTAAATCTGAATATCTTTCACCATCCACACTTGGAGCTGATATTACTAAACGTGAAGAATAGTCAGCAGTTTTAGAAAGAACAGATCTTCTAACTATACCATTTTTCTTAGCTAAGTTTGGCTCTTGTGTAAACCAATCATATATAGCTACGAGTGATTCTTGAACTCTAGCTTTAACCGAATTGGATAAATCTATACCGTAGTCTGCAGTTTCTCTTAGTGATCTAACCCCAAGGATAACGCTATTATACAGTTTATTAACATCGCCAACGCCTAAACCCTTCCTACCTGTACTCTGTACGTCTCTATAGTACGCAGGAATTATTGGTAATTTGTTTATAAATAGTTTATCTTTATTCTCTTCTATAAGCTTAATCTTAATAGATCTTTTATTAGAGCCGGTTTCATTAATCTTAATTACATTTATATTGTCTTTAAGAAATTTAATACCAGTTTTTCCTTTTTCATCTTCTATTAAATTACCTTTTGAATCTATAGAGAATTTTTTATAACCATATACACACTCTTCTATCTTCTTATCCATACTCTTCCATTGTTTATATAGATAAGGATGTATAAACCATTCATGAAGATCTACATAAGCATATCTATTAGACCTATCACTTTTTGCAATACCAAATATTTCATTTGATAGCAAACCGTCTGCTGTTGGAACGCCGTCCCTTACAAAAAATATTGGGTTGGTTATTTCTGGTAAACCATTTGAACTTATAAATCTGTTTGGGTCTAGAATATCTATATTCAGAGTTCTATCGTCCATCTTAAAGGTACCTCCTTATAATAAATGTACTATTAAAGCTTTACCTTTATGTTGAATGCTCCAACTAAATTGTCGTCCATAGATATTTACAGTATGCGTTGTTCCAGTCGCTGCTAATATAGTTTTAGCTTCATCTTCAGATTCAAAAGCTATTTGAAATGATAAGTCATCAAAATCGCTTGTTACATTATTATCGGTATAATTCCCGATAATATTATAAAGGCTCATAACTTCATCAAAACATTTTTTAATTATATCTTCTACAGGAGTTTTTTCTGTAGAAATATCTTGTGCAAAATGTATTCTATCGTGTTTAGTTTCCATATCTTCCTACCTTCCTGTCTAAGACATTTCTTCTTCTAATTGTGCACCGGCTTCGGCTTGCTGCGCATGTTCATTTTCTAATTCTTTTGAACGTATATTCAAGAGAGTTCTAAATTCACGGTTTCCCATGTTTAGAACTCCCTCTATGGTAGCTTTACCTCTATACATAGTTAGAAACATATTTACATGATCTAAATATATGCTATAGCTCCTAGACGGTGGCGTGAAAAAAGCATATTTTCTGGACTTTGTTCAGTTTCAGCAATATGAGTTCCACACTTAGGACATGTTCTAGCAGGTTGTACATATGTAACTCTAGGCTCAGATGCTATGGTATTAATAGCAGCAGTTAAAGAATAATATTGATCTGAAGTTAATTCATTGATTATTCTTGCATACTTAGCTATCTTATCTTTTACAGTTTTAGCAGCATCATTTGTATAAGTTTTTACATTAATAGGATGCAGAGATCTCTCTTCTGTATCTATGATATAAATAGATTCGATATAAGAAACAATACTTACGATATCATTATATTTGTCTCTTACATTTTCTGATAAATAAAGAGTTTCAAATATTACATTGAAGATACTAGGATGACGAAGTTCTACAACATAATTATCAGATATTTGAATACGCACGGTTTCATAAGAAGTTGCTGTAAATACAGAATCATTAGACGCCAATGCAGCTTTGAATTCCTGTTCAACTTTTTCATCTTTGTACTTAACGAGTTCATCCATAGGGATATTATCTTCTGAAAATATGTGCTTACATTTTTCATTGGTACATTGATATGGCATAATATTATTGCCTTCAAAACTTGATTTTAAAATTGCAAAATACAAATGAGGAATATCATCAAACTTGATAAGTTTTGTAAGCGTTTCAAAATCTGGTTTGTCTTCATTTACAATATGATCGAATATCAATTTATAGATATCTCTAAATGTATTGATTTGATTTCTGCCGCCTTCTTCAGGATTTAATTTAACAATATCTCTTGCTTTAAATTCTCGCATAGATATATTAATGCCTGTAGTGTCTAATCTCCAATCAATAACATGCTCTGCTAAATCTGAATCTGAATATGCTCGTAGAACAGATTTAGGAGTTTTACTTACAGTAAATGTAGATAGATCAATTTTCTTAGTGATAGGTTTTAATTTATCATTAAGACTTGTTTTAATAACATTTCTAATCTCTTCTTGAGTTTCTGCAATGCCATCTTCTTCATCATTAAAGTCCATACCCAGTTCATCGATCAATTTATCGATAGATGGAGCTTCTTCTTTTTTAGTATTTATAGATTTAGGTTGAACTTGTTCTTCTTCATAGAGTTCATCGTCTTCTGTTATGTCTGCAAACATATCATCTGCAGCTGGAACTTCTGATACTACGTCATCAAAAACACCTGCAGCTTCTGCCTCTTCAAGAATCTCAACAGCTTCTGTTTCCAATTCAATTTTCTTTTTCCTAACAAGATCTGCGATATTTGTTAGACCTGACATGGGGTCTTGTTTTGGAGTATCTACAACACCTAATTCATCTTTAATATCTTGTACAGATACCTTTTCTGGTGCCGATTGTTCTCCTCTTAATTCACTTAATGTAGTAATTTCTTCACTCATGGTTAGTTCTCCTTCCAATATCTTTAGTCTAATAATGTTTTTAGTTCTATTGTATTTTTCTCGAAGTTGGCTTCAAATATATAATATATATCATTATCTACAGTTATTCCTATAAGTAATGCTTTATTATCTTTTGAGTATGATACACCAATTTCGACAACAGTTAATTCTGGTAGATATTTACTTACTTGATTAGCAATATCTTGTCTAAGATCATCTAGCTTATCAGCGTCATAATATCTATATCGGCTTAATAACCCAATACCTGCATCTGGATGGCTTTTTAACGTACCTTTTTCCATTAATAATAATCTTATTATTAAAGTATATATTGTCTTAGATCCAGTAAATACTTCTGGTTGATTAAATTTATCTATAGAAAATACATGCTCATTCATCTGAACACCTCCATTCGTAGTTTTAATATTTAGTTCGGCGTGTAATATTATAATTAACTAGAAAACATCATATTAAGTAAATTTTAAGTGGAAGGAGTTGTTTTTATGAAATATGTAGATATAATACTAGAGGATATCGATGATTTTGAAGATATGGAAGATGAATTCGATATGATAGATTCAGATGATTCTGATATAGACTCTGAGTATATTGAGGATCCAGAATTAGCAGAATTTGAAGATCTAGAGGACGAATTCGATGCAAGTGAATCATATATCGAAAATGCTATATTATTAGAAGCTGCAACTGTAAAGAAAAAATATAAATGTCCCTACTGCGATTTTAGAGGCACGAAAGAAGAATTAGTAATACATGTTGAAGATGACCATGAAGATATGATACCAGAGGGCTACACTGCAGCAAGAGTAGTATTCAATAGTATCTATAAGAAAACTGTTGGTAGTTGTATAATGTGTAAAGACTCTACTGAATGGAATGAAGATACTTGGAGATATGAAAGATTTTGTAATAAACCAGCTTGTAAAGAAGATTATAAAGAAAGGTTCAAACGTAATATGATTGATGTGCATGGTAAAGAAACATTACTTAATGATGCAGAACATCAAAAGAAAATGCTTGCTAATAGAAGTATTTCAGGCTCATATACTTTTAGAGATGGAGTAAAGAAAACTTATACTGGGACATATGAATTAAAAGCTCTTGAATTTATGGATAAAGTACTAGAGATTAAATCATCTGATCTTATCACTCCAGGTCCAGTTTTTGAATATAAATTTGACGAGGGAATACATCAGTTTATAACAGACATGTACTATATTCCTTATAATCTAGTATTTGATATTAAGGATGGAGGAGACAATCCAAATAATCATCCTAACCTAGCAGTATTTAGAGCTAAGCAATTGGCGAAAGAAAAAGCAATTATTCAATCTAAGAAGTATAATTATATCAGATTAACAAACAATAGATTTGATCAATTGCTACATATCTTTGCAGAGCTTAAGCTTAATATGGTTAATAATGATGACAGGCCTGTAGTTCATATTAATGAAAATATGGATATCACCTCTGCAGAAGATAATAATAGGTATGTCATAGTATCATCAACAGATAAAGTATATTATGATACTATGGAGTATGTATCAGAAGTTACATTGAGTAAACATCTTGATCAACCAGAAACGCTTATATTTAGAATAGATAAAAAAGATATTCCTAGAAACATTAAAGAGTTAGGGGTAGAAGATTTTATCTATGATACTAGATTTATTTTGGTAGAAAAGATACTTCCTGGAAAATTTGATAGCTCTATACTGATCCCTATCAGAACTATGTTCGATTTTGGCGAAATATAATATTACTAATACGAAATAGAATAAAGAGTGCATAACGTGCACTCTTTATTTTTTATTTAATTATATATTATAGTAATGAAACTATTAATTTGTATAGAGATATACAACATTTTGCTATGATCCCGAAGATCTATGGCACACTTCCAAGGAGGAATTTAAAATGAAACATGAAATAAGAACAATCGAGTTAGTATACGGTGAAGAATCTGTACAACCACAATTGAAATTAACAAATACAGATGGTAGAGTAGTAGGATACTTGTCTCCATTTAGAGGATACTGTTTTCAAGTATCTAGCACTATTGATGGAGAATTCGACCGTGGAGCATCAACAGTCGTAGGTCTTGGTAATATAGTTAAAGCTTTTCAAGGGTACTCATCAACCAGCAACTATAGTATCTATAGTTCTAACTGTAGTCCTGTAAAAGGTATATTTGCTGACATGGCACAACTTGCTCTTTTAAAAGCGGACATAGAGCTTGGTTATATGTTTACAGAAATATTTGATGCATTTATTACTGCAACAATAGAATGGATAGAAAGTTTAATTAAATAACCTATAAAGGTCTCAATACGAGACCCTTTATTTTTTATAATCTTTATTAAATGATAATATGTGTAAACATTATATTAATGTAAACTAAGTAAATTAAAGAGGGAGGCTAATATGAATGATAAAACTGTATTTGAAGTGGGCGATGATTATAATTATTTTATTAATGAATCTTGGATATTCAACGAAAAGGATTTAGAAATAAATCTAGATAAGTGGAAAAGAGAAAAAGGTAATAATGTTTTATTTATTACTGGATTATCTGGTTCTGGTAAAACTACGTTAGCAGAAGAATATGAGAAAAAATATAAAGCTTATATGTTCGAGATAGATGGTATTGAGCATAATTATGACAGCAGTAATAAAGGTCTTCTTAATAGAGCAGTAGAAGAGCTTGGATATACTGATAATATAAAAGATAAAAAATGGGTACATGATAAAGCTAATCTAGAAAGTTTATGGAAAATATTTGATAAGATATTAGAGTATATGTATGCAGATCCAAAGAATTTGTATATAATAGAAGGTGTTCAATTATTTGATGATATATATCCAGATATAACAAAAGGAAAACCCATCATAATAAAAGGTAGTTCTATGCTTACATCGGTTCTAAGAAGATTCAAGCGAAATGGTAGTGGTAAGATTCAATGGAGTACCGAACTCAAGAATGAATTTTTTAATTTCTTAGGTTGGTATAGTAGTAGTGAAAAAAGATTATCTAATTTTAAAAAAGTTATAAAGGAGACTATTGATATGGAAAATTTATCATATGGATCAAAAGATTGTCCTATAATGGAAAGTGTTGATGGAATAAATCCTAGGCTAGTTTTAATAAAAGACTTGATTGATGGTATTGCCGATGATGGATTAAGAAATGGGTTACATGATATATTTGTTGATGCTATTGATAAAATAACTAATAAAGAATCTATATCGTATGAGATTGAACAATTGATGATCTTTAGAGATAATATGAAACCTAATAATACAATAATAGTAAATATAATAAATGTATTATCTATGTTTAATAACACAAGCAATATTATAACTCAATGTAATACATATTATTCACCTAAGGAAATGTTACGTAAAGGTGTATATGGTATAACATATGAAGATATAGATGCTGTACCAGACTACTCTAAAAATTTTTATAATGTACAAGCTTGTAATGAATATATGATAGATGGAACTACACCTACTAAGGATTGGTTCTCTAATCATTGTACAAGAACAAGTGGTATACAGACAGAAGATGATGGTAAATTTGATCTGCTATTGGATCGAACATTAAAAGTTGCAACTGCAGATTTTCAAGAACTTATAAAGGTAGAAACATCAGAAATCATTCTTAATAGTAAAAGACAATATTTATTAGAACTAGGATGGAACTCTGATATATTGTATACTGGACAAAGTATCAAAAGATTATTTATAAATAGCGATAAAGATGTTAATCTTATAGATCTTACTGATGAGATAGAATTAGATACTGGCATTACTGAAGCGCTTAGAAATGAAGAATACAATGGTCAATATGTACCAGTATTTATTATACTTACAGAGGGTAGTGGACTTAAGAGTAAAGTAATTAAAAAGTTTACAAAAAGCTCAGTAAGTCATTCAAGCATGACATTTGATTTAAACATGGATAGAGTATATTCTTTTAATGGTGATGGATTTGTTATGGAAAACAGAGAAAGTTTCGGTGTTAATAGAATAGAAATATATGCTGTAATAATGGATAAAGTACAGGCTAATAGAATCAAATTTAGATTAGATTCATTACTGGCTGGTAAAAAGAATTATGGCTATAACTATTTAGGTCTGGTAGGATTTGCTCTAGGTAAACCTATTAAAAGAAATAATAAAATGTTTTGCTCAGAATTCGTTGATGCTATGTTTAAAATAGCTAATTTTGATCTTACTAGTAAAGATGGAGGATTAGTTTCACCTTCAGATTTCAGTAATACTAATAACAAAAATATATATAAATTATATGATGGTCCTGCTAGTAGTTTTAATAAAGGTCCATCTAATAATATTATTAATAAAATGCTAGACAAACACAGTTCTATATCTGAATCTGTTGTATTGGAATCCAAAGAATTTCCAGTACAGTTTGACACTGATGGTAACTTATTAATAAAGAGAATGAAAAAAATAGATTTCTATAAAGAGTATTATGAGTCCCATAAACTATTAGCAGTTTACAAAAGAACTGAAAATATTGAAGGGATGAAATATGAATTAAGCAAGCTCTGGTTTTTACTAACTCTAGTTGAAGACAAAATATATAATACTAGTCTTACTCCAGAAGAACGAACTTACTACACCACGGTACGTGCAAAAATATTAAATGATTTTAAAAATGATTTAAATGAAGTTTCAAGTATAGAAAAAGATTTTAACTTCATACAGTACTACGAGCAGACACCATTTAGTGATGCAACTTACAAGATAAATAAATCTACTGTTAAATATACATTAGCTTTATTAAAAACATTATTATTAAAATAAAATTTAGGAGGATGGTAGCAAGTGAGTAATACAATAATACGTGAGGTGGAGTATAATCAAGAACATAGTATTCCAGTAATGCTTTATAAGACATTAGATTGTGAGCTTATAGAGTATGTTGGAAGCCATGAGGAGGCATTATTCGGTTTACAGGATATGGCATTTGTCTATAATTATAAGGACAAACAACTGTATGATAGAATATTTACTTTTTTGAGAAAGAAATGTTTCCAGGATACATTTGTATGTCACCATGATATCATAGAAAAGTTAATGTATTCTATAGATACAAATGGATTAGATGATTTATTCTGGGAAAATGTATGTAAGTATAATGATTTTACAGAAAGCAGATTGTTCGATGCTAAAGAATATGTAATAATAGTTCCGAAATATTATTATATCGAAAACAAATAAAAAATTAGTGATAGATCTTTATGATCTATCACTTTTTATTATCTATATAACTATCATATGAAAGGAGTATATAATTATTATGGTTAAAATTACAAAGAATGATATATTATATATACAAGATAGGGAAATTAATTCTTGGTTAGTTAGTGTACCTAATATAGATAATACTTTAATACTATTTGAAAATTTTAAAGATTGTGATGAAATAGAATCTTTTCTTATTATTTTAGGAAAAGGAGATCAAAAAAATCTATATGTTGGGATATTAGAATACTTCTATATGAGTGGTTTAATATTTGAATTAGATGGATGCATATTAGACTATAGTAATATAGTTTATATATATAAATATAAAGATGAATATTTATTTGGAAATAAGGAGGAAGCATATTATGATGGGACGGACTATAGGACAGAAATATTTTCAGGTAATTAATGGAGAATTAAATGTTTATAGGTTACTACAGATAAATAAAGATGGTTATACTGTAAGTGTGAATAATAGTAATAAAAGAAAAGTTTATGAAGAGTTTTTAAATGGCTGTACTAGGTTGAATGAAGATGGCGTATTAAGTTTTAATATAGTTCAACTTGGAAAAGATGTGCGTTCCAAAGATGTAGTAGTATCATTATTCAGAAGATCAGATATATACTCAGGTATAAAAGAACCATATGCCGCATGTAGACAATGTATATATGATCAATTTGCATCAATGAATACAGATGTTATGTATATGGGAATGTCTCTTACTCAAGATACATGTCCAGAGAATGTTCCGTTTAAATCAATGCTATCATGCGACGGAGTATTATATCAAGAAATTATTTATATTTATAATGACGATTCTTTAGAATCAGTATTAAATCTATTAAAAGATAAAAAACAATTCGATGATGTATTGTTTGATATCAATAGAGCAAGTTTTGAAAATAAAAAGGTTCAAGGATTTTCTTCATCTCTAAAGAATATGCTTACTGATAATTATTTTATGTATGATTTTAGAAAAGCTTTTAATATTGAACAAGTTGATTTTGTATTGAAATATGATGAGAGTACTCTAGAATTAGATGCTGAACAAATACATGAGTTAGAGAGAATATTTAAATTAGAGATATTCAGAACGTATGTTATTCCATATGATAAAAGCATAGATCTTAAAGAAATACAGAGATCTAATATTATAATAGCTGATAAATGGAATAGAATATTTATAGTAGCATATGATAAAGGTACCTATATTAATGAGTACTTAAAAAACAATATTAGTGATAAAGTTAATATAGTAAAGATGCTTAAGAAGATGAGAGGTAGATAATAATGCCTAGAGTGATTAATAGAATTAACAAAGATAATAGAGATAAAACTATTAATAGGATGGAAAGACAAATACGTGGGTTAAACACTGCTCTCAGGTCAGCAGAAGAACGTATAAAAAAATTTAAAGATTTTGAAAAGGAACAAAAAAAAGTATGAGATCTTTATAGGAATAACTTGTTTCCTTTTCGGTTCAATATTGACAGCTGGATTTTTGGGAAAAACTACAGAGCTGTTATCTAGATTCTCAAACCTTTAAATAACCATATATTATAATAATGTAATAAATTATAATATAAAATTTTAAGGAGGAATTATATGTTAATATATTTAATTGCAGGCGAAGATACCTCCGAGATATGTAATATATCAAAAGGTTTCAGACCAGTAATATTTAGAAAAAATGGATGCTATGAAAATTTAGAAGAATTAGAAACTTATCTAAAAGAGCATCTTAAAAATGGAGCTCAAATTGTAGACGAATATAATATTACTACATTTAAAGTGCAAGATTTAATGTCACTATTGTATGTAGAAAATGTAAAGAACAGAAATCTTAACAAACCATTATTTGAAGATGATGCTAATATAGACGATACATCTATTGATAACTTGATAGAGTATAAAGGAAATTGGTATGAATGTAGTAATGGTTTTATATGGGCAATAGTTTAAAGTATAATATAATCATATATTATATTAATGTAAATAGTAAAGTTTTAGTAGTAAAATACTACAGCTATAACTATATAGTACATAAAATAATTTATGTACAAAACAATTTAAAGGAGGATTTACACATGGCACAAGCAGCAGCATCAACAGCAGAGGGTACTAAAAAGTATATTAGATTGGAATCTCCATTGCCATTCGATAGTGCAATGGAAACTTCAGTAACAACTACGTTTAAGTTATCCCGCAAAATCAACACATTATTTCACCACGCATTTAACGATTATGAAGGATGTATGATAGTACCTTCACACACTGGTCAATTAGAGCTTAGATTATATTTCAAAGCTAAAGACGGAAGTGATGTTGTTCCTATCGTTGCAGCGTCGGCTCCTGGCCAACGTGCACCAATCAATGAAAGACTTAAGAACTTCAATCGTATTAACAAGAACAGAACAGTTAAATTATCAGATGAAACTAAAGAACTTTTAGAATCAATGATGCTTACTTACGGCAAGAATAAAATCGATTGGGAACGTCAATCGTTAGAAGAGGTTGAAACCACTCATGCTGGCTATAATATCTATATGCATGTATTCGGACTTGATCTTAACAAGATTCTTAAAGTATTATATGGTTCAAAGAATCCAAAAACAGATGCTCGTTTAGAGTATATGATTCAAGTTATCAGACCTGTTGGTGACCCATCTATCATCAGTAATAATTATTTGATCTCTATTATCAAACTTGATAGCGCTGCTGTCGAAGAAGTTTCTAGAGAAGTTGGTATTATTCCAAGTATTGGAAATATCCAAATGGTCAGAGTAACTGTTTAGTTAATTAAAATTGTTGCAGGTATTAGGGTATAGGCTAAATGGCCTATACCCTTTTAATTAATCTTATTTTTTTAAGGAGAATTATTATGGCAGCTAAAGAACGAGGAATTATTACTTATGAGATACATGATGATTTTGACCATGTATTTGATGAAAAAGGAAATACATTTTTAGCAATGAGAAAATTAACATGGGGAGAAGGAACTAATCCTAAATATGATCTTAGGAAATGGTATACTAATTCTGAAGGTGAAGAAGTTGTTGGAAAAGGGCTTTCATTCTTAACAGAGGCTGGACCTGATAACTTAACTGATATGTTAGTTGAGCAAGGTTTTGGAAATACAGAATGTATTCTAGAAGCTTTGAAAACACGCGAAGATTTCTCTACAGCATTAAATAATGCTGTTGGAGAGGATAGTGCGCACTATGATGCAGAAATTGCAGATGATTTCTATGATACACAAGACTTAGTAACTGCCTAATGGCAGTTACTTTTTATTAACTTTATAAGGAGGACTTTATTATGGGACTAAAATTAAAACCAGGAACCGTTAACTTATTTGTTGGGGAATCTGGAAGTTACAAAACAACAGTAGCTATACTAGAATCACTTTATATGGATATGCTAATACATATTGATATAGAGGGTAGTGGTTCTGCTAAAAGATATTTTGATATTACTAAAAGATATTATAATACTCTTGTAATGGTCAAAAATCAATATCTATACAAGGATATTTTTGATACTATTTATCATATAAAAAACAATTATTCTAATACTGATAAGAAAATAATGATCTTGATAGATACTATCGATATGATGGTAACAACAACAGACCAAACTCCCCCTGACTATTCAGTATTAATAGATTGGGATGAGGCTACTAAGATTATGTATGATATAAATAATCTTATTAAAAATACAAATATAACAGTAGTTTTTATAAATCATACATGCAGAATGATTGAGATTGGAGATGGTAAAGCTCTAAGATCTCCTATAGATAAATTGTTATATGAATATGATGATTTAACAGTAACGAGAAATAATCTTCCAATAGATATTTTTGATAATATATTTATATTTATCAATGTACCTATGAATAGTGGATCACCTATACTTCATGTAGAGAATGCTAAAGTTCGATTAGACGATTATAGACGTACTGTAAGTATGTATGCTAAGGATAAATTAACCTTCGAAGGATCCGCAGTTGACGAGTATATTGTCAAAGGCGGTTTTTCTCCTAATTATATAAAATACAGTACAGGTATTCCGGCTATAGATGATGTTCTAGATGGAGGCTTAACAAACAATAGTATAAATACTATATACTTTGATTATTCTTGTTCTAGTGAATATCCTAGATTAATTTCTAAAATTAGTAGAATTATCAATAAGACACAAAGATATAAACACGCAGAAAAGATACATTTATATGGTAAGGATCATTTAAAATTAAGAGACGTTATTAATATTATTAAGGATATAACTAAAGATTATATGCCTTATGATAAGGTATCGTATGATGGTTTAATGCTGTATGAACCTAAACTATTAGTACTTAATGTTATACCTGGTAATGGTCTAATTCCAAATAGAGCTGTTATGAGTGAATTAACAGGATTAATGGATAGCTTTAATATAATAATATTATTTGTTACTATAGGTACAACAGTTACAGAGGCTGTGAAGATGAATGATGATCCAGAAAAATTAAAATATATTAGTATGTCGAATAGAATACCTAACATTGCTTTATATTTATCGGATTCTGTCGTAATGATAAATAAATCTAACGACTATCCAAATATAACGACAGCTAAATGTATTAAATCTAGAGTTTCAGAATCAGGTAAAGAAACCAAACTTATATACAAATATTAATTACGGAGGAAAAATAAATGAGCGATATTATTCCATTAGCAAGACTTATTGATATGAATAATATCAAATATGATATTCTTCAGGATATAACAAACGCTGAATTTAAAGGAAAGAATATTGAAGTAGTAAATTTGTATATCGATGTATATTCATTACTTAAAGTATTATATAGGAATGATACATATGATATAGAGACTTATTCTACTATTACATCTTCTATAGTGAATATCTGTTCACATTATAGAAGATTCTTCTACACTAGATATAATGCGCATACTAGAATATTTATTATAAACTCTCAGAATCTTTCTGATATTAATAAAACTCTAGTATACGGTTATAATTACTCGTATTCTTCTTCGAGAGAGGCTAATCCTAAGATTGTAGATTTAATTGAAACTAATATGGATTTATTGAGAACTTTGGTTCCTTATCTCCCTGACATATATTTTATAGATAGCACCTTTGAAACAGGTGTTGTTATATACAATATAATGTGTAGGGATGATAAGGCTAATACAAAGGCTCACATAATTCTTAGTAGAGATAAATACAATTATCAATTAGCGGCTATGAAGCCAAATACAGTTATTCTTAAGAGAATAGATAAAGACATTTCTTTCTTTGTTACAAAGAATAATCTTTTAGATATCTATCTAAAAGAAAGAAATGTTAAATCGCAAAGTCTTAATGTTTCATCAGAACTATTTACAACTATATTAGCATTAAGTTCATTAAAAGAACGAAATATAAAAGCTATTACATCTATAAATAAAGCTATAAGTGTATTAGATCAAGCTATAAAAGATCATAGATTAGTTAATGCATATAATAGCGATATAGAATATTTATGGAATTCTATATTATTATATGGAGGAATTAAATCTAATAAGATGGAGTTAGTAAATAGATTCAAAGCTTTAGATATTCAGTTTCAGCACTCGATATTTATTACAAGCCCTGAACGAGATTTTTCTGATAGATTGGTAAATCTAGTTGATCCTCAAACAGTAAAGGCTATAAATAATAAATACTTCGCTACTAATCCACTAGATCTGAATAATTTATAGTTTAAAAGATAATAAAGAATGGTGTATGCCATTCTTTATTTTTTGTGATAAAAACATATATTTAATAGAATTAGGAGGTATATAATATGGAATACTCTACGTACAATTATACAATAAATATGATATGGATAAATGGCAGTGAACAGATTGTAGTTGCACCTGATAGAATTAAAAGTTTAATAATCGATTATGATTATAGATTAAAAAATATGCCAATAATGTTTATATCAATAAATGTATCTAGAACGTTTGCTGATAAAATAATACTTGGCAAGAGTACCGCAAAAATGTATTTATCAATGGATAAGTATATGAATCAGGGTATTGTTAATAAGCAAAAATATATTAGAGGTGAATTTATATATTTTATGAATAATGATATAAATTATAATAATAGTATAGACTATGCAGAAGAAACAAATATCGATAGTAAAGATGAAGATAAGTTTAGAAAACTTACAATAGGTTTATTTAATATTGAATTTATAAATAAAAATAAATACACAGTTAATTCTATTTATCAGAATGCTACAAACTCTGATATAATACTATTAAATACAAGACATTGTAATGTGCTTATGGAACCTATACAAAATGATATATTACATAAACAGCTATTAGTTCCTCCATTGACTAGTGTTTCGAGACTAATAAAATATCTTGATTCTATACACTCATTATATACAACTCCTCATATATTCTTTATGGATCTAGATGGTATAACGTACATAATGAGTAGCTCTGGGAAGGTGTTAAAAACTTTTAAAGATGATATAAGTAATATCACTATACGTATCAACGATCCTATAGAAAACTCGTCTAAAGTCCAAGGTATGATGAAAGATACTGATAATTCTACATATATTATAGATGTCTCTGCAGTGGATACTAATATGACAATCAATACTGTACAAGATAAAATTTATAATAGAATTATAGGTATAGATTCTTATGGCAATACAGTTACTAAAGAATTGGAAATTAACTCTGATCCTTCAATAAAAATAAATGACAACTTTGTTATGATTAGTAATGGGAACATGAGTGAGATTGATATGCGAAAGAAAACCATAGAGCGATCAGAGATAACTTTAAGAGTAACTAAGGATGATATAGATTCATCTTTATTTACACCTAATAAAAGATATTCTATTCGTAATTATACTAGATATAAACATCTTAATGGAGACTTCACATTAGATAATAAAAAGGAAGTATTCTCCACTACAGGAATAGACTTTATAGTTAAAGTAATGTGTACATTTAGAAAAATATAAATAAAACCCTAGTGCAATTAGCACTAGGGTTTTTGTTTTGTAATAATTAAATCATTTTGAATACTATAGCTTCGGATACTATAGATTCAAATTCATCTTCCATGTCTTCATAATCTGATAACTCTGGATCTAACATAGCATCTATGGCGTCTGAATTTTCTTCATCTGATCCTGGTTGAGGTAAATCTTTTCCAGCTTCAGAATAAAAATCATCATCGCTGTCGAAGTCATCATCATCAAAATCTTCGTCATCTGAATCGTCATCGAAATCTTCATCATCCGAGTCGTCGTCATCGAAATCATCGTCATCTGAATCTTCATCGGAGTCATCAGAGTCAAAGTCATCAGAGTCGTCATCATCATCTGAATCATCACCAAAGTCAATGTCATCAAAATCATCATCATCGAACTCATAATCTGGAGTCGGTAATATAAGATCATCTATCAATCCATTAATATATGGCTCGTCTAAATCATCTGGTTCTATGATAAAGTCTTCATCAATATCCGCACTTTCTTTTTTAAAAAGATCTTTTACTCTAGTAATGATATTTTTCTTTTTAGGTTCTGCTTCTTTAGTATCAGCAGTCTTAGCGTTTGCTGGTTTTTCTTCAGTTGTAGCTTTACCATCATTAGATTCAGATGCTTTTGGATCATTACTATTTACTTTATCTCCATTATAAGATTTAACATGATCTCTTATAATGAACATGTAGGCCTTGTACTCTTCCTCTAATATAGAAAGTTTGGCTCCAAGAAATCTATAACATACACGAATATACATCTTAACAGCATCGATATCTTTATTCTTATCTTTACCATTAGAGAATATATTATCTTGAGTTGTTTTTTCATCATTTGGATTGGTCGCTACATTTGCTTTTTCATCTGGTTTACCATCACCATTTTTATCTGAGGCTTTTTGAGGAGTCGCAGATACCTTTGCATCAGCTTCAGATATAACTGTTTCTAATACATAAGAATAATATGATTTATCTCCAGTTATAACATCAGTAGATTCTGTTTTTATTTTATCGAGCATTCTAATAGCTTCATTTCCAGCTTTTTCGATATTTGTCATATCGGTTTCTAATTCTTTAGCTTTCTTATCAAATCCGATACAGAAGTTATACATGTCTGTTATATTGATAGTATTTGAAGCTATTTTTTGTGGAACCTCAGCTCCTCTGAATTTCTCTTTAGCTACTTGAACAAAATCTTTATCTTTCTTTGGTGCAAATCTACCAAAGTATGTTTTAACAAAATGCTCTTCAGATTCTAAATTATCTATAAGAGAATTGAAATTGAATGCTGGTATCTTAGCAGCTGAAAAGTCAGTCTTACCTTTCCAGTATGGGAACATTGTATAACTTTCTTCTTTTAAAGGTTTTCTTAGTATTACATCTTTATATTGCTTTAGATAATTACTATCCTTTTTAAAGAATCCAGCCATTTTTTCTACAAATGCTGCCCAAAGTTTTTTTATTGTATCCATTAATTTTGTAAATGCTGCTTTCATTTTGTCTTTAAATGCTTCGTGGACAAATGTAATATTATCATAACCGATAGCTTCGGTGATAATGATACCTTCATTAACATATAATTCCATCTTAGCATCTTCGATATAGCATTCTAATGTAAATAGTATATCTTCAAATACAGAAGAACTTGTGATATAATTATTGGTACTCATTAATACACCTCCCTATATAGAACTTTCAGTTTTGATAAGTTCTAAGATTTCTATACTTTCAGCAACAGTAAATGCATCTTGTACAGGATCTATTGTATCTTCACCACACCAAGGACACGATGTTCCATCTTGCGATAAAGCCCTTATCCTAGAACAATGATGACATCTACCAAATGTAGCACGCCATTTCCCATCTTCATCTCTTAAAATGTTGTCAATTACTTCTTCTGAAGCTGACTCTTCTTTAATATATGATTGTATTCTGGTCAATGCTTTGTATAATAATATCTTATCTTGTGCAAATTTTTCTTTATAAGCTTCGAGTTTAGCACCTAATGCTATAGCATGGCTATTAGACATTTCATTTATTTGTGTCGATTTCATTTTAATAAATGTATCTATAGCTGCTCTAATCTCTGGTGTTACTTCACTACTAAAAAAATTTCCATCATTGCCATATCCACTTATTACAATATTCAATGGATTATCGGCAGTTTTTGATTCTACACGCATCATACTATCTACATATTTTCTAATAGACTCATAGCTTTTATTTATAGTAGTAGACAGATCTTTCAAAGCCTTTTCAGTTTTTCCAAAATTGTTAAACCATTCAAATGATTCTGATATCATAGCGCTTGTGACATCAAACTCACCAACTACTGTTGAACCTTTTCTATACACTGAAAATAATGCTTCTGAAAAATTATCTCTAGATATAAATTCACCATCTCTATCTAATAATGTAGCTCTAAATTTATCATGAAATCCATTTTTTAATTTATTTGTTAACTCTGCATTACGTCTTACAACATCACTTGCAGGATTACCAAAATCAAAAAATCCTTCTTTAAATTCAGTTTCTGCTGCATATGGCATAGGAATACTTGAACTGAATAAATATTCATATCCGGTATATTTAAATCCGTGTAAATCATCTCTAAACTTAACAAAGTCTGCTTTGTGTTTAATAAGATATTTATCAGACTTAACCAAGCGTGCAAGCATAGTTATAAATTTATCAAATAAACTCTTGATAAACTTTATAAAGTTTTCTAATATTTCTTTTATTCTTAAAAAGAATTCATGGAATCCTTCATGAATAACATCATACGTTGTAGCTTCACCAATAACAGCATACAGTATTCTTAAGTGTTTATTAAATTCTTTCCTAGACTCTAATACATAGTCATAAGATTCTTTTATAAATGAAATTTCAGGATTAATAAATTCTGATGTTTTCATTACACAATTCTCGCCAAGTATATTATTAGGTTTGAATACTGTTGACATATAGTTTAACCTCCTATCTTTTTTCAATATAAAGGGATATACTCAAATGAGTATATCCCTTAATTTTTACCTAAATAAAGTCTACGTTTAAAGAACCGCCTTCGTAAAGTGAAGAAGACTCAGTTTTAGGTTTATAGCTTAACAATCTTACGCAAACTGCTTTAGCTTGAGCATTGTCAGCTTTAAGTGCAGATAATTTAGCTCCATTAACTGAAGTTAATACGTTAAGAACTTGTTTAGCTGCATTGTAAGTTTTGTTTACATAGCGCACTACGCTTGCTCTTGCATCTTTCTTAGCTGCAGTAACTTTAGCATCGTTATCAGGAAGTTTCTTAGCCATTTCCTTTTCAACTGTTTCTAAACCTTTGATAAGTAAATTAACAGATTTCTTAATTCCTTCAAGATCTTTTTCAGCTGTTTTCTTAGCTTCTTTATAATCAACGATTATTGCAAGAAGATCAGGAATATTAACATTTTCAATGTCAACAGGTGATTCTTCGCCACTACGAAGTTTAGCAGCAACTTCTTTAGAGAAATCTGCAGAATCAACAGTATCTTTTCCAACCATAGCACCACGGATAGCATCAGAAATATCAGAATCTTTTCCATCAGACATTTTTAATTTTGTAGTGTAATCAGTTTTACTAGTTTCAACGTTGATAGTAACATTTACATCTAAGCCGAATTTAGCTTTAAGAACACTAAATGCTTTATCATTAACTGCAGAAAGATCAATAGCTCCTACAGAATACTTGTAACCTTTGTATTCAAAATCTTTTGTGTCTACACTCAAAAGTGCAGAACGATATTTATTAACGAAATCCTTGTCGCTACGGATTTTTGAATCCATCCAAGCGATGAACTTTTTAAATAAACCTTTTACTTTTTCAAACAATTTAACAAAGAAAGCTTTGATCGCACCAAAGAAACTAGCAAGCTGACCAGCTTCATATTGCATTTCTTCACCATTTTGTTCAAAATACATTAATTCGTTGATACCAACTGCCTTCATCATGTTAGTGTAATTAGTCTCATTTTCTACAACGATATTCATTGCTCCAACGAAACTAGCTTCGTGAACTGATGCTTCTACTTCTTGATCAAGAAGAGAAGATTCGTTAACAATCTTACTTGTATTATAGATACCCATGAGGTAATCCTCCTTCTTATATTTTTTAGTTTATAGTGGGACCTAAATATTATTTAAGTCCCATCTATATTAATTACTCGTAATCGTGTCCAAACAACATGTCTACATCGTAACCAGCAGCTTCGCCGTATTCTTCAAGAAGAGCATTTTCTTTAACAGATTTAGGATTGTACATAACAGCTTTAGCATATACAGAACGAGATTGTCTAATGTTGAATTTAACAACTCCTGCAAAAAGATTAGCACGTTTAACTGCAATAGCTTTAGTAGCATTTACTAATGTATAAACATAGCTTAATGCTTTACTAGCTACAGTTGCTTGAGATACATTATATTTACGGTCTTTACCGTCCATACCAGTAACTGCAACTTTTTCTTTCTTGTCTGAATTAGGGATAAGCTTATCCATACTTGTTTTAACTTTATTGATAGCAGCTAATTCTTTGCTGTAGATCTTATCTAATTCAGCTTCAAAATCTTTAACAGCTGCTAATTCTTTCTTAGATGTAATTAAAGTTTCCATCATAATTTGAAGTTCTGATGAACTTAAACCTTCTTGTTCTTCTACATCGCCAAAGAATGCATCAAAATAGTCTTGGTCTAATGATTCTAAACTAGTGATTTTTTCATCGCCAGTTTTCCATTTGTCCATTTTCCATTTTTCTTCGCCGATTGCTGTGATCATTTTTTGGATGTCTTCTACAGACTTACCAGTTGCATCAGCAAATTCTTTTTCAATGTCAACTGTAACAGATGCAGCTGTCTTAGGTAATGAAGCGCCAACTGGTCTAACAGGTTTTCTCCATTTGAAAGTCATCTTAGATAAATCTTTAGCTAATACTGCGCCTTTAGTCTTTTCAACATATGCTTTATTATCTCTAATAAGAACATTTTGAATCATCTTAACGAAGTTAGCGAAGAAACCTTTGATCTTAGCCCAAATAGTTTTAAGTAGAGTTATAATTTTATCTACAAATCCACCAGTAGCTGCTTCTAATACTGCACCAAGTTGTTCGTCAGTAGCTGACTCACCGAGAGCCACTTCCGCGAAATCGTTTTCAATTAATGCTTCGAATAACATACGGTCGTTTATCATATTTTCTGAAAGAATTCTAGCTAATCCGCTATTTCCTTCATAACTCATATTAGCTTCTGGAGCTTCAACTTGTTCGTCGATAGCGAATGAACCTTTATTATAGATACCCATATCTTATTTCCTCCTTTTGATTTTTAGCTTTAATTCCTTAAGCTTTACTAGTATGTTTACTATGTCGAATAAAAAATGATCATCAGATAACTTACATTAGTATGCTTTTTTAATTAATAGTTACAAAAAATAAACTAAAATAATGCTGATGCTGAGTCTGGTGCTTCATCTTCAAAAATATCGTCAGCTTTCATCTTTTTGTCAACTTTCGATAGATCTTTTATTGAATCCCTGTCAGCTTTAGTCATTGTCACTTCAATTTTATTTGCAGATTTTTTAAACATATCTGCAATTTTATATTGTTTCTGAGCAACAACTTTACTCTTTGCTGGGTCCATTGTTGATGAATGTTCAACTCTGTAAGCATTCATTGTTAATAGATCAGATTGAGCATTTAAATAGTCTGATACTCTTACTCTACTATAATAGAAAAAGTAGATTAGTTCTCTCAGCATTGGGATAGTACCTAGGGCAAGCCCTGCAATAATAACCCCATTCATTAATGTAAATCCAGCCATAAATCCAACCATTTGCTCTGAATCTGCTTTTATGATGTGATTCATAGCTTTGTCGAATGTACCATTAGCACAGCTATTATTAAATTTACTTAAGTTACTGAAAAGTACTGTATCTTTAGCTTTGTTTAATGCAACAGCGTCAATGGCTAATTCGAAACTTTCAATACCTGGTTCCTTGATATATTCAATAGACGAGGATATCAATAGAGCCAAGGAACTAATTACAGATAATACCATAGTATTATATATCATTATAGGTAGATCTGAATTTGTTTTGAATGCTAACTCAAATAATTTTACTCTCTCTGCAATATTATTAACAGCAGTTTCAACAATATCTATTGAAGTCGTAGGTTGTTTATACTCGCCCAATAATTCTCTTAATAGAGCTATTGTTTTTACGATATTTCCATATCCTTCTAACTTAAGTATATCTCCTCTAGTTTTTGGAATATCTCCAAAATCTATTTCAGTAGTTTTATCTACTATAGACTCATATAATTTATTGGTAATGCTCAATAATGCTTTGTTTTGATCATTTTCATTAAGAGTCGTCATTATGTTGACTGTTCGAATATCTTTTAAATCACAATATTCTTTTATTACATTTTGATAATGTGGTCCCATAATTAAATTGCCTCCTTTCTATTATATTCCACCTTTAGCGATAAGGTTAATCATCTTTTTGTAATCTTTATCACTATTACTAGTCTCTCTTTCAAGAGCATTAAATGATAAATATTCATATAAATCTTGACCTGTATCGAATAGGAATTTGGCAACCTCAGCAGATTCATCAACTATAATAAAGCTCATTAAATTATAAGCTTCCATTATAGGTCTAATAACTGTAGGTTCCTCTATATTAATGTTGTACTCTTTAGAAAGATACTCTACTTCTTCTTGACTAACAACTAATGTAGTTATAGCCATAGCATTATTTTTCAATCCAGCTAAACGCTTGAATTTACTCTTTTGTGCTCTACGTTCTAGTACTTTCCAGAGTTCAGAAGAACTACCTCTTGATTTTGATACTGACAATGCATCAATCTTAGCTTTTTCTATAGCAAATAAGAAATCCTTAAAAAAAGAAATTTCTCTAGTTGTAGTCTGAATAAGCTTCATGAAGAAATTATTATCTTTATTCTTATTCTGAATACGTTCTACTATATCTAAAGAGCTTACCGGATGCATTTTACCTTTAATTCCAATGATTACATTAGTGGCAGTATTTCCACCATCTTTGTCTTTATGCATAATAGTAACAACCATTTGAGTTTCGACTAATTCATTGGATTTCTTAACATCATTATCTAATAGATTTTTAGATAAGTCAATAATACCGAGACCAACATTATTTATTTCAGGTTTACCAGATACTTTAATTGATGTAACTGGTGTATCTTTACTTGGTTCTTTAAAACCTCTACGTTCTCTTCCAGATTTTTTAGCTTGATCTATAGCTTCTTGATTTATTTGTGCAACTCTTCTTTCATCTTCTTCTGCCGCTTTTTTCAATGCATCTACATCTATTGGAGGTGGAGAATTATTTGGAGTTGCCCTATAATAGCTTCCAGCTTGAGAACCATATCTTGCATCTGGGCCAACAGATATTCTCTCTTGGATAATTCTAATATTTCCATTTGTGGATACAAATGTATAATCTCCTATAGAAGATTCGTTGATACTGTCAGACAAAATTCCATCATTTAATTTTAATTCTTTTTCTAGAATTGATCTGGTATGTAATGAAGGTAATAGATCTAACCCAGTAGATTCTCCCCGTACAACATACTTATCGATAGTATCTAAGATACTATCCGGACTTAAATCAGAATCGATATTAAGATTAGCATGAAACTTTGATATGTAATCATGTACATCATCAGAATTAGTAAACTGGGAAGCTGAAAATATCATTCTTAATAATGAAACTGCTTTACGTTCTATTGCTTTAGTAACCATTTGAGCAGTTCTAATATTTATAGAATTACTTACAATTACAGGATACACAAGAACAAGTCCAGCCGCTGCATCTGTTAGAGATTTCATAGATTTACCTCTGGATGCTAAAGCATCAAATGTATCTAAATCTTTAGCATCATGCAATAATTCTATAATATCTCTTAATACAGTTTCGTGTATATAATTTTGCATTATAATTACTCCTCCTTTAAATTTTATTTATCAAAGCACGTTTAATGCGCATAGATTTATTAGTATGTTAAAATAGAGAAAAAATAAAATCTCATGTTTTCGCTCTACGTAAAGTAGAACGGTACGTAGTATAGTATGATACTATATTCGCTTTCTAAACTATTAGTGCTTACTGTGTAATATGAATGACCCATGTAAGTTCTCTCCTCCTGACAATGGTTATCTAAAAACCCTCGTACCATGCCTTGTATTTTTAACCATATAAGCTCACTTTTATTTGGGGCCAGGAGGCCTTTATTTAGGTTTAAGCAATTTTATAGTTTACAATAAAGTGATGATAGGGGTTTATTCTATATATCATTTATACACATATTTATATTTATGAGATTTTATTTTTATCTTTCATTTATATAATATATTATTATAATAACTTTTACCATAACCATTAACATCACATTAATACGATATAAAGGAGGAATTAAAAATGGGTGCACCTAGATTTAGTCAGATAAAAGATTTACCAATTAATGTTTCTGGGCATGGAATTACGGATGTATACACTAAAAGTGAAATAGATTTACTTTTAGAGCAATTTGCTAAAAATAATAAACTGCGTGATATAATTTTCCCCAGACAGTCAGGGGCAATAGGTAGTGGAAATAACATAATTATCGATTCTATTCCATTAGATCCTGCCCTTACTTATTTATTATTTATTAATGATATTTTAATACCACCAACAAATTATAGTATTGATGCAGTACTCGGTCTTGTAGCTAATGAACCTTTTACATTATGGGCAGAGGATAATGAATATGATATTGTTCTAATGGATCTTCCAGATATTATTCCAGGTTATAATGTAGACTCTATAGTTGAACAGATTGGTATTCCTGATGATGTGTCTACGATTAAAGTTGATTGGTATGTTAAAAATGATGACCTTTTATTTATATATCTAAATGGAGAAATGTTAATAGAGGGCTCAGATTATTTTATAGATGACGAATATAATCTACATATAGTAGATGATATATTTCATTCTGGAGACGAACTAATTTACGTAGTAACCAAATCAATTCCTGATCCACCATTTATAGATATTACTAATGTATTAGTAGAAGATGTTCCATTAAATGAATACCTTAATAATGCATTCCAAGATGCTGAATATACACATCCTGCAGACCATCCAGTGTCTATGATTATTGGTGCTGCAAGTACCGAATACGTAGATCAAAAAATTGCCGACTTAGTAAATTCTTCTCCTGGTACATTGGACACCCTTAATGAATTGGCTGCAGCATTGGGAGATGATCCTAACTTTGCTACTAGTATTATTAGTATGATAAATGCTATAACAGCTAAAACAACTGTTGGTGGTGAGACATTTAACTCCACTACAGGAAGAACTATAAGTCATCCATTTAATAGTGTTGATTTTGCAGTAGCAATAACACCAGTAGCTAATCCTAATGGCTATCTTGGAGAAGTATGGGTAATAAGAAGCACAACAAACTTTGTAGTATACTGTAGTGGAACATTCACTGGCGGTTTTACTTATATAGCAACAAAATTCCCAGACCCAGTTTAAAAAAATATAGATAAGAGAGGTATAACCAATGTTAAAATTTGTAGCAGCAAGTTTTTTATTAACAGAAGATTGTAATTTGGCATGTACATATTGCTTCGAAGAGCATAAGAAAAATGTTATGACAAAGGAAGTTGCAAAAGCAGGATTAGAATTCCTATGTAAAAATGCAAAAGCCAACAAAGCAGGATATTTTAGTGCTACGCTATTTGGCGGAGAGCCACTATTAAACATACCTGTGGCGGAATATATAATGGATTATGGTGTTAAATTAGCCAGAGAAAATGGAATACAATTTAGCGCAAGTATTGTTACAAACGGTACTATCATGAATACTGCAGTTAAGAAGTTATTTACTAAGTATGCAGATATATTATCCACTCAAGTATCTATCGATGGTATTAAAGAAGCACATGATATGTACCGTGTAACTAAAAAAGGAAAAGGATCTTTCGACTCTATAGAAGCCAATCTTCAGGATTGGATTGATATATACAAAGATTATCCAGATAACTTTTCTATCCATGGTTGTTCCAATTCAAAAACGCTACCGATGTTATTCGAAAGCTTTAAATATTTCTTTGAGAAATGGGGTATAGAAAGACAATGGTATATGCCAATACATTCTGAAGATTGGTCATTTGAAGATGCGGCAATTTATGATTCAGAATTAACAAAAATAGCAGATTATCTTATAGAAGTAGTTGGACTGAGAAGAGATATAAAAGCAATATATGATTATGCACCATTGAATAGATTCATGCAATCAGCATTTCCAGGGGCCCCATGTGGTGCTGGCAAGAACTACTGTACAGTAACTGCGCTTGGTAATCTTTATCCTTGTCATCAAATATATTTTAATGATATAGATGAATCTATGAAATTTGGTAATGTTCTTGATCTTGAAAATACTTTAGATCCTTCGAGAATAGCTATATTTGATGAGTATGATAGAACTGATTTGTCTTGTATGAAAGAAGATCCTACATGTGATTCTTATGGGTGTTATATTTGTATCGGTGACAATTACAATATGAATGGATCTATATTATCTGTTGCTGGTGGATGTGGCCCAAGGTGTGCTATGTCTAAAACAGAACGAAAAATACAACTACGACTTTTAGAGGAGATAAAAACTATGGGATTATTTAATAATAATAATGGACAAAAATTTGAAAGTGATTGTTTATGTGATGTAAGAGATGGCCAAGGACATAATTCTAATCGCAAACATGACGAATCATGTAAGTGCGGAAAGCCTGGAGATGAATCATGTGGAACTGAAGATCTTATTGGCGATAGCTTCGAAGATGTTACAGCGTATGCTTTAAATATGATTATTACTAATCAACAAGAAATACTTAAATCTATTGAAATTATTAAAGCAGAAAATTCTTTGATATTAAAGAATATCTATAATAAATAATATTTTATAAAATATTATAAAGGAGGTAAACTTAATTGAATACTAGTTTACAGAATTTAAAAGCATTACTAGTATCTAAATCTGGTTATAATATTGTGCCGAATCATGATTGTTTAAACTCACTAAAAACTACTATAAATGATATGATAACTTATAGAAATAGTTATAGTTGTTCTGGTCACGTCAATCAACAATTTGCTGGAAAGTTATCTATGGGCGACTTAACAGATTTTGCTAATAATATAAAGCCTTGTACATGCAATGCCAATACAAGTTATGGATGTAGTTGTGATTCTCGCGGCGTATGTAGTTGTGAAGGTAGAGATGGTACTTCTAATAGTTTGAACTATATAGTTGTATGCACATGTAAAACTAACTCTCCATGTGATTGCCAGTCTAGGAGCGCATATGATTGCACATCTTATGTGTCAGGCCCTCCAATTAGTTGTAATTGTTATTTGCGTGATGGTGTCTCATGGGATTGGAGCTGCGAAGCACAAGCACCACAATGTACTTCAGAAATAACATATTTATGTGATTGTCATTCAAGAACTGGTACATCTGTCTGTGATTGTAATGATAGAACCCTTTATTGTTCTTGCCAAGTAGAATGTAATTGTAATGGTAATAGAAACTTTGGTTAAAAATTAGAGAGAAAGAGGTTACTTTTATGGAAACATATGTAATTCATGTAAGCAAGGAATGTAATTGTGATTGCTTATATTGCTATGAGAAAGATAAAACTAGCAAATATACAAGAACAGAAGTTTTAGAATATGCGCAAGCAATTATCGATACAGCTAGTGGAGATTTCACTGTAGAATTCTTGGGAGGAGAACCTATGTTAGAATGGGGTCATATAGTAGCTGTATATGAACTATTTGAAAATAGTGCTAATCCTGCACAGGGATATACTATAACAACTAACGGTACTATAGTTAGTGAATATATTGGAATGTATTTGGTTAATAATAGAAAACTTAATATGTCTATTAGTATTGATGGTAATAAATTTGCTAATCAATTACGAGTATTTAAAAATGGAGAAAACACTTATGAGAAAGTTATAGCTAATTGTAAATTTCTTATGGATTTCTACAATGTAATACCAACGATACATTTTACTACTCATAAGTTTAATGTATCTCATATCTATGATAGCATAGTTCTATTACATAGTAAAGGTTTAAAACATATTGCAGTTGGTACTGTAGAATCTACTATGCCAATAGATAAAGAGTATTGTGATATATACATTGCTCAATTGAAGAAGGTTAGTGATCTTATTAAAACTACTAACAAATATAAAGATCTTTATATTAGTCAATTTGAATGGTTAAAACCAAAATCTGATATTAGAAAATATCTAACAGATGCTAGTGGTAAAACTATTGGAGAGACCTATGGAAGAGTAGAAAATGATATTACTTCTAAAGATTCTTATAATGTTAAAGCTTGTAATGAGACAACATCTGTATCTGAAATGATTTATAATATTCGAGAAACTGTTTATTTATACCATAATTCTAAGTAATAAATATAAAGGGATAGAGCATTTGCTCTATCCCTTTATTTATTTTAATATCTATTTAATTATATAAATCTAAGGAGGAGGAATAAATATTATGGCTAAAGCAATAGTTAGTGGTCAAGGTGGATTAAAACCTGCTGATAAAGCTTTATTGATACCAAGTAATATTAAACAAGGAGTAACTATAGACGGAGTAGTTGGTACTATTAAAGAAGGACTTTCTGGCTTTACTTCATATTATAATTATAATGGAACACTATCATACACTTTTCAAAATGAAGTACAAGTTGCCGGATCTGAAAAATTGATTAGTTATGCAATAGGTAATATTCCTTTAACCAAAGTTCCAAGATTAGTTATATTTGACGTGGTAAGTACTCTCACAACTGCTGGAGGAGAGATTAAGCCTACTTCTAGAGGAATTTGGTTGAATCCTGCTGAAATAATATTTCCAAATATAGCTGCTCCTGTATTTAACGGACACCATGCTTGTAATAATAATACAGATATAACTATTGTAGGATTTGAAAATGGTCAATTTAAATTTAAACAAAATGGACAGTATTCTGGTATGATTAATAGTATATATGTTTATAATAGATTTAAAGCAGAATGTAGATTCTATTTTTATTATTAATACAATATTGCTTAAAGAATAATTTAATATTATATCGAAGCTTAAACTAAACAAATGAATGCACAATCAGTTTAACATCTTTATAAATACAATCTAAAGGAGGAATAAAAAATGAGTGAATTAAAATCTAGTCAAATAGATCATAATGGTGAACCTTTATCAGAAGTATTAGAATTGGTGGCAACTGCTGCTGAAGCGGAATATAATCATCCACCTACACATGATGTAACAATGATTACAGGTGCAGCAAGCACTGTATATGTAGACCAAAAGATTGCTGACTTAGTTGAATCTTCTCCAGCTACATTAGACACTCTTAATGAATTAGCATCAGCTTTAGGCGACGATCCTAACTTTGCAACAACTGTTAGTACTGCTATTGGTACTAGAACTCAATCTAAAATATTATCAGGAACTTTCTTAGCAGGAACAACTCAATTAGTTATTAATGATGCTTTCATTGTTGAAGCTACATGTATGGTTGATGTTGCACCTCAAGTTGAAAAATCTGGAACTTGGTCAGCGTCATATGTTGATGGATCAGTAACAATTACATCTGATACTGCTGAAGTTGCTAATGTTGCTGTGCGAGTTGAAGTTAGAAAAAGCGCAGTATAAAATAATATCTAAGGAGAATTTTAGATTATGAAGCTAGCTAATATACTTGGGCAAGGAGGATCTAAATCTATACAGGGTTCTGGTACATTTAACTCTAGTACAGGTACTACAATTACTCATAATTTAGGTAATACTAATTATAGAGTTAGTGTAATAGCCACATCAGATTCTGGTGGAGCTTTAGGTGAAATATTTATAACAAAAAGTACCAATAATGTAATTATAAAATGTTCTGGTGATGATACTGTTACTACATTTGATTATATTATTCATAAAGATTAGGTGGTGATAGTATTATGAGTAGTCTTAAAATACTAAAAAACCAATTAATTGCCAAGGGCGGATATAATACCGCCCCTCAAGGCAAAAGTTTAAAATCTTTAAAACAATCAATGGAAGACATGATAGCATATAGAAATTCTTATAGTTGTAATTCTCATGTAAATACACCTTTTACAGGAAAATTATCTTTAAAGAATTTAAATACATTTGCTAATAACCATGTTAAAGGTTGTACCTGTAATGATGTGCAACAAACAGGATGTACTTGTGATTCTAGAACTACCTGCGATTGTCAGGGTAGAACTAGTACCTCATCATGCAGTTGTAATGATGTTTATTCATGTAGTTGCCAAGGTAGGACAGCTGTATCTTCATGTGGTTGTAATACCAGAACAGATTCATGTGATTGTGTTGGAAGATCTAGTACGGCTGGATGTATATGTGATTTAGTTGCAGGATGTGATTGTTTATCTAGAACTAGTGTAGCTACTTGTACATGTAATAGTAGAACTGCATCATGTGATTGCGTATCAAGGTCTGCAAGTTGTGGTTCAAGAAACACATCTGATGTAACATGCGGATCTAGAACAACCTATAGTTGCACATGTAATACTAGAACAGCAATATGTAACTGCCAAGCTAGAACTACTGTTAGTTGCACATGTAATAGTAGAACCGTGTCATGTACATGTAATTCTAATGTTCCTGCATGTACTTGTAATACTAGAGGTGTTTGTGATTGTGTAACCAGAACCCCAGAATTAAATTGTACCTGTAATAATAGAACTAACGTATGTAACTGTCAAGCTAGAACAGCTGTAGCTGCATGTAATTGTAATGCTAGATCTGGCCCTTGCGATTGTGTATCTAGAATGCCTGCACAAACTTGTGATTGTAATACTGTTGGAAGTACAACATGCGGTTCAAGAACAGGTGAATCTACTTGTAATTGTAATACTAGAACAGGAACTTGCGACTGTCAGTCGGTATGTTCATGTAATCAAGTTAAAAACTTCGGTTAATTATAATGATTTTATAACAAATAAGAGGTATAGGGATTCCCTATACCTCTATATTTATTGTTTTAAATAACATCAATATAATTATAAACTTTAAGGAGGTGGAATTGTTATGGCAGATACAAGGAAAAATGTAGATATATATAATCTAAGTACTAATCTTACTAAGCTTTTACATGCAAATAAATTATTTATAGATAAAGATTTGCAATGGACAAGTAAGTTTAGTAGATTCGGCGTTATAGATTACTATAATAAATTAGATACTAGCAAAGAATATGTTTTCTTTACCAAACCAGATATAAATCTTTTTAGTAATAATGGTCATCAATTAACAGAAGATGCCGCAAGAAATCCAATTATATATGACATATATAAAAAATATCCTCATATGTTAAAACAGTTACAACTATCTGCATCTACTGGGCCGTTCATTAATGTGCTAACAAATTCATTAATGAACACTGCTGATGTTCCAGGAATAACTTCAGAAGTATTAGAAACGTCTTCAACAGTATATGGATCTAAATTATTCTATAGAAAGCATTCATTCAAATCAGACGAGGGGCATGAATTAGGTTTAGAATTTCAAGATACTAAATATCTTGAAATATATGCAATGTTTAAAGCTCTTGATGAGTATATCAGAATGAGATCTATGGGGACTATAAAAGCTAAAGATACATATATACAAAATAATATATTAGATGATCAAATAGCTATATATAAATTTATAGTTGCATCTGATCATACAACAATATTATTCTATGCTAAATTTACTGGATGTTTTCCTACGACCGTTCCAAGGGAAGCATTTTCAGAATTAGATGAAAAACTTATATATAGTATACCATTTAAAACAACTTGGGTTGAAGATATGGATCCTACAATATTATTTGAATTTAATAATTTAGTAAAAAATACATCTGGTAGTGCTATACCTTTATATAATAAAGATTTAGGACATGTAAATGGTCAGTGGGTGAATATGCCATATATATCCATTAGTTCTACTGGAAAGAATAAACTTATGTGGAGGTAATTTAATATGGTATATGATATTGTATACATGGATGAACAATTAGAGGTTGATTTCGAACTTGATATAGAGTCATTGAATGAGTATATAGAGTATATTTGTTTGGGTAGAAAACCATATAGTATATATCTAGATATAAATAATTATATCACAGTACAATCAGATGATATTTATACAATAGATCCAAAGAAATATTCAAAATAAAGGAGGTATTATGAATGGCTACATTAAACACAGATATCTATAATATATCTGAATTCGTAGAAGCTATAAAAGCTAAGCATATTGAGGCTGATGAAAATACATTGGCAATGGGTATGCTTGGTTATCTTGGAGATTTATTCTCTCATGAAATACAAAATAGTATTATAGTATCTTCAGAAAATAGTGAGGAGTTCTTTGTAACTAGATCTAAGTTTGAGAAGAATATAATGACACATGCAGTAACAGCCAAAGTATCAGATATCAATGCTACACCTGCAAAGATGGAAGTATTGTTTGGTATATCTGAAAAAGAATTTTTAAATAATATGGTTAATGATATACTCTACATAGATTCAATGACACCAATATATCTTGGAGAATATGAATTTCATTTAGACTATAATATTAAGATTACCAGAAACACTTCGGCAATAACAGGAGATAATATTTATATTGCATTATATGATATGTCTAAAACAAATAGAATCTCCAAAATCACAAATCCTTATTTATTACCTCCATATATCATGAATATAGATGGTAATAGGTATATATTTATTAAATCTACTATAAGACAAGTAGAGATTACTAAATCATATACAAAAGTAATAACAGATGATATTATTGAAAACAAAACTTTCGAATTTGCATTTGAATCTCAATTAGCAGATTTTAAAGTAATAGTAAATTCTGGAAGTACTGAATTAGAATTAATTCCTTTATTCGAAGGTATGCCACTTGAAGACCCTGACAAGAAATATTGCTATTATACATACATTGATTCGTCTACCATTAGAGTTTCTTTTATAAGAGATTCTTATGAGCCATCATTAAATACAGATATAACTGTATTAATACAGACTACTCAAGGATCATCTGGGGTATTTAAATATACATCAGATATAATAGTAAAGCCAGAATCTGATGAATATGTTTATACTAATATGACATTTATTGTTAAGCCTGTAACTGATTCTGAATATGGTATCAATAGAAAATCTATATCTGATCTTAAAAGTATTATACCAAAAGAAATTCTTGCCCGTGGTAGTATAACTACTATAAAAGATTTAGAAAACTATTTTAATAGTTTAGGTGACAATAATAATAAGATGGTATTCTTAAAAAAGATAGATAATCAATTTGAAAGAACATACTATTCTTACATGCTGTTAAAAGATATAGATGAAAATATCATACCATCTAATACAGGAACTATATCTATATTAGGATCACAAGCAGATTCTGAGTCTGATTCTAGATACATACTTAAACCAGGTACTATATTTAAATTAGATCCTATTACTAATATTATAGAACGAGATTTAAGTGTTTATACTGAAGAAGAAATAACAGATTTAGAAACTAATGGATTTTTATATAGCTCTCCATTTTTTATTGCTATAAATAAATCTCCATTAACATTATCATTCTATCTTAATCTATTAGACCGCAGATATTTATTGCTATTTAACTATATTAATGAAAATAGCTTTATTCAATTCATATCTACAAGGGTTAAATGGATAAGACGTTTATTAGAAGAACCTGATACGTATAACCTTCAGATTACACTCAATCAGAATACTAATGAAAATAGAAATCTTATTATTGCAGATGAAAGTGGAACTATAACTGATTCTAGTAAGCTTAGAGTATTCATGATATTATATAATGTAGAAGGTGAACCATTACGTTATGTAGAAGGAAGTATTGTTGGTTACAATAAAACAGAATTACAGTATGACTATACTATACCTTTTAAAACTGATGATGTAATTCTTGAAGATTCAAGTATCAAAATTACTAATATGTATGACATTGGCAGTACAGATATATCCGTTGCATATATGAAACCAACAGAGTGTAAAGCTACTATACATATTTATGCTAAGTTCGATATTGAATATGGTAGAAATGGTATGGATGTTTTAATACCAGATATGGAAGGTTATTCTTTATGTAATACTTATGAAATAGATGGTGGACTCGATTTCTTTATTAATTTTACAGATATAGTTCAATCCAAAGTTTCAGTAATACCAGGTGTAGATAATAAATTTACTTTAACATCTGTACCGTTAATAAAGTATAGCTATACACAAAGCAAAGCTAATATCAGATATTTGATAGAATATTTAGTTTCTAGAAAAATATATATTGACTCTGCACAAAATCTTTTGGGTGATCAGTTTGGTATCGACCTTAAATTCTTTAATACCTATGGACCATCAAAAGTATTCACAATTGGTTATGGTAAATTGCCTTTAGATAAAGTTAATTTAAAGCTTAAGTTTAGAGCAAAAGTTTTAAGCACAGCTCCAGAGAATATAAAGGATCTAATGATATCATTTATTAAATCTTATATAGAAGAGATAACTGATTCTAAGACAGATCTACATATATCGAAACTTATTGCAGAAATAACTAATACTTTCCTTGAATTAAGTTTTATGGAATTTTTAGGTATAAATAATTATGACACCACTTATCAGTATATCGAAAGAAGAGATTTAGATGGGCACTATGTACCAGAGTTCCTTAATATAAACTCTACCGAGTCGGATTATTATCCGGATATACAAATTGATTTAATTTAACATCATATTAAATAAAACATTTCCAAAAGGAGGAAAACAATGAGTGTAAAAGCATATAGAATGTCTGACTTCATTAAACAAAGTATGGAGCAAGATAAAATAAACGCAAGAAGAGCTTTAATAGAAAGCGGCGATATGGTAGTTGAAGCGGGTCATGAAGATGCAGCAAAATCTAAAATCTATGATATTAGAGAGGCTAGATTAGTAGCAGAAAAGAAATACCCAAAGTTTGTAAACGAGGTTAAAACTGAATTTTTAGCTGAGGCTATTTATTATGTATTTAACAAAGTAATTGACATATCTGATCAAAGTATTGTTGCGTCCGAAGCTGTTAAAAGAAATTATGTTTATGGTTTTATTGAAGAAAATGGCGGAGCTATTCCAACCATCAGAAAATTCAAAACTAGCACACCATTATTATCAACAATTGCTTCTTTAGTAGAAGGCAGTTGCAAAAAGGCTTTAGATGAGGTGGATAAGAGTGATGAAGAAACTTTCAAAGTTGATACTCAAGTTAAATCAGATTTTATTGATGAGTTAGAAGATGTAGATGTAGACGATGTTGGTGATATGGTTAAAGCTAAAGTTGTAGATGAAGTAGAGAAGCTTGTTAAAGATACTAAAAAGGATAAAGAAGCTATCGAAGATATTACTACAAAGGCTCAAGAGAAGATAGATGCTGCTTCAAAAGATGCAGTTAAAGAATCTTTCAACAGAGATGCTAAAAAACAAATCGATCAGATAATGAATAGACCTAGTAGAAGTATCTTTGAAGCTATGGTTAAATCTATATCTACGGCAGCAGTTAAACAAGATCACTTGCAAGAAGTATTCTTAAGTGAAAGTGGTAAAATCAATATAGACCTAGTTCTAGAATCAGCTGTAGTAATGTACTCATTCTTTGAAATGGCTAATACTACAAAAATGATTGAAGTGGATCAGGATTATATCATGGAAGTATATAAATCCTTAAAAGAATAAAATTAACCCTATACGGATATCCGTATAGGGTTTCTTTATGTTTTTTATATTCTTATAAGTACTATATTATCCAGCATTGGTATCAGATTATATAATGTTGCAATACATGCCGATCCTGCTAAACTATTCAACTCAAAATCAAATCCCTCGAATGATTTTCTGTTGCGTAGTGAATTTATAATATCTTTATCATATCTGCTTATTATTCTTGAAACAATACTAGATATAATCATACTGTAAAACTCCGCAGAATGAGAATATTTTATACCATATTGTTTTTTGATATTTGTTTTCTTGACCTTTAATATTATTTCTCCAGTACCATTATACGGGTCAATACTAAAAAGGTTTAAATCATTTAATAACTCTACCATATACCCAATCCTCGTATTATCCATATATACAGTCTCGTGCATTACTAATCGTAAATCCATGTTTTGTTGTAGAGTTAATTGCATTTCTTAGTCCTCCATTCTGAAATATCCTACGGATAAATCATTACTTATAAAGTCTTTTCTTTTAGTTACATAATCATATTGTTTTTTATTATATAGCATATTAAGATACCGTAAATTTATTTCTATTCTTGGAAGTATCGAATAGTATTTATTAACGGTACCTGTAATAACAAATGAATCGTCTAACCATATTGTTTCGTTAGACATGTCTGAATATTTCTTAGCTAAGTTGTCCCAGTCAGGTTTTTTAATATCCCTATCTATTCCCATCTCTGCCATAAATATTTCTGTGGTGTTATAATTAGATGGCATTTTATGATAAACATTATATGTAACAATACATGGTGTACACATTAATTTGTTTTGCATAAATGCTACTTCTTGTAGTTCCGTATCTGTAAGTCTTTTCATATACATACTATCTTCCATTGCATGTGGACTATAAACATGTACAAATGATGAATTTTCCATCGCAGCATTAGCAAAATTTCCACGATTAACTATTCTAAATTTTGGTCTTACTGCACCTTCAGGTATTTCATATAATATAATATTGTATTCGTGATATCTTAAAGAGTTAATCATTGAATCACGCATATTAAGTATTTCGTTAAATTTTTGTCCAGATACATTATACTTTGATACCATCCATTTAAGTCGTTCTCCATAATCTAGCGGTATCATTCCATAATTTTCATTATATTCAAATTCTTTAACCTTGCGGGTTTTATTACTCAATTTTTCACCACCTTATAAACCATAAATAGAGTATACCATTTACGGTATACTCTAAATTATATATTCGTATACTATTATATATAGGTTTACTAAGTAGTAGAAATTTATTTGAATACCGACATAAGCTTATTAGACATAGTATTAGAAAAACCTTTCCATAAGTTAAGCGGTAAATTGGTTACAGAGTTGTATTTCATAGCTAACCACATTTTAGAAGTTCTAAAAAGCTCTGGACTATTAATACTAATCCCTGCCATATTTGCCATAAAATCCATCATAGGAGTATTTTTAACAAACATTGTTGCATCTCTTACACCATCTGTCATTGTTAGAATTTCATATAAATCTTTTATATTTATAGTTATATCCATCTCTGTAGGTAGACCATTTACATTCCATGAACCTTCTCCACCTTTATTTATAGACATAGAAGTTATTATTCCCATATCTACGTTGAATATACCTTTATAAAATCCTCTAACTAAAAATGGTGTTCTATACCCATTCATACCCATTTGCTGTGGCAATACCATACCCATTAAATGATACATAGGTACTATAATATTTTTAAATATAGATACATCATCACCATAAGGCGTAGCTAATTTAATAGTTATATCATAAGATTTAGAGAAACTAGAATCTTTCCAAATCTCTGGAAATATTAATTGTCCACCGGCAGCTACAGTTACAAATCCAGATTTTAATTTCTCCATCATATATGAAGAATCTCCAAACTTGCCCATTATCTTATCTAATTCTTGTTTATTGGCCTCATAGTTATCAGCATTTAATGCATCTATTTTTGTACCCATTCCTGCGCCTAATAAGAAATCAGCCTCTTTACCTAAATCAGAAAGTTTATTCAAACCAGAGTCTAACATACTCTCTCCAGTATTATTACTAAAAGATTCAGATATTTGATTCTCTGCTTCTATATAAAAAGGCACATACTCAGATCCAGAGAAGAATCCTTTTAAACTTTTATCCTCTGAGTATCTACTCCAATTGTATGTACCACAAGTACTAGTACCAAATAAAGGTTCATTAGCTATACCCATAAGTTGAGCTGTGGCTTGGCACATACTGTTTACATAATTATAGTATTCTGCATACGCAAATTCAAAACTATAATATCTACCATCTGCTGTGTCTACATTTAATATATCATTTAAATCACTTTCATCTCCTTGGGTTCCTGCAAGAACTTTAGACAAGAAATCTGTTTTTTTGGAACCGCTATATCCTTGTAAGAATCCAGGTTTACCAGGAGAAAGAATTAATATAGGCATCTTAGATATTATACGCTCTGTATACTTTCTACCATAATCAAAACTATTATTATTAAAACTACTCATAAACATGTCAGTGCTTGGTAGATGGTGAAATGGCATACCGTGTATCCCTCTAATATGATTCAGTGTTCCAGTTTCTGTATTTGTATCTTCTGTAAATACATTATCTTGATATGTGGTATTATAATTGGGAATTGGAGCGGCCACCAATTCTTCAAGTTTTTGTTCTTGAACAGTTACTACAGGTACAGTAGTAACTTGTGGTGTAGTATTAGTTATTAATTTTATATACGTAGCCTTATTAGCAAAGCTCCATCCACCTTTATCATGATAATACCAATCATTTGTAATCTTGGTTATATTAATAATGTCGCCCTTTTTCAATACAGTTTTAGGACTTGTGTATCCATATGAAGATGATGGTCCTGTTCGTACATTAAGCGGAAGTAATACTTCTCCAGTATAATTTACATTAACACTATCCATTATATCCGCACCTCATTTCTTTTTATTAGTTAATAAAGTGTTGGAAAGGTATTTCTACCTTTCCAACTAATTTTAATTACTGTATAGCTAGTTCCGATAATTGATTGTATATTGCTAACAATTCTCCACTATCAGAAGCAGATTCTGATTTGTTTATTGTTTGCTGTAATACTTTTGCACCTGCAGGTTTATTAAGTGTTTTAAGTTGATCCTCTGTTAGATTAATATTTAGTCCACTTGAAAGTATCTTAACTATCTCTCCAAGCTTATCGGTATTTCCAACTACTTTCATTAATAAATCAATAACTGCAAGTAATACTTTGTTGATATCTGGACCTTTTGAATCTCCACCCTTACCATTATATTTCTTATCATTTGCTGCATTAATAGCTTTACCATAACCGTAATCAGAACCAGAACTAGCAACAGGCATTGTATCTGCCGGAGCATATACTTTTCTGAAATATTCATTAGGGTCATATGTATTTTTATAGCTATTCTTAGCACCTTGTGATACTGTATAATGTAGATGGTTACCAGTTGAACTTCCAGTTGTTCCTACTAGCCCTACTGTTTGTCCAGCTTTTACTGTATCTCCAACCTTAACTAGCATTTTAGACATATGTGCAAACTGATGATTATTACCTTTTTCATCAACAACTTGAACTTGATTTCCATAGGTAGAATCATATTTGGCTCTTACTACTTTGCCACTTACAGGAGACATAATAGGTTTACCTTCTGGTGCCGCATAATCTATACCATTATGCATTTTGTAAACTCCAGTTTCAGGATGATTTCTATATCCATATGGTGAGGATTTTGATTTGAATCCTGATTTACCCAGGAACCAATCATCTGCTGGATTTGATACATTTCCGCTAACAGCTAGTCCAGGTATACCGCTAAACATTGTTGAATTTGATCCTTCCAAATTAGTTCCATCTAACATACTTTGCATTGAAGATCCATTAAATTTAGATTCAACAAATGCTCCAGCAACTGCAAGTATCTTTTCTATGAAATTCATTTGTGGTTGTTCTGCATCTTCGGCATATACTTCACTTCCAGAACCTAGCTCTGCATCTGTTGCATATTTCGTACTGCTTGCCTTGTCAAATGTAGCTATACTATAGCTGGATTTCTTGAGCATACTATTAAAGTCATACTCTTTACTAGATCCATCTGCTGGATCGACTACTATAGCTTTCTTACCATCTTTTGAAACTCCGGTAGCTACTACATAATGTGGTGCAGATCCAAATGGAGTAGTACTATTACCATCAGAATCTTTACCCATGAAAATAACTGGTTTTTGTGCATATAGTTTTTCGTACAGTGTTCTAGTTTCATAATCTCTGACTCTAGAATCTTCAATATTTTTCATTGAAGTGGTGATTCCAAATTCTTTTAAATAAGCTGGGAAGAATTCTGGTTTGGTTCCACCATTTACTTCTTTATACTTCTTGTCTATAGCATATTTAGCTGCATATTCTGGACTTACTACTGTTCCACTTAATGTTGATGCTACCATAGCCGCAGTTACAGGACCACAACCAGCATTACCAATAGTGTTAACATCTTTCTCCCCTTCGTATCCATAAGGAATATTTTTCCATCTAGGATCTTGTTGAGAATATCTTGTAAATCCAGTGGACATTGTTCCAGCGCCAGATCTTGCTTTTAATAATTCATCTCCAGCAGCTTCTTCAATAGGTCCACGGCCAAATTTACCAAATCCAAACCAACCTTTTTTCTTTTTCTTTTCGTCGCCGCCTCCAGTTACTTTATCAACTATAACGTCTGCAATATTTTGTACAGCCCCTAATGCTTTATCTGGTGCTGTAACTACGTCGCCCATAAACATTAAAGCTTTACCAGCTCCTGTATCTTTAATACTTTCCCAGAAGTTATCTAGAATATCTCGCATACCATCCATTATAGAAGTAAATAATCCTTTAAATGGAGCGATAGTATCTGAAATAGCTGCATCTAAACCTTTATTAGCTGTCAACCAACCAAAATCTAATAAGAATCCAAAAGCATTTGTTCTAGCATCTTTACCCAGTGGAGTTTCCCTATATTCTGCATAGTTTGCACTCCATCCAGATACAGTTGTTGATACAGTTGAGCCTATTGAAGCAATTAAATTTGTCACAGGAGATAGCTTTTCATCAACTGCACTTTTTAATCCTTTAGTAGAAGCAACATAACCAAAGTCTACTAAAAATCCTAACACACCACTTCTAAACTCTTTACCTTTTTCTGTTTCTCTGAATATAGTATACCCTTCTCCAATTGTAGTCATGAAATTAGTTACGGTATCTCCTATACTCTTAAAACCATATTTAATAGGCTCAATAAATCTAATAGATACGGCTTTACTTAATCCGTATTTTTGTATTTGCCATCCAAAGTCAAATACTCCTCCAATACTATTGATGAATAATTTACCTTTAGGTGTTTCTCGGAAAGCTCCATATTTATCGCTTAGCGAATCAAATACTTCTCCTATTTTACCCATAAAGTGTGATGCTATTTTTTTACCTGAATCGATTGCAATATCTTTAGCTCCATTTAAAAATGTATTTAAATTTACTAAAGCTTTTATCATTGGATTATTTTCTAGGGCTTTTCCGACTCCTCCTAATACTTTACTGATAGTATTTATATTTGTCTTTATAGCCTTTACATTTAATCCAACAATTGTTCCTATCACTCCTCCATTAGACTTCATATCTTTTAAACCAGTTATGGCTTTAGATACTAAACCTTTATTGAATTCGTGCATTTTCTTTCCTACATTCATAGTACCTTTTACTAATTTATTTTCCATAATAGCGCCACCGACTGTTTTATTAACCATATCGTTATATGCACCAATGGACATATCAGTATTTCCAGTTTCTAATTTATAAGCTTCATATTTAGCCATAAAATCAGACTGAGCCGCAGCTAATAGTTTATCATCAACATCATTTGACATTGATTTATACATCATAGTAGCCATGGTTTGTTTAAGGTCAAATCCTGTAAGTTGTGCAACTATTTCGCTTGCTATATCTAGAAGCATTACTATATTTCCTAAACCTAATGTACCTTTTAATATAGATGATATAGTTCTCATCTTCCAGTCTACTTGGCTAGAATCTACTTTGAATAATCTATCTGCTTCAAATATACCTGTACTAAAGTCCCATACTCCAAATACAGCAACACCTATACCAGCTGTTGCTACCTCTGCAGCCGTTTCTCCAGCAAATCTAGCAAGAGCTAAACTAATTTTAGGAAAGAATCTTTTAAGTACTTGATTGGTAAACAATTCCCCGATTTTGCCTATTATTTTCTTTCCAGCCTTTTCTGCAGGAACTTTTCCCATTTCTTTTTGAACTTTCTTAGAGCTAAAGAATTTAAGAATAAAATCTGTTAATATTTCCATAAACTTCTTACCAGATTTTTCAGCTGTACCTTCTACAGCTTCGCCTGTAACTTTTGCAGATATTTTCTTAGCCGCAGCTTCTCCAATATCAGATGCAACTCCTGTTACTTTTTTAGCACCATTTTTTATAGCTGTAGCTGTATTAATACCTTTTGATAATCCAGAGTCTAATACTCGTATACCTTTAACTGTATTAATTGCTGCAAACTTTTCTCCTCTTTCTCTAAGGTCATAATTTTTTATAGTGTTACCTTTTTCGTCTTTTCTAGACTCAGAATCTTCACCACTTAAGAATCCCCAAATATTTCCAACAGTTTCTTTAATCTTGTCAAAATTAGCTATAGCTGCTATTGCACCAGCAATTCCTAAAGCTATCAATCCAAATTTATTAAAGAATGTTTCGAATCCTTTTGAGATCTTTTCTAAGAAGCTTGTATTTTTGTTAATACCTTTTTGCTCATCCAAACTCTTAGCTATATTTTCAACTAAACTAGCTTGTTGATCTTTCTTAACTTGTTCTGCTTGTTGATGTTTCATAAATGGAGCATCTTCAATAGGAAGCATTATACCAGATTCATCTACATCATATCTTACAGCACCAAATTCAGTTGTCATTACAGGAGTATCTTTTGATTTGGAAGCTTTGGATTTAGTTTTACCTGTAATTACGTCTTCTATATTCTTTAGAGATTTAGCCATATTTGTTATTGTTATATCGTATATATCTCCAATATCAACAACCATACGTTTAGATTCTCCAAGAGGATCTTTACCTATACGTCCAATGTAATCTAGATGTCCACCATTTAAAGTGACAGTCATAGTTTTATTTACATCTTTTTTACGGCGGCCACCAAATAATAAATCAGCACCTAATCCTAAAGTTTTACCAATTCCTGCACCTACAAATTTAAGCATATCTACAGCTAATCCACCAACAACACCAGCAAAATTAACTAATGTTTTAAGTAGCGTAGGAATTACTGTTGTTAATTCTAATACAGAGCCAGCTACTTTACCTAATCCACCAACTATTGATCCTATCGCTTCTCCGGCACCTTTTCCAAATCCAACGATTACATGACCTAATGCCTCTATTGGTACCGAGATCATTTTAACGGCGGTTTTAAGTGCAGCACCTATTGCTGGACCTATCATCTTAGCACCTTCTATAAGTGCTCTACCTGCAGTGGCAGCAATTTCTAATAAACCTTGTATAGCTTTAAACGGTGCAGTTATTATTTTTATTGCGCCATCGAATACATTTTTAATTCCTTTAACAGCAAATCCAAATATTCCACTTTCACCATCTTTACCCACAAAAATATTATGAACAAGATTTTTAACTTTACCAACAGGATTTTTTAAGAATTCGAAAAATTGACCAATAAGACCTTTACGTTTTCTATTTCCTCTACCTACCCGACTTCCAGTAGCTTCATTTTCAGGAGCACCAAAATTATCTTCTAGGATATTCTTAATAGTTTCTAGATTGTATCCAACTCCATCAAGTTGACCTTTAACCTCTGCAGATATTAATGCAACATTGTCAGCCATTGATTCTTGTTTACGCTTATTAAATCTTTTCTTATCGTCTTCTTCTATTTCTTCTTTCTTTTTATTTGATTCTAATAATTCGTTAAGTGTCTTTTGAAGTTCTGTAAATTTTTCATCGCTCTTATCATACTTATCTTTTAGAGCTTTAATTTCCTCATCACGTTTGTTAAGCAGCCTTTTGAATACACTTGTTTTCGTTGTATTCTGCGAGTCACCCTCCTTATCAGATTTGGATTCTTTATTTGTTGCATCTTTTGCTTTGTCACCTTTAGCTGATGTAGATGGTTTATCCGTAGGTTTATCACTATCTTTATCCTTAGGATTTTCATTATCCATTACTGAGTCTACACCTTTATTTATTTTAGCTTTAACATCATCTAGTACTTCTTTACTAGCCTCGCTAACAGCTTTCATAATTGATTGGGTTTCAGCTCCTGGTTTCTTAGCATCTGCTGGATCTTTAACACCTTCAACTTCTGATAATTCTTCATCATCTTCATTATCTGGTGGTAATCCTAAGAATTTCCTATACATTCTATTAATAGCATACAATGGGAACTTTCCAGGATTTTCTCTTTTAAATTTATTTATTTCACCTGGTTTCATATAAGTAGCATTTTTACCTTTTATATGTTTAGCTCTAAGACTATCTCCTACATAACCGAATGCTTTAAATGGTGATGATATTATAGAACCTGCAATTTTACCAAGTGCAGTAAATATTTTTGTAAAGAAATTTTTAAATGGATCTATTAAATTCTTTTGAATAAGATCATGTAATGGTGCACCAAAAGATGTTGTAAATACTTTATCTAATGCAGCAGAGAAAGTTTCTTTAATAGATTTACCCATTAATTGGAATTCTTTTATAAATGGATCCATACCCTTTTTAAAAGGTGCTGCGATTTCATTTGTAAAGAAGTTTCCCATACTTGTTTTCAATCCACCAAACCAACCTTGTATTGGTTTCACTAGTGTATCTCTTAGCATAGGTAATACTCCACCTTCATTCTGTTCAGTATCTTCGTTATAAGTACCAAGCATAGCGGTTTTAAATTTGTCAGTTGTTGTTAATAGACCAATACCAGCGCCTAATGCTGCTCCACCTAACATACCAAATGGACCACCGAATAATGAGCCTAATGACATATATCCACCAAGACCACCTAGTATTCCACCAGTTATTGCTTTAGGTAAAAACTTATCTATATTAGCTTTAGCATTTGGGCCAAATAGACCTTTATTTGTATCGGTACCATCGCCAAACATAAACTTTTGAAATCCAGCATTATTTTTAGCAAAACCAAATGCTGATCCTAGCATCATTCCAGCTATAGGTCCTCCAGGAACAAATGGCATAATAGATAATAGAGCTCCAGATATACCAAATTTCTTCATATCAGGAGAATATTTTTCAAATGCTTTTATTAAACTCTTAGGCGCAAGTTTAGTTCCTACTCTTTCTCCACTTTCATCTTTCTTACCAAATATAGCATCCATTAAAGTATCACTATTTTTAATTAAAGATATTCCTGTACCAAATGCGGCACCCAATAAAGGTCCACCTATAATACCAGGAAGAAGAGAAAATCCAGCGCCAAATGCAGCTCCAGACATAGCTTTAGGTAATAACTTTTTATTCTTATCTTTAAACTCTGCAAATAAACTATTAGCTGTATTACCAAAATCTAATTTTATTTGCTTATCAGATTTACCTTTAGTTTGACCACCAAATAGTATATCTTTTGTTAATGAAAATACATTAGAAAATTCAGTCTTAACACTATCAATTAATGATTCTCCTACATAAAACTTTCTACGAGTACCATCTGTCTGAGTATGGGTTTCGTAACCAAATATAGTTCCACCTATATGATCAAAACCCTCTCTAATAGAATCAAATGCTGATTTCATGGTATTTTTCATTTCTATTTTAGTATCAGAAAATATACCATTTGTATGTATTAGATTGCCGTCAGCATCTACATCATCTTTACCAAATAATGTAACTTTTAAATCTTTCATCAACGATGCAGAGTCTATACCTAATACGTCTTTAGCAAAATTATTTATACCAGAACCAATTTTACCAAAAATTTTCTTCACATCTAACTTACCAGCTAATGGTTTTAATATATTTTCATCTAACCATTTATTGAATTTTTCAAATACTTCACTCATATCGGCCATTAGCATATCCATAAAACCACGAACATCTTTTCCTTTATATTTAGAAACTTTAGTAGTTCCAAATATAATATCATGTAATCTTCGGTCTACAGAGTCAAATAGATTTGTAACTAGAGACATTGGTTTATCTCTATACATTCCAATCTTATCTTGAATAGCTTTAAATTTCTTTCCAAGACTAGAGCCTATAAGATTTTCTTCTAACCAGCTTTTTTTCTTTTCTGGCTGATATATATCATCTGCAAGTTTTCTATTTGCAAATGCAGTACTTAATCCATTATTATCTTCTGTAATGGATTCATAACTAATTAATTGGCCATTCTGCTTTAATCTTTCTTTTTCCTTTTCAGATAAATTGGTATTGGCTTGCTGTAAAGAACTAGCTGCATTTAATTCTCTTAACTCTTCCCCAGAATCGTCAAGTTTAACATTTCTTGAAAGTATAGGATTTAAAGAATCTGAATTTGCAGCATTCTTTCCTGTACCATTAGTATTGTAAACTTTGATACCGGTTAATAATGTGCTAGTTATTTGTCGTAGATAGTAAAATATATTATGATTGTATTTATCTGTGGTTGAAATTAATAATCCTCCACTACCTTCTATTTTACTTTTACCTACATTGGAAGTATCTGATTCTCCTCCTAATGCTAATAATGGATTATTATCAAATAACTGACTGTATATGGTTCCATCTTCTTCTAATCTTTTTATTCTTTTATTAAGATCAGCTCTTCCGGACATAATAGACTCATTCATATCCAATCTATCAGTATTTTTAATAGATTTAAACATTTCTGTAATAATTTTTCTATTACTAGTATTGTCTATACCTGTACCGTAATCATCTAAGTCTTTATTTTTGTAGTCAAACATTACTCCATTATCAAAGAAATATTTAAAGAATTTATCCATATCTTCTTTTAGAGCTTTTCTATCTTCGACTGCATTTTGACCGTTGAATGCTATGATATCCATATACTTTTCCATAGCTTCTCTAGTATTACCCATAGATGATTTTATTTCTTGTGAAAATATACTGTCAAAGTCTTTTTTAAGATTTTTAATTTCTACATATTTCCCATTTGCATAGTCATACGTTGTAGCTGGTTTTCCTGATAATAATGAAACTATTTGTGATAGATATGCAGGTATAACTTCTGTCAAAGCTTTCTTAGCAACTCCATCCCATGGCATAGCTCCTTTTTTATATCTGCTACTATCAATACTAGTATTTAATGAATTATTAATACCAAATGCAGTACCTATTAATTTCTCAAGAAATCCTGCATCTGTATCTGCAGCCATACTATTAAATTTAAGTATTAAAGATCCAAAGAATTTGGATACAGATTTATCTAATCTTTTTAAGCTAGCCTCAAACTGCGGACCAAGTATGGCTTTTTGCAACATTTTAGGCACAAACTCTAATGGTGATTCAGCAAATGACATGAATATATTCTGATCTCCAAGCATGTCTAATACTCCACCACCAGCATCATTGACTTTAGTCTTTAAATTTTTCTTTAAAAGTTTAAAGTATTCTTTAATGTCAACTTCGCCTTGAGCACCGACTACATCATCATATGTAGAAGGACCTATTTTTTCTTTTTCTTTCTTTAATTCTTCACCATATCTATTACGTTCCATCTCTACAAATTCTTTCATTAATGCATTTGTTTCTTTAAGTAGATTTGTAGTGGTTTCATAATATACTTTAGAATTATCATAATGAATTTTAGATGCTTCCATATTAAAGCTAACCAATTTACCTATATTAGAATTAGTAGCTTCTTGTATAGATGTCATCTTTCCAAATGTTTGCATTTGATTCATCATCATGAATTCATTTGCAGCTCTTTGATTTTCAATGATATACTCAGAAGATTTAGCTATAGTTGTAGATATCATTTCTGCTGAAGCTCTGCCGTTAGATTCAATCGCATCAGAAATATGTCTATCGCTTTTTGATGGGGTGTAATCTCCGCCATCTTCATCGAAACTATCAAATTCTGTTGCTCCCATATCATCCATAGAATCAAAATTAAAGTCACCAAAATCATCATCATTGAATGCTGCCATACCTAATGTAGATTTACGTTCTTTATTATAAAATGTACCACTTGCTATATCTTCCATTAAAGATACTTTCATCTGTTGTCCAGCTGCATATATCTTACTTCTGTCTATAGCTTTTCTAGCTCTACTAAACATTATCTTTCTATTTCTAACAGTATCAGAAATTTCTTTAAATAATTCATTATTAGTAGACGCATAAGCACTAAGAGATGGGGCCATATCCTTTATAGCATCAATTGCACTATATTGAACAGATTTCCCGACATTCTTAATATACATTCCAACTTTTTTCATAATAACATTCCTCCTTTCGTAAGTATTAAATATATGTTTTTACCCAAAAAATAAAGTCTATCCCTATTAGGGGATAGACACACGATAAACCAAGATACCAGTTAAGGTATCTTGGTTTTAGTGTTATGAGTTTTGGATAATACGTTTTGTAGGGATAAATGGCTGCTCGCATTGAGGGATACGAGAATACTGTATCTGGTTTTGATACTAGAACATTATGTTGCCCGTAACGGGCTATGCCATAACCAGATGACTATCTATATAATCCCATAACAGGAATATATAGATATCATCTTACAGCACGTTCGGGTAATACATTATTACCGAACTATTTACTTTTTACTTGAATCCAAGATGGACATCTTGATTCTACGCGTAATGATTCATGAGCCGGAACATCGACTTCGCCTGATTCAAATCTACCAGACCCATCAGCGTTGACTCCAACTTTCTTAGGATATGTAGCTTTAGACTTAGCTACTTCTTTAAGCGATACAGCAGCATTCATTTTCTCACGACCACCAAGTGGAAGTTTTCTACCGGATTGTACAAACGTATTTACGAATTCTTTAGATATACCGATCATTTTTAATGAATCATCTTTCTTGAATACGTAACCATCAGCTAAGGCAATAGCTTCATCTTTTGATACTTTAACGGCACCATGAATAATGTTTGCAGCGAGATCTCTAGCCATTTCAGCTGGACAAACTTCACCAATTTTTCCTTCTTTAGAATATACACCTACAGTATATGATTTGTCGTTGAGCATAGCTCTCATTACAGCTTCTTCATCTTTTGAAGATGATGCCGTTTGTGTCAAGTTAGATTTAATATCTTTGATTAATTCTGTAACTTTTTGCATGGTTAGTCTCCTTTCGATTTACCTATTTTATAGGTAAGTTAATCAATAATTATTTTATTATTTTTTCATGTATAATCATAAAAGGACAATAAGGTTTCTTCTCTTTACCTTTTGCTTCTATAATATCATTTATTTCTTGCGGTGTTATAGTTTGTAACATCGCTAAAAATTCTTCCTGTTGCATTGTATAATCACCTCACAAGATATATATTTACAAATATGTTGCAGGTTTAGTAAATTATTAATATATAGCTATTGTTTTTGGTATACATATATTTTATTATCTATTTCATCTGGAATATAAATATAATTTGATTGTCTCAATTTCATCAAACTATTATCAACTTGATCTGATTCATAAACATACATATCATTTCCTACTATGAATGGATATATTGTCTTAAGAAATAATTTAAGAGCAATATTATTTAATAGATCTTTTGCTCCTTCCGGATATACGTTATCAATTAAATGAATATTTAAATGATCTGATATTATAAAATATACATTTGCATTTCCTCCGTCTATTGTTTTATTAAATACTTCAATTGCATGATTGATCCCTTCATAAAATTTAACAGCTTTATCTATTAACATATTATCATCCTTCCTGATATCTATTAAGTACAAATAACTGTTAAGTTATTTTAAATACATTATGGACAAAAAATAATAGGAGGCTGGGGAAGGGCCTCCTTTTATATTATCATAAGAAGATAAGTTTATTCTTAGTCCTCATCTTCTAAATAATCTCGTAGATCATGTTTTTTATTAGAATGTTTTGATATTATTATCCATTTACGTTTCTTAAAATCATAAGCTACCACATTACCATATCTATCAACATCACCATCAATATCTAATCCAATATATTGTCCATGGATTCCATACTTATTAGCATATTGTAAGATAAGAAATATTGCTGTTAATACTGGTAATACATAGTTTATTAAAATTAGAATTAAACTCTCCATTTTTATTCCTCCTTATTTCTAATTTTAGGCGCATCCATATCAATAAATCTGTCTGAAAATTCTAGTTTGAAATTATCTGATAGTTCTTGTGATGCAAGTATCTGTAACCAATCTACAGCACTTTGAAACTCTCTAATAAACTCTTCTGATAATATACTGCATCTTGATACAAAAGACCAGTTTAATTTTGACTTATATGCCCTAATAAAACTTTCTGTTAGGTTTAATTTTGATATAGCCAACCAATCTGTTTCTAGATCAGGAACATAGATTCCTTCATACTCATTATAATATTTACCTGTTCCTTTTACTGTTGCCATTATTTAAGTCCTCCTTAAAATTATAATTATTAGTTTCATTACTATAATATGTGACCATTATAATTTATTATTACTATAGATATACTAGCTAAAAAGGTTAACTTACATATAAACGAAATATCTTAAAGGAGGTATATTATGATATTCCTTAATGAATTAAAAGATATGATATTGTATAAGAAGCAATTTCATATTCCTATCGATGAAGAAAATAAGAAAAAGGGTAGTGCTGTAATATTGGTTACACCATCAATTCAATCTTCAATATCTGCTATTAATCATCAATTAATGATTAATAAATATCATAGAGGATACTATATAGAAAAGAATATAGAATACTTTATTGATCAATCTGTTATGACAGAAAATATGAATATGGATGAGGCTATTATAAGAGAATCTTCCATAATGGTAAAAAATGAATCTGGGACTTTGGTATCTTTATTTAATAAAGATACAGATCCTGAATCTATTTTGGAAGGGTCGATAGACTATAGAGCATTATTAAAAAAATCATTATATAATGAAAGAATGCGACGTCCTGACGAGGTATTTCCAATACACGAACAGATTAAAGAAAACTGTCCAGAGATAGATATGACATTTTTAAGATATTCTAGATATAATAGTTTTAATCTATTTGTGGACTTCTATTATTATAATGAATCATTTTTTAGAAATAATTTATTAAAAAATGATAAAGGAATAGACTTATACTTTGAATTCCTGACTAGGTTTATAAATGATAGTCGTTTAGATGAAAATGGTTACAAAGTAAAAACTGTTATTATACCTATACAAGATTGGGCAGAGGTATCGAAAGATACAGAATTTTATATGTATAATAAAAATATAAATCCATTGTCTGTTATTTATAGAATTCTAAAGCAAGGAAACGAGCAAAGAATTCAGAAAGCTTGGGGTAATACTACATTTTTATTTATGGGAAACCATGGTTATTTTAAAATGGACTTCTCTAAGTTTGATAAAAGAATTATTCCTAAATTCCTTTCATACATTAATAAATTGTCTTCTCCTGATTATATACCAGAAGATGACGATACAATTAGTGAAGAAGAATCAAGGAAATCAAAAGTATTTAATACTATCGATTTTATAGAAAAAAATAAAAAGATAGAAATTAATAATCTAACTGGTAAGGGTACAACTACAGAGGACGAACTAGTCAAAAAGATAGACAATGCTGCTGTAAAGTCTAGTAATAATATTCCTGATCCTGATACTACAGCCGAAAAGGTTATAGCTAACATGGATGATGATATAGAGACAAAAGAACTTATACAAAAGGTTATTGCTTCTAGTAATAATACTGTAGATAAGAGTGTAGCTAGAACTAAGCGTATGTCAAATATTCATGATACTTTTGGTGATATAGTTATTGATAATAAGAAAATAAGTGATATCATTAAAGAAGGTGAAAGTGTACCGCTACCAGTCACCAAATTAGAATTAGACACAGTATCTACAGATTGGGAACATCTTACAGCTATCAATTTTGATAAGTCTTATGATATTGAAAGTGATATCATGAATGAATTCAATTTTCTTGGTACTGTTGATAAGAGATATCCCCTTGGTGTAATTAATGTAACAAAAGAAGATACATCAACTACAGAAGACTTTTTAGATACATATACTTTAAAGATCGAGGATGTAGATGGTAAGAGATATCAAGTAAAATTAGATATACCACAATTTGTAGATGATAAGTATATGGTTTTAAAAGGCAATAAGAAGGTTATAGTCAAGCAGATAATGCTGTTACCAATATCAAAAACTAAAGAAGATGAAGTTCAAGTAGTTTCTAGTTATAATAAAATAATTATAGAGCGTTTTGGTAATAGTACATATTATTCATCAGACATGCTTTTAAAAAAATTGAAGATAATTCAAGAAACTAAAGGTACTGGAATAAAATTAATGAATGGTGATGCTACTAAGAAGAATCTTAAGTATGGTGTACCAATGGATTATGCTGAACTTGCCTCTGAATATACTAAGATAGAAACTGGTAAACTTACAATATATTTAAATCAAGAGGAATTAAGATCTAAATATAAAGTAGATGAGACTAAGGGATTCCCTATAGGTTATGATGGTGCTAGTAAAGAGATATTATATTATAACGAAAATGGAGAGTTTCAAGATGTATCTTCATTTATCGAAATATATCTAAGTATTAATAGTTCACCATCAGATGCTGCACTTTTGCAGACGCCTGTTAAGGCTGCTAGAAAATATGCTTATAGTCGTGCAAGAATTCTTAATATTAAAATACCAGTAATAGTGTTATTATCATTTAGTGAAGGTCTTATAACTACTATGAATAAAGCTAAAATTAAATATGAAATAGTAGAAAAAAAACCTAATGATTTACTTCAAGGTGCAGGAGTTATAAAGTTTAAAGATGGATATATTATATACGATACAACTTACGAATCATCATTATTAATGAATGGTTTAAAAGAAGTTAATACTGAGGATTATAATATAGAAGATTTAGACTCTAAAGGTACATATCTTGAATGGTTAGATATATTTGGTGACCGTATACAAGCTGATGGTATCAGTAACTTCTATGAATTAATGATTGATCCTATAACTAAGAATGTTTTAGAAGATTATGATTTACCAACAGACTATTCTGAAGTTATGATATATGCTAATAATCTCTTGGCAGACACTTCAAAAATAGACCATACTGATATGCGTGGAAGAAGAATTAGATCCAACGAGATTGTTGCTGATTTGACTTACAAGGCTATTAGTGAAGCATATGGTGATTATAAGCGTAATATGGCAAGAGGTCAAAAAGATGCTAAGTTCTCTATAGATCAAAAAGCTGTAGTTAAAAAGGTTTTAGAACAAAGAATAGTATCAGATGCATCAGTACTAAATGCTGCACTTGAGGCTGAAACATTATCTGCAGTGTCATATAAAGGACCATCTGGGCTTAACTTGGAACGTGCTTATGGATTAGATAAAAGAGCATTCGATCCAACTATGCAAAATATTATAGCAATGTCAACTATTAACTCTGCCAATGTAGGTATTAATAGACAATTAACTATTGATGCTGCAATAGATGGTAAACGTGGATATCTTAAAATGATGGGCGATACTAAAGAATTAAGTACAGCTAAGTCATTCACATTTTCTGAGGCTATGACTCCATTTGGACCAAATAGAGATGACCCTTCAAGAACAGCAATGGCGTATACTCAAAGTAAACATGGTATGAGAGTAAAAAATGCATCACCATTATTAGTATCAAATGGATCAGATCAAGCTTTACCATATTTTATATCAAATACATTTGCATATAAGACAAAGCAAGATGGTAAAGTTTTAGAAAGAACTGATACCTTTATGATACTGGAATATAAAGATGGAAGCAGAGAATTTGTAGATTTAAGACCTAAGGTTGAGAAGAATTCAAGTGCTGGATTCTATACACCTATAGAATTAGAATGCAAAATGAAAACTGGTTCTAAATTTAAAGCAAATGAAATTATAGCACATGACCCACAATCATTCTCTAGTGAAGTTGGGTTGACTGATAATCTTGCATATAATATAGGGACATTTGTAAAGATTGCAATGCTAAACTCAGATGAAGGATTTGAAGACTCTGCTATAATATCTGAATTCCTTTCTCATCAAATGGCTTCTGATGTAGTAATTAAAAAAGAGGTTATGCTAGGTAAGGGTGCAGGTGTGTATAACATGGTCGAAGTTGGAGATTACGTCCAAGAAGGCGATCCTTTGATGATTGTGCAGGCCTCTCATGATGATGAAGATACTAATATACTTATACGTAATCTTATCGATGATGAGGATATAATAAATGATTTAAGCCGACAACCTATCAAATCAAAAATAACTGGTATGATAGAAAGTATTAAAATATTCAGAACAGTTGAAATATCTGAACTATCTCCAACTCTTAAGAAAATAGTTAAAAAGATAGAAGAGCCAGTAAAAGAAATGAAAACTGTCATGGATAAGTATGATTTACAATCATCTAGTAAATTCTTAGAACCAGATTATAAGCTTGATCCTGAGGGAAGATTAAAAAATATAGACGAAGGAGTTCTAATAGAATTCTATCTTAAATATGAAGATAAGATGTCCATCGGAGATAAACTTACATTCTTTGTTGCTTTAAAAGGTATTGTTAGAGGTATATTCCCTGAAGGTGATGAGCCAACAAGTGAATATAGACCTGAAGAAAAAATCGATGCATTATTAGCATTAGGATCAACTCAATCACGTATGACTTTCTCTATTAAAATACATATGCTATTGAATAAGATACTTGTTGAACTTGCTAGAAATGTAAGAGAAGAATTAGGAATAGACAGCGAATACTAAAACTATAGGTATGGGTTATTCCCATACCTATTCTTTATTTTGATAATATATTATATATATGTATAATGAAGAAAAGGAGAGTTATAGAATGGTGTTATTATTAAAAGTTTTAACATGATCTAATCAACTAAGAAAGGAGGTTGTAAGGTTATGGCAAGAGAATTTGACATTGAGGCGTATGAGCACAGTGTATTTAATTTTACACAAGCCGACGTACATTTCAATCCTCATAAATATGACTTTGATCCAAATTTCATCCTACCAGAAGACAGAGCGTACGAACAATATAAAGCAGATGCTAAAGCATTAGACGATACAAGCAGAGCAATCGCAAATGTTATGATATCAGTACTGGGTCCAAACATATTTAAGTAACAGGATAAAAAGAATTTAAAGTGGTTATAATAAGATATAGAAAATAACCACTTTATTTTTTGTAATAAAATAATAACGTAGTAACAAATATTTACATACTCTATATCCTAGCGAGATTTATCTTGCGGACCTCTTTTCTTCCTTTTTTTTGGGTTGAAAATGTCTAGGTGGCAGAGGGGTTAGCTACGGTAAGACTAGAAGTGGTAAGTTAGTAATATGGGGGAAAGGGGGCTAATTTAAATATAAATAATTAGACCGGAATCCCAACAATGTAAGAATAACCCCGACCCACGGGAGGGGATCGACAATATAATAATAAAAAATAAACTAATAACTCGATGCTTGGAACATAGAAAAAAGGAATTAGCGTACACTAGAGAATGGTGTCCAGATTGGATTTTTATTAAAAAATAAACTACTATAGCAATTAAGCTATAGTAGTTTTTTATTTAATTATATCAAACCATGCCTATTAGCAAAGTCAATTAAATCATAATAATAATAATCAGGTGTAACCCTACCATTATCAATATCATTAAATGCATTCGCACATTTATATTTAAATACTCTTGCCAAATTAGTTTCATTACCAACTAATTTTGAAAGAATTGTGTTTATTTCATTTCTAAAATCATCCTCATCCAACTATTTAATCTCCTTTATCATCGTTTAAATATTCTGAAATGATATAGTTACAAGTATTAGTTGGATGGATTCTCTTATAATAAGATAACAATCCTGGAGCAAACGACTTAATAATATTTGAAGATAGTTTATTAACATCATCAAGATTAAACTCTAAGAGAATAGCATCAATACACTCTTTCCTATAATCTTCATTGTTAAATATGTGTGTAGGAAGCTTTACCATTTGCCAAGGTTTAACTTTATCACCATATACAGTTTTAACTATATCAAATATGGCGTTATTTTTTATTAGGCTTGATGTTAACCTATATCTTAGTATATCTTTTGTGTTTAACTCTACTATGGTATTTTCATTATATCCACAACAAAAATGTACGAAGTAATTGTATATTGCACCTCTCTCATCTTCTGTTAAATTTGTAATGAACCCAGATGGATATCGATGATCTAATCCAACAAGTCTTCTCTTATAGACTTGAACAGCATCGGAATAAAGTTCTATTCTTGAATTATGATACTTATTGAATTCTCCATCAACACCTTGAGATACCATATACAATTCAAATAGAGCATGTGAAGCTCTCATATGAACAAGATCTATATTTGGTTTATCAAATATTACAACATCTTCATCTGAATACATTAACATGTAATCTAACGATTTATAAATGTTGCAATACACTTGATACCCTACATTATAATAGAGTACCAACCTAAGTTTTACTGTTGATCTAGATTTGTTTAAATTAAATATCAATTTATCTAAATCTAATTCAATCTTAGTATCATAATCTAATACTGTTAATCTTTTTGGACCTAATGAATCTTTACTTATTTGTTTCATTTTAATTCCTCCTTGTAATATTCGACAGTGGCATCAATCGCCAGTGATATTATTAATTTTGTTGAATCTAGGTTAATAGTTTCTCCATACTTAGAAGATACTTCTTTAAATATTAAGACAAATTTGTCCTTCATATAAGCATTATCTAATACTTTGATATAATACATGTAAGAAGTATCATTGTGCAATAATGCTACTATAGCAACAGATGCAGCAAAAATATTAAGTATAGAATTTAATTCTTTATTAATGTCAGCCATTAATAAGAATTCATATATGAATTCTGTTTTAGTGGTCTTTGGCATGGCCTTAAATGTTTCAGGCGATATGCTTAATTTAGCACCCATAATACTCCTCCTTATAATCCTCTAAATGATCTTTCTCTCTCCATCAATTCTAATAAGAGAGTTCTAGAATCTGCAGGGTACACTTCATTAAAAATTGTTACGCTCTCAGTTGATGAATTAAAGGTTTGTAATATTTCCTTCATCTCAACTGTCGAAATACATTTAAGTTTAGCTGAAAGTGTGTCGTATCTTTCTTCGGTAAGAGCCATGTAAAGCTTTCTTATGTTATCCTCACCAAAACATATGAATACATTATTCTTAATGTCAATCCATACATTATTAGATACGTAGTCTATATCGTCATTATAAAAATGATCATGTAGTTTAAACAATGTATTATTGTCTACTATCATTTGTAATGCAATACCTTTAGACCTAGCAAATTCACCAGATCTATGTATAATGTACATATACACACCATTTACATTCTTATACTTCGAGTTATTTATCTCAAGTATAGTCTCTTTCTCTTGTAGGTCGTATATAAGGTCATTGAACCATAATAATACTTCCTTAAAAGAGATAGTAAGTATTGATGAGTTTAATCTTATTCCTCCACTTAACAATGCGTCCTTATCGAACGAATCTACCAAATCACCTGCAATTATATCCTTAGGAGCATAGATATAATCTATAATTGTATTGCTCCCATGGTCGCTCTTATCGGTAAACATCTTAGCATCCAATTTTTTAGTAGCCCTACACTTAGGACACTTTCGAGGAATAGGATAACCCTTTTCCTCATAAAATTCTTTGTCTTTCTCGCTGAATGTAAAGTCCAGCCCACATAAACATCTGATCGTACTCATTGCAATTCCTCCTTAAAATAATTAATATGTTGAGTTACAATACTATAATATATAGTCATATTATTAGATAATTACCATGCACTAAACTATATATTAAAATGTAAATACTTATGAATAGAGGTGGTGATATAATGATTAAACGTATATGGAAAAATTTTATAGCCTGGCTTAAAATAATTGTAGATATTGATATTGTTGCATATTACTATAAAGAAGATGGTAATAGCTATATGATATCAAAACAATTAAGAGAATTAGATTCTAGACGAGAGGCAGAAAATAAACTATCAAAAGGATTTATTCGTGGTGCAGGATATAATTTTGATTCTAGATTAAATATGCTAAATGGAATAATATCAAATACACAGATAGAAGATTTATTATTAGTAAACGATGGTGATATAGGTAAAAGCTTATCATCATATGTAAATCTAGTTATAGAACATACAAATCCATTCTATATTATAGATACTAGCTTTGTTAATAATATATTAACAATAACCCTAGACACACCAATTGATCCTGCACTATTTAATATTGTATTAGAAAAAATTTATATGAGAACTGTCGATATTATCATATCTTATAATATGGTATATGATGATATTAAAGAACGTATAGTATTTAGTATAGATGTATCTGGTTATAGTAATCCTTTGAGACTTTTAAAAGAGTTTATATTTATTTCTAATAAAGTCTTATTTGAACAGGCTAATTCTTTAGTATCTTTTAAAGGTATTAAAGAAGAAAAAGTTTTAAATTATTTTAATAAATTTAATGATGAAGAGCTCATAAATAGCATAAAAGGTAAATTAAATAAATTTAATGAGTTCATTCCAGAATATGATCTAGAATTAATATTATCAATAATAGAATCAAATACCATCCTAACATCAACAATACTTATTTATAGGGAGGATTAATAAAATGAAAAGAATGCCGATTTATCAAAATGCTGCATTAGGATTAATGTATAACGCACTATCTAGCGATAGATGGAAGTTGAATGATTTAGAAACTGTAAATAGCGAAGATAGTTATAGCGTAATGATAAATGCTATTACAGCTTATCTCGAAGAATCAAAAAGCAATTCTATATTTGCACTATCTAATATCATAATGATGCTAGAATATAACATCAATAATCCTAGAGAGGTTATGGAGATTATCAATATTCAATCTGCTGGAGTGGGTCTAAAGTTTTGTAATAATGAAAATACTTTATTAATTGCTGGAAGTGTATTAGATTATAAACAGATATTTATCAATTTGAAATCTGGTGATAATAGTGCAGCAAGAGCTATATTAGATATGCTATACTTGCAGTCATACAGTATATTCTTTAAAGACTTTATAGCTGCAGGTATTATGGAAGAAAGAAACTTTAAACAATTTATAGATGAAGATGAAATTATTCATAGCTATGATTCATTTATAGATGTCGATGATATATCTGCCATACTATCCAAAATAAATCTTACAGCGTATTATTTACATCGGCCATATACGGAATCAGATATATTACATCTATGTAATATAATTCCAAATGCAGAGGAATCTATATTAAAAGTCTTAGGAGTTTCAAAATATGTTAATGTAAATTCATTAAATATTTTAATTACTAACTATAGAGATCTCTTAACTTCAATTCAAAATGGAATTTATATAGATGACAAATCAGAGCTTAACGCATTATCAATTATATTAGATCAATTATTATGTGAAGTATTTGCCGGAAAAGAATTTGGTAATTGTGTTGGAGATTATTATAAATATTTGACACCAATGTATATTCTTGATAATTTTGATTATGATATAGATAAATACAGTTCTTCATTAGATGATGAAGACTTGTATACCGAAACCATAGAAGAATAAAATATAAGAGACTACAGCTTTACTGGCTGTAGTCTCAACATATAGTTAAAAAAGAGGTGATAATTAATGCTCAATGATGACAACTTTAATGAAGATGAGTTTGATGTAATATGTCTAATTATGGAAGACATAAATGAATTGGTCCAAAATGTGGATTTTGATCTAATGTATTCTGAACCTAATAGTACATACGAATCTCCAGAAACGGACAAATTATTTTTTATAGTGTTCAACCACTTATGCTACAGAGTTGGGTATCATTTAACAACAGATAATGTTGCTATGAAAAAGACAATTGTTTCTGGGCAAAGGATTATTAACTATTCTATAGGTAATAAATATTTAGTAATATTTACCGATGGAGAATGCGATTTAAATTATGAGCCAAAAATAAAAATAAGACTTACGCAGTATCCATATGAAAACTATAAGAAAGTTGATATAGTTTGGACCAATTATGTAGGTTCAACAAGGCATATAAAAAAATAGAATGCCATAAGTTTAATTTATTTACACTAAAGGAGGATTTAAGAGAGATGCATGAAACAAGGATTATTAAAAAAATCTTTACAGTACTAGTATTTACGGTACTTGCATGTAGGGCAATGGTTCTAGTTTTAGAAGAATATTTATATATTAGTCAATATATAACTACTTTTATGCTAGTAGCACTATGCTTACCAGTATCCTATTTTATAGGAGGAAAGTTCTGTAATGTATTAGAGGATTCCAAAAAAGATGAACTAACCGGTTTATATACTAGAAAGCACACAGACTTAGTATCTAATATGGTTGGTACTTCTAAAAAAATGATTATATTTTTAATAGACATTGATAATTTTAAGAAAATAAATGATATCCATGGTCATAATACTGGCGATGAAGTATTAAAATCCGTGTCCAATGTGTTGCAAAAATCTATACGAAAGAATGATTTTGCTATGAGATGGGGAGGAGATGAATTTATTGTAGCATATAATTCTGATCTGGAACCAGAAGTATTTTCTGAAAGAATAAATGCTAAGATGGATGATGTATCCAAAATGCTGGGAATACCAATAGTAATTAGTAAAGGAATATCATCATATCCAAAAGATGCAACTACATTTGATGAACTCGTTGCAATTGCCTATAAACGTATGTATGCTAATAAAAAAAGTAAATAGACCAATCGAGTATACCCATAGTGGTATACTCATTATCTTTTTGTTTTAACATCCTTATAAAAGGAGGATGATGCTATATGAGATCTCCAGACAATTATATACAAGTATATTCAAACAGTGCAGATGAAGTTATAGAAATAACCAATATGCCAGAAATGGATATCCAGGAATATGATTTATTTGATGATAAGGAGTTTACTAAATATATTAATGATGCTGAAAAAATAGTAAGATCAAGTTTTGAATATAGAATGATGACTAACTATATGAGAGAAAATCTTGATATGGGTAGATGTAGTTTCTATCAAAATGTAAGCAATGAGCAATCATTTAAGATAAAAATAGAATTACATCACGAACCTATTACACTACATGATTTATGTACTATAGTATTTAATAAGAGAAACAGTTATGGTGAATCTGCAGATATAGAGTTGTTAGCTAAAGAGGTTATGTATGTACATTATCTAAATCTAGTAGGACTTATACCATTATCAATAACTGTACATGAATTAGTGCATAATAATTATTTATTTATACCATCAGATATGGTATATGGAAATTATAAGAAATTTGTTAGTGAGTATGGTGAATTCATGGAACCTGAACATATTGATACTCTTAACAGAATAGAAGAAGCTACAATGTTATATAACCATGCAACTAATATAGAAGTTCTAGATAGAAAATATATATATGTAGATGCATCAGGAGCTTATAATATACCTAGTTCAGATGATATAAAGAATATGCTAAAATCGAGAATATTAGAAATAAAGGCAGAAAATAAAATTGATTTTGGTGCTAATGAATTTGATAATAACAAAAAAGAAGAGTATTGTCCATTTGTGATAAGTAAATAAAAAGTCTGTAACATATTTATAAATAAAATTTATTATATTGGAGGTAATATTAAATGAGAGATATACAAGTTGATGGATTAGAATTAGTATCTGAAATGATGCAAACTGATAATTTTGTAATGGAGAATGTAGCTGTTGAACTTGAAGGTGCTGATATATTAGCTATGCTTAAAGACATTGATGAGTTAGATGAATATATCATGTATACAGAAGCTATGGTTCCAGTTATTCAGGTTGGTGCGGATTATTTAATCGAGTACAATAATATTGTTAAAGTTATGCTTAAATATCAGCATGAAGGAAAAGTATTAAATGAAGAGCAAGTTGTTGAATTGATCTGTGCCGAAAACTCTATAAATATGGATGCTAACCAAGTATACGTAGTTATGGAGTCTGACGAGACTTATAGACGTACAGTGTTCTCATTACAAGAAAAGATTAAAAAGACTAAAGATCCAAAGCAAAAAAATTCATTAAGAATTAGACTTGCTAAAATGAAAGAAAGATTTAGTAGATTAAAAGCTAGTAGTAAGTTAAAAGCTTTAAAAAGTAAATCTACTACATCGCCTGGAGAGGCTAAAACTGGAGCAGCTGCAGATAGCGAAGAATAAAATATGATTACGTATACGTATTAATTTACGTATACGTAATTTTTATAGAAGGAGGAATACTAATGAGAAATATAGTAGCTTTAGATGATACTAAAAAGAGAATATTAGCAATAAATGTAGATGAAACTAGTCAAGAGAAAACTGCAGAGTTATCTATAGATAGTGGAGCCACATGGAATAAAATTGCATACTCTTCAATACTTGTTCAAGATAACTTATTTAGATTTAAAGAGGCTGAAGATAAACAAAGATTTTTTAAAGATCATATAGGTCATAAGATAAGAGTAGATACTGGTATTCCTAAAGGATGGCTTATAATAAAATCTTTAGAGAATATAACATTAAGACCATTTAATGAAGACATATTTTATAGTATAAATTATGCTGACATTTCGTATCAAGAATTGGAAGATAATAATGTCATGCTTTCTTATAACCTAGTTCGTAAGCAACCTATAGACGTAGATGCTGTAAATAAATCTAAATATGAAGATCAATTTAAATCAGCAGAAAAAAATAGGATGCCTATTAAACCTATGGATTATAATAAAAAATAATATTAACATTACTATAAGCAATAGATTGTTGCCTACTTTAAATGCTCCCTCAAGCATCTTTAGATTTTATTTTCGCCTTAAGAGAGATGACCTAGCCAGTCATCTCTCTTTTAAAATGTAATCAATATACAAACATATTAATAAGAGATATTTGCCAGATATTTCTTGCCATTAATTATTTAATCTCAGATATACTTTTAAGATATTATTAATAGTATCAAAAGGTGGATGACTAAGCATGTAATATCAAATAGTAAAAGTATATCTAATATAGCAAGAGGGAAGCCTCTTGCTATATTCTCCGTCAAAATATGGATCAAATATATATTATAATAATGTAAGTAACTAAAAATTATATGTATAAAGGAGATTTAATATGAGTAAAAATTTAGCAAGAGAAATAATTAAAAATGATTTAAATAATTTAACAGATTCATTTATGATTCAACCAGATGATTTAGCAGTTATTGAGGATATTAAAACAATGCTCGATAATATCGAATTACCGGAGACTGTAGAGACTGATATAGATACTTATATATATCAAATGGTTAATGTAGGTTTAAGAGAAGATGATCCTGTAGATTCAGGAATATATTATTCTATATGTGTAGAAGCCCCAGGAGTAAACAAAATAGTATATTTAGATGAGAATATTCCCTATATTGCTAATGAAGAAGATGCAACTCAAGTAGAGCGTTCAGAATTTGAATTGGATTGTGCAATAAAAACATCATTAAAAGATTTTTGCGGCTGGTCATAGCAGAAGGAGTATAATTATGAATTTTAATGTTTTCAACAACCCAGATGTAGTAAATATTTTTACGGATGGATCAATGTATATGAATACCCACACCCGTGAAACTATTGGGTGTGCTGGAGCATTAATAGTTGATAGTAATAAAGTTACTACTAAGTATACACAAATATTAAGAGACAGTACTAATAATGAATGTGAAATATATTCAATAATATTAGGAATCGATGCTGCTGCGAGAAGAGGATTGTTTAATGGTACTAATACTATTAATCTTTTCTCTGATTCGCAAATATGTATAAAAGGTTTAAAAGAATGGTCTTTCAAATGGATAACCAATATTAGAGATGGAAGACTAATAAGTAGCAGTGGAATGGAAGTAGCCAATCAAGAGTTATTTGCATACCTAATGACAAACATAGTAAATAATAATTTAAGAATAAATTTTTATCATCAAAAAGGGCATATTAATCCTAGTTCTAGGAAAGATATTGACAAAGCATCTAGAGTATTTTCTATATCTAATTACTGTAAACTTATAGAAATAGATAGAAGATTCATACAGGAGATTGCATACTATAATGATATGGTAGACCTATTTACAAAAGCTGAATTGGATTCTCGAAGATGTAATGGAGAATTTGATACAAAAGTAACAAAAGGATATTATCCTTTTAATATTGATTTATCTACATTAGATATATCAAAATATTCTACTTTAATAGGGAGAAGATAAAAATGAACGCAGCATTAGAAGTAGTATTCGGAATTGTAAATGAAGATAACTTTGCAGCCCCAATATTAAGTGGTACATTGTCTCAACCTTGTAATGATGGAGAGATCATTTCAAAATCATACAATGTGTATATGCCATATGTATCAGTACCAATGTTTAGTAAATTTAAAGAAATTAATTCTTATTGCAACACTAAGTTTAAACACTTATGTTTACCAGGAAAAGCTGTACGTGTTATAGTACCATATAGTATTTTTATGGGAGTAGTAGTAACTTATGCTAAGGACTATGAAATATTCCCAATCGAATTTGTAGAAATGCTAAATATGTTTGAAGAGACCTCTACTAAAAATATAGTTATTGGTATTATATTGCCAGATGGTCTTAAAATATGAGGAGGGCAATTATGTTTAATCATGACACGCCAAGAATGAATGTAATAATATCGACCAAAGAACAAGATGAAATAATGAAAAGTATGGAATTAGCTATAGATGTTAAAACCCGTGCTGCGGGCATATCTGTTGCTAGAAATATACTATCTACAGAATTAGTAAAATTTATTTTGGGTATGACAGCAGGAACGAATTTTTCTGCGAACCTATTAGCAGATAAGGTATTAGATCTTAATATCTTAGAAATAGTATTAGGTGAACCAGCTTCAAACTCACGTATATTATACAATATAATATACAACGAGTTATTTAAAATATCCTTAGAGTGTAGCAGTATAACCTCTAAAGACTATGCTGCATTTTTCAATAAAAACATACAAACTATTAATCATGCATGTAATGTAGTTTGTACAATATTAAATAATGTTCGAGCGAAGTAGATCATACGAGGGCAATAGTTCAATCTATCAATACCCTATAGAACGTCTATGGTTATCTATAACATTTGAAAATAAACTTGCCAAGCATTTTGGACTATATTATCCAAGATCTAATTATGAAAAGAATCTAAAGATACTTGAATTATATAGAAGTACTGGAACCTATTCATCCCCACCAGTTGTTATATATCCTATATATCCAAATACATTTGGTAAAGATATAACTATTGATAATGCTATTGGTGTTAGAATAAATAGAGTAGATTCTGGAATTATTTTATGTGCAAATGTTACACCTGTACGTATATTGGGAGATCAAGTAATAGATATAATAGAAAGGCACGGAGGATTTAAAACATTATGAACCTAAAAAATATTAAAGACCAAGTTCAACAAAATCTAGAAAAAATTTCAAATATTGATTATGAGACTAAACTGGCTCATATAAATCACGATACAACAAACATGCAACTATATATGCCATTCGCAATAGATTATAATAGAGAGAATATTCATCTACCAAATGGTAATAAAAGTTATGATATTAATGATAATATAGATATGGTATTATCAATATGGGATACCGTTCCAGATGAATACGCTAGTGATTTTAATGATAATATTACTTCTATACTATGTAGTATAGATAATATAATAACTAGCGACTTGAAAAGGATTTTTCTTATATCAATAGAGACAACTGCAAGTTATATCTATTATATGATGTATGGAGCAGGTAAAGATATTAAAAATAAAGAATTATTTATAAAAGATATATTAAACACTGTTGGTGGATGGAACACCTCCTCTGTATTTCTAAATAAATATCATTCTTTTACTCCTGGAGATTTTATATCTAAAACATTAATTACCGAATATAGCTATATAATTAAACGCCTTGTTAATAGTCTTATAATGACTGGAATCATTCCATCTGGCCCAGCAGGAGCATTTGAAAACAATTTAATGCATACGATGTTTTCAGCTATAAATATTTATATTAGCAAAATAGAATATACTTATATGAGAAACGATTTTAGAAAAATCAAAAGAGAAGGCATAGAAATTAGCGAGTTTTAAAAATATATAATAAAATAGATAGGTACTCGCCAGAGTACCTATCTTAATACCTTTATAATTATATATTATAGTAATGAAATTAAATATATTTTTTAAGGAGGAATTAAAATGAGTAATGAAAAAACATTAGAACAAGAAATACAAGAAAAATTTGGGTATGACAACGTTTGTCCATTTGAAGAGTTTGATACAGCAGCTACAAGACTAGATGATAAAGCATTTCATATTACTAGAGATGGTAAACCTCTTTATGATGAAAGATATGATGACGTTGGATTGTTTAAAGATTATAATATTACATGGGCTAAATTAGATGAAAAAGAGTTTCGCATTACTAGAGATGGCAAAGTGTTCTACAAAGATGAAATAGTAGAATCAAAAATGAGTGATGAAAAAACTTTAGAACAAATATATGATGAAGTAAGAATACTTGAAAATAAAATATCAAACCTATTAGTACAGCTGATAAAATAAAATGGGATAGTTTTGTTGGTGATAGTAAAGTATTTTACAAAGATGAAATTAGGAGGGAATTGTAAATATGGCAAATAAAAAAGAAGAAGTACCAATATTTAATCCATTCTCATCTCCAAACATATTGGATAGAAGAATAGAAGTATTTACAGCATGTAATGCATGTAATAAGCCATTTATAAGTAGTTTAGAAAACGCATCAAATATATCTAAAGCTACATATAATGATGTATATATTATTACTTGTATGTATTGTGGTACAGTATACAAATTTAGGAATTGGAATCCTAAAGATCGTTTAGGACTTAATTCTAATACAGAGAAGGGATAGGTTATATGCGTAATTATACAGGTGACGGATTTAATACGAATTCGCCAATAGTTAATAACTTAATGCAACAGCCTAACTATAGTCAAATACCGAATATAGGTGGGTATACAAATATGCTACCTATAGGGCAGCAAGGATATAATAGTGGATATGTAAATGGCTACTATAATCAGAATATGGGATATGGTTATTATAATCCATATTTAATAGATGAACAAAATAAACTAAGAGAAGCTAAAGAAAAAGAAATTGAAAGACAGCAATCTTCTATTTGGAAAAGATTATCAAAATCTGCAAATAGTTATAGTGGGATACTTGACGAGGATAGATTAGAAGATCATTTGAAAAGGTATGACCCACCAAAACCTCCAATTTATGATCAAGAGTATTATGAAATGGAAGCTGTTAAAAGAATATATGTTATATCACAGAATCTGGTTAGAGCTGAAGATCTAGCTTATATTAGAATAAATAGAATGAACCAAGAATTTGATAAAGCTAGAGCAGCTGTACCAGAAGGTATCTCTATGCAAGATTATTTTAAATTATTTGGTAAATTATATTTAGAAATGAAAGATGAAGAGAATAAAAAACAAAGTAGAGATGCATCTAGATTATATAACGGGAATAGTTATAAAGATCTATTAAATATGCATAAAAAAGATAATAATTATTTTAGTGGAACATTTAATAATCATGTGAGTCTTGATGATATGGAGATAAAGCTCCCTAATAGTCTTAAAACATATGATAAGAAGAGAGCAGATTTCTTTAACTCTATATTTGATAATAATAAAAGGGTGGTGTAATAATTGGCTAGAATAGATCCATTAAGTATTCTATATAGTAAAGAATTATCACCACTAGAGTTTAAGTTTAATACACTAACAGCTCCATCTATGTATAATTTTATAAATCTTAATGATGTAGATGCTCTTAGATATATAGCCACATCAATGAAGTATAATGGCAAGATGGAAAAGAAATTAAAAGATATAGATGTAATAATGCGATCAAGAGGATTTAAAAAACTTGGATCTGGTACTAATAGAATTGTATATACACCTCTAGAATATCAGAAAATAGTTTTAAAGATTGCATTAGATAAAGTTGGAATGCGAGATTCTCCAGATGAATACGCAAATCAATTTTTATTAAAACCTTTCGTTACAAAAGTATTTGAATGCAGTCCATGTGGTACTGTAGCAAGCTTTGAAAGGGTAGAACCAATAGTAACAAGATCGGAATTTTTAAGTGTAGCAGATGATATTTATGACTTACTAGTTAATAATATAATAGGTGAATTTGTTCTGGAAGATATAGGCAACAGGTATTTTATGAATTTTGGAATTCGTAAAAACTGGGGCGTTGTACTTCTGGACTTTCCTTATGTTTATCAATTAGATGGCAAGAAGTTATTCTGTACTAAAAAAGATCTAAATACTGGCGTTGAGTGTGGTGGTCAAATAGATTATGATGAAGGTTTTAACAATCTAATATGTGAGATATGTGGAAAACCATATCACGCCAAAGACCTAAAAGATAATACCAATACAATAAAATTAATGAAAGAAGGTATAGGAATGGATATGAAAGTGCAAATTTGTGAAGGCGACAAAGTTATTAAATCAGTATCAAGTGGTAGTGATACACTACCAAAATTAAAAACTTATAAAAATGAAACCTTAATCAAAGCAACACCTACAGAGGATATTGGTCGTGTAATAATTGCATCTAGACCAGTATTAGGTAAAGGTGGTAAACCTCAACAAAAACAAAACAATCCAAAAGTTAAAGTTGCAGATACAAAAAACCTTTCACAAGGAATTAAAATTACCGAAGATCAAGAACAAAAAGTAGTTTATGCTGCAGAACCGGTTATTATACCATCAAACATTTTTGAGACAAAATCAGATACTAAATGGGAGTTCGATCCAAGTACTATTAAAATCCCTGAAGGTACTCCTATCAATGTGAAAATATCTCCAGAAGAATTAGAAGATATTTCTGTTCTTATTACTAATATTACTGATACTCCTATTCAAGTACCTGTAGTTGAAGTCGAAGAACCCGAAGTATATACAGTAAGAACTACAGAGGAACATGTTCCTTTGAAATACGAAATTGGAGAGATTTTAGAATCAGATCGTACTATAGGTGATGTGGAACCTAAAGAGGTTGAAGTAATCTATGTTCCTAGAGTAGCTGAAGATGAAGAATTAACTTTGAATATGGTTGAAACTGAAGAAGTATTAGAAGAGTACGAAGCAGATTCATCTGATGATGTGTTAGAAGAAGATGATGAAGAATATACTGAAGACGATTCCATGGACAATGAAGATGAAGTATTATCCTCTGATCCTAATATTAACCAAGAATCAGATTCTATGCTTGCACAATTCGGATTATCTGATGCAGACTTTAATGAGCCTACAGACGAAGAAGAAGATGAAGATCCTTTCATATATAAGTATGGCGACCTGATTAACGAGGATGAAGATCATTTCGAAAAGATCAGAAAGAGTCATAAAGTAGTAGGAGGCGAATAATATGATTTTAAAAGGTAATATAAGTATAATAACATCTCCGGAGGAATTAATTAAAGCTTCTAGCGATGCTGCTATACTATGTGTATCCAATGCAGCAGATGAAAGACTTATAAGTCTAACAGGGGCTATTGGAGCATCGATATTATTACCACCAATAGAAGCCTCGGAAGTTGAATTGGATAATAGAATGGATGAGTATAAGAATATATATTTTATGCACCTAGCAACAAATAAGATAGTATGTTCGTTTATAGCATTAATTTTAAAGTCTTTATATGTTGGAAAAAATATAGTGCTATATCAGACTATAGATGAATCTAAGATGGCCTATATGCCATATTTAGCAATGTTCTTTAGAAGTTTCCTAGGTATAACAATAGGATATAAAGATATTGAATGTGAGTTTGATATTAGATATTCTAATGTAGTAGCGGAGGCAATGTTTATTAATGATGCTATTAATGGTGAAGAATTTTTACTAATATATCCTATTGATATCCCATTGTCTCCTGTTATTATTAGCAAATTGATAACAACAATTGATCCTTATCTACCTAAGTATGGTATTGTAGAGTATGCTGAATATTTTGAGAACTTTAGAAGAAATACGCATAGTGCTGGAAAGATACTATACGATCCGTTTGTAAAAGGAGTTAAGTTATTATGTTAATTTTAGGAGATCACACTACAATCCCAGCAGATGATAAATTTATATCTGTTGGGATATTGACTCTAAAAGAAGATGTTCGTAGGTTAAATGTAATCCTACCTATTAATGTAGCATCTTCTGAAGAGTTAGAATTTGATATAAAATTTGCTGAGCATCTATTAAATGATGAAATGGCATTCATAGAATTAATGAGCATAATGTTTACTTTATTCGAAGGAGGATCAATTCATTTTATATCTAATAGAGATCAGGGTTATTTTGAAGCGGTAGCGGAATCTTATTGCAAGTTCATTCAACAAAGATATGGATATAATTATGCTGTAGTTAATGAATTATCAGATATACAATACTTGCGAAATGGAAATTTTACATTTTCATTATCAGGTTTATATAATTTCGATGTTGATAAAGCTAGATATACCTATTTAATGTTGAATAAATATCCGCACCTTGTAATGGACGAAAGGACGGATTCTCATGGCAATACATACAAAGTTATACGTGAAGGACTCCTATACTACAGACTCTTTTAACTACTTAGTAAATACCTATATAAAAGAATACGATATGGCTAAAGCTAATATTAGTATTCTTTTATCTAAGGGTTTAATATCTATTGAGAAGTATAACTATTTTATTAATATACCTAGGATTGATAGGCAAATTGAAATAGGTAAATTAATGAATGCTAATGAAGACGTATACAAAGCATTGACCAGTGGATTTTCAGAATATAGAATGAAATTATTTGATGCAAATGATATAGAAGAGATATCTATTCTATCTATAAAAAAAGATGCTATTTATTTTATTAATACTTTTCCTAAAGTATTAAAGTTCGATAGTGTAGAATTTATAGAAAAGAATATATATACATCATATTATAAATTAGACAAAATACAATTATTCTATTATTATAATTCTATAAATAATGTAGAAAAGATTGATATTAAAGGTATTAATGATAATGTGTTACATCTTCACGAAAACCACTTTTTAGAGTTTCTTTGCGTAGTATTTCATGAGATAGAGTCTGGTAGTTTGGAAACGGCTCTAAATATTGTGCATACATTTTATAATAAATATATTAGATTGGAATTAGATGTTGAGTATTATAGAACATTTGATTCTACATCTATGTATAATATTATACCAACAGCTGTAAGGTCTTATAGGGTTGAGAATATTATCAAAGATGATATGTATATGATGGATATATCTTTTAATAGAAATTATATATCAATACTTCATTCATATATTTTAGATATGATTTTTGCACAAAGAAAAAGAAGATAGCTATTAGCTATCTTCTTTATTTTTTTATCTATCAGTAGTATTTTTAGAAATTGCATAATTAGATACTCGTATTAAAACTTTTTTAGAAATGTATTCTGTTAATTTATCAGGATCTAATGTCATTCCTATTATAGCTAGCATCGTAGGACTAATACTATTGATAATTTCTTTAGTTACATCTTTTATGATCTTATCTTGGAATGTCCCATTGAGAGTAACATTTTCATGATGCTCCACATTAAGTATGCAATAATCTATAAATACTTCTTCTATCATTTTGTCCAAATACTCTAAAGCTAATATAGAATCTTTATAGTCCTTAGTCAGTAGTATATTAGAACTTTGATAAAACAAAAATTTATCGACAATTCCTTTTGTTGATCTCAATCTATTTACTATTATAATTAGTATTGTAATACATATAAACAATATTACTAATAATATTATAAATAAAATAAATTCTTTGTATGCTAAAACATTTGTGCTAAAGTCTTTCATTATAGATGCTCCAATCTATTATATTTTTTCTAAGATCCAAGAGCCCTGAGTCGTAACTTGTAGGAGATTTGATGCTTTCATCAATATACATTATTATTTTATTAGCTATATCTATTGTAATGCCTAATCTATAGTCATTTAAAAATGCTAACCAGTTTCCAAAGCACATAGATGGATGTATATATAAACCTTCACTGTTATGATATAATTGATGCGGTGTTAATGATAGCATTACTAATTGTACCTTATGCGAAGTATGTACCTGTTTCAATAATACTACTAAATCGAATGACGATATATAACCTTTTGTATTTAAAATATGCTCGGTTATAATATGTGCTATATCGAATAATGTTAGTATATTATGGTGCATCTCTACAGTAGCCATTTCAGTAGTAATATTACCATGCAGTTGACATCTATCCATTCCCATATCAATAAGTTTACTTTTATATACTGTATATGTGATACTCTTTCTGAATCTTGCAATAGCATTATCTAAAAATTTTCTATAGTTCTCTACATCCATCATAGATTCTCTAGTTTGATAAAATGTAATTTCAAAAGGACTAGCATCAGATCGTATAGCAGGATTATAATCCTTTTCTAAACCATACTCAAATCCTGGAACTTTATTATCTTGTTCATTATTATATATTTTCATATTATCACTCCTTTATATAGCATTATAGGAATGTTGATATTTAAGATTGTGTAAAAGCACGCATATTCAATTGCATATTATAGATATGAAACTTATAAATTGTATACATAAGTATACAACATTTTGCTATGATCCCGAAGATCTATGGCACACTTCCAAGGAGGAATTTAAATGAAATTAGTAACAGAAGTAAATGAAGAATTTGTAGAAGTAGTTATCGAAAGTGCAATTGGTTTATTTGTAACTAAATCAAAGAATACTCCAGCTTCAATCGCAGCATTAAATATGGTAAAAAATGGTACAGCTTCAAACTCCAAAAACACAAATCTAGTGCACATGGCAACATTCGCACTTGCTGTATGTGAGTATGGTAAGTTCGATATAAATGATTGTGTAGACCCAGAAGATTTTGACGAAAGAGTTACGGCTATGTTAAAGAATATAGGGTCTGGTAGTAAAGACTATATATCTATATTATTTATAGAAATGTTTAATTCAATGCTTATGGATTCAGAAGGCTTAGAATTATCACAATCTGTTAAAGAAGAATTAGCAGCTCATGTAATTATTGAGATGATAAGAAAAATTTAATAGTGCAATAAAGGGTATGTAAACACATACCCTTTATTTTTTGTCAATAAATGTATTCACATATATATAAACGATTATTGAATAAGAGAGGTGATAAACGATGGCTGATATGATCCAAACAAATAATGCTATGATAGATATATTTGTCCATAGCTTAAAGACATTAGTTACAGGAACAGTATTAAAGAATGAAGAACTATCTTTACAGCATGAAACATTAGAATCTATAAAGGCATCTGATTTATATCTTGCTTGTGTGGAGAATAATGTACACTTTGATATGTTTAATTATACTAGAGAATCAATGATATTATCAAATTTGAGCTCTACTGTAATAGACGCGGCGGTTATAAATAGGAATATGATTCCTGTTTCATATAGACCTAGAGTTCTAGAGAATATGAGAAAATTATATATAACCAATTATACTGAACTAAATAATTATTATAGAATGCTCAATGGCCTACCAAATTTAGATGATCCCGGCATCAAAATATATGAAAATGTAATAGATGTAGATATTACTAAGTATGTACATGATATGACTAATGCCGAGATAGATATACTAGATGCCAAAGGTATAATGGATGAATTAATTGAATCTAATCCTGCTAAGAAATATTTAGTATTCTTAAAAAATGGGAAGATAAATTACTATAATGCTAGGCGTGCACAAAAATTTCAACTCCTATACATGCCAGCAATAGAGTCCTCATCTATTACAACAAAGTTTAAAAGTAAAATAGAAAAGAATCGTGTATATACACTCAAAACAGTGTATTCGGAAGCTTTTAAATTTGGTTCAGATTTTTATGATGCATTTATAGAAATATTTATTAAAATTCAGACAATGGTTGACGTAATAATAGATCTTCCAGATATATTAATAAAAAGAGATCTATTCGATAATAGATCAATAAAAGATATGTTTGAATCTCACGGTATAAATTATTTTGAAGACATACCAAAAAAATACCAATTATCTATGATAAAGAATTTAAATACTTTACTTAAGTTTAAATCTACCACTAAAAACATGGTAGATATTTGTTCATTATTTGGATTCAATAATATTCAATTGTTTAAATACTATCTTTTAAAAGACCGACAGATGGTAGATGGTGCATACTTAGATGTAAAGATTGGTGATAATATAATGCTCTATATTGGAGGATTATATAAAACTAGAGGAGTTGAATATACTTTAGACTCTGGTAATATACATAGAATAAGTGGAGCACAGTGGGTCAATGGTATGGATTATGATATGCTAATACCTAAAGGAATATATGTATTCTCTAACTATGGTATTATGTATGAAGATCAAACAGAATTAGTAATCAATGTCCCTGGATATGAAGATGGAGACAATATAATGTTTTATATTGGAGGGTTCTATCGCACAGAGGGAATAGACTATAATATTTCTGGCGGAAAAATACTTAACATAAATGACGATTGGCAAGTTGGTTATGATTATGATATAGTACTCGTCAAAAATGCTGTTACTAGAAAACAACACGGTATTGTTGAACCAAATCAAGACCAAATATCTATAACTATAGAAGACTATGGTATTGGTGATAGAGTATTATTATTTATCGGAGGAGTTCTAAAATCAGAAGGAATTGAATGTTTTGTAGATGGAGCTACAATAACAAGACATCCAAATAGTTTATGGTTAGAAGGATTATCATATGATATAATGCTTATAAAAAATATAGAATCGGAACTTCAGAATGGTACACTAACAACATCTACTGACGATATACAAATATTGATAGATGGTTATACTGAATCTGGAGATGACCTATCATCTAATTTTGAATTGAAATTCGTTAAAGTTCCAATTGGCGATTCTGTAGATAATTTTATGAGAGATCCTGCAAATCATCTAGACTATGATGATACAGTAATTCAAGATGAATATTGGAATGGTGATAAAACTCATGAAGAAGTAAAGAAAGAAATATTAAAAAGAGAATTTAATGTGGTAAAATCAAAGTACTTATCTATAGATACAGTATATGATATGAGCCTATTAAGTTTTGAACTTTGTTATTTTTTTAGTATGATTAGAAGCAATAATGCATTAGAAGAAGCCCTAATGATTAGAGTAAAGTATATAAACCAAGATAAATATTTTCGTTTAATTGATATAGTTTCTTATCTTTATGTACTTATGTATGAGAATGTGGGTATAGAAGATACTATAATAGATAGCACATCTAAAGTATTAACTATAAAAGGTTTTAATTTTGATGCTGATCTAGTTGCTCTTGAAGAATGGATTATAGATCATGACTTTACTATGGAAGAGCTAGGAGTTGATGGTTTTGTTATACCTGAAACTAATATAATGAGTTATGAGCAGTTGATGGATATCTTTGTACGAAATAAGAAGATATATGACCATGTTGTTAAACAACTTGTTGTTGCAGATAATATCAGAATATATAATGCTTATAAAAAGATATATGACTCCTTATTAGTTACTCGACTAAATACAACAATGTTTACAACACCAGATGGAGAGTTTGCCGGTACATATACTAGATTCCTAGAATCTAGAGATCCAGTATTATATCAGCATATAAACTATATAAGATCGCTATCAGGCACAGATAAAACAAATGTTATAACTTCTGCTATAGGTGAGACATTATTCTCTCTAGATAACTATATTGGCACTAGTGACTTCATCTTCTTATTTACAAATATCCCTAGCTTGTCCAGTGAATTACTAAAGGGATATGTATATAAGATAATTAACTTCTTTAAATCATATAAGACAGAATTAATGTCTATAAATATAATCTATAGATTCAATGATAAGTTGGATAATAGAATATTAATTATAGATAACGCATCAATAACATCAGTATCAACAAAAGATACTGAACAAATAGGATTACATTTTGCCGATCAGATATTTAAAAATAATACTACTACAAAGTATACTGATAAGGTAACTCTATATGATACCCTATTTATATCATATTATTAAAACATACTATTAAATAATAATCTCTAATATAAGGAGGAAGTAAGATGAGTTACAAAAAAGATAAATTAATTCACGTTATCGATAGAGATACGACAAAAGAATCTGCGTCTATTAATGGAACAATGGTGTATTTCTATGTTCCAGGGACGGATGAAGTCTTATTCAAAAAGCCTAATAAGGTTATACTACCAGGTTCTATCTTTACAGCAGCAAAGCATTTTAACATTACACCAAATGTTAAAACTCCAACATATAATTCAGAATTAGTATTAGAAAACTCTGTTATAGAGGAATCTGGAGTTGCAGGAGTTAGAAGAGAAGAACAAATAGTTTTATTCGCAATCGGTATTGGTGGTTGTGGTCAAACTGGAGATCAAGTATTTGATGTAAATTATGCTAAATGGATTGCTCCAACAGAGCTGATACCTTTTAGATATCCATTAGTAGTAGATGATATAGCACCAGAACTTAGAAGTACTTATTTTGGAAGAAAAGTTATTGGTGATAGAGCAGCATATTATTTCAAGAAATTTGAAACAGATCCTGTATTATATCAACGATACAAAGATGGTACTCCTATAACTGAGAATGTTTATACATCTACAAGAACTGAAGAAATTGAAACTTATGTAGAGCTCAGACTCAAAGTTACAAAGGAAGAAGCTAGAGATTTCTTTAGACAAACTTCAGGTATAAGCCAAGCAGTTGTAAACACAATATCATTATGTACAGCATGGGCTAAAAATATAGATGGGATAGTACACTATCAAGACATTAGGCCTATAACAAAGATTAATATTCCTAATGAATATCTAATAGACCTTGAAAAGGGTATGGATATTATCTATCATATATATTATTAAAAGATTAGAGAGAAGGATTTATCCTTCTCTCTATTATGCTATGGAAGGAGATATATGTATAATACACCTAAACATATAAAAGATGCAGAGACAGTTAAAAAGTTTACATCATTAACTGAAGATGATATAACTAAATCATTTATGATTGATATGTTCGGAGAATTTGCTGGAAAACAAAAGTATAATTCTTATGACTATATTACAATACCAAAGGATTCTTATGGTCCAGAAGGTAATAGAAATAAAAATGAATTTGTAACTACTGTGGGATTGTTTATATTTAATAAATATTTTTTAGAGAAAGATCTTTTCAAAGTTACAGGATATATAAATCATGAAGTAAATGGAAGAACTATAAAAGATCTAAATCAACAGATATCTTATGCTATATTAGAAGATAAAGTTGAATTGGAGGCTCTTAAAGTATACTCTATGAAGATGCAGCATTTTATGAGATTTGTATCCATACTATCAAGCAATTATACAGATAAGATGCTTGGTGTAACTAAATATCTCGAACCTCTTAAGAAAAGATTAATAGACGAGAATAAAGAAGAGTTATCTAAAGGTAATGAGATAGTAGCTGCGCAAATAGAAAAACAGCTTCTAGATGAAGCTAAAAAGTATTTAAAAGATGACCCTTCAATGGAAATATACGATTCAGATTCTAGAGGAAGTTGGAACAATAACTTCAAGTCAATGTTTGTAATGAAAGGTGCAATAATGAATCCTGATCCTGCAAAAGGATTTGATGTTACCACTTCAAATTATATTGATGGTATCTCAAGAGATGAATTTGCAGTATTTGCTAATAGTATTCCTGGTGGTGCATTTGCCAAGGCCAGAAACACACAAACTGGTGGATATTGGGTTAAATTATTTTTGAGTGCATTCCAGCATGTTATTTTGGATCCTCCAGGAAGTGATTGCAAAACAACAAGAACTATAGATGTAACTTTAACTGATAAAAATATAGATGAATATATGTATAACTATATAGTCTCTGGAAGTAAATTAATAGAGATTACTAGTGATAACAAATCAGAATATATAGGTAAAACTGTTAGTATTAGATTCTCATCACTATGCGAATCCAGTACAGGTATTTGTAATAAATGCATGGGTAATTTATATTATAGGACAGGTATTTACAATGTAGGTATGACAACAGTTAAGATGCCATCTAGAATACTAAATTGGAGTCTCAAAAAATTTCATGATTCAAGCATTAGTATACATGATATTGACGTTAGTAAGGCATTTAACTTATAAAATTTTAATATTCAAGTATGTGAAATAAAACACGGCAATAGCTGGAATTGGTTGACAAAACATAGAGAAACTGAAGAGTTATCGGTATATCAGAATCATAATCATATTAAGGAAGTTAAAAGATATAGTAATAACGAAATAGTAGAGCATCAGCGTGTATTTAGTAAACGTAAATTAGATAAAGATGATGTAGTAGATATATGTATAATGTTAGAACATACTAAGTTAACCCATGTACAGATTGGTGAAAGATATGGTGTAGGAACAAAAGCTATACAAGCTATAAAGAATGGTAAATCTTGGAGCCATATAACAAAGGATTTAGATATTTCAGATAGATTTATATGTCCATTTAATATAGTATAAAAAACAAAAAAAAGCCTAGTGGATAATATCCACTAGTAATTTTTTGTTGAGCTCAACTGTTATGATTGGGATAAGATAAGATGTACAATATAACTCTTTTTCGAAATAGCAAACCGCAAAACTATAAGAGTACCTTGAGACGATATGTTGCTAGTAATTGTTGTAGAGTACACTACCGTCTAGTAATCGCACTCCTTGGTTACAGTACATACGTTCTAAATAAACTCATCGTTTTTAAGTAATATTTAGTTGTACTATAGTGTTATTAAAATAAAAAAGAGATATGCCAATGGCATATCTCTGTAGTTTTTAGAACATGTCCAAGATATATTTGCAACGTTAGCCGCCTAATATCTTGGACTAAGGATGAGGGGAGTTTTTCATCAATCATATTTCTATGACTGGTTTGGCATATCAAATCATATGAAAGATAGCATCAAATTTATTCTGCAAAGAAAGATACAACGCTTCTTGACAATACTGTATTGAGACTTTGTGATTATGCCAAATTTAATTTTGCGATCACTGCATCAATAGAGTTCAATGTGGTTTGCATCTACCTTAATGATTATATTTTTACTATCGTTTCATTATAATAATGTTATTGAAATATTTATTTATTATTAATATAAATATAGAAAGATATTATACGTATAACAAACTATTAATATCGGTAATAAATATATATTATAATATTGTAATATATAAGTTTTAATTATAAAAATTTAAAGGAGGATTTTAATGGAATGATCAATAAGCAGGATAGGTATGATTATAAGACATATCCAGTAGCATTTTTAAAAGAAGATATAGAAAAAGAATCCAAGCTTTATACAATATGTGCGGATTCACATATGTTAGGCTTACAGTTTTTACCAAAAAGACCAATGATCGATATATTAGAATATTTTGGTCAATTAAGTTATGGTACTATAATGTCTATGATGAAACACCCCAACACAGAGGTTAGTAAGGCTGCAATGCATTCTGCTGCAGTAAATATCAATGCATATACATTAGAAATGTATATGGCAAAAAAGTATTCTGTATATTTACATTTTCAACACGGTAGATTAAAAGAACCGTTTGGTAGCAAAGAATACGACTCTATAAATATTATTCTTTATGAGTTAAATAATACAGTTGCAGAGACAACTCATTTATTTAAGTATGGTGCTAAAGAAACCACGAAGTACAATGATGAATCTTATTTAAGATCTATATGGAATCTATATCGTTCTTATTTAAGAAATAAATATAATTCTTGAGGAGGCAGTTATGAATCAAAGTTATGCTAATCACACGAATGTCGAAACTTATTCTCTTCTTAAGCGAATAAATTTAGATGATGAATGCTTGAAAGATTTAAATGCTGGAAATGGCCATTTAATTGATAGAGCGAAAGGTACTATTAAGAAAGATTTAAAAGATGAATTTGGGATATTTAGTCCTAAGTTTGGAATGACACTTGATGACATGACACCCTATGCTGATAGATATAAGTGTAGTTGTGGAAATCTTATTGGAAGGGTATATAATAAAATAGAATGCCAAGATTGCAAGACTCCTGTAAGATTTATTGATAATAATTTTGAATATACTGCATGGATAAAAATAGATGAACCTTATGCTATAATACATCCAAACTTATATAAGCTAATAGAATTTATTATTGGTGCTAAGAAGTTAGAAAATATTCTTGTTTATTATGATGATAAAGATATTGATGGTCATAGCAAAGAAATTAATTCATCTATTAAGATAGAGATACCAGCAGATGAACCATTCTATGGTATAGGAATGATTTCTTTTAAAGAAAGATTCGACGAGATCATGCAATACTATGTAAAGAAATATCCAACAAAGAAAGCGCATTATAGAGACATAATCAAGAACAGAGATAAAATATTTGCGCGTTCCATACCAGTATATACAACAATGCTACGCCCTTATAAAGTTGAGGGTGATAACTTTCACTTCGGTGATACTAACAAACTCTATATAATGATGATCAATTTAGTTGACAGAATTAACAGAGTAGAATTAAATATAAATAGAAGAAGAAAACCAAAGAGTCAATTACTATGGGATCTTCAAAGTAAAATATCTGAATTATATGCAGAGATAGAAAATATCCTTTCTGGAAAGAAAGGCCAAATTCGTATGTTATTTGGCGGAAGATATAATTTTACCGCACGTAATGTAATAATTCCTGATCCTACATTGAATGTGGATGAAGTAACAGTTGCGTATACTACTTTAGTAGAGTTAATGCAGCAACGGATAATAAATGTATTAAGTAAATCTTATAATATTACTTATAACCAAGCATATCAGATTTGGTATAATGCATCTATAAGTAAGAATGATAGGGTATGGGCAATCATTGAGAATATAATTAATGATGGAACTACAGTGACAGATACGGATGGTGCAACTTATAGGAGAAAAGGTATTCCTATACTCATCAACCGCAATCCGACTATTTTTAACCAAGTAGTCTAAGTAAAGTAATTTACTTTTGGCAAACCTTTTGAATTGCTGGGAAATCCTTAGAGTCTATATAACTACAACGTGACCTGTAAAGGTTAGTGTGAATGTTTAAAAATATATAGGATTGGATAATCAGCAGCGAAGCATGTGTGTAGATATCAAATAATTATACATTCAAAACACATGAACGTTCAACGACTATCGAAAGCTACACCATTTAAGAAATTAAATGGCTTAATGACATCAATGCTGTAATAATTTGGTGGGTATACTATGTATACTTAAAGCTAGTAGAGTACACTCAAGTGAGTGGAAGCGGAAGGCTCCAATACTTTGGTAAAAGAATTATTGGATGATGATATAGTCTCGCCTATATGGTAACATATAGAAGTTCATAATAGAACTGATTAGACATAACGAGTCTAATTGAAGATAAGCGAAATTATGGTGGTATAATGCAGATGTTTATCACCGGAATTACTGACACATATACAATGGCAGTACCTCTACAGATACTTAGCACATTAGCCGCTGACTTCGATCAATTGGTCGCCTAATAGAGTAATCTATTAGTGAAACACTCTTTTAATTGCTGGGACTTCCTTAGAGCCTATATAACTACAACGTGACCTGTAAAGGTTAACGTGAATGTTTGAAAATATATAGGATTGGATAATCAGCAGCCAAGTAAAAATTATAATACTTTCTGCAATAAAACCAAAGGAGGATACTGATATGGATCCTTTTAACACTATAACAAATTTTAGATATGGTGACTATACTCCATTTTATTTCGAAGATGAGGTATGGAAAAATTTACATGATGTAGATCCAATAATATCTAATGTATATTATATAAGTACGTATGGTAGAATATATGATAAAAGCAATGGTTATATGCTGGCTCCACAGATAAGTGATATCAATGGTTACTCTAGAATAAGATTACGAGATGTAAACTTTAATAGAATAAATAGATTAGTACACGTATTAGTAGGTCAAGCATTTATACCAAATCCAAATAATGAAAAATTCTTAAATCATATAGGTACAATTAGGCATAATTGCGTATATACTAATTTAGAATGGTGTAGTCGCAGTTACAATAATCAATATGCTTATGATATAGGAAATAATATACGTGGAGAAAATCATAAATTCGCCAAACATTCAGAAGAAACAATTCATATAATATGTAATGTATTACAGAATAATATATCTATGCCAGATATAGTTAGAACTATTCTAAATATTACAGATGATAATGAATATAAATTAATGTATAAAACAGTCCTTGCCATTAAAAGCAGAAAGAAATGGAAAGGTGTATCACAGTATTATAATTTTTAAAGGTTCAACGACTATCGAAAGCTACGCTAATTAAGAAATTAATTAGTTTAATGACATCAATGCTGTAATAATTTGGTGGGTATATTTATTATACTTAAAGCTAGTAGAGTAGGGCCCAAGTGGGTAGATGCAGAAAAAGTCTCGTAAGCCATCTTTAAATCGAAATGGAGAGTATCTATTATATTGGTAAAAGATATAATAGATAGTGATATAGTCTAGTTACCTATCGAAAGATAGGGAAGTTCATAAGAGAACTGCCTGAGCTAACGACTCAAGGTGAATATACGGGCGATGTATTAAATATTATGTATATCATCAATAAAGAATTCTTCGAGGAATGTTACAAAGTATACAATCCAAGAAATGCTATGTTTATATCTAGAAATGATGGGATGTTTAATAATAACTTTAATCATTCTAGAGATACTATAGTTAATCTACATAGTTTTATTCAACTTGGTAGAAAACGTTACACTAAAGAGCAACTAGATAGAATAGCAATGGCTAAACTATTGAAATAATTTGGTATTCCATCCTAGTACATAATAAATGTACTAGGATAGTATATATAATAAAATGATACTTAGGAGGAACTAAAATGAAAGAAAAAGCAAATTTAGTAGAAAAGATTTACTCAAACGGCAAACTGTTACACTTAAACATGTATAATCACAATGGGCATTTAGTAGAAAAATGCTCGTCTTTTGGCAGAGTTACTAAACTTGATCTTGATGAATCTGGTAATGTATTAAACAAAATTACATTATATTTTAAAGATAACAACAAATCAAGGTTAGTTAATAATCAGTATGATGAGTTTAATAGAATAGTATCAACCAAGACCTACAATTATGCTGATAGTACTATTATGACAGAATCAAAGTCTAGTTATATTGGAGATACAGATGAATTATGTAAGATTACTAATATTGACTATACTAAGACCAATTCTGCGGGGAACCCAACAGTCACAGAGTTTATATCAAGTTATGAAATGATAACAGAAGTAAAAAGTCAGTATACAATAAAAATAGTATACATGGAAACAATTATAGATGGTAAACTAGTACACTATGATAGAGGTACAGTTCATAAAGATCGTGGATTAACTGTATTTAAAGAGCGTTTTAAAGATGATATCCTAGTTTCAAGGATTAGTACTACATATAATTCTAATGATGACATAGTATCAGTAGTAAACAATTCTTTTAATGATATTACTAATAGTGTAATTGAAGAAAAAACTACTTATAATGGTAGATTGATTGAGTCTGTAAATATCAAAGCTACTTTTATAGACAATGTTTCTGGTGCCACTATAACAAGATCTAAACTGCATATATATAAGTATAGTAACCCATTCGAACTATTATAAAGTTTTAATAATATCCAGGAATCTTCATAGATTCCTGGATAATTTTTAGGAGGAATTATTATGGCAAACATTAATCAAATGAGCAGAGATCAATTCATAGAAATGTGTAAAACTGGTGGCTATGCCAGAGCGTCAATAGCAAAAAATTATTCTAAATCAAAACTCTTCTTTACAGACGATGATTTAATTGCTGTACATAGAATAGAAGAAAGTGCGGATAAACCAGAAACTAAAAATACGGTATATACCAAATTTTCGGATAATCCACTACATGCACCTACATTAACTCATAGAACTACCAAAAGCTATGATTGTGATTAAATAATAAGGAGGAAGAGTATTTATGAAAGAATCAAGTAACAAAAGTTGTAGCAATTGTCTCATTAAGAAAAAAGGTGAATGCTCTACAGGTTTTGAAGTATGTGAATTTTATAAGCCCGCACCTTCTCGTAATGAAGATAAAATTAATAATTGGCCAAATGAAATGAAAGGTGCTTATGGTACACTTCATAGTAATAGAAAGAATTAGTATATATTAATTAAACAAAGCTTGGAGAGTTGGCTACTCCAAGCTTATTTATTTTTTGATTATATATTATAATAATGAAACTAAATAATAAATTTTTATAGGAGGAATTAAAATGAGTAAAGTAGCAAAAATTGAATTAACAGAAGATGAATTTCAAGTACTGAAAAAGGTTGTAGCACTTGGAGTGCAACAACTTTATTATACAATTAAACCAAATCAGTTGTATGATGATTCATTGTTAGTTTCACGCATAATCAATGATGTTGTACCAATAGAACTAGTATTAGATAAAACTATACAATAATAAATAATTAAATTTAAGCCTAGGCATAATATACCTGGGCTTATTTATTTTTTGATTATATATTATAATAATGAAACTAAATAATAAATTTTTATAGGAGGATTTAAAATGAAATATGTAAATGATGTAACAATAACAGAAATGTTAAAAGAATTTGATTTAAAAGATACATTCACTGCAGTGAATGTATCTGAAGAAAGCGAAACAGATATAGCTATACTAGTATTTAAAACTGGTAAATTGACAGTGGATAGTATGCCCGGTGCAGAAATGCATATAACTTTAGATGAGAACAAAGAAATGCTCCATATAGATGGTTTCCTATTAAATAGAGCAGGATTTCTTGCATCATATGGTTTGTATGTAGGAAGATAATATAAAACTCTTAGGGAATCTTTCTAGGTTCCCTAATATTTAAAGGAGGAAATACAATGACTGAATATGATATAAAAAAATTATTGATAGAAAATAATAGGCAGTTATTGAGCGAGTCCTCAACTGTCTTACAATTTAATGGTATTAAAGGTGCCATAGAATCTATGGGTGGCACTATACTTAAGTTAGATAATAATAAAGTATACATATCTATTTTAGAAGGTAGTGAACTTCATACATTACCAAATGCTAAAGCTTTATTAAAAGAAGCTTTAATGCATTATTGGCAATTCGGATTAATGTGGAAGATTGTAGATTTGAATGGAAATAAAATTGGTTAAGAGAGGGAAACATCAATGCTAATTATTAAAGGAAATGTAATAGATTCACCATCTCAAGTAATAGCCCATCAAGTAAATTGTATGGGTGTAATGGGATCTGGTGTAGCTAGAAGCATAAGATCTAAATATCCAAATGTTTATAAGAAGTATATTGATTTGGCTGATACTGTAGATGACGCAAAGAATCTATTGGGTCAAGCACAATTAGTTAAAGTAGGTGAAAATAAATACATTGCCAATTTATTCGGGCAATTTAGATACGGTTATTTATTACAACATACTGATTATAAGAAATTAGAGTTAGCTCTGATCAATCTTAGAGATATTATGATTGGAATGGAGCTTACTACATTATCATTTCCATATTTAATTGGATGTGGTCTTGGCGGCGGAGATCCCAAAACAGTTATAACTATGATAAATAAAGTATTTGCTGGCACTAACATAATTTACGATTACTACGAATTAAAAGAAGGTGTGTGATATACTATGACAAATAGAACTATGCAACTTAGAAGAGGTACATCTAAAGATATATTAAATACTAAGTTCGATCCAAGGGAAATAGTATATATAATAGACGAAGATAAAGTAAAAGTATTTACTAATGAGAAAGTATTAGAAGAATTTGATTTCGACACTGAGGAAAAAATAAGAGAGTTTGCAGCTAATACTAAACTATTTCACGAAGTTAATATTAATTCAACTCATAGTTTTCCATTTATCCAAGATATATCAGATTATAATATATCCAATGTAGCAGAAGTGGTTTTAACAGATGATCTAACTACATTAGTAATTGGTCCAAGTGGCAAGAGTTACAAGATAGCTCCAAATTTTCAATTGAAATTTGTAGCTTTAAGAAATGGAATTAGTATCAGAGTCCTTATTGTATTCATAGACTTATGGGGAAATAAAATATTATAGAGGGAGATTCATATTATGAAATATGTAGATGCTACACCACTTATTTATCGTAAAATATACGATATTATTAGAGCATATACTAACCAGGATGTAGGGTTAGTAATATCATTTACAGAGGATATTCCAGAAGTATTTGGAAATGTTAAACTGGATTCTTTGGATGAAGGTGAGCCATTAACTATTAGAATAAATATACCTCTAATAGATGAAAAAGTATTAAATACTCATCTATCTAAAAATAATGATGGTTACACTCGACTAGGTATGTATAAATATATGGACAATATTAAAGATTATAAATACCTATATTATGAGAAAGTATTAATGGCTATTGTATTACACGAGATTGGTCACATTTTACATCTGAATATAGCAAGGTATGCAGGATGTGATAATTCTGAGATACATAAGCTTATGGATGATTTCAATTTTGGTATAACTTCAGAATTTTTAGCTAATGAATTTATGATTAATAATTTCAATAAATGTATGGCTATTAATGTATATGGAGAAATACAATTATTACATGATATACTAAATAGATTGGAGATTTAATTAATGGATGCATTAGAGTTTATGAATAAATTAAATAATCATTTAAAGAATTATCAAAATTTATCTGAACTAACTATAATGGATACAAGCGGTCGTGGACTTAAAGAAATACGATATCATGAAAATTTCATTATATTAGATTTTATCCAGAGAGCATTACCGCTAGAGGTTTTAAATATTAAATCTAGAGGAGTCACAACATTCGAATTATATAATAATCTTCCAGAAGATAATACTATAGTATATTGTACTGACTCTGAAGACTATTATATATTCATCAAAAAAGATACGACTTACATAAAAATTTCTGAAGATTTAGTTATAGCAATGATAGAACGATCAACAGTAAACGAAATCGAAAATTTGGAGGATAAATAAATGGAAGGTATTAATAAAATAATCGAATCAGATAATGACGTGTATGAAGATGTAGATCTAATAGCTGCATCAGTATATGTATCGGTAGATGCTGATGTTAGAGATAATATATTACGTATACTAGGCAACAATAAAAAATTAAATCTAGTACTTCAAACAGATAGTGATTTTGAAAATACTGTTGATAATACTCTAGCAGAAGTTTTATTAACAATAAATCCAAGTGCTGTAACTTTAAATTCTGCACTGGTATCTAAAAATATTGGTATTAAATCGAATGATGTTAGATTAGAAATTATCGATACATCGGCTATAGCACATATAGTACCTTCAGATGAATTTGCTATTTATGATTCTATGGAAGATCCAGATAATGATCCACATGTATTATATAAGAATGTATATACCAGTACTAAAGATGTATTCTATAATGTAATTAGATTTCTTAACGCATCTCATGATGAGGCATTAAATAATACATTTAATGAAATAGCTACATCTATTATGCCAAAAGAATTTAATTACTCTAATGGTATAAAGCATGAAATAGATAGGTATCTAAAAGATGCTAGACAAAATCTACCAGAAGATGTAAAAGAAGAATTAGTATATGAAATATGTCATACTGATGAGATTAACAATCTTATCAATAGTATTATTGAAAGACGTATTAAGATTAATTCTTTTATAAGTGAAGTTAAAAAAGAAAGATAATGAGGGAATATATTAATGGAAATTTATTTTAAAATTATAGAGGTTTTGAACCCTCCAGTAAGTGAGAATATAACTTATCGTGCGAATGCAATAAAAGATGGTATAGAAGATACAGACATTATTTACTTTATTAATCTAATAAATAATGGTATTGATAATTCTGAAGCTGCGGTAAAAGAATCTTTATTATTAGAATATATGAAGTATGAATCCATTAATAAATCATTACAAAATAAAAATACTATTAATGTAGGAGATATTATATAAATAGTGAAATGATTGAAAGGTGAATTAAAAATGGAAACAGTGATTTGTATCTTTATAAAGAGATTTAAAAAAGAATGCAGTGATCAGCTTATAAAACTCTTTACTACAGGACTTTGTTATCAATTTACTATGGTATTAATAGGTATATACCCAGGAGGAGAGATATACTACGATTCAATTAATAATCACTTTGTATATTTCTACGATAATAAATTTTATGATATAAGAGGAGAAGTAAATGGTAATTATGTATCTTGGTTAGAGTACAAGAATGGAGATCCTGCACATTCTGCTAGAATCGAAAGAGATTGTATTTACAAAGAAACATAATAAATTTTATGCAATAAATTAAACAAAGATGGGCGTATTCCATCTTTGTTTTTTTATCTTTTTTTAATTATATATTATAGTACTGTAACTATATATGTATTTATTCTAAGGAGGACTTAAAATGGAAGTTAAAGTAGCAAGAACAATAATGAAGTCTGTAGCTATTGTGAATAATGTAATATTGGATATGTTTAGGCTAGCATTCAAAGATATACAAATAACAATAGTTGTAGATATGGAAAAAACGTATTTAAAAATACTAGATCCAGAATATATCGAAAATCTAAGACCATATTATAAACATTTACCTGGCGGCAAGGGATTTTACTATATTCCATTTGAGTATGTATTTAGTTTAGTATATGGTATCAAATATAACTACGGATACAATGTACGTAATTATAGTGGTAAAGATTACTATATTATAACTCAATATCAACTTACTGAACTTATATTGAGCAATTCTGAGGAGGAATAGTAATGGCTAAATATTTAGACATATACACAATGGCAAAAACAGATATGAATATAGCAATAATCAAATTCTACGAGTATCTACAAACATTAGGCATAGATGAGGATCGTACTCAAGACATAGCAATATCTTTTATTAAGGATATTGCTATTGAATTACCTACCGTAGATAATAATCCTAAAAAATCTAGATTTAACAAAAGATTTGATTATTCCAATTACACCAAAGGTTATACCGAACAACCAAAAGAATGTATAACCTATGTGCCAATGAATAGTGTTCAATATACTATCACTGAAGATATGGAGCATGTAATAGAATATTATATCTTTAATATAGAAGGATATGAAGATTATTATAAAGATGTATTGTTTAGACATGTTATATTAGAAGAATCAGCTTACGACATATCTAAAGTATACTCAAAAACTACAGGCAGAATCAATCAAATATGTCTTAAAGGACTTATTAAGATTAGATATTATCTATATAAGAACTATGGTCTATCGTATGAAGTCAACAGATCAAATGGTAGATATCAAGTAATAAATCTGTGGTATAAATATAGAAATTATTATAGTACTAATAGTAGAACATCATCAGGATTTGTTCACAAGTACAGATATGATAAATCTTTATATAAAACAGCTGATATGTTGATCAGCAGTCCTAGATATAAATCAATAGCTACTACTTATTCTAAATTAGCGCATTATTTGAATTCGTATAGTAACTATATTGAAGAGTTGCAGGCATATGTACATCATTATCAGTTTAAATTATATAATCTATATGCTATAGAAGCATATAGATTATTATATATTAATAAATCTGATTTAATGATATCAGCAGCAATGGTTGATGATTTTAATAAAAACTATAAAAAATTATCAAATATCCCAACAGATTTATTTAAAAATTATTCAAAAGAACGTATAAAAGAAATAGAAGAAGATTTATATGTTAAATGCTTAGATAGAAATACTAAGATTAGAGATGCTCTAAAAGAATCTTATGATGATTTAATGTTCTTAAAAGAAAGATTTCCTAATGTATTTGAAAATGCATTCTTTATGGTATCAGCATGGACACGGAAATATGGTTTCTTACTAGAACTAAATGATCTATTACCAACAGTTTTAGATATTCATGATAATGAATATTGGTTATAATCAATATAGAAAGGAGATGAAATAAATGGGACATAGCGATAATGTATTAGAAATTGACTACGTATACTACGACAGAGAATCTGGTCAGTACAAATCTAGCTCTGCAGAAAAACAAGCTGCAAGGAATTCAAACTCCTCGTCAGATGGTAGTAGTACCTGCGTAACACAAGGTTTAAGATTACTGTTTGGTTTGTTTAGTTAATTAAATTAAAAGAAATAAAAGTAGACGATTAGTGTCTACTTTTATTTTTTATTACTATAGTAACTTATTAGTAAAAATACAATAGAAAAGGTGATAAACTATGAGTAGTAAATTGTCTGTAGACAAAACTGAGGGAATGTTTTCCTCTGATCTGTACCGTAAGTGTCCAGAGCTCAAAGAAATTGAATCAATGTTAGTGCCATCTATATATAGTGTATATAGTGTGAGTATTAACGAAATGACTAAACATGCATATGAATTAGCTAATTATGGAAATAATAAACTATATAAGATGTTTAGTTTACCAAACATGCTTGTAGCGCAATATGAAACTAGGATAGGATTTAAACCTCACTTTTATATAGAAATATTAAAAATTGATAAAAACAATATCGATAATTCTATAGAGAATAAAAATTATCCTAGATATTTAAATATTCCTATAATGAAGAATTCAAAAGATATGGTTGATTTAGTATTAATATGTATAGAAAAATATTCTAGAATAGATATAGGTATTTTATACCATACATATAAAGTATATAACAATAAAATTGCATCCCGTTTAGATTTAATAGAAGAATCAGATATAGTGATTTCATTAACTACTATCTTATCAGATGATTTTAAAAGATTTATATTTAATTATTCTGGTCAATCTTATACTTTTAAAGCATATCTAATTGATTCTAATCATCATACTATAAACTTAAATGAAAAATCCTATTGCATCTCAGATGGTAACTACATACTAAGAATTGAACTATCAGAAAATATAATAATAGGAGACTAAGAAAATGAAAAATTACGTAGATGAAATATTTATTAAAAATTGTAAAGAGATAATAAACAATGGAGCATCAACTGAAGGTCAGATAGTTAGACCTAAATGGAGCGATGGAGCTCCAGCTCATACTAAAGGTATTTTTGGTGTTATTAATAAATATGATATTAGTTTGGGTTTACCGCTAATGTCATTACGTCCAACAAATTGGAAGAATGCTATAGATGAAATACTTTGGATCTGGCAAAAGAAATCCAATAATATTAAGGATTTAGGAAGTAAGATTTGGGATTCATGGGCAGATAAAGATGGTTCTATCGGCAAAGCATATGGATATCAATTAGGTGAAATGTTTAATAACTATGGTAAACCAATAGATCAAGTAGATTTTGTGCTTAATGCTCTCAGAAATCATTCAGTTGATAGAGGTATTATAACAAATATATTTAATCATAAAGACTTAGATGAAATGGGATTACGTCCCTGTGTCCATAGTACACAATGGTCTGTGCGTGAAGGAAAACTCGATTTAATGCTTATACAAAGATCGCAAGATACTGTAGTTGCTAACAATTGGAATGTGGTACAATATGCTGCATTACTAATGATGTTTGCTAGAGACGCAGGATTAGAATGTGGTATATTATCTCATGTAATAGGCGATATGCATATCTATGACAGACATATTGAAATAGCTGAGAAGATGATAGAACTTCCATCGTATCCATTAGCTAAGACAATATTAAATCCAAAAGTAATTAATTTCTATGACTTTAAAGTTGATGATTTTATAGTTGTGGATTACTTCCATGGAGAAAACATAAAGGGTATTCCTGTAGCTGTATAATAAAAATGAGAGTATACCTAAGGTATACTCTCTTTATCTTTTTTAACTATATATTATAATTATGAATATATATTTAATTTTAAGGAGGTATTTAAAATGGAAATTTATTACTGCGCAGAATGTGCAGACGTAACTACAAATTTTTGTAATAATTGTAAAGCTCATATATGTAAAGATTGTTATGATTCACATCATACATCTGGATATTGTAGAGAAAAAGATTATCCTGAAAAAGAGAAAATAATCACAAAAGCAAAGAGAGATAAGGGAGAAAACTAATGAGCTCAAAGTTATCAAATTTTAGATTAATAAAAGAAAAATCATCTATTAATGATATTGAAAAGTCTATTAACTTATATCCTGTTGATGTAGTTTATAATTTACATTTAATTGTAACTGTTAACATTACAGGATATATAGTTAATGATACCTATAAGAAAAAGAATATAGGTAAGAAGTTTATTGAGGCTTATAATGGTAAAATAGCTAATTTATCTAAGTATATAGTTGTAGACTCTCCTGGAGATGGAACTCCTATATATTATATTAAAGATACATACTACGATAGCAATTTCAATAGTATGTTTTCTGTAGCTGAAATAGTTTGGGATGTGCGTTATGATAGTTATGACGATACAGATGATTTATCAAAATTAAAATTTGAATGTGATTTATCTGTGGAGCTAGATAGCATAGTAGACTATAAGTCTAAATATGTATATCTTAAATATACGGTTTAAAATAAAATAAACAGAGTATACCTTTAAGGTATACTCTTATTTATTTTTTATTCAATTGTAGGGGTCTCTTCGCTTCGCTCACAGATGATGGTTAAAATATTTTGCGCATAAAACATTTTAATAAAATCAATAAATAATATATGAAAGGGGGTTTAAAAGGGAGCTAATTAACCTAAGATTTATACTCTTATTAATCGATTATAGAACAGTTTGTTTTCTCTTATTTTTCATCCATCTGTACATATATGTTTGTTTTATTTTTATAATAATTGGCTATACTACTGTGATTAGATGATAACTTATATATAATAGACTTCGGTCTTGAAAAGATACTAATCCAAACCTAAGGAGGATTTTATTATGACTTTCAGTACACAAGAACTTCAAGATGAGTACTACGGATTTAGAGCTCAACAAGCTGCTCTATATACCGAATTAGAGACAGAAACAGATCCAGCGGCAAAAGTAACTATTAAGAATTCTATTAGAGCTCTTAAAGTTGCAGCTTCTGCATTTGTAAGAGAGCACAAGGCCCAATTAGTATAATTAAAGATTAGAGAGAAGGGTAATCCTTCTCTCAGTTTTTATGTTTTTATTATATCTATAACTTATATATAAGTATATATAGATGGAGGTATAACGATGGATTTTGATTGCAATATTATTGCTAATAAATGTAATAGGATCACAGAAATAGTTAATAAATTAGAGGCTTGTATGTTTCCTGTATTAAATAGAGGGGTTGGTAAAAGCCTACATCACGAATTAAATGCAGTTAAAGTATTTCCAAATGTAAGACTTAGTAGAGTTGACAATGTATTAGACTTTAAAAAAGCTGCAGAGTCAAATCTATATGTAATAAATGGAATTAGGTTTGATTCTCCAAAGGTAAAATTAGATAGAGAATCCGCACCAATTAATTTAAATTTTGGTTCAGAAAGGCTCACTATTTATTTACCATCAGAATTAATTGATATTAATAATGACGAAATATTATGTACAGCATTAGTTGAAACTTTTCTTATGAATATTAATGAAGAAATGCGCAGCTATAATAATGCAGAATATGAATCTTTATACTCTTTATTAGAGATAGATGATAAAATACGTAGAATGAAACTCTAGGAGGATATATGAGAGAACTATTAAAAGGTAAAGTTGTAGTAACCGATATGGATGAAGTATTAGTATCTATAGTAGTCCCTATTTATCAGCATATGCTAGATAATAAAAATTATTATAGTAATAATTATGATTTAAGTGATAAACTTACATATAAAGATCTAGATAATAGAAATCATCCATTTGTAAATAAGTGGTTAAACACTGAATATGATAGAGAAAAGCATAACAATATAATGGATTTCATTTCTAATGAATTAGATTACATGATAATACCACCAACACAGTTCTGCCTACTATTGCTGGACATGCTAAGAAGCAAAGAACTAGATAAATTATATGTGCTAACTTCAATTATTTCTGAAACAGATATAATTAAAAAACAATGGTTAAAATTAGTTTTTGAAGAGCAATATGAAAAGATAGTATTCTTAAAAGTGCAGTGGTCTACAGATAATCCAATTTCTAAATCTGAAGTGTGGAACCAATTAGGAATAGATCTAGATATTTTTATAGATGATGATCTAACCAATATTATGGATATTGCAAACTTTAGTAATACTAAAGGTATTACTATATTAACTCCACAATATGGTTATAATCATATGGCCGGGCTATCTAAATATGAAAATAATAAACCTTTAGAAATCAAGCGGTACAATCTAAATTCTTTAAAAGTATTAGTATCGCTAGTTTTTAATTTAACAAGAGATTCAAATCATAAATCTCTTGAGAGTTATACTACAATAATAAAAGCACCAGAGGAGGATTATAGTGAGTTACGAAACAGATTTTTATAAAAGAGCAAAGTTATTAAAATTAGATTCGGATATAGACATTCCCACAATAAAAAAAATAGTTTTAAAAGAGTTAGACTCTACAGGAATAATGAAGGAGCAGGATAAGACTATAATTAGATTGTATTTTGATACATCTAATAAAAACAAGTTAACTAGTATCGACATATTGGTATCAAAGATGGGTTTAAGCGAATCTACTATAAAACGTATAATAAATAAATTCTGTAATCTTGTTGCTGCAAACATGTCTAAATTTACAGTTGAGGATTCTATTATAACTGGTGATGATGGCGGAGTATTTGGAGATACCACCCCAGCATCAGGTATAGAACAAAAAGTATTTGTTTCTAGAGAAGTTGGACAAGAGAAAAAATCACCAATAGCTGCCAGTGATAATTTGATAGTACCAAAAACCCCAGACATACAACCGATTGTTACTTCTAAATCTGTACCAAATATAGTAACCAAGACCCCTGATCTACAGCCCATAGTTACATCTAAACCAGTGCCAAATCCGGTAACAAAAAAGCCAGTACGTCCAACCCCAGAATCATCTGGAACGAATTCAATAATAGTTAATGCTAGACCGCTTTTAAATAATCATTCTATAATGGGATTAAGTGCTTTAGCATATAGTTTCTTAATGGCTGCTATGCTATGGAGAAATGAAGAAGTAGCATTACTTAGAACTATTAAAGATTTTCTACATTCAAAGAATGTAGATACCTTTGAAGATTGTATGAAATATAATACTTTACGTAACTTATCATTGCCAATTGCCCAAGAGATTGATGCTTGGTATAAGGAGAAAACATGTTAGTTATGCATAGCAAATATTTCAAAATCGATCGTACTATGGCTAGACTATATATAAGAAAAGATGATACCATTCTTGCAGAGGCTGATATCGAAGGCAGAATTGATTATTCATGTTTGAAACCTTATATAGATACTGATATAGTATTGACGTATGAAGATAACTATAAAAATGCAGAGGTTTGGAAAATTAAAAATATAGTAGATTTGCCAGAGGGAGATCCTCAAGGTAAACATTTACTATATTTAGAAAAAATAAGATAAAATATAGAGGATACCTAATAGGTATCCTCTATAATCTATTTTAAAGTACTTAATTGTTCATTAATATAAATAAGTTCAGGTCTAGACCATTCTCCATTAGTAGCATATCTTCTGACATATGCTCTTTGCAATAAACAAGTTACTAATGATGAATCTCCAAAATATATATCTCCTAAAACACGACCATATTTACATTTAAACTCTTTACTGTGTAGATATACGTCCTTACCTTCGATTAATCTTTTTACATATTCTCTAACCTTCAAACCAGCTTCTTTTTGTAATAAATCTTTTGTTCTAGTCTCAGGAGCGTCAACTCCTTCAAGTCTTACTGTGCATTTAATAAATGTGTCAAATCCCAAATCAACTGTTAATTCCATAGTATCGCCATCAGTAACACTGTCACAATGAGCTTTGTAAAAATATAACTTATCTTCCATTTTAATTATACCTCCTTATTATAGTATAGTTAGCGTTAAAGATTACAGTTATATATTATAGTATTGTAAACTAATAATTTAATTATTTAAAGGAGGAATTATAATATATAATGGATGAGAAAATAGTATTAAAAGTAGAATTACAAAAAATGCAAAACGATTACTGGTATATTGAATTGCACGGTAGAATATATTTCAAGACAGATAGAGGAATATGTAATGTTAAAAAGGAGTTGATGGAAATGTCAACTTCTGAAGATGACACAGCTAGCATGAGCATATATCATGCAAAACCTACAGGATTTTTATCTAAGATCCTGCCACAATATAAATATGTATTTAATGTACCATCAGCCACATTATCTATGACTAGTTAGGGAGAGAATCAATGGAAATTAAATATTTAAATAATCAAAAATATATTAATGCAATCAAAGAATTAGATGAAATATCAGATATGTACTCTCAATTCTATTTAGGCCAAATGTATGGTATATTTGATAAAAAAATACTTGTTGGATATTGTACATTTGGTGGGGCAGATTACGAAGAATTAGAAAGAGATCCCAATTGGTCATATCAAGCTATAGTCTTAGGCAATGTTTATATTAGAAAAGAATACAGAGGATTAGGTTATGGTAAATCTCTAATAGAATATGCGTTATCAGATTATGAATTAATCACTGATAATACTTCAGTCTATGTATATATATATTGCATGATGAATTAATTTTATTTTATAATAAATTTGGATTCATAAAATGTGATAATACTGATAATTTAATGGTATTAAAAAGTAGAGATAAGGGAGGAGATTAAAATGTCATTTTTTAGAGATACTGATTTTGAGAAGGTTACCAAATCAGAACCAGGAAATAAAACGGAAGCCTTTAATAATATAAAGTCTTCTAAAATGTTACTTATGGCATTACGTAAAGAATACGAAAATGTTATAATTACAAGCACCAATACAAGTATATGTATTGCTGTTAATAATGATATGTATACAATATCGTATGTAGCCACATTTATAAATATAAAATTCAATAAAGAATTGGTTTATCGCAAAGAATATAATAAACCAACAATTATTGGAGAAATAATCAATGTAATTAGAAAATATTCTGTAAAAAAGGTTGTAGTTAAGAAAGATGAATTTAATCCTACTTTAGACAATCTTTATAATAGTAAAAATTTAGTTACTCTTCTTGAAAAGTCTCTATGGAAAAATACAATAGTTATGAGACTATTAGGAAGCAACTCACTATGTGTACAGATAGGTAATACCGGATATAGTGTAATTATTAAAGCCTTAACTATGGACCCAAAATCCGAACTAGTTATGATATATAATGATATCACTATAGCAACATTAACTGGTATAAATACATTCAATGCACTTAGCATGACGATATTTGAAATTATACATAAGCACTATTCTAGTGCTTCAAATTTTAAGGAGGAATTGGCAATGAACAGTATTGAAAAATTTATGAAGAGTACAGCAAACAAAAGAGAACTTGGTAAATATTTTAATGTAGTAGAATACGCTGAGTTCTTGGAAGGGTCTACAATAGGTAAAATAGTTCTAGACAAAAATAATGTAAGTTTAGAACTAAGTAATGATGGCAAACATATTTTATTGTATGTAAACAATAAAAAGTTAAATGACATCGAAGTAACCGATAACGCGAAGAGTTATAATGACTCAAGAACCATATTCAATAAATTGAAAAAGCTGCCAAGTGATAAACCGCCAAAAGAAAAAGTGACAATACAACAAAAAGTAGATGCAGCTCCAAATACAGAAACTAAATCTTTTATCGAGATTTGCTTTAAAAGTAAAATGTTTAAAGACAGATTAGATGCCATATATTCTAATCAATGGTATACAGAATTGTCTCCTGATAATAAGACAATAACTGTAGTACCTATAGACTCAGAAAAAACATATTACATAAACCAAACAGGAGAAAATGTTATTACTATAACCTGTGAGGGAAGTAGCTTAGCCCATGATATAGTATTTGGTAATGTGCCATCTAATTCATATCGTAAAATAGTGAAAACTATTAATACTGGTTTTGATGTTCCCGTAACTAAAAAGATTAAGCCTTTAAAAGTTAAAGCTGAAGATATAGATGCTTCTAGATCTTTAATAGAAGAATCTATAAAAGATGATTCTAATGCAGTTAAAAACGTAGTAGATCCTGTATTATATATTAGTCCAGAATTATCTACTTATGGTAATGTACCAGAATTCCAATCAAATAAAAACAAAATAAATATGCTGGTAGGTAGTTATAAATTCATGAAATATCTAGAGGATAATATTCCTAAATTTAATAATATATCATTCTCTAGATATTATCATACTTCATTAGAAAAAGTAGATACTCAAGAGGAACCGCATACAGATATATTATATAAGATATATACTATAGGAAGAATTACTGTAGATGAAGTAAATAAGTATAAATACTCAATATTTGATCAGAACTCTGGATCAATAGATATTGATACTGTATTGTCTACAGGAGTATGGGTTGGATTATTATCGGCGTTACTTACTCATATAACAAATTTAGACAGTTTAAATACTGCAGTACAGAAATTACCACCACTACCATTAAAACAAGATTCTGTATTAATGAGAAGTATTGTTGGTGATGTAGGTATTAATACTACTGGTGATATATTACCTAACAAATTAGTAGATGAGAACATTCAGCAACCTGTCGATGAAGATACCAAAGAATCAAAACCTACAGAAAAAGCTTTATTAAAGGCACTATTGAATAATTTTTCTTTTAGACATAATTTAGGAAAGAATATTATTCAATATAAATATATTCGTCTTGATCTGCATCATGAGGTATCTACTGATAAATACAGTATATACATATACTATAAAGATAAAGCATTTGCTGATATTTCTATTAATGATAATATATATTCATTAAATATATGGAAAAGCTTAATGAATCCAGGTTCAACTATATCTGCCGATAGTCTACTATCTTCAGGTGGTATGTGGAACTTATTATTTACAGAAATAAATAAAGCAACAATTAGAATTGATGGTAATAAAATTGTTAATCCATTTAGTCCTAATGAAGAACACTGTGGACCTTTATATGATAGCAACCTCAATCTAATTATGAATTACCATCAACCACTTGGCCCTAATGATTTCATTGGAGATATATACGATGGCATCCTAAATTCAATTTCTCATCAACCAATACCACGAGAAGAATACTCAACAAGAATTAATAACTTAGAGCAAAATAAATCAGTATTAAGTAAAATTATTAAACCGCTTAAACAAAATGATTTCTATGTTCCTGAAGCTCCAAAGCAATATAATAAGTTTGAAGATGTTTTGGCTATGATTGATTTAGTTACTCACATAAATAATAATACATCTTTTTATGAGAGTATTACTAGAAATAAAATAGCATTTGCAGATTATACTATAAACGATGTTAGTAAGGATATAGGTTATATAAGAATATTAAGCAATAGCGTAATACGTATATTTGAAGTTGAAATAATAGAAGGCATTATGAGCGTATATTTAAATGGCTCAACTTCGAAATATCAAGTTGATGGTACAAAGGATCAGAACTACTCTAAGTATTTATTAGAAATTTTAGAAACATTTGGTAATACTATAACTTTAGAAAAATCCGGAGGTTTAAGGCAGCATAGATATGATAAAACAATAAAATTATCATATGAATATTCTTCCTTGTAACATCATGAAAAAAGACAGAGTATGTACAGCAGATGGTTGCACCAATATGTATTATGCAAAAGGATTATGTAAAAAACACTATTATCAAGTTGAAAGACATGGTAGATTAACGCCAGAATTGGAACCTATCAAACGAGATCCTATTTGTTCTGTAGAGGGTTGTAGAAATCCGCATTCTACCATGGGGTACTGTACTAAACATTATAACCAAATACAACGCCATGGTAGATTAACACCAGAATTAGAAATGCTAGTAACTGATAAGTGTATTGTACATAACTGTAATAATCCGCATAGAGCTAAAGGATTATGCCAAAAACATTATGTACAGAATGCTAGACGAGTAGCAAAAATGAAAGCAATAACTAATTAACAATAGACCCTAGCAGATAATGCTAGGGTCTTTATTTTTTATAGTCTCAACATATTTTTAATAGAAAGGTTGTGATTAAATAATGGCTGGAAGAGAGTTAAAAGCTAGTATCTCTATGCCATCTACAGTACATACTTATTCTGTTATAACAGAGTATATACGAGGATGGTTTTTAAGTAGGTTCGATAAGAAATATTTCAAAAGAATACATATCGAAGGAAAACATGTATTCGACGATTATAGGCATTTTAATTTTGATGAAGATCTAAAAGTACAGAAACCAGCATTAGCTATATTACCAAAAATAAATATGGAATTCGATAGGGACACATTAGATACTAATATGTTTGGATTGGATATGTTATTGGATCGCGGAGACCTAAAAAATGCATTAATAAAAGATTTTGTAAAGAATGCCTTTATAGGTACAAGCATGATGCTATTAGATATGTCATTTTTATTCAAAATTAGAGTAGAGAGTAGATCTCAACAAATAGATCTATATCAATATATGGCTATGGCATTTAGAGTTGGTCATAGATATGTAGAAACTATAGATATGGATTTTCATATACCATATAAGATGATGACTCAATTGGCTAAAGATATGAGTTACCAACTTGATAAAGATGGTAATATCTTGGACATAGTTTCATTTTTGAATTATGTAAATGCTCACTCTGAATTGCCTATACTGTTTAAATTAAGAACAATAAATCAGAAAATGGAATTCTTTATGAGATTTAGAGATCTAGACATAGCAGTATCTATTAGAGATAAAATAAGTTATGATGATGGCGAACAAAAAGGCCAAACATTTACAAATTATCATTTAGAAATGGAAGTAAATGTACAAGCTCCATCTCCAAAATTATATATATACTATTCTGAAAATGAACAAGATATAGATAAGGTTGAAGAAGTTGTATATCCAGATCCTATCTATGCTAGCCCTAACTATGAAACTATATTAACTAAACTTCCAAAAGTTAATGCTAGTGGATGGAATCAGTATATAGTAACAGATTATATGGATGATACCCCAGAAGGATCAGAAGTTATTCTTAATCTAGAAGAGTTATATACAGCTATACGTGTTAAGGATATAATAACTTTACATAATGATATGAATATAAATTCTTCTGAATATATTAAATTTTATATTATTAATGGAGAGCAAGATAATGTAACACATACTTTAGACTGGGAAAAATTCACATTAAAAATTACACAAGATGTATACAGTAATGTATTTAAGATTGGTGTGTATATGGATTCTAAATATATACATGATATGAATGCGTTATCAGATACAGTTCGCCGAGATAGGCTAACCTTACAAAAACAAAATAGATAGAGTATAGCCGCAAGGCTATACTCTTTTTTATTATTTGGTAATAGTTGTGGCAACTGTGAATACTTCTTCTTCTTTAACCTTATCAAGAATAAGTTCTTCGTACTTATGATATAAGAATAATAATGGTTTTAACAATGTTTCTTCATTTATTATTTCTTTAAATCTTTCATCAATTTCCATATCATCATATATAACTTTTGTTAATTGCCGAGCAACCATTCTCATAAGTATTTGTTCATAATCTTCTTGCGTATCACAATATTCTCTTTTAATTTGTGCAATCAGAATTATATCTTTGGTAATTTGAATAATTGTATCTGTATAATCGATAACAACCTTTTCAACACCATCTGCTGCATCTTTCGATGCCTCTTTTAATTTCTTTTGACCCAATACTAGTCCAACTCCAACTAATACAAGCATAAGTATAACTACTATAATTTGTAACGCGTCCATAATATTCCTCCTTAGATTAGTGTGTTTAGACGTGTGTAGTTTCGTCTAAATTAGAAGTGTCTTCATTAATTATATGTTCGTTTGAACTTTCGGCTTCTGCATCATTCAAATTAGTATATTGTCCTGCCTTGAATAACCCTACTTTTGTTATAGTAGTATCCACTGATTTCTTAACAAAATAAAATGTTATTACATAGTACATATTTGTGTTTACATCATTCATTATAACGTTCATCTGTGTAATCAATCCAGGATTTTGAATATATCTAATTGATAATACTAGATGTACCACTTTCGTTAATAAAAAGAATGCAAACATTCCAGCTGCAAGTAAATCGATTAAAGATAATCCATCTGCGTCATTAGCAAACCATATAAATGCAGATTTTGTAGTTTTACTTTTTTTAGTAGCCATATTAAACTGACCTCCTTTATATATTTATTTTATAACCATTTATAAACCTTTTTAGTTTCCCCACCAACACCATTCTCTACCATAAGACCTTTTGTATATGCCAAATTCGATGCTTCAAACTTTATTAAAGGAAGTACTGGTTGTCTATATGAATTTATACTATCACCTTTATTGAAACATGCAATTAAACCATCTCTAACTTTTAATGTTCTTGTAGTATTTGGATGCTCTACCGAAGTTAATGTTATTGGATCTGCACTATATTTAAGTGTAGTAAATGTATTATCAGTAAATACATGTACAATAAGATGACCATAATATGGAGATGATCCTTTATAATAAATATATAATTTATTATCCATAATTAAAGCTTTATCTATTGAATCAAGTTCAGCTATTAATATAGGATGTGTTACAGTTATCTGTGGAGTTCCTGTACTTACATCTACTACACAAGTATATCCTTGAGCGCCTACAAATAACTTATTATCACTTATTCTTAATGGATATTGTATTTTATAAGGCATATTACTACATATAGTAAGCGCTGTGCTATATGAAATACTTAGACCTGTGACTGTTAATAGAATTACTCTAAGAGACCAGGCGCTACCATTGTAATATGGTACCATTAATATAGTTCTGCCTGGTGATAACATGACCCCAGAAGCTTTTCCTGAGGAATTAGCATATGTAGATGCGGAAGCTGATTTGGTTAATGTTAATCCACTAACAGATACTACATATAAATATAGATACCCTGGTGAAAATGGATCATTAAATGTAATAATTATTTTATTTGTATCACATTTAAATGATTGCATATTACCACGACGTGTAGTTTCTATAACTATTTTTGTCCCTGCTGTTAAAGTAGTGTCAGATATTGATAATGCTATTGCATTATATTCATATGAAACACTACTATTAGTAAATGATATTATAACCTTATCTGTATCGACAAGACTTGCTTTAACATCGGCAGCCATAAAGTTTGTTAATGATATAGGAGTTCCTTTAGTTATAACACCATTAGCATCAATAATTACAAGTTGAGCCCATAAATAATATGTACTCTCATTTGTATACACATATAGTAACTTACCATCAGATATTTCAATTATATCGCTCTCAATCGCTCTTGCCAAACCTACATAATCAGTAGCTACAAATCTTGTAGGAGTTAGTGGTAATCCTCTAACTTGATTTGAAACGAAATCTACTAAGTCTCCTGCTTTAACAGTTTCACCTGCTCTTATTTGTCTACTTACAGGTTCCAGATTATTTAATTTAAATCCTTTATCTTGACCTTTTATAATTGCTTTTGCCATTATATTGTGACCTCCTTTATAGATATTTATTATATGGATGTTATTATAAAACAATAAGAGAGGATATACTAAAAGTATATCCTCTATATTATTAGATGTTATTCAAAACCTTTAAGTTTTATTATTTCTGCAGAAGCTGAATAATTAGATGCACTATTTGCTATAGCATTTAAAGCTGATTCTGTAGATACTGGCACATCGCTTTCTTTATAATAAATAGGTGTTCTTGGAAATATCATAAGTGCAGCTCCACTATAAGCACTCATCCCGCCAACTGCTATAACAACGTCATCATCTATTAATAATCTAAGAGAGTCATTTAACCTAGCACTCAAAATAGAATCAGAACTAGGTGATTTAACGCCATTCGATTCTAATTTAGAAAAGCTTACAGCTGAATTTGATGTTATAGTACCAATTATATCAGACTCTTTACTTGTATTGAAAGCCCCAGCTATAGAAGTTCCAAATACTATATTTATAAATGTTGTAAAACTGAATACTCCGTTATTATAAGTAAATCTTGCAACCTGAGAATAGTTTGAATAATTGAGAATACCAATAACATGTAATCCAGTAGTTGTGTTATAATCTAAGGTTATAGAATCTCCATACGAAGTACTTGGCCCTGTAGATGTAGTTACTATAGTTTGAGCTCCATATGTTATAATATTAGCATTAACAAAAACCTCTCTATATGCCAAGTGTCCAGAAGCAGATTCTCCATAGAACACAAACATTCTTCCATCTGGAGTTTTGGTTAAATAGTTAGATTTATTAGATGAGTATACTGGAGAGTTTATTATCTCATGCAATATAGACAATACTCCAAGAGCATTTACTGATAATAACATAGTTTTACATGTAGTAGATTGATGCGATCCGCTAGATGATGTAAAACTTATCAATACTTTATTATCTTCTAATAATATATCACTTAATCCAACTATAATATAATTTAAATTGTTAGGAATCATGTTTATAGTATTATGATTTACTAATGTTATAGTTTCATCAGGATTTATATCATATACTGCATAATATGTGCTGTATCCATTTGTATTGCTATATAGTACCATAAATCTAGTATTTGAAAGTTTTATAGGTTTTAGCAATTGGTATAATGATCCTGTTAATATTGGAACTAGTATTTCGACATCTTTTTGTATCATACTAAATTTATCTCTTTTTAATAATCTTATTCTTAAATTACGATAACCACCATAAGTCAATCCAGGACCTAATACATGAATATATGTTTTGTCTGAAATTTTAATTATCTGCTGATGGATTCCATCATATCTGATATCTACTGCATATGAGTTATTATCTATAGGAGGCATTGAAGATTTTATAAACCCAGATGATCCATTTTTTGCCCATATATTATTACCAAGATCTGAATAAATACTTCCAACTACATTTGCATAACTAAATGTAGTTTTACTCATATATGAATAACTTGCATTTTGAGGAGCATATATCATTGTAGTCGTATAGCCTAATTCATTAGTAGAACATTCATAACCTAAACCTAATGTAATAGCATTCTTTGCAATATCTGCTATTAATATTTTTATTGGTCCAAGTCCAGTTGGATTGGCTGATACTGGAATATTGGTAGTTAAGTGAGCAGGCAAAGTTGCAGCAGATTTATGTAAAGAAAATGTTTTGAAATATATAGCATATGAACCGCTTACATTATAAGAATAAGCTATAGCAAGATAAATATAAGAAGCATCTTCACCATAACTCTTTATCCTAATACCATTAGCGGAACTAAAATTTGTATTTGTATAAGCAATAACCATTGCACCAGAATCTATATATTTAAACATATAGACATAACTGGTACTAGTAGTAGATACAGTTATAGCAAAATACTCTGAACTTAATATTTCTACATCTATTCTATTACCAGCTAAACCAACAGAAGCAAGATCCTGTATGTGCGTTATTATACCATCAGAACCAACTGAACACCTTCCTGCTCTTACTAATGTACCTCCTCCAAATTGACCATATACAAATCCATTATTCAATGGAACTGTAGATATTGCTGTTTTTACTGTATTGGAAGCTGAATGTGTAAATGAAGTTAAATAAGTATGAATAAGTGACAATGTTCCAAGAGCAGTATTATATTTATATGATAATATTATACCTCTGGTAGAAGATGATAATGGTGGAGCTACTATTATATGTCCATTCACATATTGAACATACTTAGATATGTACCCACTATCCAATCCAGAAAATGTGCCAGAATATACTAAAGCTATATCAGCAAGAACTTTAATTTCGTTAGACTCAATTACTTCAATAACTCTTAATCTTAATGAAGATTGAGCTGTAACGTATACGTATAATTCTGCAACTATATTATCATACATTAAAGCTGCTGCTACACTATATGTAGCTTTATTTTCTAAAAATACTTGTTGAGGAGCTGAATATATACCATTGCTAGTTGTCCTTCTCGTTGTTAATTGTTCTCCTTTCTGTACATTTCCTATAATACGTCTATTAATCTTAGTAGTACCTAATATAGTACTGTAACCGCCGCCATCTTGACCATTTACTTTACCTATTGCCATAAAATTTTCCTCCTTATAAGTTAATTATATAATAGTTAAGCTTCAGTACTAACTTTAAACAGGTATTGGCACTAAAGCATAGCTAATATATTTAACTTATATATATAAGTAAATAATATACAGAAGGGAAGTAATTTTATGACTAAGATTAAAAGTATTATAAATGGAATAAAAATGGCAGGAGCGCCCTCCACAGTATTTTTTGGATTTATAATCACAAGTCTAGTTATATTAGCTATGCTAAGTCTTGGTAATTTATATACTTTGCAAAGACTTGACCATGAATGGTCGCATGTTATAAGTGCGTACGATACCGGAGTCAGAGAAGCAAAATTATTAGATGATCAAATAGTAGAGGTAATACATACTAGAGTCATAGAAGTATATTTGAATCAAGATGATAAACTTAAGGAGGATCTAAAAAACATACATCTTGTAAATGATTTAACTACAATATTAGACGAAGCAGTAACTGATAAATGGCTCTTGGGTATTCAAAACGATAATAACGATCCATTTATAATGAACCGCGATAGAATAATAACAGATAAATCATACAACTGTAGTTCTGATCAAGGCGTAACAAGAACCCTTAGTGATGAAATATATAAAGCTGGGGGTACTGGACATTTTAATTCTTCTCTTGCAACTAAAGCATTATCGTCAATAATAACAGGGGAAAATAGAACTGTCATATGGTCATTTTTACCAGTAGATGAAGAATTCCCATGGTATGATGAAATTAAGGATTTAAAATATGCAGATATTACTATACTAAAGGAATTATTTATTAAGTATCATGGGGATATAAGAGTTCTTAGTACATTTGAATTCATAACTCCAACCTATATATTTAAAAACGAAGATTTATTAGAAACAAAAACTATTAATGAATTAGGACAAAAGAATTTAGACAATTATCAATTAATTGCAGTTCAAGGTTTTAATGTAGTAGATATAATTGATAACTTAGGATATAGAGATGCAATGGATTCAGTGAAGCATGAAATGGATTCATTTATGCTTATATTGCGAATTATGACTATGCTAATATTAGCTATAATGCTAACTCTATTTTTTAAGATTAGCCATGATTATAATAAAAATATATAAAAAAAATAATAAAAGAATGGGGGTGGCTTTCTAAATGCTCTCGATGATTACGCGTGATGACTTTATGCTATTTATAGCCACTATGTTTCTTGTGGGCGTTGGGGTTTTTGGTAAGGATCTTACTAACAATTTAAGTGGTAAAGATAAAAAGATAAAATCTTTTAGAATATTATTTGTTATATTTACTATATCTACACTAATGCTAGCTTTTCGAGATCTATTTATGAAATTTAACATATTCTTTTATTTTTTTCTATGTATAGCTGCAGGATGGGCAAATTATTCTTTGCCATCTGTTCTAGACTCAGCCAGCAAAGCAATGTCAAAATGGTTTAATAATAAAATAGATGCTATATTTAATAATGACGATGATAAGTATGAAGAGCTTGTAGATGCTATGGAAGAAATAAAAAAACAGAATGAACTGATTATGAAAAATCAGAACAGATCAGAAAATAATATTACTACAACTAAAGACGACTCAAATGATCGGCCAAAAGACAACATCAGCGATTTAGAATAACTCAAAATACTATATAGTGTGGGAAACCACACTATATTTATTTTTTTACCAAATACAAAACATTCTAGTAATCAATATATAATACATAGGAGGGAGTTAATATGGGATCTGGATTACATGATAAAGAATTTGGTAGTAACGTATTGATGTGTGACATTGTAGCAAATAGCAAAGCTAATACTATGCGTCTTATACAATCCGACGATGAATTAATTAATTTAGATATTGGCGATTTAGTGTATAACACAGTTACTGGACATATGTATATAAAAACAAATAAAGATGAGTATTTTAATGTAGTGGAGTCTAAGGCACTAGATGATTTTGTAAAAAATCAGATATCAATAAATTCCAATATTTTAGATTCATTATCTTTAGGACTTAAAAAATCACGGGAGAATAGTAAGAATATTAGTATATTGGATCGTGCTTTAAATTCTAAAATTTACACAATTAGTAAATCAATAAAATTATTAGTTTATGCAATTATCATAGAATTTATTGCTATACTAGTATTAATTATATTTTAAGGAGGACAAAATAATGGATATAAAAGATTTATTAGATCAAAGCAACATTAAAAAAAATATTATATCAGTTATTGGTGACATTGGTATAAAACGATTAGATCCATATATTCATCACAAATTAGAGTGCAATCATTATAAAGAAGATTACGAACTTGGGTATTCTAGAGATAATTTAAGTCTATATATTGATGGAGACTTTTATAAAGATGGAATTATTGATGGAAAAGCACTTGTTGAGCTTATTAGAATGGATCCTGATAAAGATACTGGGAAGATATCTGATGGGTTCCACACTTTTGACGAGCTATATCAACATAGAATTACTTTATTCTTATCATTGATATCGGTTTTAGCAAAAACAAGAAATAAAGATGTATCTATATGGTGGTCTAAACTTCATCATGATGGAAGTTCATTTGAAGGTTGGATACTGGTATGTATTCAGAGTAATGGCGAACAAATATCTTATCATATAGAGGAAAAATATATTCCAATACTTGAGAACTTTGAAGGTGTAATGGAATTAGAAACAGGACTTAAATGGGATGGACACACTCCTAGTGACGTAATTGATAGACTAACTAGATGGTTTTTATAGAGGAGAATAATGCGAGCAGATATAAAAGAAAAAATATATAATTTAAATACTGCAATAGTTTTACATCATAATGATGGAGATGGAAGATTATCCGCGGCTATCACTTTACATGCATTGCTTAAACATACTAAAATAAAACAGTCTAATATTAAGTTTAAAGAATGTGCATATGTAGCAGAATATAATTTTGTAGAAATGGTAAAAGGTATAGATCTTGTTATTATAACAGATTATTCTATAGAACCAGATGCAGTTAAAGCAATTATGGCAACTGGCACTGTGGTTATATTGTTAGATCATCATGAGAGCGCATATAATAAATATAGAGATTTTAAAGAACCATATCTCGGCATTATAGAATACGAATCAAACATACTAAAGGCAAGATCCGGTTGCGAATTAACTTATAATTATCTAATGGATAATAAAGGACTATTCTCAGAAGCAATTTCTCTTATTGGTGAATTTGATACTTGGAGACATGAGAAGACTGGAAATCTTAAGGCATTATATTTAAAATATGAAACTGAATTTTATACTGTAGAAGAGTGGTATGAATTCATCACATTAGATTATCGCAATGGTGAAAATTTAATGGGTATTCTCAGTTCAGGACAAAGTATTTATAAGTATACTATTGAGAAATATAAAATGCTAGTAAAACGTAATGCATACGAAACAAAGATAAAAGGATTCGAACAATATTCGTGTCTGGCAATAAATACAACTGAATTTAGCAGTTTAGTATTCGGTGAAAAAATGTCGGAATATGATATATGTGCAGTTTATACTTTTAATGGTAAAACGTACTCTCAATCTATATACAGCAGAAAAGTAAATGTACAAGAAATAGCATCATCGTTTAGTGGCGGAGGACATCCTGGAGCTGCTGGATTCTCAACAAAACAATTAAATTTCTAATAAAAGGAGATACTACCCAATGTTAAAAAACACAAAGTTTTATTCATTTACAAAAAAGATTAAAATCGAAGAATACATTCACGAAGATCTAGGTCCAATAAAATCAGGAACTCTTGATCAAGAGATGGCAATTCGTATGAGTTTCTCAGAAGGTGCAATAATTTCAAGAGTATATGCTGATAGATTCGAATATGTAGAATCTAGTGGATATGTATCATTCATGTCTGGAGATGATATCGCTTTTCAATTATCTATTGCATCTGGTTTCATAGTATTTGATGAATCTGTAAATGGAGATTATATCACTGCAGCATATGCAGATTATGGATATGATGTACTTTCTGGATTTGATGATACTACATTATATCCATTATTCAGAGTAGAATCTGAACAGGCTACTTCATTAGAAAAAGGCGAACCTCAAATGTTTACTTATGGTGATATCTTTGTTAAGATATCTAATGATGATGAGTGGCAAAGATTATTCAGAGTCTCAGAAGCAACTTATAGTATATTTAATTTAACTATAAGCAGAGTAATTGGTGAATTAGAATTAATAAAACAATTGTTCAAACTTGCCAGAGACAAAGGTACAATGTTTCTTATTAATGATAAATTGTATACTTTCAATTCTTATAGTGAAGATGGAATGGTATTCAATCCGGTTAAAGTTTATGACTATATGAATTCAGATGAATTAGTTGTATTTTCCTATATGGAGTTAGCAAGACTTACTACTCCTGTTATCGGTAAAGATACTTTCTTAGTTCTTAATGAAAGTATAGTTCTTAATGGCACTGTAGTTGATGATATGGATGAAATATCTCCAATAATAAATCCTGCAGCTAACTTCAATGAATCTCTAATGTACAAATTTAATTTCATATTCAATAATTCAAACACTTTAAATACTATGGCAAGTAATAGACTTGCACCATATCAAGAAATATTAACAGTGTATCGAGAATTACTTAAAAATCTTAAAGATGTTAAAAAATCTTTTGATAAGATAGTTAAAAAAATCGATACATCTATTTATGGAACAAGACCAGTATTTGTTGCACACAAATTTGGTATTAGTTATAGTATATCAAAAGAGGAATTAGAAAAAGGAATAGAATTATTTAATACTAATATTCAGTCTATAGTTGAAGCTATTGCAGCTGGAGAAAATTCTAAATAAAAATAAATAAGAGTATACCTTTAAGGTATACTCTTTTCTTTTTTATGGTTCATAACATTCTAATAAATGAATCATATGAAAGGAGGTTTCTGATGAGCGGATTATCTACGATATTAGCTTATGTAAATAAGATTAGAATAGACAACCTTGAATTACAGGGCGACATATTGCAAGAACAACTCAATTCCATCATAAACCTTAATGATCTGGTTTATGAAAATATTGGCGACGATGATCCTGACAGCTATTGGTCTGGAGATCTTTCAGATTTACACATAGATGGCGGAACATTTTAGTTAACTATTAATTAAAAAAAATCTAAGGAGGTACTCAAATTATGAGTCTTATTCAAATCAAAAGAGGTCTTAGTACAAATCTTGGTGCATTAGTTCTTCAACCTGGTGAATTAGCTGTTGCTACAGACACTGGTAAACTTTACGTAGGTAATGGTAGTGATAAAGTTCTTATCAATCCTACTATCGCTTCAAATGCAGCTTCGGCTACGGTATTAGAAACAGCAAGATTAATCAGCATTACAGGTTCAGAATTCAATGTTACTGCAGCATCATTTGATGGTTCAGCTAACGTTAATATCGGTCTTGCACTTGCAGCTTCTGGCGTTGTTGCTGGAACTTATGTAAAAGTAACTGTAAATTCAAAAGGTATTGTAACTGCAGGAGCAGATCTTGAAGTTGCTGATCTTCCTACAATTCCAAGTTCAAAAATCTCTGGATTAGGTACAGTTATTTCTCTTAACACTGGTATTCTTGCTGGTAACGTTCCAGTTCTTGATGCTAATGGTAAATTAAATACTGCAGTTCTTCCTGACTTAGCAATTATCGAAACTCATGTTGTAGCTGATGAAGCTGCTATGGTTGCATTAGTTGCTCAACAAGGTGACGTTGCAGTTCGTCTTGACCTTGAGAAAACTTTTATCCTTGCAAATAATTCACCAGCATTAGCTGCTAGCTGGGTACAAATGTTATCTCCAACTGACAAGATCCTTACAGTTAATGGTCGTGTTGGTAACGTAGTTATCGTTGCATCTGACATTGGATTAGAAAACGTTACAAACGAATCTAAAGCTACTATGTTTACAAATCCTACTTTCACTGGTACAGTTACAGCTCCTACAGTTGCCACTTCAGATGATAGTACTAAAGTTGCTACAACAGCTTTCGTTAAAGCTCAACAATATTTAGTAGCTTCATCAACTATTGATGGCGGTACTTTTTAATTAGTTGAAGTAATCTAAAATAAATAAAAACTGATGGTGGCAAAGCCATCAGTTTTTTATATTTTAAGAAAAACAAAAGGAGGGCTTTAAAATGTCACAAATTTTAATGAAACGTGGTCCCAAAGCTAGTATGCCTTTATTAGCTCCAGGCGAGCCATGCTTTACAACTGATACTCATGAATTTTGGATTGGTTCTGAAGCGGGCAATATTCAATTCTCTACGGAGAATGGAGTTTCTGTAAAAGAATATCCAATGTCAGGAATATTTGTAAGTGATGAAAATACTATCAATGTTAAAGTAACTCTACCTATATATACAGATGGAGATTCTTTATCTTTATACATTGGAGGATTGTTTGTAACAAAAGATGTAAACTATACAATAGCTAATGGTATCATTACTAAAGTTAATGATGGTACAGGTGCTGTATGGCCAGCAGGTTATACTTATGATGTAGTAGTATTTAAAAATGTAGTAGCTTTCCCTGAAGATCCTTGGATCGATGGTGGAACATTCTAACTACTTTATTAGGAGGCCTGACGTATGGCTAAGATTCTAATCAAAAAAGGAAATCAAGCAGACCTTCATACGTTAGATGTGGGGGAACCTGCATTTTGCAAAGATACACATAAGTTATTGATTGGGTCGCCCGATGGTAACATCACCATCGGGACCGATCCAGGACAAATGACAAGTACTATACAATCTGGAGTTTTTGCAACTGACTCTACAAGCATAACAATATCTGCACCTGATTTTGATGTTGTTAATGATGTAGTATTTTTATATATAGGAGGATTACTCCAAACAAGAAATATAGATTATACTGTATCTGGTAATACTATAAATAAAGTTGATATTGCTTCTCCATGGTATAGTGAATATACTTATGATATTGTAATATTTAAGCATAGTCCACTAGTAGTAGGTGATTATGTATTACCTATATCTTCATATGAATGTAGAAATACTTTAGATGCTAATACTACAACTGTAGCAATAGGTATACCACAATATAATAAAGGCTCAGATGTATTATTAGTTTTTAAAAATGGAAGTAAATTATTAATAAATGAAGACTTTACTGTAACAAACGATTCAGTAATAGAAGCTACATTAACTTGGAATTCTGGAAGTGTTATTGATTTTGTAGTTATCAAGTCCAGAGCTGGATTGTTAGATAATTATGATGGACGTGTACTCTTAGAAAATAGCGTTGCTATTAACGCTTTAGATGAATCACTTCAAAATACAATTAATACTTCGAATATTATAGTAGATGAAATTACCGGAGATAAATACAAATGGGCAGTCCGTAATGGAGTACCATTTTTAAAAGTTATAGAGGTTAATTAGAGAGATAGCGTAATGCTATCTCTCTTTAATTTTAAAAATCTAACATTTAAGTAACCAAATAAATCAATTAATATTAAAGGAGGCATTTTATATGAGCACGCAAAATCCATTATTAGATTATCAATTTAATACTATCCAATCTCCAACTGATGTTAGAGATAGATTAGCATCAAGTTTATTACCAGCAGCAGAAGCAGAATATGTTGCTAAGGCTAAAGAGTACTGGGTTATACCTAAAGATAAAATTAAAGTACTTGATCAAGGCGCTTCATCTATGTGTACTGGGTTCACAGCAGTTCAGCCTATTAAACATTTTAATTTCGTAGAAACTGGAAAATTAGAAGATTTCTCTCCAGCTTTTACGTATGCAGACAGAGATCCTGCTGACTACCAAGGTGAAGGCGATCACCTAAGAAATACTTTAAAACAAATAAGAAAAAATGGAGTAAGTTATCTTAAAGATTTCGACTTTATTGGAACTTATCCAGAATCAGTATTAAGATATAATAACTTAAGTGTCGCAGTAAAAGACAGAGCAAGGTCTTTTAAAATCAAATCATATTATTATATCAATATGTTTGCAAATCAACAAGAAGCTTTAAAAGTATTAGATAAATATGGTGTAATGCTACCTGCAGCTATTCCATTATATCAATCATTCACTAAGGCATATTCAAATGGCGGGATAGTTCCAATTCCTAATGCTGAAACTGAAAAATTCTATGGCGGACATGCTATTGCAATAGTAGGTTATAAATTTATTAACAATAAGCTACATTATATAATTGTTAATAGTTGGGGAACTGAGCATGGAGATGGTGGATTCTATTATATCCCTTGTGATTACCCATGGTATGAAGGATGGCTATCTTTTGACTACAAGAAATTAACAATAGAATTATCAATGGATGCAAAAGATCCTAACAACCAAAAAGGAATCTGTTTTGTAAACGGTAAACCAGTTATAATTGATGCTAAAGCTTTTATTAAAGATAATAGAACTATGGTTCCTGCCAGAGCAATATCAGAACTTGTTGGTATGGAAGTATTCTGGGATGCTAAATCAAAAACTGTTAGGATAACAGAATATCTTAGTAGTATATATTTAACAATTGGTGACAAACAAATTATGAATGCTGATACATTACAGGTTACCGAAATGGATGTAGCTCCGGTTATTGTTAATAATAGAACGTATGTACCTCTTAGATTTGTAACTGAAATGCTAGGATTAATAGTTAAATGGGATGCTACAACAAGATTGATAACTATTACAAATTATTAAGAAAGGAGGTATATTTATGTATACTCCTAAATATACAATAAGTCTACTTACAAAAGGTTCTCAAAGAAGATCTGGTATCAAGTTAGAGACTACAAAGCCTGCATACGTAGACCATGATACAGGAGGACCAAATGGAACTGCACAGAACAATGTAGATTATTATAGAAGAACGCAAAATGATATACAGGCAAGTGCATCTTTCTTTACAGATGACAAAGGAACAATTATATGTATTCCTTGTTTTCCTGGAACCGCAGAAAAAGCTTGGCAAGTACAATACCAAGTGAAAACAGATAATGCTTTATGGGGCGATGATGCCAATGATATGGCCATAGGTGGAGAACTTTGTTACTTCCCTAAAGATAAAGCAAGATCATTAAAAGCTTATCAGAATTATGTTGAATTTATGGCATATCTTGCAGCTTTATGGAAATCTGATCCTCGTAGAAGAGCTGGGCATTTCCAATTAGATCCTGCCAGAAGATCAGATCCAGTTAATGCATTATCATATATTGGCAAAACATATAAGAACTTATGTGATGATATTCTTGCTCAATATATAAAAGAGTATGATACTCCAGATCCAAATATTCCTGCAAAGTATGCTGTTGAAGCTCAGAAATGGGTCAAGCTTAAGGGTATATCTGATGGTAATAGACCATATGCAAATACAACACGTATAGAGGTATGGGCAATGCTTTATAGAATACTTACCGGTAAGAAAGAAACAGTACTTCAAGAGGTTATTGATTGGTGTATCAAAAATAATATAACAGATGGTACTAGACCTAAAGATAATATTAGTAGAGTTGAATTATGGTCACTACTATCAAGATCTATTGGTAAACAACCAGTTGTAGTAGACTGGAGATCTTCAGCTAACATATGGGTTGTATTGAATGAAATATCCGATGGATTATCTCCAGACGAGAAAACTGAAAGACAAGAACTATGGACGATGCTGTTAAGATGTGTAACTAAATTAAATTTAAAAGTATAAAAAAAAGAGATAGAGCCTAGGCTCTATCTCTTCTTATTTTTCTCATATAATCTGTAGTGCGGTCTATATCATCTTTAGTTTGGATATATGAATATGCTAAAATAATTATTGATATAGTACCAATGATAAGTAATGAGCTATGTATTAGTCCAATAATATATATTGCTGGACCTGATAATGTTATAGCACCACTTACAATAAAATCTAATTCAGAATGACAAGCATCAATATCAGCAGCTGATATCATTACTCCTATAATTATAAACAATAATATAATAGCTATAGTTAGATCTATATCTTTTACATATTCAAATATAATAGTTGAAGCAATAAATGTTAAAATTGTGTAGATTAGCTTATGTTTCCATCCAATAATATAATTTATTTTCTTATAAATTCTATTATTTAATACTAGATTCAATGCTATTAACGGTAAGAGTATATTGCTGATACCGAACAAGCTATGGAGTACTATATAGATCATATAACTGTAGAATATGGTAAATATAACATTTGCTATATTTATAATATTTCTATTAATAGTAGTCACAATTATACCTCCTTTCTAATATACTTTATTATGTAGTTGAGTATAATATTATATCTTATGCTAGATAGTTCCTATCTTGTTCTTGATGAACTTGAATGGACTCATCATAACTTGATAATGTATGTAATATCTTTAACCATTTAAAATATCTATGGTGCACTATGATATATATCGGTACATCTCCTGTATAACTATAGTTATAAGTAAGGAAATCTCCAGGTACAGATTCTTCACCAATTAATTCATCTTTACTCAAAGTATAAAGTCTTACCTCACTTCCAGGTTTTATATCTGTAAGTGTTAATGTTTTTGTACTAAGAATAATAATGTTTCTTAATTTTGTAAATGGATTAGATATTCCTCTAGAGTTTATAGTTACAGAATAATCTGTATATATATTGGCTAGATCATAAGTATTATGTATAAACGTACAGTCTAATATATCAGAAATAACATTACTCGGTATATCATATTCTATACCAATATAATTATCTTTAAATATATTATTTGCTAAAGTATAATCTAAAGAATTTACAAATAGTTTAGATTTACTAAGCACAGAATTTATCAATATACCAGATTTAATATTTATTAAGCCTGTATCATAGAACTCTGTGTTGTTAGAGAGAAGAGTATTTAAATATCCTAATATACTATTATACTTGTTGAAATTGCACCCAAATAGGTTAACTCTGGTAGAATCCTCTATAATAAAGTTTGCTTTATTCTTATTTGATAAGAAATAAACTCCATTAATTCCTTTATTATTAGATATTTCTCCAAATGTAATACTTGATGGATTAGATGCATTCTTCTGTACAATAATATTGTGGTGATTATCTTTAACTCTAGTTTCATCGGACGTAACTACAACTTCGCCCTTTTCTACAATATTAACACCTCTAGCAGAGTTTACATTTCCTAAGTACATAGTACCAGATAATTGATATACTCCACCGCATTCCTTTGTAAATATACCCCAACCTTCCTGTGCATCTTTTTGAGCTATTAGATCAAAGTTTACTGGACCTTCTGATACTACTTTATAAGAAGAACCGAGTGTCATAAAATCTATCCAAATATTATCTTCTGCCGTTGAAGATGTTACATTTGTTTGTATAGTTATACTTTTTATAAGATTCCATCTCATAGTTGCACCACTTGATAGATTGGGATTATCCCAATCACTTAATTGCATCAGTTTCCATCCGCCTTTATAATTATCAAATCCAGCAATGTAATATGTTCTAGTAGCATTATAAGTATCTGTAAATATAACTGTTACTCCGCCTAAAGCCATAGTTTTTAACTTGATTGGAAATGCAAAATTATACCAGAATCTTAAAGTATCTTTAAGGATATCTATAGCTATTGTATTGAATGTAAATATGATATTTCTTCTATTGGTGGCAGTGGTTATAGTATAAGCTATACAACTATTTCCTTGTTTATTAAATCCTTCCTTAGTAACTAAGGATTCGCTATTACCAGAAACATTATTAACATTTTCACAATCATGTAATATTATAGGTGTCTCTTCAAACCAAAACTGTGATGCTCCAAATGATACCTCTAAAGAAAAGTATCCTATTAAAGACATAGCTTCTGCATTGCTTGTATCTTTTGCATATCCCATTACTTTATAATTAGTTTCGAATTCTAGACCATCTATAGTGAATATACCACTACTTTGATATGCAGATTCATATACAAGTGAATCGCTAGAACTTACTATTCTTATTTTATATAACAAAGGATCATTATCTACATCTGTAGCGGCTAATGTAAATACTGGAGATGTTATATTGGATAAATATACATAAGAACCAGGATCAAATGATAATGTACCACCATCTATAGATATAGAAGGTACACTTGGAGGAGTATTTAATCCTAAAGTTATTACTGCCCCAGAAGCATAATCCTCTGCAAGTGATACTAAGTAATTATCATTACCCATATTAACCACATTTAAGAAATATGCTGTACCTGTATCCAACACTACTGAAGATTCTATGGTACTAGTAACTACGTCGCTACTAAATGTGATTACTTTATATGCAGCCGCATAATTATTTTCAGCACTACAATATGCTATAATTATTTTATTTTCAGATATTACATCTACGTCTATAAAGTAAGATATATTTTCAGTAACAGTAAATTCCTCTGAAGTTGTCAATACGTTCCCGCTTCTTGTTACAAATCTATATCTAGCATATCCAGGACCTACTTCATCTCTATAAGCTACTACAAATCTATCTGCAGTTATCCTTGTCATATTATGATATAATTCCATTATAGCTTCAACAAAAGTAGTTGATATTATAGATATAGATGTTCCAGTTCGCCTAACTAATGAAGCATATGAATACTGATCAGTATCATTACGATATACTAATACTACATTTGTAGAATCAGAATTTTCTGCAATAGTTAAACTGGTAGGAACAGTTGTAAATAGTAGACTGGACCTCTCTACCAAAGTATCATCAGCATTTATTTCTAATAATTTAGTTCTACCTCTATCTGTAGCACTTGCATCTCTATATGATACTAATATATATTGAGTATCGTATATAGCTACACTTATATAACTGACTATTCCAGTAGATATTACAAGTGGCATATAAGTAGTTATTACATCTCCACTTATATTAATAATCATAACTGTAGCTTTATTTCCATTAGATACATTGTCGAATACTATAACCGCTTTTGTATCGGAAACTCTTTTTACATCTAAACTTGTAACTGTCGTAGCCATAAGTCTTTTTTCAGTACTTGCTAATTGTACTCCATTGTTGTCTATAATTGCAGCTGTTAAATATCCGCCATCCCCACTATCAGCATATATTGCTAATGCTCTAGTTGCAGATAGTTTTTCTAATTTTAAATATAGCGTTTGATCTTGATTAAAAATAAAATTATCTCCTACTGATGGCATTTGTATATACCTCCTTTCATGATTACATTTTACTATTATGTTAAATTGTAATAGTTCGTATTCTCAATGGTATATTATAGTAGTGAATAATAATAATTATATTATTATATCCTAAAACTTTTGCTATGATCCGAAAGACATAGCGCCATTCCAAGGAGGAATTTAAATTATGAAAAGAACATTGAAACAAACATTAGTAATGCTGTTAGTACTTGTTACACTTATGTCCAATATGTCCATTAGTAAAGTATTTGCTAGTGAAGTAGACAGATCGTTTACTATCTATAATGATGTAGACAAACCATCAGGGGATTCGTACATGACCATGAACTTCTACAAGTATTTTGAGAACGAGAATTTTATTCTCTATACCAAAGATGACATGGAGTTTCAACCAGCAACACATATAGCTAGACTAGATGCTATCATTGCAGCATTCGCTCCAGCATATACACAATTGCTTGCAGATTTTGGCCAACCTTACGACGTTGATAATAATGGAAAAATAGCAATATTGATCCATGATTTAACATCAGTAATGGGAGTTACATATTTCACTCATGCAGTAATGCTTACAGATCTACCAGAATGTAATCACACTGATATATTTGAATTAAATTCGAATTATGTAGATCCAATAGTTGGATATACAGTTGCATCTGCTGTATCAACGATGGTACATGAAGCTCAACATATGATCCATAAAGTTGTTGATTCAAATGAAACAAATTTTGTAAATGAAATGTTATCAGTATTCACACAAGAGTATTATGCAAATGACTCTGCACCAATGCGTGTTATGGAATACTTCAATAGAATGAATAACGATGATGTTGAATTAGACACACATGAATATGCAGAGCACTATTTCTTTTCGAAATATATATTCATTAATCATGGCGGATTACAAACTATGTTGGATATTAGAAATAATCAAAACGATGAATATGCATCAGTAATGAGTACTCTTAATATCCCATTAAGTGGTGTTGAAGAAAGAAACTTTATCTATGGTTTATTAGATTATACTTTAGACGATTTCTTCTTTAATAATGCTGGTTGGGCTGTTACATTAGACAGTATGACATCTGGTGGAAATTTAACATTGAAATCAAGAAAACCAATGTTAAGATATCTTAAGCCTAGCAAAACTACTGTAGAGCTAACATTAGACGCTGAAGCAAATGCAGCAGTAGAATATTTAGTTAAAGAAGTAAGTTTTACAGCATTAGCTCCACGTCCTACAAATTTCGATGAAGTGCAAACATTAAGACTTCAAGAAGGAACAACAACAGTAACTATGAGTGATGAAGATAACTATTTACTTATTACTCCAATTTATGCAAACTTAGAAACATCAACAACATGGAGCTACTCGGCAGTAGTAGCAAATACACTTCCAGTTGCAGTGAATGATACATACAGCGTAAACGAAAAAGTTACATTAAATGGATCATCAGTATTAGTAAATGATACTGACTCAGAAGATACAACAGTTGCTACAGCTACTTTAGTAGATGATGCTGCTAATGGTACATTAACATTAAATGCTGATGGTACTTTTACTTATGTTCCTGACAATGGTTTTGTAGGAACCGATACTTTTACTTACAAAGCAACGGACCTAAATGCAGGTCAAAGCAATACAGCAACAGTAACTATTACTGTTAATGATATACCAAATACACTTCCAGTAGTTACATTAACAGGATCCGCTTCTATCAATTTATTAGTTGGCGATGCGTACAATGAATTGGGTGCAACAGCAACTGACGCTGAAGATGGAAATCTAGTACCAGTAGTAATAGGTGCAGTAAATACTGCTGCAGTTGGAACTTATGTAATCACTTATACAGCAATAGATTCAGAACTCGGTACAAACCAAGCAACAAGAACAATTAACGTAACAACTGGAGATGCTCCAGTAGTAACACTTAATGGTTCGAACACTACAATTAATTACAAAGCAACATATACTGATCTTGGAGCTTCTGCTACAGATACTGAAGATGGCGATGTAAACGTAGTAGTCAGTGGAGATATGGTAGATTCAACAACTCCAGGTATATATACAATTACTTATACAGCTACTGATGCTAATGGTAATTCATCTGCTATTAGTAGAGTAGTAACAGTTAATACTAATCAAGCTCCAGTAGTAACACGCACTGGTGCAGCAACAATCACTTTAACAGTTGGTGATGTATACAATGAGTTAAGTGCAACAGCAACTGACGCTGAAGATGGAAATCTAGTACCAGTTGTAACAGGTTCAGTAGATACAGCAACAGAAGGAAGTTATACTATTACTTATGCTGCAACTGATGAAGATGGTTTATCATCAAGTGTTACAAGAGTAATAACAGTTAATGCGGCTGCACCAGTTGTAATAGCACCTCCAGTAATAGCACCTCCAGTGGTAGCACCTCCAGTGGTAGCACCTCCAGTGGTAGCTCTTCCAATATTACCAGTAGTTGAATCTGATGTTATAGTTCCTACAGTGGTTGGTACAGTAGCAACAGTTCAAGCAACATCAGAAAAAGGTATTGCGGAAGTTACATTTACAACTAAAGATTTAAAAGTTGGTTCAAGTGCAACAGTTGAAAGTGATCTTGCTAAAGTTGTAATACCAGCAAATGTACTTGCTGTATTTGAAGATGTTAAATTAGAAGTTTCAACTAATGTAACATTAACTGCAGCACAAAAAGCAGTTGCAGGCACAGCTACAGTTTATGATTTCGCATTAAGCAACGTAGTTGGAGACAAAGTTTCTAAAGTTTCAACATTTACAGAAGCATTAACAATAACTGTACCTTATACATTAAAAGCTGGAGAAAATGCTGCTTATGTGACTGTATACTTTATCAATGATAATGGTACACTAGAAAACATGAAAGGTGTTTATGCTAATGGTAAAGTTACATTTACAACAACTCACTTTAGTAAATATATGGTAAAACAAAATCTAGTATCCTTTACAGATACTACTAACAACCATATTATTACACTTGCATCAAAAGGTATTATCGAAGGCAAAGGAAATAATTCATTTGATCCTAAAGGTGAATTAACTAGAGCTGAACTTGCTACATTATTAGTCAAAGCTTTAAATCTTAAAATTAACACCAATGCAAAATTCACTGATGTTAAATCTTCAGACTGGTTCTACAATTATGTACTTACTGCAAAAGTTGCAGGCATAGTTAACGGAACAGGTAATGGAATCTATGATCCTGCTTCTAAAGTTAAGACTCAAGATGCAATGATAATGATTTCAAGAGTTATGGAACTTTATAAAGGTTCTATAAATAAAGCTACGGTATTAGGATTTGATAACACTTCTGATTATGCTAAGAAAAATATTTCTCACTTAGTATCTTTAGGATTTGTAAGTTCAAGTTTTAGTGCTGGTAATAAAAATATCACTAGAGAAGAAATGGCGGAGTTAGTATACTCAATGTATTTCTTTAAATAGTCAAAATATAGAGAGTGACCATAATGGTCACTCTCTTTTATTTTTTATCTTATAATCCAGCTTTACGTATTTCTATTTTTACAGAAACTGCGATAGGCTCAGATGTATCTGAGGTGATGGTAATAACTCCATTTACATAATCTACAGTCCAAATACCACTCTTATTGGATTGAGGTATTACATCTACCGAACATGTATTTTCTACAACAAATGCGTCGTTAACTACTAATGTAGTAGTATTTGCTAAAAATGTAGTATTAATATATTTTATCTGTGCCTTAGTAGCTATTAGATTAGTAAGTGTAGTTGCTAAATTAGGATCATTACCTAATGCTGCAGCGATCTCATTTAATGTATCTAAAGTTGTAGGTGCACTATTTACTAAATTAGCCAAAGCATTAGCCAAATCAGTTTGACTTACCGCATCTGTAATCATAGATACTGGATGTGTAGCTGGATGAGTATATTCTGCTTCATTAGCAATAGTATTAAGTGCAGACTTATCTAACATAGTAAAAATAGGTTGAACGATAAATGCATCTAATGTTGATACATACACCAATCTCATATATCCAGATAAATCACCAGAGGAAACAGCCTCTCCAACATTCTTTAATATAGGTTTACTGCTAATCATATTATCTATTAATATTGTACTACTTCCTGTATTAGTATTGACAAAATTAACCAAAACTGGCTGACCATTGATTAGTTCAAATTCTCCAGCGGTGTCTATAGTATAATTATTTAATACATTATCAGTATCATAGAATCTAATACTAGGCTCTATTTCAGTTTTCATTAATTCTGTTAATAATATGTCTCTTATTGGGATTAAATCCCCTACGTTATAACTCATGTTTCCACCACCCTTAAATTAATAACTCCACTTTTTACTGTTAATTGATACTTTACACCTGGGATATCTTCATCCGCTATAATCATAGATGTAGGAGTTTGATGAATTTCTACATCATCAATATGCTTTTGTAATCTATCCTTTATCTGACCATCGATATTACTTAATAAAGAATCTGTTATACTATTTGGCACTATCATAGATGAATCTAAGAAATCTTCATTAAAACTCATAGTTGTTATGGTCTTAATCAATACGAAAGTATAATCATACCCAGCTAACCAATCGCCCTCTAAAGATATAATATTATAATCTACTATATTATATTCTATACCTAAAGATTTTCGTATACCACCAATATATAACCATACAGTACCCTTAATCAGATCTACTTCTGGATTATAACCAGCAAATGTTATTGGTATAGTATTAGTATTTTGTGTTAATGTACCAACTTGCTCAATGGACCTAAGTTCACCATACTTACCACTGCCAATTAGTATGTTATTTAAGCCATCTTCGCTTTTTACATATATTTCTTGTCTAGCATAATCAATTATTAGTTCCCTAGGTTTAGCTATACTCTCCATATCCATAGGTAGAGTCAGTACCGCGAATCTAGTATCAGCCATGAGGACACCTCCTTTTCTGTATTTATATTTTATCTAGATGTTATTCTTAATTAAGACTTATATTAGCCCAGTATACAATTATAGTATACTGGGCTTAATGTATTGATTCTTTAAAATGGTAAATTGTTTATAGTTGTAACCGCTGGATCTAAGCGTATTACTTGTGTACCAGACTCAGTTATTTTATTATAATCAAATCTACCATATACTATATGAACCTTAGAACCATTTGATTTCAGTTTAAAGTTCAATCTTAAGAATTTTACGTAATTTGGTATACCTACAGCATTAATATGCAATCTAACCCATCGCTTTTGTGGAATATTCTTTAATTGAGAATTACCATCTTTATCCTTCAATGATCCTAGATAATAGTCTGTAGTTCCATCTTGAGCAATACCCCTAAGATTTACAGCCTCAATATCATCTTCATATGGACAATCTACCCATACATATGCACTTGCAGATAATACAAAATTATCACCTATCAAATTCATATTTCTATACATAGTAACTACTTCACCTATATAGCTAGTTTTATGTACATAATGTGATATCTGATTATCCACATATTCAAATTTTTTCTCATTAAATCCAACTTCATAAGATGCTCCATTCATAGACCAATTACGTATATAATCAACATCTAGTTCTGGAACTTCTTGCCATTCCGCAATAGAATGATTTAATGAGTAATTATAATATTTACTTGGATCGAGTACCTCTAGTGGCTCCAACCAATGCTTTCTTAAAACCTCAAAATATATCATCTCTTTAGAGAATATATTTGTCTTCATATTTAAATCACTATTAGAAATAGTAAAAGTTTCTGATATACCATGAAGTTTCTTTATACTTGATACTGGAAGAAGTTTATTATACTCGGACCAAATGTCAGTACAAGTTTTATATAATGCGAATATATCATCATTATAATTTATATTTTTTATTATAGTAACATTGTACGTTGATTTGATATCTACAGATACAGCTAAACCTATAGATGATATTGGTTTAAATTCCGATTCAGTTATCCTCTTACCATTAACAAATAATTCAATTGTTTTATAACTAATTGGAAATCCTAATACATCTCTATTAGGGAATGTGATCAAACCGCTATCAGCTAATCTTGGCATATGTATTTCTTCTACTATATCAGGAGTATATATAACATCTACAGTATCTCCTACTTCTAGTCTCTTCTGTAGTATTACATAGTGAGCAAATATAGGAAGACTTTCTCCATGTGGAATGTATACAACCATAGAATTATCAAGTCTTTTACCATTAACATATACTGAATATTGTTTTCCATGTTGACAAAATTTGAAGTCTGCAGATAAATATATTCTATGCACATTTAAATTATAGTCCATAGGAATAAATTGCATTCTTCTAAATTGTCTTTTGGATACCATATACATATCTTTACCATACAGATCACTATCAATAAGATATGTCATTTCTGTAGGGCTAAACTCATATATATTATAATCTACCCTATATTGTCTATCGTCATTAATTGGAAGATTAAAATCTTGATATACAGGATATGCTGAATATATCTCTAAATGTTCTGTAGGGATAAAAGTATTAATATTACGTTTCTCATCAGCATCTGCTATCTTAAATTTAATTTTTTTGTTAAATGTATTAAGATAGAATATCACATCTATGATATCAGTATCATTTAATTCTGCAGATTCAAACATGATTGTATATTTGTCTGGAGATTCAATCATATATGCTTCAGAATATAAATATCCATTTACATATACTAATGCACTATTTTCATTAGTATTATTATAATTTCTAGATACTATTTTCTTGTACATACCATCAACTAAAGTAGATGAATTCTTAATCTCTAGACCTGTAAAGGTTATAGTCTTTTTAAATGCAAAATGATCGAAATATTCATTTATTAACTCGCTGTTATAAGATATAATATCTCTAAACATCTCTGTTATATTAGAATCTTCTGTTATAGATTTGTCATAAGAATAGTCAAATAATTCAAATAACTTATGAGCAAAATCCTTTTTAACGATGTATTTATCTAATCTATCTGGAGATATTTTATATGCATTATCAATCGATCTATTTGTAGTTGTATTGTAGAACAATTTAAAAATATAGTTTTTATTGATAAAACTATCTAGATCGCCCATCTCGGTAAATAGTTTTACTAAGTCATTAGGATACAATAAATAATTATCTTTAAAAACTAAGAAGTTTTCTTTCCAAAATCTATAATCTATAAACTCAGGAAATGGATCTTCCATTTGATCAGCTGTTCCTTCTAAATAATAGACATCATTATTTATTTTATTAATATATGTACCTCCAGTAGATAATGGGAGCATATCATATTCATTAGCAGTATATGTCATACCATTAAATAAAATAAATATAGTGTTATCATTATATACAGTATCGCTATACTTAACATCCATATTTAACAGCAATGTTCTTACATTGCTGTGTATAGCTCTTCTATGGTTTTTAACTGAATTTAATTTGATGTATTTGACAGCGGCCATATTAAAATCTATATTTAATATATTCAATTCAGAATCAGCAAAATCTGTAAACATTTCTTGAGGTATAATAGATTTTATTAGATCGCCTGTTCTATTAACCTGTAAAGGTATGCCGTTAATATTAAGACTGGTTACCTTGAATACATCATCTACTTGCAATTCAAAATTAACGCCTTCTACAAATTCTGGACCTAGCTTAGGAATACTAATACTTTCTGTACCATTCAATGTAGTAGGAATATTATAACTTCCAAAGAATACATCATATGTGTAATAGCCAACGACTTCAATGTACATATATCTATCATCAATAATTAAATTTATAATAGATGGATCGATAACTTCATTATCGATATATAATAAAAAAGGATTAATAGATTTATTATTTAAAAGATCTACCATACTTCCATTATATGGTTTTCTAAAAGAATCCTTTTTAATATTAAAAGGATTCTTTACTCTAAATAATAATTCATTTGTTTTATACGTATGCTCTAAATATTTATATTCTCCATCTGTCAATAACTCAAGATCAAGTTCAATTAACTGTGGTATAAAATATCTCTGATAGTTAAGAAGAGTACTATATGTACTCTTGCCCAACTCTGTTAGTATTCTATTAGCTAGTTCCTTATTGTAGTTTATCATTTTAAATAACACATCCTTTATCTGAAGTATTCTTCCCCTAAAGCAAAGATGGATCTTGTAAACTCTACTAAATAGTCTCCTACTAATTTTTCTATAGTTTTCTGATTATTTATATAAGAGTTCGAATATGCATCTGTTACTATAGACGAGAAGCTAGGAAATAATTCTAAACCAAAATGGGTACCATTACCATACAAGAAAATCCACTTATTTATAAATGCATCTAATTGTAATTTCGTTAGCTTTAAAGTTTTAGCCAAGAATAATATGAATTCTTTAATATTAAGATAGGTATTCTCATCTTCATACATATCGATGACTCCAGCTCTAGCATCTCCAATATCTGCAACTTTTATAGCTGTGCTTTTAACTGTAGGTGCACCTTTTTCTTTGCCCATAATATTTATTAAAAAATACTTTGCAGCAAAATATTTACAAGCTTGAGATTGGGCATCTTCTGTAGATATTTTAAATAAATTATCTATAATATTTGTAAATAAAATTGAAAATACGTGTGCTCCTAATAGATTAATATTAGAATTGCTTTGGATTCTATACGAGTCTAAATAATAGATATATGTACTCATTGCAGAAACCAGTCTAGCAATAAATACATCTATATTATAACATGCCCATGTACCATTTTTTAAAGCCATAATATCACTGACATCAATAAATACTCTTGTTGGTTTATCTGCATCTTTTAAATCTCTTGCTGAAAATACTTTGAATGCTTTTGATAAAGGATTTAATGAATCATGAAGTAATATGATATCATTATTAGCAAGTACTTTTACTAAAACATTAGTAGTTTGTCTTCGCTTAACGTCATATTCTACACCTTCAAATTCTTTAGATTTTTTATCTATTCTTTTTGCATTCATTATTGATTTAAGGATTGCTCCTTCATAATCACCTTTTCCATATAAATATGTATTTATATATGTTTTAGATCTCTGTGTACTCATATATGTATTCCTCCTTATATGATTCTATTTAAATAGATGTTAGCTAATTAAAGAGATATAGACAATATGTCTATATCTCTTATTTTATAATTTATTATAGGTTTTAAATTACAGATGGTGAAAATATATAAGCTTTACCACTACTAGTACCACTAGCATCATCTTCATAGATCGCACCAACTATAGCGTAGTTACCACTAATAGCTACGGAATAACCAAATTGGTCATTATCAGTTGCACCATAAGCATTAGGATTATTTAAAGTATGTAATAAAATACCAGTACTTACTTCAAATATATAAGCTTTACCACTACTAGTACCACCAGCATCATCTTCTCCATTTGCACCAACTATAGCATAATTACCACTAATAGCTACAGAAGAACCAAAGTTATCACCAACACTTGCACCATATGCATTAGGATTATTTAAAGTACTTAATAATGCTCCAGTACTTACTTCAAAGATATAAGCTTTACCACTACTAGTTCCTCCAGCATCATCTTCAAAATATGCACCAACTATAGCATAATTACCACTAATAGCTATA